GTGTCGGTGTAACCAAAGATGTTTGGGATTGGTATCATTCCAATACTGAAACTGGCAAAAAGAGTGTGTTTTACAATGTTGATACTATGCGGGCGCTGATTGAGGAAAAGACTGCCGGTCGCATTAAGAATGTTTGTCGGACCCAGAAGAAAGGGTTTATGAAAATTTATCATACAGTCGCCAAGGATTTTGACGAGTCGGGCGAAACTGAATAAGGGAGTGTGTTATTATGAACAAATATTTCAAACTTGTGCTTGGCATTGCATTTTCAATGATTGTTACCGTTCTGCCTGTCCGACAGGCATCAGCACAGAATGTATATGAATTTGCTGAACTATTCGATGACGCCACGATTATCAGTCTACTTAATGATCGTTGTAATTATGTTACGAATATCGATGCTAAATTCACTGCCAGAACATATGCTTTAGCAATAACGCTAACCACAACTTTGGTTAATAGCGAAATTTTAGCAAATTATCATGCCTATGATAGCAAAGGACAGGAATTCATATATTTTGCTACAAACATATTTCCAGAATTTGAAGCTAATAAAGAAAATCCAGAGAAAACGACAGAATTGTGTACTAAATATAAACCCATGTTTGTAGAGCGTTACAATTCTGCCAGAGAAATCATAGAATCATCAGTTCTAAGAAATGTGGAAAACATCCAGCTTCAACCTTTAGAATAAGGGTCTTTACCCAAATCTTGGTGAAATTGAACCTTGCCGACCGGGACTCTCTTGTACCAATAATCGTACAGTTCCCGGTTGGTTCGTTTTTGTGTCTTATCGCCACGAACTTTATTGATAACCAAATCATCCTTTTGAGAACCGGGAGACGATGCTTCTTCTTCCGGCTGTTGCTGTGACTTATCCAACAACTCTTTCACCTTGGATGCTGAATTCAATGCGTGAGCCATGAAGATTTCTGCATTCAATGGGTCACGTCCTAATGTTTGGCGAAGTTCCGGCAGATAAGATAGCATTTTCTGGGCGATACCAGAAGCATCACCAGCATCACCCCGTTTTGTGATATCGTTCACCCAATCGACTACGAACAGCAATAAGTCATAGGGTACTTTTGTCTTCTTTGCAGCATCGGCAATATCTTCAATGACCTTATCTTTAACTTTGCCGGAAAGCTGTTCTTCCTTGGTATTGGAAGCATTCCTTGCTGCATTGATTACCGACACAATACCAGCCGAAGAAAAATATGGGTGTTCGGCATCCTTGACGTTGCTTTTATAGGATTGGTCACATGTTTCCTCGTGACCTTCTGAATCAGAAAATTTAATAACGGGATATTGAGGGTCGTTTTTATCTACACTCATGCTGTTCTCTTAGTAGGGTCTGATTTACTATAGTGCGCCATGGCATCACCGGTCGTGACTGCTGTATTGTCTGAATTTGGTCTTTGCCGTCCCTTTTCGATAACCGCTCTCTTTGGAGCCTTGCCCAAGTCAGTAGATTTAGCGGTCATTTCCGGCATGGCTTTGGTTTTGCCTTCAAGCCATCCCATAGAACCAGCATCCGCATCAAATGAGCCGGATGCGTTTATCTTTGCGTCTTTGGATGATGTGGCAAACGTGCCACCGGAACGAACAGATACATTACCACCAGCTTCCATCGTAATATTAGCAGATGCTGTAAAATCAATATTTTCGGCTTCGATAATCAATCGTTTAGCCTTTATTTGCATAGTCTCACCGACAAGTATGTCTTTCTTTCCAGCAACAGTTTCCACAGAATCATTGTTTGCAATAATCGAGAATGAACCGTCCGCATGTAGAGTAACATCCGATGTAGAGCGAATATCTATATCATCGACCGCCGATAGATTATATGCACCCATAGTCAATGTATAGGAAGAACCACCAGCAACAGAATAGAAATTTCCCATTGCTTTTACAACTACAGTTCCTTCCGTTCCCATCTCCATTCGAGAGCCATTTTTATGTTGGAAATTGACTCTTTCAACACCGGGAGTATCGTCCATTTCCCACATGTGACCTGTCAATGATGCATATACATAGTTATATGGATATTGCGGCGCTGCCGCCACTTCCGGTTCACCAACAGAACCTTTATCACCAGATACTGGAAATCCTGTTAATCTGGCATCATTATTTCTAGTAATTTCTGGTTGAAATAGATTGCCATTTAATCCAACTGCATTATGGTGAGTAGAAGGCTTTCCTGTATATCCACCATATGGTAATGAACCGGAAGCATCAGCGAAGCCCCTGCTAAATCCGGCATTTGATGCTGTTGCATTTCCCGTATAAAATTGCTTTGCGGTTGCTAGACGTTTTGCCGTCTCACCTTGCGAATCATCATATCTTTCATATGCTTTCATAGCTAAGTTTGCTTGTTCAATGCTTGTGGCATTTCTAAGCATATTATTGGCTCTACTTTCAGTAGTGTTCAATTCATGAAAGAAAAAGTCGATTTGTTTCGATGCTGACCCTTGAGCGCCATAATTAATCATACTTTGTCGCCTATCATTCCATTGAAAAATACCTTCGGCGGCACTCCCTTTATCATTCGGATTAAACCCACCGGGATCAAAACCAGATTCATGAAAAGCATGGGCTTTAGCGGCGGCTATTGCATAATCATTATATCCACGTTTACGCATTTCTGATTCTAATAAAGCTTCTGTCTCTTTTCTAGTTGTAGGCTCATTTGCTGTAGTAGTCGAATCGACGTTATTGTTAGCTGATGGAGTTGTTTGTGCATTCGAAGTTCGAACATCTTTTAGTCCGGGTTTTCCGGGATACCATCCAGCTTGCTTGATTGCATTGACAAACCATCCAGCTTTGGCCCCATTCCAAACACGTCCAGAACCGGTATCAATATGAATGAATGAATTATACAACCCAAATCCGACAAAGCCACATTGAACAGCCGTTTGCGCAAATCTAGCTAGATTAGCTTGTGATGAACCGCCTATAGATGCATAGGATACGTCAAAAGCCCGCCCCTTCATGTGTTGGGAATTTTTTGCACCGCCAACAGAAGCATTATAAGCTGGTGTTCTATAGGCCGAATTGATACCGGGATTCCTACCAAAACGTCTACCCAATTCTTCCAAGGCCAATGCAGAGGCATAATGGATAAACAATGAATGATTCGAATCCTTACACGCCAAACCATAATCACCAAGCGCTGGTGTTGGTTTATAAACTTTAAGTGGCCAGTTAGGAATATTTTGCTTAGTCAAATGTGAACCATCGTCGGCAATCACGGAACCACCAGAAGGGTTGGCCATTGCCATAGGCGAGAAACCATCGCCATAAGCTGCATTCGTATTTGGACCAACCGCATCACCAGAATAAAGGCTAGACGTTCCACGATATCCAGCACCAGAATTACCGATAAATGAAGCTGGATTTGAAACATCATGAATTCGAGGAATCGCACCCAAAATGACAGGGAATTGTGCCGTATCCCCATCAATGAAAATAGCAAATACCCATGAGTCTGGCTTTAGATAATTTGGAGAAAATCCAACGCCAGAAGTTGAAGCGGATGATTGCAACACTTGCGACCACGGCAAATCAATAGTTGGTATTTTTGATTTGTCGGCTGTATGATATCCAAAATATCTGGCTTTTACTCGTCCAAGAGTGAGTGGATCACTCACATCCTCCACGACTCCTATAGCAAAAACTGTATTTTTACCAATGAAATCGTTAAGATTATCTAATGTGTTCAAACCTTTTCTCCATTAGAGTTAGGCCATACGGCTGAAACTTCTTTCGGTTCATTACCTTCTGGCAATGATTCGGTGTTCATATTCGTATCCATTTCATTTTCGTAGTTGTTTTTAATACAAGTCATGGAAATATTGTATCCAGAGCCTGTATAAACATGTCTGACAGACATAACCAAATATTTACCAGAAACAAGTTTATGAACATTTCGAATAATGTCATCAGTTCCACCAAATTCAGGAAATTCCAATTTAATGATATCACCGGCTTTCCTATCTGTGTCGCCGGGTATTGAGATATCTACCATAATGTTATCCATTACCCCCATGGAACCACGAAACAGATGATAAAAATCTGGTTTCTGGTCTTTGTCTACACCAGAACCTGTTATGTTTGTTATTTGTAGTGTTTCTAGTGAACTTTTTTCTGAAATGTAGTTGTTGTTATCAGAAATAAACTTGCCGTTAGTTCCCAGATGATTAAGCTTATTAAAGTCTGTCAAGTAATCATATTCATATTTATTGAATTCAGAGTAGATTGGGTCGATGAATTGAGCAACATTTTCCCAACCACCAAGTACACCAGCCTTGTCGGCAGAAAACAATGATGTGAATTCATATGAATTGATTTTAGATAATTCAAACGGTTTCGCACTTTGTCTTGACGCTCCACCAGATGGTGTATCGGATGCGCCGTCTCTAGGAGAGTTGTTCGGCTTCCAATTCTTAGGTGCTGAATAATAAGAGTCCAACGCCTTGCCCATTATCAATTCGTCAATCGTTTTGAATACAAAGTTTGACGTGTTCTCGTAGTATACGAAGTTTGAAGCAATATACTTGTCGGATTTCGCTTCCTTGCATAGAAATTCTATAGCTTTCGTTGGCCGCATAGATGGAATAACAATAGTTCTAGCACCTTCTGTAGAGCCTGCATCCAACTCTTTTTGTGATTGAAGTATGGTTGAATGAATTTCTTTAACCATATCTGTTATCGTCTTAGACCGAAACGATTGTGATATCTTGGTCCTGAAATTAATGAAATATTCCGGCGAGGCTAGATGTATAATGTATTGTGCTTCTCTGGCATGTGTAGTGTTACGCATGTTTTCAATAGAAACAACACGCAAATTCAAATCAATTGTTCTAAGAACGGCTGAATGTGGTGTCTTGAATTTGATATTGACGGTTTCCTGCCCCACAATTGGCAAAACCGACATAAGGGACAGAGTATCCTTAATCGACAATGAAGCGGTAATAAACGGTTCTACTATCGATTCATAGATAGAAAACTCCTGAACGATAGGGAACAAATTTATGGATTCGTTAGATATTTCAGATTTGAGTAATATTTGCTCTATCTTTATAGAGCCTGATGGAAAATCAGTTTCTGCCATTTATTGTGCGAATATGTTTTTGATTTCAGTTTCTATCTTCGGAATGTACATCTTTTTGATTAGTGAAATTCGGCGTCTGTTTTCGTTTCTATCCATTTCATAGTCATATGCATAGACCATTCTTTTTTCTTCTAATGGAAGTTTAAGGAATGCTGTTTTGTCTATTTGCAATTCCTTGGCAGGAACAATAGAGCCATCCGAAAATACTTCTTTATTCTGGATAATTCTATAATATGCGTATTCAGTCTGCATAGCAGTTTGGGTTGAACCATAAGTTTTTACTATATATTCATCAAATTCATTGGTTGACATCGGCCAATCGTAATAAGGGTCAAGCATCATATTTGTGAGTAGAATCAATTCAGACAATTCAGGTCTTTTGTAATATTTATCAGCCACCACGAACGGCTTTTCACCATCTGATATGATGTAATCATCAAAGACCTTGGAATAGCGATATATTAATTCCCTGACTCTGTAGCGAACCATGATATTCGTTGCCATAGAGCCACTATACATTGTTTTTGGAAATGGTGAGAAAAACGTTGCCATGTCTTAGAAACCATCCTTGACAATATCTTCTCTGGTGAGGATAGCCACTTCTTGGAATGATAAATCTAATTGAGTCGAGAAAGGAATTTCACCAGATGATGAACTAAAGTAAGACTTGGTTCCTTCACCGTGGTAATCAACGTTCATATTAGTCAATACACATGTGGCAAATTTGAATCGATAGGTGGTATCCGGCAAATCTATGTGCCAAACATCTGGATATTTGAATAGGTTGTTGTTGAGATTTTCTTCAAAGTTTGGGTGCATTCCAACTTTGAATTCACGAATTATATTTTTAATCGTGTTGGCTTCCTTCAAGTTTGAAGGAATTAGTTTGTACGAGAAGTTGAATTGTCTGAATTCGGGGGATGAATAAACCATTGCTTGAAATGGGTTAACGGCGACACCTGCCGCTCTTGACAATGTAGAATAACCGGTAAGTTTTTGACCAAAATCAACTGCGGCGGCTTGAAGAAGATTGGTCACACTATCGCTACCGGGCTTAAATTTTTCGATTATAGAACCGACTCGATCCTTAAATCCATCTGTAGATTTAGTTTTTTTCCATTCGTCATATCCTTCCGCTGCCGCATCCATAGCCATGTGACTTATAGCACCCATATCTTCGGAATTCCATGTTGCACCATAGGACGTGCCTAACGATACCGGTACAGGCAAAGCAATTTGCGCTCCGGTAGCTTTCTGGGTTGAATCTGATTTCAAATCGTTTCTGGAATATTCATATCGCCTGAAATAGATGACGTGTTTCCATTCGGTCGTGAGTGACCCCGGAAACGTGAACGTGTCACCAACTGTGTCCAATCCATTAACAACATCATCTCTGGTCGTTATCGGAATGGTTATTTTATCAGGAGTTTTTTCGTATGATTCAGCCATATTTGATGTTCTATAAATAGCAATAGTGTACATTACTATTTATGAATAAATGGCCAAAGAATTTAATCTACCACCAAACAAAAATGGACGATTCAAACAAGGTTATTTCAAACCAACGAATCCAAAAAAATATGTCGGGGATATCAACTCGATTGTATATCGGTCCAGATTGGAACTTCGATTCTATAAATTTTTCGATTTGAGTTCGAATGTTCTTTCTTGGGCTTGTGAAGAATTCAAAGTCGAATATTTCTCACAGCTTGACGGTAAAGTGCATCGATATTTTCCAGATGCAATTATCAAAATCAGAACAAGGGGCGGTAAGGAAAAGGTTGTTATGATAGAAATCAAGCCCAAAGCACAATGCTTTGAGCCTAAAAAGCCCAAGAATGCTAATTCGAAACGTTACATCAGCGAAGTCATGACATATCAGAAAAACCAAGACAAATGGCAATCTGCCACAAAATTTTGTAAATCAAAAGGGATGGATTTCATGGTTCTTCATGAGGACTTTTTGAAGTCTTTTTCTGATTAATTCAACTTCATACCAGAAGATTGTAAAAAATCTGTTAGTTCATTTGAATATAAAAGCCATGGATTCTTTTTCTTTACGAGTGCTTGAAAGTGGCTATTATAAGTCACTTCATTAAATGAATTCATTAGTCGGCGGCGGGCGTCGTGCGGAACACCTAGCCTGTGAATTTCGTTAATAGCGTTCACACGCTGTCTATGCGTTTCAACATTCTTTTTAAGTAAATTTTTAAGTCTTAGTCGGGCAACGAACATAACAACTTGCAATAAGATAAAAAGGACTGCACAGCTAACAGACACATAAAGTGGTATATTCATTGGTGTAGTTCCTTATATACATTAATTGATGCGGCAGTCATTGCTACGGTATACAATCCTACAAATAGAATAGGCCATATGAAAAGGTCAAAAATGCCCTTTTCATACATGATGCCTGATAAGACTAGAAAAATGATATTAAAACCAACAGATGTAGCTACTAAAAATACCGCTGAAAATTCTTTCGGACTCATTTCATTTCAATCCATTCTTCTTCTGTATAATCTGATGTATAATGAACTCCGTTCATCTTAAAATTGTACTTAGGACCAGTTGAGATAATCGAGTCCATTTCCTCTTTGTATATGGGTCTGTAAAACCCTAGATCGATAAGGACCGTCCTGACAAATTTCAACTGGTTTTGATAATCTCTCTTGAACTTTGGTTCTGGATTGTCAGAGATATAATCTTCTAAAACACGCTGATAATCAAATATGGCGTCTAGTTCATCGTAGGGTCTGCCATCCTCATGATAGCTATCGTCTTCCCGGTCCAATTCCATGTAGTATGAAATTTCGGAACGAAACGGTTGAGTGTCAACAAGCCTAATGGTGTTAGTTGCTGACTCACGATTCATAGTTTATTCCTCTTTCGATTGCCATGCGTCATTCATGATAGTGTAATCGATAACCTTTAGAAGAACCGAGTCGAAATCGTCATCTGGAATTTTACTCAATTCCTTGGCAAATTCCTTTTCATTTTCCGAAAACTCGTAACCTGCCGGGAATGAGAAACAACCGCCATTGTCTCCATCACCCCAACCAACTTCAAAAATACCAGCCCTAAAAATGGTCATCTGGGTATCACTGGTTGGCTGAGTCCAATACAGTCGAAGGAATTTGTTCCTTCCACCATATAAAGTTGCCCGCTGGTGATAGGCAAGCGGATTTTTCGTATGATGGACGATATTGTATTCTCGACCGTCACACATCATAAACTTTGTAACTTCGTTATTATACTTATCCTTCGTATCTCGAATCTTCACCATACACAATGGGATTACACCGATATGACGAGACATAAGTTCAACATAACCAAAAGACATTCTTTAAAATTCTCCTATCACAATTCATATTTGTATGGTATCACATCACAGGAAATTGTCAAGTAAAAACCTGTCAAGTAAAATCTTCAAACTAATCAAAATATTTGTTAAGTAATATCAACACTTTACAAGATACAAGATAGGTGCGACAATCTGTCATATAGCCAAGATATCAATGTTTTGGTATGGTCTTCTTTATGCCGTTTTAACAAACGGCCTCACTTCGTTCAGCAATTTGTTAATATTCCTTCGGAATAGATATCCAATCAATAATAACAAAATATAGAATCAAATAACAAAACCTATTGAATCTAGGTAAACCATGAATCTAGCAATCAGTTATCAATAACAACAAATATTACATGTTTATTGAATTTCCATTCGCATTCGCTCATTCCAATTCAATAAATCTTCGATTAGTTATACTTTATCTTCACTAACGTTCAGATAAAGTCTTTCAGATGTTCAAATTGTATTTTGGTAAAGATTCTGTAGAGAATATTGTGAGATTGTTATTGACAATATAAAAATAGTAATCTATAGTGTAAAGGAGTAAATAATTTAAGATTCTTGTAAAGATTTCTTACAATAATTGAAAATTATATAAGTGCGCAAGCACTCTGTTATTCTCACGCATAAAATAATATTTTATAGATGGCTTTCACTCACTTCGTTCGTTCAAACCATCTATAAAACTTTCAGATTACAGTATAAAGACCAGATTAATAGTTTACCAGCTTTTTCAAACCATAATCTTCGCTCATATAATCCGGTTGCTCGGATGGCGTCGGAATAACAGGTTCCGGCTTCTTGACGATAGCGAGTTCGGCTTTCTTTTGCGCCTTGTCAAAAGCCCAAATAGGTTCAGCCTCGTCATCCTCATTAGTATGTTCGGATTGTTCAATTCCAGAAGCAATAATAATGTCATTAACCTTGACGTTCCAAAATGCAGTTTCGGAGTCGGGAGAATCGACAATCACCGCTTCGATAATATCGCCCGGTATCATCATACCGTTGTGAAATTTATCAGGGAACTTATCTCGAAAAATTCCGTGTTCAACTTCGTTGCGTTCGTAAAAGTACCATTTCATTTGTATATCACCCTATACCATTACATTTATAATGCAGCGCATTATGCACAGTTTCTTAATCGAGTCAAGTCCCTGATTCGGGATTTTCGCATAAATACTAGTGAGTTATCCATCATTAGTAATAATAGAAAATGCCGTTTGATATTTCCGCTTTCCAGTCACAACTTAATATTTCCGGTGTCGCCAAAACATCAAATTATGAAGTCAGGGTATTTGGACCAGACTCTGATGTCAGTTCACAGCGTGACCTAACATATCGTTGTGCATCTGTCAATATACCGGGAAGACGTGTATTGACAACGGAAATAACCGATTTCAGTCTACCACGATTTGCCGGTTATTCTTCTTCTGTCTCTGATGTGAATATGACTATTATTCTATCAGAAGATTTGAGAGAGAAGATTTACTTTGAAAAGTGGTTAGATAAAATCACTGGAAATTATCGAGTTCAAACATCTGATACTATGTTCGATTTGGCGTTCTACGATGATTATGCCAAAGGTTCGACAATGGAGATATATCAATTCAATGACAACGGCGAACAAACAAGAATACATTCGTTGCTGGAATTGTTCCCATACGATATTTCAGACATTACTACGGCATGGGATGATAACTCAATCATGTACTTAGACGTTTCATTCAAATACAGGTTTTATAGAAATTAATATATGTTACCAGAATTAGCTTTCCCTACATACACCACCAATCTCATATCAGACAATAAAGAGATTGAATATCGTCCGTGGCTTGCCAAGGAACAAAAGATATTATTGATGGCCTTGGAATCTCGTGACATGAAAGATGTCACTGATGCGGTCTTAAATATCCTCAAATCATGTATCTTGACAGACATTGATATCAAGAAATTGCCGTCTTTCGACATTCAACACATTTTCTTATGCTTAAGAAAAGTTTCTGTATCAGAAGTGGTTGAAGTTAAGTTGAAATGTGATTGCGGTACAGAAGAAAAACCGCATTTTAATGCTCTCAAACTCAATTTGAATAATGTGAGAACGGAAATTCCAGAAGGTCACACACGAAAGATTAAGCTGAATGATACGATTGGTGTAATCATGAGATATCCGAATGAAGACATGATTGCAGACCTTGAAAAAGAAGATACAGAAGTGGCTTTCTCTGTTATCGCCAGATGTATCGAGTCCGTGTTTGATGAAGAAACTGTTTATTCCGATTTTACCGAAGCAGAAATGAACAAATGGATTGGTAATCTCAATTCAGAACAGATGCTAAAAATTGTAGACTTCTTCAAGAATGCACCTAAGCTTGTGATGGATGTCAAGTATAAATGCACAAATTGTCAGAAAGAGAGTGAATACAGGCTAGAGGGCCTGTCTGATTTTTTTATGTAGGCATGATTCATGATTCCATGGAAAACTACATGATGCAAAACTTTTACCTGATGATAGATTACCATCAGGATATGAATTATTGGGATAACATGCTTCCATTTGAGCGTGAAATATATCTTACCTTGCTAACAAACAAAATAGAAAAAGAAAATGAGCAACGAAGACAACAACAGCAATAGTAAATCAGAAAAGATTACTTTACCATCTCCACCTTTGACTGTGTGGGGACGGGATAGATTGCTTGACCAGCAAGAGTCTAATAATGGCTCTCACACTTCTGATAAAGAAGCTTTGGCAGAAGAATTACGTAAGCAAAACAAAGAAGCTGTTCGTGAAATACTGGACGAGAATAAGGAAATATTTTCTGATATTGTAGACCAATTTAAAGTCTATAGGGATTCGATGAAAAAATCCAATGAGAACTTTTTGGTAAAATTTGGCAAGATTATTGTATCCGATATGCAAAAAAAGGCCACTGCATCATTGGTGCAAATGGCAGAAAATAATGATGAACAGATTGATGTTGCCGAAGAAACCAATCTGCGACTTAGACATATCAATAACACTTTGAATAGACTTATTTCCCAAGTTATGGAATCTAATAAAATCTTGGAAAAGGGTGAAGAACGAGAAGAACAGAACGACAAAGAAGATAAACGGAAGAAAAAGAATAAAAAGGAAGATGAAACCGAAGAAAAGCGAGTAGGAAAGCTATATAAAATGATTTTCGGTAAAACACCCGCCGAAATCAGAGAAGAAAAAAATGCAGAATCTAAAGCCAAAGCTGGCCAAAGAGTCGGTGGATTACTTGGTGTTGGTGGTCTTGTTGAATCTGTTTTGGGCAGTCTTATCAAGTATGGTGCCTTGGCTGGTGTGGCAGGAACTATTCTAGGACAGGAAAATGTCGGTAAGCTGTTGGATAAGTTGTATCCTGTAGTTCTTGAATTGGTTGATAAAGTATATACAAATTTGTTAGAACCTATTCTTGTTCGTATGAAAGATGGATTGCTAAAATTAATGAAGGAAACTACCGACTCTTTAGGTAAATCATTACTTGGAGTTGATAGTTTATCTGAAAAGGTATCATCGTTTAATGATACACTAACAAGTATGGATACTGATAAGGATGGCCTTTTAGAAGGCGGCGAAATTATGGAATGGCTTGCAGGACGAGCAAAAAAGGCAGTAGAAGAAAATTTGTACAGAAAGCCTAAGAATAAGAATGATATCATAAATCTTTTTACCAAGACTCGTGAAGAACGTTTGAAAGAACTTGAAGAAGAAAAAAACTTTCAAAAATATTTTGGAGACAAAGGCGAAAATGTTCATCAAGGGCCAGCGCTTAGAGGTCCATATAAAGGTAAAAATCATAGGCTAGAAGAATATAATCTGCAAAAATATTTTGGCACTGATGGAGAAAAGGTAACACAAGGTGGAACATCTAGAGCAAGTCATATAAAACATGATTTGACTTCTGAATATACAACATTGCCCGAAAACAGAACTTATGAAGTACAGCCGGTATCGCCTTTCTTTGATGAACGTGTTGCTAAGGCACAAATGGAATATGAAATCAGACAAGAATTTTTGAAAAAGCAATTGGCTAATAACGAAAAAAATACTGGAAAACAGATTAGCGCTGATTCATTACCTCCACCACCACAGCAAAAAACACCACCAGATGCGACTCCTCAATACTCTCGTACTTGGGGAGATGTTTTCGATTCAATAAAACCAAGTGAAGAAACGATGAAAACTATGGGTATATTGACAGTAGCTACCCTTGCTTTTGCTGCATTAAAAAATCCTTCATTGGCATCGAAGCTACTAGGTGCTGGTCTTTTGGGGGCCACGATGGGCGAAGCATCGGCTTCTGAAAAGAGAAATGCCGTAACATCGATGTTTGGCCCAACGGTCCACGTTCAATCACAAGAGGAAGAAATTGGTAGTTATATCGGTGGGTTAGTCAAACCTCCTATTTCCGATAAAACAATCAAGATGAAAAAATCATCCGACCTTAATACTTCCAAAGGTTCGTCCCCTATTATCATCAACAAAAATGATAATTCCAGAACTTCTATTAATTCTGTGAATAGTTCTGGCGGCGGGCGAGGTAATGACCTTCCCAGAACGAGAAATTCTCGACCAGCTTTCGGCAATTAGTATTAGCTAAATACTTGTATGAGTTCAAAAACTATACAACGAATTATGGAAGATGCGATTCGAAAGAATCAACTTTTCACAAGAAATGAAGAATCTAGGCGCTGGTTTTACGAGCGTACTAGGCGTACCAACATTAATTCTGCCCAATTTATTCGTGAATATGACCAATCTGATATGAGAACTACTTCTCAAATACAAATTGGCTGTATGTATTGTTTTTTGTATGACCCTAAATGGAAAGATGAACTTCCGTATTACGATAGATTTCCATTGATTTTTATTACTGATACATGGGTTGATAAAAGTGGAAAAGCACATTTCGCAGGCATCAATATGCATTACCTCCCTTATAAGCAACGTGCCGCTTTGATGGATGCTTTACTTGATTTGCAAAATAATACGACAATACTTTCAAATAAGAAACTGTTGATTTCATATGGTATTATGAAAAAGGCAGCAACATCAAAATGGTTTGCTCCTACATATAAACGATATTTGAAAAACCATGTTAGATCGAGATTAGTCAAGATTCCATATGAAGAATGGATAATTGCTTCACTCATGCCCGTAGCAGAATTTTCTAAAGCTTCTCAAAAAGATGTGTGGAAGGATTCGTTAAAGAAGACTAAAGGTAGATAGTATAAATGGCATATAATGGTATTCCTTATCTTAGAGGACCGAATGAAGCGATAGATTATGACTTAACCATGCGTGAAGAACTTCGTAAATGTGCGAAGTCATACAAATACTTTGTTGAAAATTACATTAAAATTGACGACAATTCTGGTTCTCTTAAGGTAATTCAGCTTTACGATTATCAAAAAAATCTTCTAAACATCGTCCATAACAATAAAATGACCGTCTGTAAGTTCCCTCGGCAATGCGGTAAGTGCTTGAAATATAACACTAATTTGGAATTAAAAAATACCGGGGAAATTCATAAATTAGATGAATCGCTAAATAGAAATGAAACAATAACCATTTCTATTGGAGATTTATTTGAACAAGCAAAGGCTGCATATAAGAAAGTGTAAGATATGTGACGTAGTGTTTGATGCACATCGAAAATTACAAATTATTTGTACGAATCCAGAATGTCGTCGTCAATTTAATTTGAATAACATTGCAGACAAAGTGAAACAAAAAAATAACAAGAAATTTGAAAATTCTATAAAGGATGAAGATTATGTTGAATGTTTATATTGTGGATTAAAGGCGAGAGATTTAACGAAACATATTTTTAATATACATAAAATTCCTGTTTGTGAATATACGGGAAAAACAAGGTGTGACAATTATTTAAATAAACAGTCAGAAAGAATAAGGGGAAATAAAAATCCTGCTTACAATCATGGGGGAAAACTTTCACCGTTTTCGAAAAAGTTCATATACGCTGACACGGTAGATTTATCTTCGATTTATAATGTGGGGTCTATTAGTTCTAAAATTGAGCGACAATTTTCAAGAAGATTAAGCAGTGTCCTTCCCAATATACAGAAACAGTTCTTTTTAAAGATAGATACTGGATTTTTTATATATGACATTAAGTATTGTAATAAAATCATCGAGTTCAATGGTGATTATTGGCATATGAATCCAAATAAATATCCGGCGAAAACTATTTTTAGACATATTTCTAAAAGTGACGAAGTTATATTGGCAGAAGATGTGTGGAAAAAGGATAAAGTTAAAATACAAGTTGCGAAAACTAATGGGTATGAAGTTATGATTGTGTGGGAACACGATTATCGTAAAAATAAAGAAGAAACTATAAAGAAATGCTTAAACTTTCTGACAGCATAGAACGAAAATTTGTCGAATCTTATCCTTGTGAAGTAGATGTTAAAACTGACACAGGATGGGAAAAATCAGTAATGATTCATAAAACCATACCTTATGAAGTGTGGGAACTTCATTTAGAAGATGGAAAAATGTTGGAATGTGCAGATGACCATATCGTTTTTACTGAAAATTTAGAAGAAGTTTTTGTCAAAAATCTTCATGAAACTGCTTACGTAATGACAGAAGATGGTCCCAAAATGGTAACTTCTGTTAAGAATACAGGCAAATATGAAAATATGTACGATTTAGAATTAAATGATGGTTCGTTTCATAGATATTATACAAACGGTATTCTTTCCCATAATACAACCTCTATGGCCTGTTATATTGTGTGGTGTATTATTTTTCGTAAAAGATACAAGGTTGGTGTTGCTGCCGATAAGGACGAGACGGCGCTGGAAATTATCGACCGTATCAAGACTGCATATGAAGGGCTTCCATACTGGATGCAGCAAGGCGTCAAAAAATGGGACGCTCACAAGGTTCTGTTGGAAAATGGTTCTAAGGTGGATGCTTCTGCTACTACCAAGAAAACGTTCCGTGGTAAAACATACAATTTAGTTCTTCTAGACGAATTTGCGTTCGTGGACCAGAACATCGCTGACCCTTTTTTTACTTCAATTTACCCTACGGTTTCCAAGTCTGACCCAACCATTCCGATTCCATTACAGACAAAGATGGTTATCATCTCTACTCCTAATGGATTGAACCACTTTCATAAATTATATGATGATGCTGATAAAGGAAAATCTGATTTCAAGGCTGTTGAAATTAGATGGAATGATGTTCCCGGTCGTGACGATAAATTTAAAGAAGCTACGTTAAGAAATATTGGCGAAGATCGGTGGGAACAAGAATACAACGGCAGCTTTCTTGGTTCGTCCACTTCTCTTGTCCCTGCATCTAAACTGAAAACGTTGGTATTTTCAGAACCAAGGGAATCATTACAAGATATCTCTATCTGGAAACCACCAGTACAAGGACATACTTATTTTATTTCCTGTGACGTATGCCAAGGTAAGGGATTGGACTATCACGCCGCTTCTGTTATTGACATTACCGCTGTCCCATATGAAGTGGTAGCCAATTTTCATAACAATACGTTGGATACGATGATGTATCCATCTGTAATATTTGAGTTGGCTAAGAAATATAATGAGGCTTTTGTGCTAATCGAGTTGAATAACAATGGTAAGCAAGTTTCGGATATTCTATACTATGAATTAGAATATGAAAATGTTCTATCAACCATGACTAGAGGTAGAGCCGGTCAAGTTTTGACGGTTGAATCATCGACCGCTAAAGGCGTTACTATGACCAAACCGGTCAAATCGACCGGTTGTTCCAATTTGAAATCGTTGATTATGTCTGACCAACTTATCTTGAATGATCACAAATATTTGAAAGAATTGTCAACATTCTCCATTCAAGGTGGACAATACAAGGCCGAAAACGGTTCTCATGACGATATGGTTATGAGTCTAGTCACATTTTCATGGGCGACTACAGAAACATATTTTGCTGACCTTCTGGATGTCAATATTCGTCAAGAATTGTTCGAACAAAGAATCAAGCAACTTGAGGAAGATTTGATTCCTTTTGGTGTTCTTGGCAACATGGCGGCGGAAGACGAAGACGAATTGATGTTCTAATTGAACCAAGTCACTCTTGCCATCAACACGGATTTATCCGTATCTTTCATGGCTTCCGCTTTCTTTTCCGTAGGACCATGCCAGTGGAACGTGTATTCCATTTTGTTCTTGTTTAGATAGTAGATAAGATTATCAAGCTTTTCAATATTCTTATTGGTGAAGGTTCGAATCTGGTGCATTTTGACCTGTATTGATTATAGCTACGGTTTTAGTGCCTGCATTATTGTAGGCAGCAAATTTTTCAAAGAATAGTCCCGAAAATGTAGCCATTTGGGCTACAAAGAATGATTTTATCGTTATATCTTCAAAGGGACAATCATCGTCAACCATTATTCCTATAGCAGTATTATCTTCATCTTGCAATGAAAAAAATGTAAAATCAATGTCTTTTTGAATAGAATTACAGTTCTTTATAGTTCCGAGAATACCTTTTTCGATTATAGGAACTACACGGTCATCTTTGCCAGAATATTCGGCAATGATAATTACTCGCTTGTTATTGTACTGTTGTAGAGTTTTCATGTATTTGGTATTGCTTTTATTTGTTTTCTTAGGCATATACTTGCACTCCAATGCGAGTTGTACTAATTACTATTTATTGGTTATATAATTCCTGATATTTGACTCGTAACTTAGCAAAATCTAAGAGTTTATCTTTAGTTGAACCACGAAAAACTTGAAGTTCACCAAATTCGTCCACGATTAAAATACGATATTTTCTAATGGGTATACCGGTTCGTTCGAACCACATTCGGGCGTATACACATGCCTGCATTCTGTAATTTTCGATATATTTTTCTTTCTTGGGCTTAGTTGTACCCTTGTAGTCCACAATTTCTAGTTCATCAAAATAACCAATCAAATCCGTTCGTCCAGCAACTTTAAGGGTTGATGACCACAATGGTGTTTCAATGCAAACCGCATTTTTCATATTTTGTGACAGATGCGCTTTAAGAGGATTGAATAACGACCGGTAGAAGTGAGATGGTGGAATGACTTCCTTACCAGCAACGTGGTCCTCCATCATTTGATGGATGATATTACCCCTATCGGCAGCACGTTTCTTGATAAATTCTGCCCTTTCTTCTCCCTCACGCTTTTTCCATTTTTCAATAGCTTCCTTGGAATTCAAGGATAATACTGTTGTAACTGATGGAAACTTACCATCGGGAGAAAGATAAAATCGTTGACCATTCTCATGCACAGTCTCAATATCAGGTAGAGACTGTGCAGCTTCCAATACATGTTGGAAATCTATAGTAGACATATTATACTTTCGTGTATTTAGTTAGTGCCTATTTCAGATTCAGCGATAATGTACTCACGAACAAATCCGCTTCTTACAATATCATCAATCGTAAATTTTACTCTATACACAGATTCCATTTTTTGCAAGATTTGTTTTAATCTAGAAAACCCGGATTGTTCTTTGTATCGTTCCGAAGTCAAGTCATCCTGAAAAGAGTCACCACAAATAATGACTTTGCAATTTTCACCAACTCTGGTCAAAACAGTATTAATTTCGGACATTGCCAAATTTTGCGCTTCATCCAAGATAATGATACAATCCCGAAATGTAGTTCCTCTAAGGAATGACGTTGGCTGAAACTCGATAACTTTTTGCTTGGTCAAAACTTCGTAAGCATCCGCCCGTCCAAATAATTCAGAACAAATCGAGATGTAGGGTGCTTCGAATACTTTTGTTTTTTCCTTTGCAGACCCCGGCATAAAGCCGATATCTCGTGAACTAACAGCGGACCTTACGATAATTAATTGTTTATATTCAGTTTTTTTGGATAAAATGGTTTTGAGTGACAGATATAATGCTAGAAATGATTTGCCGGTTCCGGGAGAACCTTCCAAGAAAAGATTGTAATCTTTCTTGTATGCATCAAATACTTTGCGCTGATTATCTGTCTTTGGTGTTACTTCATTTGGTAGGGAAAACTGTATAAATTGCGGTGTTTCTTCTCTCTTTTTTGATTTAGAACCATTCGGTCCTCGTTTGACTGTCTTTTTATATTTTTTCGTTTCTAGACTTGCTTCGTCAAAGAAATCTTGGATGCTCTGCAATTTATAAATGTTCCCCTATTGTTTTTATTGTTGGTTGTGCTTTTGGGATAGATTAGATGGTTCTATGTACTAAATTTCACCAAGGTTGTTCGACTTCGGAATAGTAGAACCGTAGTTGTTCTCTCTGATGCGGTTCAGCATGTTCTTGAAGCCGTTATCGACCTTAATTCCACCAATCCCGGAAATCATGGTCATGTTTGTTAAAACTTGTCTTAACTCTTTATGTTGTTCAACATATTCTTGGTGTTCAGAGAGGGATAATTCAATAGTATGTTCTTCGCCAGTTTCGATATTTTCAAATGTGTAGAACGGCATTAATTTTCCTAATTTGTTGTATTCTCTTACTATTATTTATGTTTTATGACCAGTCAACCCAAGATGGAATTCTATTAGGTGAGAACATTCTATCAGAAGAATTGTAGATAAAGTTTCCAGCTTTTATGTTCATACCATCCAATACCACTTCGAAAACAAAACATCTGTTTACTTTATCGGCAAAAACGGCATCACTTTCGAGTGAATACACGTTGGCGTTGTCTTTATCTGAACACAAAATTTTATTAGTTCCGGTTGTACTATTCCCCATAGCGCCAACAATTTTAAAATGACAAAGGAAATGAAACACGTAATTTGATATATCAATCAAACTTTTATCGTCTTGTTTATTATTTCTGGCAAACTTTATCAAATCACAATAACCAAATAAATTCGTGATTTTGACAATCGGCAATAATGCAGCAGATTTCGAAAGAACAAAATGTTTCTTTCCATCATAATCAGCATCAAGTTCATTATCAAATGATAGAAAAAAAGCGCCTTCTGTATCTTCGGTGCCAGCCAAGGTTTTTTTGGAAGCATTCATCAATTCCAATGTAGGAAATTGACCATCGAATGACAGAACAGTAAATGTTTTATCATCCGGGATGTCCCATTGGTTAAGTCTTTTGATTACGGATTTACTCATTATTCACACCATGAGGGGATTTTATATATTGTGTTGGTGGTTGTGTTGGCAATTATACGAACCAGATTCGTTTGGTTTTTATCAAAATCAAAAGACCATTCCATGACTATACAGTCACCATCTTGAAACGGTAGGTTTATTTGTTCATGATTGTTTTCAACTCTTATTTTAATCGCTCTGTTATTTACATCTTTAAAGTAATAATTCAAAGAAGATGACCCAGAAATTAAAACACGTCTATGTGATTTCAAATGTACCAACATATGAATTGGTCTATCTAACTCTAAATTACATACATTGTTTATTATTTCTTTCTTAGATAATACTTGAAGCAATAATGATTCTTTTAAAATAAAATGATTCCAAGTGTTATGTGTTCTTACAGCATACGTATCTTTCAATTCCTTAGCATGGATAAAATCCTTAACCATTGGTTTGGAAGGATATTTGGGCAAGAACGCTGTATCTAAATAAAACGATATTTTCTTGTTGAGCGGTATCATAGTAATCGGTGGACGCATATTATAAATACTCATAGAAATGTTTTATATAATCATAAAGGGAAATATTAAAAATGTCAACCCCAATATCAGCCGCTGATTTAGATGCGGTGGTCAGAACTATTTACGGTGAAGCTAGAGGCGAATCTGAAAAAGGAATGATCGCTGTAGCATATGTAATCAAGAATCGTACAGAAGACAAGCGTTGGCCTTCATCACCAGAAAAAGTTGTCAAACAAAAATATCAATTTTCATCATGGAATGCAAATGATGCTAATCTGAAAGTGATTACGTCTCTGTCTCCAAATTCGGCTTTCTATAAGAACATTGCCAATATCGTCAAATCGGTATGGGCCGGTTCGGTAACAGACCCCACAAATGGTTCGGTATATTATTTTGCCCCTGCTGGAATGCCCGGACGCAAGGCCCCAAAGTGGTGGCCAGACGCTGTAGCGGAATCCAAGGGACAAATTCAAATCGGCAATCATTTCTTTGCTGGTAAGGTAAATACCGCAACTACATCAAAGAAATAAGTTGATTTTCTTTTTGTTTTCATATACAATTACCTATTCAACGTAACACTGGAATAGAAATATGAATGAAACGGAAAAGCTTATAAATTATATTGATGAACAATACGATATAGTGATTACTGGTGAATTTATAGATTTGGTTAAGAATTGGTCTATCAAAACATTTGGTCCCGGCCAACGGACACAAGGTATTCTAGATCATATCAAGAAAGAAGTTAAAGAAGTAGAGCAAAATCCATTGGACCTTGAAGAATGGATTGATATCATGCTCTTGGCCATGAATGGAGCGCAGCGGCTAGGTTACACTGGAAATGATATAATCGACTGTCTACAACGAAAGGTGTTGGAGAATTGTCAAAGGTCATGGCCAGATTGGAAGACAGCCAACACAGGCGAGGCAATCACTCACATTAAGACAGATGAATAGTTTTAAAAATTTTTTAACAGAATCGCAATCATCAGATGAAGCACACAGATTAGGTCTTTTTTACTTTGGTTTTGGTAAATACGGCAAGGATGGCCGTGTAACTCATTATGTGAAGAATAATCAATTAGTTCCATTCAATCCAAAGAACAAAAATTCAATGGGTGATTCGGAAGTAACTGACAAGTCGCTTAAGAAGCTTCATACAGATGAATCAAAGCGGGTGTTCCGGGGCGAACCTATTTTGATTCAATCTGACATATCAAAACAAACCACTGGCGCTATCGGGGAACATGTCGTGGTTGCCTACCTGAAAATGATAGGCAACGCCGATGCTGCCCCTATGAATTCAAGGCAGGCCAATTTTCCTGTCGATTTGATATGTGACCACATTTTGGTTGAATGTAAATCAGGCTTGGTTTCTAATTCCAAGAAAGCACAACACTGGCGGGCCACAATTGGTCAACCCGGTAAGAAAGAAACCGAATGGCTTAAGACCGCATCCAAGGAAGAAAAAGCCGCATGGAACGCCAGAAAAAATGAAGAAATCATGGAACGCAAATATGGTGTTCTGAAAGAAATGACCCAAAAATATGGTGTTCCAATCAAGGCCAAGACGATAACGACCATCATCAACCCGGATACTCATACTGTTGACATATTCGTGTTTGATGATTTCCATCAAACGATTAAATGGAATTCGCAAATGGCTAAGGACGCTTACGTAGGGACATTCTCGTATGAAACTTGATATACCAATTCCAGTTCAGAAAGAATTCCAGAAAAATTTGGACAACCATATCAAGGGTTTGCGAAAAGATATGATTGCCCATTTGAATGAAATCGAGAAAGACAGACTTCATATTGATTCGAAGTCTGTCCATCATATTGATGCTTCTGGCGATTCGGAAACTAAACCCGATTTCGATGATAGCATCTAGTTTTGTTCTGGTGGAAAATACTCAAAGGAGTCAATTGTACTTCCTTGGACCCATCGTTCTACCCCATCTTCACGCTGAACAAGGTAATCCATTTTGGGCTGAAAATGTGAGAGACAATTATCATGTCGTCTCTCACCAATAATTTTATACGTATGTGTAGCGTCCTTGATTGTTCCATCGATTTCATAAAATTTCATGGCAAATCTTTCGTATTATATGGGATAATCACGTCATCCATGGCAACGGTCATTTCTTTACCATCAACCATAATACCAATTTTTTGCCAATCGTCAATGTCATGGTGAATCATATATTTTTTGACAACATCTACTAACCGGCCATTAAAGATAACCTGTGAATTGACAACTTGTCCTGAATATACGACATGAATGCCGTTTTCTTTCAAACCCGGAACCATGGAGATATCATCATCCAATCCGATTTGTGAAATTGATACGGTATCAATTTCAGCATCGATGTGTTTCATCACAAGATTACGAACTTCGTTAATTGGAACAATCCAAAAATATTTCGTGTTGTTTTTTCTGGCCGACTGATAGGTAATGGCAAGTGGCTGGTCTTTAAAGAACACAGCTTCATAGCCAACCCATGTATCGGTACAAAGCCATTGGGCGATAGGACAGATATAGAACCCCTTTTCCACCAAACTACCAGAATTAATCCAATAGAATGATTCCAGATTCAATTCGATGAAAAATGATTCCGGGAGAAGTTCATATTTAAGGTCATCTGTAGTAGGTTTTTTAAGCTGTTCAAGTAGTTCACGGATTTTCATAATTTTAGCCTTTCAATGCTTCAAAGAAATTTTCAACCTTGGCATCAGCCATCTTGGCCCATTTCTGGTCATTCAAAGATGGATTTTCGGTCTTGACTGTTTCGTATGCATCGTTCCAGTTGAATGCATACTGATAATGCACAAGCTTCTTTACCCAATCAACAAAGAACGTGGAAAACAACTCGTACTTTCGAGCATGTTCCATGTTTTCTTTGTAACCCGGCATGTTATTGCCAAGCCACTCAAAAGTCAAAACCTTGCCGTCTGGATTGACCAAATCCCATTCCTGATTTGTCACATTCCATACCGGCTTGTACCAAGGAAATTTCTTGGTTTCATGTCGCTTGTCATGAGAATGAGAAAACAAATCATCCTCGTCAAAGCGAAACTTCTTTCGATCAAAGAGTGTATCCTTCGCCATATTTTTCTTCCAATTCAGATACCCTATTTTCCAATTCTGTGATTCGCCTATGTGCATGTTCACATACAACATCAAACATGAGCATATCCCTTCTGCCGCTCTGCAACCATGGCATGATAAATGGCGGCGTCATCGACAGACATTTCAGCCTGCCCGTTATTACCAACGTGCTTGTACCACTTGCCATCGTAACCACGGAAGATGGAAGTCCGCTCCATCGTCTCACAATCGATTCGAGTGTCGAAGTGGAACGTATCACCATCGCTGGAATACTCAACGTACATGAGTTCGTCGGGCGACATGTAATCATCGCTCTCGACCGACCAATCAAGCACGTACTCACGATAGTAATTGTCGTTGCACTCGATACCGGCAGCAGCGATAAGGCCGCTTACCTGCTTATCGAGATTGTCGCAGTCGGGAATAAAGTTGAAGAAGTGGTAATATTCGCCATTCTTACCCTTCCAACGCTGCGGGCACTCACCCTTACCATCCCAATCATGGGCACCGTAGTTCTCGTAAATCTGGGTCGAAACAACAAGCTTCATTTGTATAAAACCTTCTAGAACGAACCTTCATTTACATAATACAAAAATGTAGAAGAATGTCAACACCTATTTTCGCTTTCCATGAACATAGGCTTTATGTCCCTGTAACGAATACAAAATCTTATAATTGTTAACTTCTCTGTCTTTCAGAATTTTAGGAGTGACAGAATCCATGATGTATTTCTTGATTTTAAGGACGGCATGGAATTCGTTGTTTTCGTTCTTGACGACAAGCATTTGCATATCATCGATATCAACACCAATCTGATAAAGCATTGCCATTTTCAAGAAAACAAAATCCTCACAATCTCCATATTTCAACATTGCGGTTTCATACGGAGTCGCCCAATAATCTTTGGCATCGGTTCGATACTCAATGTGCGAGTTGACAAAGGCATTGACGAAACCGATTTTGGAAACAACCGTTCTGTTCGACAGGCTCTTGATGGTGTCGCAATCGAAGAACTTGGAACAATCAAAGTTAGGAAAGGTTTTGAGAATTTCTTCCCATCGGTCAATAGTCGGAACATCGATAGGAATAGGGACTGTGTTATAAGTAATTGCAGCGTTGGCTTGGAATGTGAACGCTGCAATCATGATTGTGGTAAGCAATCTCTTTCTCATACTGCCTATATAGTACAGTATTATAGAATAGTCAATCTTTAAGTTTAAACAAAAGAAATTTTGACATTATCAGCATCAACGTACCGAAACGTGTTTTCTTCATATTGTTTAGGATATACGAAAATGAACGATACATGTTTATGCTTTTTGGCAAACCAGCTTAAGTACTTAATTCTATTGACACAATCATTTACCGTCGCTCTGGTTTCTGGACCGTAACCATGTGTTCCATCAAACACATTACCCATATTCATGATAGAATCATCAAATAAGAAGTCAAACCCCAAACAAAATAGTTGGCTATATCCATGGTCGATGGCAAGTTCCATTGCCACCATGCCAGCGTTTTGACATCTGCGAACGGGAGAATATTCGGCAGGCTCAAAACGCTTGTGAAGTGGCGGTACAAAGAAATTATATTGTGGTAATCTATCCGACAAAATTTCTTTAATCATCTTGTCGTCAATAGCTACAAGCCAGTTTATTTTCTCTGAACGATATATGCCGTTACAACCGTAAAGCGGGCCTTGTTTCCTGAAATAATCTAAATCGAAATGTGTTCTGGAATTTCCATTACCTAAAATCGTTGCGCTATTCGTCGGAATCGGTGTCATGATAATTGTCGTCGCCTAGATGATTGATTTGCTCTTGTTTTTGTTTACGTTTCTCACGGATATCATTCTTCTTTTTTATATGCAAATCGATGTAATCATCATCTTCGTAATCATCTCTTGAACGCTTAAATGACTTTCCCATTGTAGTTTACTTTGTCTTAGGCTTTCTAGTTTTTTTGGTTTTAACTGGCTTTGATTCATTGATATCGCCAACCGGAGTGACAGGCTTGTTTGTGATATCATCAAGCACTGGTGATTCTTCGCCATAATTTCCGAATGTTTCCAATGACAGTTCGAATGTTGTTCCGGTTGGCGCTGATGCGTTTTTTGATTTAGCTACCTCTACCTTTTCAGGAATAGGCTCTCCCCAATTTGCAACCAAAGCTGGAAATGCTTCTGCAATCAAACTTCTGGTTATAGATTTGAATGGCAGCTTTCTATTATCCTTGATAAAGACAATAAGCTTAGCATCGTCTTGGTCGATTGTTTCCATGAAGGAAACAAACATTGATTCTCGTTTATTCGCAGGAAGGTTTGAATATGGTCCGGTTGAATTAAAATGTTGAAACAGGCGGAAATCTTGCCAAACTCTATTTCTGACCAACCGAACATCATCCGTTACAGGCTTGTACGGAGGACAGCCTTCCGGCAATAACCATTTGACATTGGAATCAAAGACATATGTCAAAAACAACTGTAGATGTGGACTGTTGTTTTTATGCAGGACTGCAATTTTGTCTGCTTTAGTTTTGGCTGATTCTACTTCCGTAAATAATTCTGTTAGTGTGGGTAGCGCCATTATGCCAATCTTTCGACTCTAGTTGAACCAAAAACCATATCCATGGTTGGGATGTATATAACTAAACCGACCTTCGATAAATCTCTAGTCTTTTCCTTGATTTTATTTGCATATTCTTCACTTTGAACAATACTAGCGTTGGATATTCCAATATAAACTATGTATAGCTGTATACCGGAGTTAGAGTTGCATGAGCAATTAGTGTTCATTTTTAGGTTTCTCTTTTTATACTGTGTCGATACAAAGAACATTAATGTTTTTTGCTTGTGTTTTTTTCTTTAACATATCGAGGGTCACATTCGAATACATGATATTATCACAAATAATCCATTCTACATTTACACCATCGTATTTTCTATTCATGTAACTTTGAACAGAAGATGTAAGAATATTTGGTGTAACTAATTTTTCTTTAATGAATTCACTCTGGATTCTTTTTGCGGTGTCTGTGTTATATGTCAGGAACAACACAGTACCATTTCTTGCTTTTTCGGTAGCAAAAGATTTCAGAAATGTAGTTACTCCAATTTGTCTAGGTAATTTATATGACCAAAAGGTTTGACCATAATTTTCTTTTTCCCAAATAATCTTGTTTTGGATAGCAGAAAAAATATCTACTACTCTATCTTTTACAACTATCATATTCTTTCAATCCTTACCGCACCGAAATCTAATCCGGCAGTTGAAACAAAAGTCACATTGTTATCTTTGGTGAAATCTGTTAATTCAGTTTTTACTTCATTTTTTAGTGCTTCTCTAGCATCCCTACCATGTGTATTACCAACACCTATATACACAATATATTTTGGTATTTCATAAGTGGCAGTGCAATTACAATCAGAATTCATTTATATCTTCCATTAGGTTTCTAAGGCTGTTGTCCATGAAATATTTCATTAATTTCATGCCACGTTTGCCGGTTACTTGTTTGTTTTTGAATGCATTATGAATGTTTTCAGCAATATCATCAGGAATTTTGAATAGAGAAATCAAACGTTCATTTCTGTAATAATTCTCTAGGATTTCGTCCTGAAACACATGTTCAGGAACGGAAATAGACCATTCTCTGACTTTAGCTTCTGTCAATCTTTTTTGTCTCTTGCCGGATACAACAAAAGTATCATCGTCCGATAAGACGTTAGGAATACCATCCGACTGATCGCCACGTAAAATATGTTCAATCAAGAATGTATCTGGATTATCGCACTTGACTATTGACGACATGTTGGGTGAGTACATCGCAACACCGGGAATTTTTTGGAGTTGCTTGAAATCCTTGTCGTTCGACACAATCATGTGTGGTCCCGGTTCACGAATAGCGATAACGCCAATGATATCATCAGCTTCTACATTATCGACTTTTATAACCTTATATGGAAAGTTAAGTTCAATCTCTACTTGAATGGTATCGATAATTTCAAAGAGACTGGACCAATCAAGCGTTGATTCCTTCCTCGCCGCCTTGCGAGACGCCTTGTAATAAGGAAAAATGTCTTTGCGCCAATATTTCTTGGAATCGACACACAGAATAATTTCGCCGTATTCAGAATAGAATTTCTTGCGGACTGAACGGATGATATTCAGTATTAAATGGCGGGCGTAATTTTTATCAATGGACACATTCTTGGTTGAAGCCAGCACACACGATGCCACGGCAACAGCCGAATAATCTACTAGGATAGCCATATGCTAACTTTCTGTTTCTTTATTTTCCTCGTTATCACGCTGACTAATAAAATCAGAAACATCGTCAATGTAGTCTTGGCAATAATGATATTCGTCAATGTTACGAAGTAATGCAGATGTAAAAAACTGTTCAACATAGGAAAAATCTGTAATAAAATCATCATTAGGAACAAAGCCGTGACTAACGAGATTACGGATTAATTGAGTCATGTAATGAGTAGTAATCAGTTCTACATCATCACTTGTGATTTCAGTTTTATCTTTGACATCCAAAGACATGGTTTTGAGTAGAGGAAATACCTTAATATTCTTTTTGTCGCTCATATCTATATTTAGCCAAATGTTAGTAGAAGGATTTGATTTTTGTTGATTCTACCAGAGTCAATTTTTCCTTCTACTGTAGACAATCTTGATATGATTTTGGGAATCTCTCGCCTAGTGCCCTTCAATATTAACGGTAACACTTCATGCGGTTTCCTTAATGTTTTTTCGACTGATTTTGATAAGTCAACATTCAACAGCGTCGAGCCTTTGATTGAAAACTTCTTTCCATCCTCGGCAAAGTAATGACTGATTTTTCTCGTTTTGGTATTAAAAGTAAGCAACTGTGAAGCATCCAGAATCTTGGCTGGTGCAAGGCTGGTAATCGACAATGAATTATCGACCGCCTGATATTTCAACCCTTTGATGATATTCTCGATTTTTGGTTGACGCTTCTTTCTTGGTGCCTTTGCTCTTTTTCGGTTATTAACGATGGAATCAGCACCGGAAATAAATGTAGATACAAAATCAAGCACTTTTTTAATTTGCGGCTTGGTGTAGCACGAGTAAGCTTCCTTGATTTGGGCATCCTTGTTCTTGGTTGTAGATGCAATTTCCAATTCTTCCTTAATTGGAGTGTAGTAGGCACTGATAATGTTCAGAGATTGCATCGACAGGCTATTGGTCTTAGCCCATGTGTCGAACTTGAATTCGGATGAAAAAGTTGCGTAGAAATTATCTAGTTGTTCGTCCAATTCCGATATAAACCACAGATTGCGATAACTGTTGGTTTTTTCCTTTACGGATTCGGCGGCTTCTGTCTGTTCAACAAAATCAACTATTTTTTGTAGATTTGTTTCGAAATATTGAACGACATGTTCAGGGAGTGAACATTTACGTTGCAACAATCTGGCAATCCAGCCAATGGTAGTAGGCACCTTATGTGATGGAGCCTTTTTGAATGACTTTAATCGAGGGTCGTTAACCGATTTAAGGTAGGATTCAACAAAGGTAATCGCTGTTTTTAAATCATTGAAATAATTGTAGTAATTGAATACTTTAATAACTTCCATTTCGGTCCTGAATGTTGATTCAGGAACCGGTTCTTTGCCCATGTATTTTTCGTATACGGCTTTAGGTGTTTTTGGCTTTACAACTTTAACTTTAGTCTTTACTGATAGCATTAATTTGTAACGATTCTACTTGCTAAATATACCTTAAGAAGAAGTATTAATTGTTTTTAAGTGTTCTCTAATTATTTTGTTTATATACCATTCTTGTTCGACATACCAATATCCATTTCCTGAACATCTTGTTCGAAAATGCATGATTATATCATTTGTGATTTTTTCAGAAATATTATCTATATTCATTTTTGGTCCTATGAAATATTGTACTTATTTGACTATTTATAGTGGAAACAAGCTTCCACCCTTTTATATCGGTTCTACTGTAACCAGTAACGTAATCAATAAAAATTACCATGGTTCTGTAACTTCTAAAAAATATTCCGTTATATGGAAATCTGAATTAAAGAATAACCCATTAGCATTCAAAACTAAAATAATTGCTTATCATGAATCATTAGATAAGGCAAGAGAAAATGAATCAAAATTACAAAGAGCATTCAATGTAATACAAAATCCGATGTATATCAATTTGAATATTAGTGGTATTAAATTTCCAAAAAATCTTTGTGGTATAAACAATCATTTTTACGGAAAGCATCATTCAGATGAAACAAAACGCATATTGTCTATATCATCTAGAAATAGATTATTACGATCTAATCCGATGAATAATCCAGAATATAGAAAACGAGTCTCACAAGCTAAATCGTTGAATTGGATAGTTACATTTCCTGACGGAAGTAGTTCTATAGTAAATAATTTATATTCGTTTTGTAAATCTCACAATATAAATATGAGTAATTTAACTATACATGGAAAATCTAAGGGATTTTCTGTCACGAGAGTATTATAAATGATAATTACGTTCGTTTACGAAGTGTTGGATAACTTTATCGGTTAGAATATCAGATTCACGGTTAATGTCAATTGTTATTGTAGTCGTATTCATGTATGAAAACCTTTCCAGAATATTTATCGATGTTTTTAACGAAAATTGCGAGAACGTCATCTTTATCTAGATTGCCATTACCACAACCCGGCCATGGAAACGACACTGATGTTATATTTCTTTTGTTCAGTTGTTCAAAAGCAATCGGCAGATTTCTTTCTATATATTCCAACTTCGAATTGTTCCTCCAATGAATTTTTGTTGGGAAAAACATTATATATTTTGGGTTAAACAATGCCGATATATGAATAAATTTTGGTTTTAGGAGCGTTGGTGAGCCTCTAGCCAATATTCTCTTTGAATACAAATTGAACAGTTCGCATTCTTTTGGGTATTTATTGGCAAATTTGAGTGCGACTCCTTTTCCCATCACGCCAACTGAATTTGTGGTGTTTACAATGCATTGGGTATTGGACTTAAACAAATCCTTTTTAACTATCTTTAGGTTGTTATACATAATCGAACCATCATTTTCTTCCGCTTTTTCGTTCATAATCATGTACTGTCGAAAATGCCCAAACTAAAGCCGCTGTAAACAATATTACACCAATAAAAGGTAACAATGCATTACCGATATACAAAATGTATCCTACAATCAAAAACCCTGTAATAAGGACAGATGACAGAAAAACCACAGCAGTGTAATATTTTATCGTATCAATCATGTGTTTTCGGCTTCCTGTCAAATCGTTTTTCTCTGGTGGACATTATTTCTTTAGCTTCCTGATGGATTTGTTTAGTTCGCATTTCCATGAACCAGTTTTCGACAAATCCCGGTATGTCATAATCAGAATTTCCGACAAATGTTTCTCTATACAAATGCTCCATTTGCTTGTGAGAAACGACTTTACCACCGATTACATTAGCAGAAGACCCCGGTTCCGAGTTTGGTTCATACCAGCCGGTTTTCTTTTCGATTTCAGTTAATTCTTTTGATTCGTCATATGGACCTATTTCGGATGCAAAACAGTTCTCACAATGATATGGCCCGCATTGCGTGTAACCAACACCGATATCAACAAAATCGGCCCGACAAGGGAAGCTGCAATAAGGACAGTTCTCTATTGGTTCTTGTTCGCCGTAACAGTAACCACCGGACATGATAGACTTTCTATGATTGGAGTTCCGTCCCGGATTCGAACCGGGTTAAACTGGTTTTGCAGACCAGTACATAAACCATCCTGTCCACGGAACATATTCTATTTATAGCGTGTCAAGCAATTTCTTCCACTGGTCAACACGAGAATCCATATTATAGTGAGCGTTAGCAAATTTTTGCTGATAAATCAAGTTTTCTTTAACTCTATCCGCATGTATATTGTCGATAACGCCCATGAGAACAGTCGCAAATCGGTTTGCGTGTTCGTTAATATCTTCTGTCCATCGATACATGTAGCCATATGTGAACAAAGTCTCTGGCAACGCACCATAATCGGGGGCGACAATAGCCAATCCTGCCGACATAGCTTCTATAGCCGCAATACAACTTGTTTCTTCATGGATGCAAGGATATGCAAATATATCGGCACTCCTAAGCGCCTGTCTCACTCTATCGTTGGAAACGTCGCCGTGATAATTAATATTCGGATGATTCCTACAAGTTTCAAACAAGTGTTCGTATGGTCTATCTCGTTCTTTCCAGCCGTAAATATTGAACGATGAATATACGTCCAACGTTACGTTGGGTCGTATTTTAGAAATTTCTAAAAATACAGGAATGAGAATTTCCAAGCCACGATGCGGTGTTGTATGATAAATTAATCTAACATTATCTGAAACTGAACGTTCACCTTCGATAGGATATATCGCATTTTTCATGACGGAAGAATTCTTATATGGTACACCAAGTCCTTTATTGTATGTATTAAATTGATAATTGGACACAAAGGCTAAATGTGCGAATTTATCTCTAGATTCTGGATTTGCCAGATGCGCTGATTCTGGGTCATCCCAAGTATCATTCAAGATTAGAATATGTTTCTTTTCTGGAATGAGTTTTCGGACTCTGGACGAAATGAATTGAAATCTGTCGGAATACTCCGCCCCTAATCTGGTCATTAAACGGTTATACATGAGTTCAGAACCGCCCCATGCATTTTTGCCCAATCCAGTATATTCATCGAACGGGTCAAGACTAGAAGCAGTTTTGGCATTATCTATGATGTTATATTCCATGTTTTCTTTTTCTTATGAGTTGAACTAATAACTATATATCAATAATAGAGAAAAGGCGAGATTTTTCTCGCCTTTCAATGTTTTGCTTTAGATTTTGGTATTTTGCCGAACTTCGTCTAAAGTCCATGTTTTAAGAATATCGCCATTCTTAAAAACAGTCACGAGTTTGTTTTCATCATAGCCTAATGTATCTTCTGGGATTGATTTGTATCCGTCTTCATAAATGACGGCAATTCTACCAGCCTTAGACGCTTTTGATGGATCGGTTTTTGGGTTTTTGTTGATTGGTTCCCAACCATTACCAAAATCAATGGCGTTTGCCTTTTGTGCATACTTTAGTGAATCACGATTAAGCTGCTGTAACAAAGCCCCGCCCATTCCAAAGACGATATTTGAGGCAGACCAGCCATTGTTTTCATAGTTGTCTAGAATTGCATTGATTGATTCTAAACCAACACCATCACCTTGAATAATTCCAACATGAGGGTCAAGAACTTTGAAACCCTTGGAATTTTCGGTAAATCCAAATTTTTCACCAAGAATTTCAATAACTTGTAAAGTAACTTTTACCGGATCGCCGGAATCAGGACGAACCACTAGCTTTTTATTGAGACGATTTAACCTGTCGATGACTAGTTTAGACCCAAAGATGTTTCGAACAGCGTTTTCCATATCGTATGAATCGCATACGATAGAAAACATTGCACCAGACATACGAGTCATGTTGTGGTATGCTTCTGCTTCACCATTATTCTCGTGGCCCCAAGCGGTCACGGTAGAATGTTCCATAGCAGGAATAGAAAATCCTGCCATATCAGAATGGTAATATTCTCGGCCAGCGATCAATGCGGGAACGGTATCTGTGCCCATGAAGTTCGCCAAATGCGCCATGCCACCAATCTTGGCGGATTCATAAGATGATGCACCACGACAACCAAAATCGTGAAGCTTGAAACTGATTTCTGCATCAGGATCATCAGCCGTTTTTTCCAGAAAAGTGTAAATATTTCTCTTGATTTCTCTGGAAAGAGTGGCGACGGTTGACGGATACCATACACTTCGAAGTAGCGCCGTTTCGACATATGAAGTCAACCAATGAAAACCGGGAATAGTATTCTTGATTTGAACCTGTGGAGTTCTGATAGGAATCACTGTTCCTTCTGGTAGAGCCTGAATTTCAAGAGGAAGATATCCAAGTTTTGCGACCGCTTTCCAGCCATTAACATTGAACGGCAAACCGTGTTGTTTAGCTAGTTCGAATGTATAATCAATTTTTTCTTCTGTAATTTCTTCTTGCAACTTATGCAAGAACATTTGCAGTCCAAAATGAACTACTTCTGGTTCATATTTGAAAGGATGGGCGAAGCCTCGGCTTTCGATATATGACGAAATAAATTTCGTTTCTGGTGGATACTGTAAATAGTGTCCTAATTTATAGCTGTCACCGAACAAAATTGATTCTGAAAAATTTTGCATGTTTGTTTACTCCTATTTGGGATTAATATTGGTCTATCCTAGATTTCACGCATCTTTACAGTGATAACTTCTACTTCATTAAAACTTGATTTATCGTGAAGAATATCATCTGTTTCGTATCTAATGTTCACCGATGTAACATTAAAGTGTTGAATTTTATTGGTGTCATGGTTCATTAAAGAAACTTCTGCACCAATACAAGGAACTACTGGTAATGAATATTGGTGTTCCATCAATATTTCTTTACAGATGTCACGTCCATTATAAAATCTGATAACTTTCCTGCCGTATTTCATGTGAAAATCCTTACATTAACCCAAATTGGTCTAGTAAGTCCCAATGATCTTCAAACATTTCCGAACACATGGTCTTTACTTTGGACAATTCAACCCATTCTGCATGTTTTGCATCATCTGAACCTTTAACGGATGGTAACGGACCATCTGGAAATTTAATCAATGCAACGTGAGATATGGTTCGCCCTCGTTGGCTTCTATCTGGTCTATCGGCAACAAACCATTTTTCGATGGAGCCTTTAAGCTTTGGATAGCGAACACCAATTTTGGTTTCTTCTATCAATTCTCTAAGAACGCCTTCCTCAACATATTCATGATTGTTCAAGAAACCACCGGGAAGCGCCCACAACCCTTCACCGGGCATTCCACCACGCTTTACCAGTAACACATGCCCAGATTGAACAACTACGGCATCGGTAGTCACAAAAATTGGAGGGTACGGCAAAGATTCAAATTGTTTCTTATACTTAATAATATGAAAGTGTTCCTTTTTGGGCACGTCAACGTTTTTAGAATTTAAGGCTTGTTCAACTTCATGTTTATGCGATGAAGAAACAAACCATTCATTCATAATCGGTTTATTTTCATAGACAGCCGTGCGAATATCAGTAGCATTAATGTTGTATTGGCACGGAACCTCAAGCAAATCCCATTGTGGAAATTTTTTAAGATAGTATGAAGAATGGTCCTTTGAATGGCCGATGATACCAATCTTTGTTGGTCCAGCCCGCCACGTTGAATGAACAACAGTATTGACAATAGATTGGATTTGAGTTTCCCACCGAATGTCAGAATACGCATAATCATTGCATGGCATGATTACGATTCGTGCCAAATCTGTTTCTGGGAATGCGGAAGCAATGATTTGCCTTCGTTCTTCGAAAGATAATGGGTTTTTTGCGGTTCTAGGGCGATTGGCAGAACCTACGATGATAATCACCTTTTCGGATTTGTCCAATGCTTTCTTGACTACATCGTAGTGACCAGCATGAAAAGGGGAAAATCTGCCAATAAAGGTAAGGAAGTTGTATTCCATGTTTTGTAATCTCCTATTTGGGAGTTGAATGAGTGGTCTATCCACTCACTATTATTTAGCTAAAATCATTCACCATAAAAATATTTCTTGACTTCTCTAAACAAATTTTCTGATTCCCATTTTCCCATGTTAGGAGAGCCAACTTCAATAAACCATGCTTGTAGAGCATCATGTAAGCTTCTGGGAATGACATTGACGGCATTAGTCGTTTTCTGTTTAGCAACCCGATCCAAAACTTGTTCTACAGTAATAGAACCATATATGAAATCTATCAAGAAATCTTCATGTTCTTTTCCGACGATGGAAACAGATTTCAACAATAATTCTTCCATAATGGTATCTGTTGTTTCGGCAAGTTTCTTGATTGAGTGTAATTCTTCAATATTTTCTGGTGTAAGCATTTCTGTATCCTAATTCTTCCAATTCAATGACTTGATTTTCATGGGGCTATACCTGCATCATATTCATATTCATCTTGTTCCATCACCGCTACCCAATCCAGATACTCTTGTGAAGGTTCTCCGGTAGAAACTCTATATTCTTGATAACCATTATCCCATATAGCCAATTTTATTTCAACTGGTGTATCCATTAAAATTCTAGCTACTTGATCAAGCACCCACGCTTTATGGTGTTCACCATGAATTTGGCCGTAATGTTCAATAAAATACATCACCCATTGCCGTTTGTCAAATTCCTTGAACATTCCATCATTGTTATCTATTGGAAATTCTCCAATATAACCTTTCATCCAATACAACCTTTAATGTCTTGCCAACTTAATACGTTAAATGTAAATGACAAAATATCATCATCACCCATATTATATGGTTGCGGTATCAAATAACAATTTTCAGGTTTAAACCCAACTTCGATTGCATCTTTAATATTTTTTACAGAATCCTCTATGAAAATAGAATTTTTATTCTGTTTTGATAACCATTCTTTCTTTGATGAATGTAAAGGCAATGATACAATTTCCTGAAAAACAGGACCAAAGACATTCATCAAGTTTTCTTCTCTGGATTTCATAGCTTCGAAATCAGTAGTATACGAAGATACAATCGTTATCTTATAACCAGCCTTATGTAGTTCCTTGATAGAATCGACTGCACCCGGAATAGGTGGAAGTTTTTTAAGCATGTATGATTGATTGAACAATTCAGAAAGTCTAAGAGAAAATTGTTCTGTATAATACGGCGTGGCAGGAACATAGCCCGGAATTTTAATCAATTTACTCATATCATATTCGGTAGGATCATCAGATTTCAAAAATCCAAAATTATCAATCCAATCGATGAATGTTGATCGCCAATTCAATAAACAGCCATCAACATCGCAAATGATTCTTTGTTCTTGACTGTTCATTTATTATTATCTTTTTCTATGCCCAATTTCCAAGGATGTTTTGTGACATTTTCATATTTTTCTTCATCAGAATAAATATTTTTCGGATCACCAGATGGCCCGATTCGCATATCCATATCTTCAATTAAAACTTTTACAGAATGATAAACGTGATCTTCATCCCGTCTGATTTCAAATTCTTCGTCTGTTTCGTCCTTGTTACGGATAGCCCGCCAGTTTTCCGTTTCAACTTTAATCATATCTCTGACATGATTCATGTCTCTGGACAGAATATAGGATTTCTTGATTGTCGAAACGATACCTTCATCAATGCGGCGAAGGTCCAGAACGTCACAATAAAATTCATAATCACACCCCCATATGGTCGATGCATTGAAGGCAAACGGAACAAAATGAAGATCGTCTAAGCTGATATCATAGGACTCGTCAATGTCATAATCCGAGACAGTGAACCTATGTTCTTTTCCATTAAGTTCAAAACTGTCGAAAATGTAGCATGGAACATATGTCGAAACATTGGTGTGTTCTGCATAATATTTTGGTTCCAAATTTGAATAGTAATTTGTGAACACAATTTCATGCTTTTCAACGTCCCAAATCTTGATATCGGAATATCTATCATTCCAGAAAGCATACCACTTTCCAGAAGCAGATTTGAACGGATAAAAATTGTTATATCGAGGTTGACCGAACTTTTCCTTGATTGGTTGAAAAAGTTCGTCAATCTTCTTAAAAGAATATCCCCAAGACGGGGATTCATAATCAGACATGAGAGATTTTCTTTCTAAAATTTGGTGGAGAATACCGGACTCAAACCGGTCAGGCCAAGACTTTGCAAAAGTCTTCCGGGTAACTCTGCCCATTCCCCATTTAGTGGTCCGTAGTGAAGGTTCCGCCCCTTCATTTCTGACGCCACAAGCCAGCGTGTTAACTGTTATCACTAACTACGGATGATGGTGTCCTTTGTCCTCGGACGCAGAAAACATAATAAAATCAAATAGTTGGATCGAGAGGCAGGAATCGAACCTGCGCCGAGTTAACGGATACTGGTGCCAAAGGCCAGCGGCTCTACCATCGTCGCCTACTCTCGAATACAATATTATTTATACAAAACTTCAAATAGGTTGTCAACTATTATTTCTTACACACAACTTCTGAATTTAATGTCACTGAATAGCTTTCAGCATCATTCAACACCGTTCCAACAGCCGTACAAATATCATTAATCCCTGTGTTTGGAAACTGATTTACGCTGGTGTCATGTTCGATTTCTTTCGGCGGGTTAACCTCGTCCATCCCATGCATGACAGCTTGAACCATGCCGAACACAAATAATGTAAATAGAACAATGATAGTAGCCCGTCGATTACTCATGATATAATCACCGAATTTCCCTTGTGACCCAATGTGGCTTCCTTCTGTAATTTCACAGAAGACACGCTAGATGTAGAATCTTTGTATTCACCATCAGCATAATGAACAGTGGCCGTCATTGGCATTTTCTTGAGCCATATGATTAGTTCATAAACAGTCATTCGTTTACTTTCTGTGTCCAGTTTTAAATGCTCTCTTGGTAGCATCTTTCATGTTGATAAGATGTTCCAATGTGATGTTGTTTTTCTCTGCATATGCTTCGATAGCACCAATCAAATCGGATAATTCTATCAAGGCCATAACAGGGTTGTTTTGTTCAACAGAATCCATGAATTCTTCGAATTCTTCTTGAATCTTTGACGGTTCACCAAGAATACCCTTTTGGATGATTTTCTTGTGATAGCCTTGTGACTGATTTTCCATAGCATCGTCAATCATAGAACCAAGTTGTTTCAAATCTTCTGTGTAATTTGTTGTACCAGAACTACCCGGTTCATGTGCGCCGCAGCATTCACAAATTCCTTTAATATAGCGACCTTTACGACAGAGATAACAGAGTGTCGAGTCACATGTCGTAAAAAAAGTTGCCGGATATTCGAAGCCGGGACCACCAATTTTGTTGTTATATTTTGTCATAGAATTGCTCTTGAAAATCTTGGTTCCGCCAATCCAGTCCCATTAATCCATGTTACAAGCTTATTTGATCGAATTCCATAGGAACCTAATTCAATTCCATTATATTCGATGTCATATCCAATATCGGTCTGAACTTTTTTCAAAAGTTCTGTCTTTGGAACATAACGGTCAAAAAACGACATCGCTGTATTGATAATCTGGTGTAAATTATCCTTCACATATGCGGAATTTTTATTCCAGTTAGAAGTAAAATCAAAGAAAATCAACTCGTTTTTGAGAAAATATTTTGTATGGTACATATCAAAATCATCATTACGCATACAAGGCGTAATTGTCTGATATTTACCAGATGGAAGGAATCCTTTGTTGATTAGATAAAGAAATGACTGTTCACCAGAGCCGACAAAAACTTTCTCTTTTCCATTCTTGATTACATGATGCATATGAACTTCTGGTGGAGTGGTGATATATGCAATATCTTTTGTAACCAGCCATGGTGCTTCAATAGGAGCAAACCATTCTGAATAATAATCGACGGAATCCTGTAAGAGTTTATAGTTTATCATTTACCATTTCTTTCCTCGATATTCAATATTCGAACATCGGTGTTGTTCAATATCATGAGAGATTTCACCAGATGCTAACCACTCTAAGGTGAAAATATTTTCACCTTCGTCATTGAGTCTAATACCTATAATTTTTCCTCGACGATTATTGGCCCCAAAAATTTTATCATTTTCTTGAATTAATTTTGGATGCACGTCACTCAATTTCATTTGGTTTCATCCAAAACTTGTTGGCCATATGCAGTTAACACATGACCTTGTAAAAGTCCACGTTTATTCAAGCTAACAACAACTTTTCTGGTCGCACCATTGTTACCAGTGCCAACAATGATGTGTCCATTTTTAGCTTGTTCAAGAATTCTCTTTTCGGCTTTGGTCAACTTCATTTGCTAATTTTCTGCCTTTATCAGTGAGAGCAAAGGACGGCATTCCATCACAGGATGGCCAATATGAGCCTGTTTTCCTACTCACGATTAAACCATCTTTTTCCATAAGACGGAGTCGAAATCGAAAGAACCAAAAATCATGGTCAATTACATTTGGTTCACAACGAAGACCATCGATACGTTGCATATACCCTTCTGGTACATTTGCCAAGGCCGCAAGAATGATATTTCGAAACTTTGACATATTTAAGTCCTACGTTTTCTAGATATAGGAACGGCGGGAATTACCCCGCCATCGCCATAATGTTTTTATGCGTAACTGGTTTCCTGTAGAATCTTGTGCATCTGGGTATCAACACACCAATGCATGTTCCAACCCGCCTCGCCGGTCACGTCCTTATCACCAAGAGGACGTTCGATGTAACCAAGGCGACCAATCGATTCCTTGACCTTCTCGGCTTCGAAATTGTCGCCAAACTTCTCGACCAGCTTGTCAATAGCTTCGATCATGTGTTCCTTGGAAACTTCCCGATGAGTGAACACATAATCCACAGAAAAGTGAACCATCTTGGCACCTTCCGGCAGTTCAACCGTGGAAGAAGGAACTACACCCATGGAACCTTCCGTGCCGGAAGTCGAACCATGAACCACCGTACCATCGGCCAGCATGACTGACGACTTGGAATACTTCATGTCAATCATACCATCAAAACCGGAACCTTCGAACGGCTTGACAACACGATCAACCTCGTTGGCGGTAGGACCATTCTCCCATCGAACATCAATCGAGGAACCACCAGAATAAATCGAGGAACGAACATAAAACTTGGTTCCGGGAAACTTGGCCTTGAGAGCCTTACGGATCATCTTGGCAGTCTCAACAGTTCCGACATATTCAGTCATTTATGTTTCCTTTCACAATCTATAATTTCATAATATAGAAAATTTCGAAAATGTCAAGCATTAATTTTATTCACTAATTCCCTAATCATATAAATAAGGACGATAAGGAGACAAATATATGACCGATAGATTTCAGCACCAGAAAAGTCAACTGGAATCCGCAGCGCAAGATGGTTTCGTAGTTGTTCCAAATGATACAACTGTTTTTGACCAACCAACTCGTGCAATTTACGTTGGGCAGGCTGGTGATTTAACTGTCAAAATGCTTGGTTATGATGGTGTAACTCACAACACTTTGACGTTCACCGCAGTATCAGCCGGAACGGTTATTCCGATTCGTGTTATCGCTGTAACAGCAACCGGCACTACAGCGGATTTAATTCTGGGATTATTTTAACAATATGCAACTTGGTTTTGGATTAGGTGTCACACAATCGAAGATAGGTCCGCACGGTCCATTCGTCCCGCCTATCCCGAAAACGGTCACTCGTAATGCTGTTCGCATACTCACACCGGGCAATGGACTTGGGACCAGCAGAGTGGCAGGAACGGGCGCTCTTTATACCTATTCCGGTACTTACGTCAATGAATCCGGCAAAGTTATGGATGTGGGAAGTTTAGTTTTCGCTGGCTGGTATCTTAGTTCATCAGGCACATCGGCAACACTAAATGATGTATCGGTTACAGCGAATATTGAATATCCGGTTGGTGGAACCACTACTGATATGAAAATTTCTGATAACACTACAATTGTTATTCCCAATGACGGATTGATTAAAACTGACAATATTACATTAGCCACACCAATACCGGCAGGTGCAACGTTTAAAGTAAACGTATCATCTACTGTGCCAAGCGGTCAAAATAGATTAGCAAACAATGGTCTTGCTGGTGTCCTCACAACTACCACGACAGAAGGTTTGAAACGAGAAATGTTGTTTGCCATTGGCGACAGCATTATGTCACAAGACCAACGCTATACGGTTTATTTGTCGGCTACCGGGAAATGTCCAGCGGCGCAATGTTCAATTGGCGGCACCATGGCGCAAACCTATGCTCCAAATTTCGCTGGTAAACAACTGCAATTGATGAAAATGCTCGGCACAACTCGAATTGTTTGCAATTTTGCAACTAATGATTTTGGTGCAGGTCGTTCATTGGCTGACATAAAAGCCGATCTAGCGACCATGCGTGATGCGGCCAGAGCGGAAGGAATCAAATTTACTCAATGTACCAATACACCGCAATCAAGCCGTATTGGCATTCCCGCATCTTCTCTTACGTCATCAGGAAATATAGCTACAGCAATTGTTCCTGATTCGTCAAGTTTCACTGTAGGAGAAGCAATTTCTATCGGCGGTGCTTCCCCGGCTGAATATGCTACTCACCTTGTCGTGAGTGAGATTCCGGATTCGACTACTGTCAAATTTTTGTTCAACGGTTCTGCAACCCCGACAGCTACTGGAACTATTCTACTTTATATGAGAAATTATGGTAGTAGAAAACACCAGACAGAAAAAAGCGGTGCGTATATTCGTGGTTCGTCATCATCTCGTGCGCAATTGAATGCTTGGATACGTTCTGGTGAATTTGATGGTTATCTAGAATGGGCGGATGAATTAGAAATAACTCGTGACGATGGCCTTTGGGCTGTTGGTGGTGAAAAACCAAAGCTTTTGGCAGCACAAGAAATTGTGGTCCAATCTGGCTTTACAAATTCGACAAGATTTCAATCAAATTATTCTCGTGGTTCAAATACTATTTCAGGCGGTATGATAATCTGGACATCAGGCTTGAATATTGGCCTGTCACGAGTCGGCAATGGTAACACAGGTGGAGACATAACCGTCACCGGGTCATTACCAAATCTTCCGCAAGTTGGCGATACAGCAATTGCTTATCCGGGAGCCATGACAGCCACCACGGACGGTATTCACCCGTCACTTGCCGTTGGCGGTGGTGGTCAAGTTATCTTGGTTGACGCTACTAAAGCTTGGATTGACTCGCTGCTTTAATCCTTCGGAAAAACATCAACGATAAATTGACCAGCCGTACCGGGTTTGCCGTTACATTCTGTTCGATATCCCAAGTCGTTAAGAACCAAGGCTAACTGTTCAGTTCGGTCCCTTCGACCAAGAGTCGGAATAACCCACACAGAACCATCTCGCCAGCGCCTAACAGAGTATTCGAAACCGATATCACCAATTTCTTTCCGAAGTTTTCGTGCGTCTATCATTTTTATCCATCCTTGTATTCAACTATCAGGATCGTCACCGTCCACATAAAATTTAGTCACCATTTTCACCCTTCTTAAACACGGCAACGAAGGCATTTGCCATGCCAGAGAAACCGGTATCCTTGCGACCACCAGTCGTAATCTTTGCACAAGCGGGAAACCACCGGCTTTCCTCATGGAGTCCAAGCTTCTTCTGAATCCGGCTCTTGCCGATGTAACAGGTAGGCACCCACTTGCGACCACGCTTTTCAGCCTCGTCATCGGGAAGCCGCCACATTTCCTTTTGCGGATTGTTCCACTGGTCAGGGCGATACTTGTCAGCGAAGCTGTAAACCTTAGTGGCTAGAACATTCCCATTCTCGTCACAAAGGACGGGAAACTGTGCATAACCACCATTTTTCAGGAGTGCAATTTCCTTTCGGTCCTTATCAGCCCCAATCTGGCTTGCCCACTGCGATACAAAACCATCGGTGTCACACCGTTCAAACGAATCAGCGGCAGACTGGCGCTTACGGGCAGCTTCCTTTTCCAGATATGCAATCTGTTCAAGCTGTTCAGCAGTCGGGGCGGGGGCTTCATTCAAGTAAGTCATAACAAATTCTCCGTTCGATTTATATAATATCGAATTGTAGAAGAATGTCAATCCTTATTTTCAAAAATTACCATAACCATCGATATGTTTATATCGATCACCAGAAAATCCAATATCAAAATAGAACTTATCGACAATGGTCACACCGTCAGCACGGTTCGATGGTTCATCGTCATAAGTGCCGACATATTCACCGGTAAGACGACTAAAGCGAAACCCTGCATGTTTACCAAGAGTTTTGACGACAAAATCTTCCGCAAAATAATCCTTGGATGCCTGATCCTTCAAATATACCACCAATTCTCCCATGTAAGAAGACCCAACAGAACCGATACCAATGATTCGGTTATCCTTGAGAAAATACACGTCATCCATGCGGTTATCGGGAATAGCCGGATGCTTGATATAATCAGAATCGATTTCAATATCAAGAACGAGCATACGCATATTTAATTTCCTTTCACCATTTCATCAAAATCAATCATTTCCTGCAAAGCAATTTCAGTAGATACAGGTTCCAGACCCCATGCATCGGATTGATCACCAAATGCTGAACACGAATATCCACCCCGATATAGTAATCAGAGAAGATCATCATTCCTTCCGCTTCCAAACATAATGAACCGTTCCAAATACAATTACAAATACGAGAATTTGGTAGAGCGGCATAAGAATGTGTACCATATTGCTATGTTCCTTTACTCTACCCGATCATGGATTGGAACAGCACCATAAAACGGATGACCACACATTTCCTCTACCGTCTTTGCAAAGCGACTATCAGAAGAATAGAGGAAGTTTCCGCCCATCATGAACCATGACTTTTTAACACCATCGGGAACGACCGGATGGACCACGACATTTCCCACATGAACGTCGAGGCGAACAGCAGGACAACGGTCAGTCGGTTCAAAAGGGCCGGGAACATTTATCACGACAACGTTATCATACTTGCTCGACACACCACCGTTAGTGCAGTCGGAACCGGGACGACGAAGAACAGAAGCGAACATTCCCATATTTGTAATCCCTTCTCTCAATCTCGGTTTTAATATAATCGAAAAATGTAAAGGCGTCAAGTCCAAAATTCATATAAATAAAATGCAGAAATATTAACATTTACTAATGGAATTTTTAAAATATGACAGATAAGTTTCACAAGCAAGTCAATACGTTAGATTCTATTTTGACCGATGGATTTGTGATAACGCCGTCTGACACAACAGAATTTTCGCAACCTACCAGAGTTCTTTATATCGGCAACACCGGAAACATTACGGTTGTAATGATTTCAGGGACTAGTTTAACTTTTACTAATGTTGCATCTGGTCAAATTTTACCTTTTCGTGTTTCCAAGGTAATGGCTACTGGCACAACAGCATCCAATATCATTGGCATGTTTTAATGTTTTATAAACATGTTCAGGTCGTTATTATTTAAGACTACTTTTTTATATCCAAGTGTCAATAATTCTTTGTTTTCTGGTGGTGAACAAGGGACGTGGTTAGACCCATCTGATTTATTATCGATGTTTGAAGATGCAGCCGGAACTATACCAGTTACAACAGATGGGCAGCCGGTAGGATTGATTAAAGATAAATCTGGTAGAAACAACCATGCTTCACAAAGTGTTGAGGCGTCTAGACCAATCTATAGAACAAATGGTTCGCTTCGTTGGCTATCTTGTAACGGAATTAATCAATATCTGGTTATTCAGAATATGGATTTGACCAGTACCGATAAGGTAACTGCCATTGTGGGGGCCTATAAAGCAAATGATGAAACTTCCATTGTCTATGAATTTTCACCAAATTGGAATTTTAACGCTGGCAGTTTTGCACAAACCAATGCCGCCGATCCACAATTTTGGACAGCTTCCGCACGAGGGACCACATTCAGTTCGTTAGCGCAAGTAGCGTACACAACCCAAACCGCACCGGATACGGCTGTAATCACCGCCATGCATGACATTGCCGGGAGCCGATCAAGAGTGCGTCGGAACGGAGTGTTTGGTGTTGACGGCTCTGGTGATAAGGGAACGGGAAATTTTGGCAATTACCCGTTGCACATAGGTATTCGAGCGGACAATTCTCTGCCGTTTAACGGAAATTTGTATGGTTTAATTATTCGAGGCGCATCGACGGATGAAGCACAATTGGCATCCGTCGAAACATGGATGGCCGAAAAGACAGGCGTAGCGATTACGTAAAGCGTTTTATTCTACCCTGTCATGGATTGGAATAGCACCGTAAAACTTGTGGCCTAGCATTTCTTCAAGCGTTTCTCTGAAACGGCTATCAGAAGTATACAGGAAATTTCCGCCAAACATGAACCACGGCTTATATTCGCTGTCATTTACCACCGGCTTTGCGATAACATTACCATAGCACAGTTCAAGCTGAACCGCAGGATATTTGTCATCTGGTTTGAAGGGGCCGGGAACATTGACAATGACAACCGTGCTGTACTTCGAAGAAAGACCGTCATTGGTGCAATCACCAAGAGGGTTACGAAAAACAGAAGCAAGCATTCCCATTATCAATACTCCATATATCCAGCAGCGTTTGCCATGACCTCATAATGAGTCGGAGCCATCGGATCAACTACTTCGTCGGGATGCGAATTGTAGTAATCGTATTCGTTATACTCAAGAAGACCATAGTCATAACCAGAATCGTCGTAAAAATCATAGTAATCGTAATCATAGTCATCCTCGGCGTAGTACCACATGGTGGACATGATTCAATTCCTCTCAATCACAATTATGAATATAATCAGATTTTGTAGAATGTCAAGCACCAATTTTAATAATCAAAAAAACAACCACAACTCGCTTTCACATCAAACCCGATACGGCCAATGATTTGAACACGACCGTTCATAGCTTCTGATAATGCTTGATAAATTTCGCTTTTCCTGTCGGTTTCTTCACCATATCTAGAATCATATGGATTGTATGCGATAATATTGAAATTCAAATCATCCAAACCATGATATTTTATGAAACCAATCAGTTCCTTGATATCATCTTCGGAATCGTTTTGTCCTTTGATGAAAGCTGAATGAAGAACTACTTGACCGCCATATTCTCGATAATTGTTAATTATCTGTGCAGCGGAATCTACAGCCATGGCCTTGGGTAGCCATTTCTTTCTAAATTTAGTGGATGGTGAATATAATGACCAATATAACTTCGTGTTATCATCAATCAAAGAATACAAATTTTGTACATTAATATCATTAGGAATAATAGATGAAATATTAAAATTGATATCAGTAAATCCATACGTTTGACAGATATCTACTAATGCTTTGTTAAGTTCATAATAATCATACTTGAATTCTGGATTATTCAGTGGTTCACCACGAGCCATGAAATTCAAATTTATGGTTTCTTCATCACCTGTTCGGTCATTATTCCACCAATAGTCCAACACTTTGTATAACTGAAATTCATATAAATCTCGGCTAACCGGAATATTGCCAGTTTGACCAGTTGCGGTCAAATGACAAAATCTGCATGAAAGATTACAACCATTGAAGGAAGACAGATAAACAATGACTTGCTTATCCGTCCGTCGAACATAACGACATTCTATGAATGAATTGTCTAAATTAATTATGAAATTAACTGAACGGTCAATCTCTGACTTCTGTATCAATACTTTTGGTTCTATCATCGATTATTAAAACTCTCTTAATCCCAAACCTTCCATTCTTAAATTTCATTTCACCGGGTTTGATAGGGTTGTTGTGGCCAGCCTTGCGGGCTTCCGTGACCGAACGAAATAGGCCAATATCCACGGCGATATGAGCCGTTGTCGCTTTTGGGTCCAAGGTAGACATATGTATTGTGATCGGAAACGGTATAGGAACACCGTTTCGAACGGTTTCCCAAAACTTTCCAGAAAACCTTTCAAGATTCGAATTATTTTTTCGTTTCAGATTTTCGAACCATTCGATTTCTTCTGGCGTCTTTTCTGCGATGGTTCGGTCAGCAAAGGCTTCACGCATCTGTGCCGCCTTTTGCTTTCCGATTACATCACCATGTATCTTGATGAATTCGTCAAGTTCACGCCTTTTTGATTTACGAACCTCTATTGCTCTGTCAGCCAACTTGGTAGCATCATCGAGCAATGACACAAGTTTTTGGTGTTCTTCAAGCAAATTCATTTTTATGTTCCGATAATCTTAATTGAGTACCCTTCCGTATACAGGGAACGCCTTAAGATCATCGTAATATTCATTAATCATCTGATTAAACTTTGACGCCAAAATTGCATGATGCTGTGATAGATTCAAGTCACCATCATTATGTGCGATGTTGCTCATCGTCGTGTGTTCATTTACCTTGCGTTCAAGTCTAATAATCATAGTTTCCATAATATAAAATCCTCTATCACTTCGGCAGAACTATCGCATAAATTATCCAAGTAAACATGCAAAAGAAGTAACTTGTCATGTTTTTATTTTTTGACTGATAGAATATCCTTTACCAATTCAGGATTTTCCTCTATCATTTTCAACAGCTTCTTCTGTTCTCGTGTTTGCTTTTGTGCAGCCCTTTTAGCAGCAGCTTCTTCTCGCCGCTTTCGGTCTTCGGCCTTACGCTGTTCCACCGCCTTAGCCGTGTCGGTTATCATTTTCTTGATACCTTCGATTCGAATCGAAGGTTTAACATCATCCTTGGATACAAGAACTAGTGTATCATTAGGATACCTTTCTCGATTCAGCATATAGAGATTAGATTTGATGAATTTAAATTCATCATCAGTGACAGTTTCCCAATCTGATACACCTTCACCAAGACGAATTTCATAATCGTCATAAGTATTCAAACGGGTACTATGAATGACAAAGATTTTTATTTGCATTTTATTCCGCTATTGCTAGTTCAACAACTTCAAGATGCCCATAATAACCATCGTTTTCCGGCAGAGCGGGGCTAATAGATGAAATGATTAAATTATTGACAACAGATTCAACATCTTCTCTACGCATCATTACCCAAACAGCAGATATGGTTTTGTTCAGATAATAACGGATACCGTAATCAGTATCTTCGTAACTATCACAACCAAGCAATCTACCTGAACGAGTGTCACGAATCGCATACAGGCTCACCACGGCAATACTCCAATTTCTACAACTTCAAGTTCACCAACGAACCGATTCAACGGACTAGTGAACCATGCATTGTACCATTCACCGGGGTCATTAGCTACCTTTTCGGCAATCTCTTTCTTCTGAACTACCCACACGTTGTCGATAGATTCCGTTAACGAAAATTCTACATCAGCACATTCACCACCGTATAGTGGTGCTGAATAGAAACCCATCAAATTTCCGGTTTTCTTGTGACGGAGAGCGTACATATCAGATATCCTGACCAGCATAGACCCAATTGGTGAAATCACGATAGACGATATTGCAGTCACCGAAACCACCATTCACGAAATCGGAAGCAACACAAGCGGTAACGGTCGGATTAACCAGAACATCAGCCTTGGGTGCATCGTTATGGGCAGCGACAACAGCGAGGGCGGCAACAGCGGCAACAACCAGAAGCTTCTTCATCGAATTACCCTTCCTTCTCAATTCCTACAATCTTTATATAATAGAAAAATGTAGAAGTCAATGGGCAAACCAAATTTTAATGGTGAGAAACTTCAATAGGAATCTTGTCCGCTTTAGCCTTCAAATCCGTGTACGAGATTGGCACCGGACCAATCGAATCCACACCAACATCAAATGCTCTAGCGTTCAATCCCTTGTATTGCGGCTTACCATGAACATGACCGAACGCCAGAATCGAACCGTGGTGAGCGGAATCCCATTGTCCAGCAATGATTGGATAATGACAAAGAACGACTTTCTGTGAACCAAACTTTTGGAGTTTGTATCCAGAAACCGAAGTCCATGGTAGACTCATGGTGGCCGTGTGATCATGATTACCAAGAATCAGGTGCTTTTCCTTACCATTGAATGCATGGAAAATTTCCCGCATCTGTCTATCATTCAAGGAAAATGCAAAATCTCCCAAGAAATACCAGATATCATCCTTGGTCACGACAGAGTTATGAGCCTTAATCAAGGATTCTGTCATTTCATCCAGTGATGCATATGGACGAGTAGCGGGACAGAACTTAATGATATTTTTGTGACCGTGGTGATGGTCAGACGAATAAAATGTTTCAGTCATTTTCAAACTCAAATAATTTCTTCATAGAAGTGTAATCAACAATCAAATCGAAGTTTTCATCATAGGTTGGAACTCTAAATTGGTCAAGCATATTTTTCAGGATATGTTCCGGGATCGTCTTGCCGGGACGACTCTTCAATCTTCGTTCCCATTCTTCCTTATCTGGTGTTTTGAGAACAAATGCTATCTTCGCATAGTCATTCGGGAACCGACGAAGCTTTTTGTCACGAATCTTTGCAGTCAAATTCGTTTGGTCCCAAATCACAGGAAGATTATTTTTGATAGCGTGATTAATCACTCCGTCCATATAGACGTGAGCATCATCAACGACATTTGGAACGAGAAACGCTTCATTATAGGTGATATTGTGTTTTTCTGCATATGCTTCGATATAATCGTCAGAAGATACGACAATGATATTCGGAATCTTTTCCTTGATAGCATTGATAATAGTCGTTTTTCCCGAAGCTGGAAGCCCAACCATCATCAATACATATTTTTTTGAATCTAAAAACATGATTTTTATCTACTCTCAATTTATATCGTTGTCAATACTGTTTATTAATCATTATTTCCAACTAATTTCCATTCTTGCTCAATCCAAGCGATTCCTCTATTTGCTGTTCCAACCAGTTTGTCAGTTTTAGCAGACCTTAATATTTCGACAGCTTTTCCGAACATGACATGATAATTTTCATCAGCCGCAGCGATCAATTCTATTTGAACTTGTCTAGGTGTTTTGGACCAATAAGTAAGTTTGGAGTTTGGTCGGGAAAAATATTCGTCAATGACTGCAATCAACAGAAATACAGATTTAGGCTGTTGATATTGTTTGCTTTTTGGGTCCATTTTATATGTTTCGCTTTCCCTCAAAAAATTCGATAGCTACACCGAAACGAGGAATGCCATCAGGTGTTTTCTGGAAATATCGAATGGTTACATCAGAATGATTGCCGATATATTTTTTCTTTTCTTGCAATAATTTTCTGGTGAATTCTTGTGTTCCTCGAATACCAGCCGATGCTATTCGGTCATCCGGCATTCTATAATTGACAGATTTTGCATATCCCGCCCAATTTCCTTCACCTTCAATAATATCATCGATTTCGAATTCTTCGGTAATGAATTCTTTTCGCTTAATCAAAAACTTAGAACGTTTCTTGATTTCATAGACGCCATTATATCTAATGATTTGACCTTCATAACCGTTTTCAAGCAACCAATTATACTCTCTATCCAATTCGATTTGATTTTGTACCATGACTGTTCTGACTAGTTTTAAAACATCCGAAGGGTAAATGTTATTCACCAACCAAATGTTTCTTTGGTCAAATTCAAGCTTAGTATCCACTATGTCATAGATATGATATTGAATTTTCAAAGATTGTTCGATATCTTGTTGAGTAGGCTTGGTTTTGCGAACACAAGACGAAATTTCGTTGAAATTATCTCTATAATCGTGGTTGTACAACTCGCCGTCCAGAATTAAATCTGGATACAACTGAAATAACGGTAACAAAGCAACTTCGACATGTGGAACAGAAACATATTGCTGACCTTTGCGAGTGAATAATCCATCTTTGGTTGCGATACAACGATGCCCGTCTAGCTTAGGTTGTGAATATGCCGGAAACTTGATAGGTAAAACGTCTTCATACGTTTTCGCCAGCATTGGTTCAATATATTTCTTGGTTTGAATGTCATCTATACTCGTATGATATCCACCCCGATTCAGCTTCTTTTCATACAGAGCATTTGCTTCGGCAATCGCTTGCTGTTCAGGTGTCGTCTCATTGACTTTGCCAACATTTTTGGCTTTCATCAATTTCCAACCGGATTCAACCTTCTCGCCATCAAGTAGGCCGGAAACGTTTCTGATTTTATTGCCGTCAACTTCAACCCACCAGACACGAACACCACCGTTTGTGTCCAGTTTGTATAATTCATGCATTTTTAGAATGGTAATAGTCCTTTATATAATCAAGAATTGAGGATAAAGCAATAGGATAATCAAGAAAATCTTGGTTCCAACATGCATTGCTTGGTCTATGTTATATGAAATTTTACCTTCACATTTGGAAACATCGATCAAAAAGTGAAAGACAAACTCGATTCCAGTGCATAAAAAGCTGCCGGTAATCAGGAATACAAATCCAGCATGAATACCGCAGTGAGCCGCCATTGCTTGATACCAAGGAACACCAGCAATCGGATTTGCTAGATTTTTGGCTCTAGCTAGAAAATCGCCTTGAAGTGGATAATCAGCAAGAAAATGGCCAAATGTTAGTAATATGAAAAGTGTCAAGTAGTATGTGATCATTTTTTAATTTCCGTGATGTTCATTCGTCACAAGTGTGGTTTTGATAATATTCTGGTAGCCACCAACCAACAAAACCACCATAGGTAATAAAACCGTATTTCTGATTTGTGTCATCGCTTTTACTGATACAATATCCCGACACTTTCCAGCCATCTTTGAGAAGCATCTGTAACTTCTTTTGACCAATGTCATAAATTACATTACATGCCTCACGTTCAATAAAAAGCGATTCACATAGTTCTTTCAACGCAACATCTTGGGCATCGATTTTCTTTTGCATAAGTTCGATTTTGACCGTCAACATGTCAATGATATTGGTTTCGATATTTTCACTCATAGAATTTCCTATTCACTAGTATCTTCACATTCTGTAGACCAGAAAATGTTTCCGTCTTTGTTTCGCAGTTCCATATTCTATCCTTTATTTTTTAGCAGTTGTAACACCTTCTGATCCGGGTCCAATTCCAGTTCATAAGTATACGAATACTCAATCTTATCTGAATGATCATTGACGTGAGAATGTTTTGTGATTGTTATTCTCACTAATTTGTTATGAAATTTCTTTTGGAACTTGTCTGTCCCAATATAGAATAAATTCTTTTCTAGGCTATCAAATGGTATCAAACGCCAGTAAAATGTAATATCCGTAAGAACTTCTTGGATTTCAGCAGCAAAATCTGCCGAAACCCATACATATACATTAGTCAAATTACTTTATTCCTCTATATTTAATCAACAGTTTTTCTAAATCATCCAGAACCATTTCGGTTGAAGCTTCCATCTTGATAGCATCTTGCAATGTGCCATAGTGGTGCTCTAGGCAGTTGAGTAACAACGCCTTGATTTTAGCTTCATCTGGTTTAAGTTGTAATGCAGATGACACATATAATTCTTCCAATGTCTTTTCTTTTTCAACAAAGAAATTTTCAACTTGTTCTAATGTCCACTCACCACGACGGATAGATTTCAACTGTTCACGATTCTTTTCCAAATCTAAATCATGTTCAACTAAAATTTGAATACATTCTGATATTAAACGAACTAAATGCATGGCGTATTTAGTCGAATATCCAAATTCTTCAATATCTTTTGCTCTTTTTTCGTTAGCGTAATTTACTTTATTTCGAATTTTTGAATTTTGCATGTATGCATATCCCTTTAGGGTATGATACAATTTTTTTGACAAAAATATCTTACGGTTTTCTCGAATCATTTCACCAATTTCAGTGGAATGAAGAATGCATCGTCTCGGAACAAACATGGAGTCGATAATGTTTGGAGAAGCATTCATCGCTAAATGAAAATATTTGATTATAGAATATACTGAAAAATCATATTCTTTACTGGAATCTGGATCGATACAATGATGTTCCTGCCAAACGCCGAAACGTTGTTTCTGATTCCCAAAGTCAGGTATTTCCCCCGCAAGATGCGGAAATGCTTCCATTTTGCGGGGGATGCAAACACCATACACATCAATATCAGATTGGTTAGAAGCGCATCCATATGCTTCTGAACCCATCATACAAAGAAGTACGGTATTATTTATGAGCCATGTCGGTGGTGTAATAATATTCTTTTTATGTAATTTTTCGAGTATCAATTATTTTTCTCGCTAAATATATTGGTATGCAAAATTCAATTCAAGGTACAACGAATAATGGCTATTATATATAAGGCAAAAAATAAAGTCAACCAAAAAGTGTATATTGGATTTACAAAAAAATCATTAGCCCGAAGAATATGGGAACACAACAATGACGCCCTTCGAACTGATAGAAATAACAATACAAAATTTTACAATGCTATAAGAAAATATGGTATTGATGCATTTAATTTTGAAATTTTACTTGAAAGTAATGATGCAAATTTTCTGTTAAACCATGAAGAAAATAGACTTATTAAGGAATATGATTCTATAAAACAAGGATACAATACGTGCTCTGGTGGTCAGGGAAAAATTGGGTGTATCCCATGGAACAAAAATGGGCACCATTCAATAGAAACGAGAGAAAAAATTCGACTGAAAGCAATAGGAAGAAAACAAACGAAAGAGACTATAAGAAAGAGAGTAGAAAAAACTACAGGAATGAAACGCTCAAATGACACAAAAATCAAAATGGCGGGGTTGTGGGGTGTTCAGTTTCCAAATGGAGACAAAAAAGAAATCATTAATTTATCTGATTTTTGTAAATGTAATGAATTGACATTAAGTTGTATGATTAATGTTGCCAATGGCAAAAGAAAACATCACAAAAATTTTGTTTGCTGGCGAATAAAATTATCCGTTCAATCAAGATTGTAAATTATTCAGTGGGCTTCAATCCAAGCGACCTTCTTTCCGTTCCAATTATCATCAAGCTTCCTATCCGCCCAATCGTATAGAGCATTCATGATGTAATTGAAATCGTCAAGTTCAGCATCTTCATCTGCCGCTAGACTTTCGAATTCTTCGATGATGTCTAGCTTTTCGTTATCAATGTCCTCGATGTTGAATTCCCGAATAACCTTAAGCTTCTCGGCAACAGCCTTTGCGACTTCCGCCACACTCTTGGTTCCTTCATCATATCCGGCGAATTCTTGAACCAGATTAATCGTTCTCTGCCAATTTGCCATTTTATTTTACTCCATTATCCTGCTAACATTTCCATAGCTGTTTCCATCGAAAGCTGGTGCTCGTCATAGGTCACTCGTTCACCATCATACGGATGTTCAAACGAAATTGTATATCCATTTTTGCGCTGAAACCAGAGTGCGGCATATGCATCGGCAGCGACTTGAAGCGCATTCTTTAACATCGGCTTCATATTGCCATATGCATATTCAGCATCGATATATAGCGTCTCTGCTACATTATCGGGAGACACGGCCAGAACTGAAATTTTCTTATCCACGATTCGCTCCTATTGACCGGGAACCTGCCCAGAATTCATGAAATGCAGAAACACAATGACACAAAGACCGATGACAATAAATCGGAATGTGGGTGACATGGACATGGCAATGACGAACAGCATCAACATGATACCGAACAGAAATAGTGCAGAAAACATCAATGCACCCTTCCATGATAATACTCGAATTCGTCGGCCCCCCGCTCCAATGCCTCCATATTGGTCCAGTAGGCATCTTCTTCATCGGTCACGACCGGCGCTGTATCGAAAGCCAGAAGGTAATCCTTCGCAAACGCAAGATATTCGTGATAATCAACCACTGCTGCATCGTGCGGGAAATGTGTCATAACCAAACCCCTTTCTTCTCTACATATACACATTATAGAGAAGAAAGGAATTTGTCAATACTTTTATTTTGGACAAACCGTATAATCAAACATGTCCACTTCTGTTGGTGTGAAATTTGGATACTTTATCATTGCATATGAAATGACAGAATCCATTATCATTTCAATACCAACAACCATATGGTCGGATTCATCGAAATGCCCCTGATATCCTTGTTGCCCGGTCATGTATGGTTTGAATTTTTCTTTAATCAGGTCGAACATGGGAATATCCAATGTTTCCAGATATCGAAATGGGCCTGACCAATTATTGCCAAAACCATTGTTATGGAAATCATGATAGATGCGTGAAATCGCCCGAATGGCTTCTAATTCCACATAACCGGTTTTGCCGTAGCGTGGAATCATGTCGAACAATTTATTGTACTGTTCTTGATAAATTCCATTATGGTTCCAGTAGCTAAGTTCCATGATTTCGTCCTCTCACCAGCCGAATGAATATTGTTCAGTTTATCTCAATATCCGTGGCTGCAAAGCTTGGTCATCAGGTTATGGTGTTTTCCTTCGATTGAGTGCCAGAATCGGAACGAATGGAGGAAGTGACATACCAATAATAGCGAATATGTACGTCATTATTTTTCGGTCATAATCCTTTGGTAACGTTGGGTTTGCCTGTCATAACTCTTTTTGAGTTCTTCATAGTTGAACTTATATCTTTTCAACTCTCGTTCTAAATCATTTATACGAGAAACCAAAACTTCGTTATCATCTTTTTCGGCGTTAGATGATACTCTGTATTCAGTTGCCAATTCCAAAAGATTTTTATTCTTGCGTGATAGTTCAGTCAAAATTTCGGCAAGGCGAAGCCACCATGAATATTCACCATCCTGTGATAACTCACGGCATTTATCGATATATCGTTGAATTTCAGTCAAATTTAAATTCAAGAGATTTTCTTTCTTCTGCTGTCATCAATCTTACATCGATGATACGACATTTTAAAGTAGTTCCAAAATCTTTTTCAATTGTCATACTGTCCATGTCACCAATGTAAAACTCACCAGCGTATTTAAATTCAAGAAAATCTTCCGGCCAGTTTACTCCATCTTTATCATCAAAATAAACCGTTTCATCAACTCTACGAGCGATTACGGCATATTCCGTTTTTGTCCACACCAATGGAGTTACGATGTAAAGGTCTAGACCATCATCATCGATATACAAATCGGCTAATGGACCATCATACCAATAAAGGTTTTTGATATAGCGAAGTTTCATTATAGATATTCCAATTGTCTAATCAACCGGTCAATTTCACGATTATCTGTTGACGAATTGATACGTTCAACCAAAACCTTGTTACCCGCAAGCGCTTTATCTTCTGTAAAATTCCAGATATAAACAGGATTCCAGTGAAGTAGGATATCAACATGCGGATCGAAATTTTTATTGAAGCATTCGATACCAGCGTTGATAACATCTTCTCGTTCGAAAAATCGAATTGTATTCTCACCAATAGGCCAATCAAATTTATCCCAATCACGAGGATCAAGAAGTTTATTCATCATGTCATGATGCTTTTTCTCGATTTTATATGTCAGTTCGTATTTTTTGGAATAATCCGCAGAACGAACAGAACCATAAAAATGTATGGCACCTATTGAGATACCACAATATGAAGTGATTTTAAGAATGGCATATGTCATGTTAAATGTCCGACATAGGATACACGATATTCATCAAAATCTTCGATTGTTGCCAAGCGAACATCATCGATACCATAGCTGAAATACACGATACCATTTTTCGGATCGTGACCACCTTTCAGAACAGAGCCAGCCAAAACGTCGAGAACATTGGGCTGTTCTTTGTGGATAACACCCAATGTATTTTCATTCAGGACAACATAGGTTCTGTCAAGAGAATAATTATCATACTGTGCCATTTTATCCGTTCCCACTCATGAAATGTAGAAGAATGTCAGCCCTTGTGTAAGACCTTCTTATATTCATAAGCATGATTTTCACGATGCCATGCTAGAACCGCTTCAAATTCCTTGACAGTTTCGGTAAGACCTTCTGCCGTAAATTCATCGATAAGAACCTGACAGGTGTCTCCCCAATGCTTAAGCCAAGCCAGCCATTCTGGAACATCGACTAGGTTCTTAAGAACCGTCTTATCCCGGTCACGAATAGCCGTATTCATACCTTCAACGTCAAACGTCTTTTCAGCACGTTCCGTCACCATCGTAATGTAACTAATTCGAGCGCTCATTAATATTCATCCTCGTCAATAGCCTCGTCGGCTTCGTAGTTGGGATTCGTCAAAACATCGTAACGATATTTCTTCATCTTTTCAGAATGACAAGAGGAACATGTCCGACAAAGCGGAATATTCCTCGCATCATATTGCCAATGAGAACCTTTTCCAGAACCACAAGGACAAGGTGTAACACGAAAAGACATATCGTTTTCCTTCATTTCTATGCATATAATACAGAAATGTAGAAAAGAGTCAAGTTTTAATTTCGGTCATGCTGGCGGCGATTGCTGCCCGCATTTTCTTTCTTGCACTATCAAGTTCAGCAATAGTGTATGTCTTATCTGGTCCATAAAATGCATCAAGTGCTGCATCAACGTTAAGTTCGGTGATGAAAGCATTTGGTAAGCCATGCAACATATGTTCAACCATAGCCTTTGCTTCGGTATAATCAAACAGATTAGTTCCTACAGGCTTATAAACATGTTCATAAGGCGTAGCTTTATTGGAATATTGCTGAAAACTAATGCCGCCATCTGGACTAAACGTATTAGGGATTTTCCATTGCAAAAATCGTTGAACCATATATTCGATTTGTTCGTTAGTTGCGCCGTTCATGTGAATTTCCTTATGGATTAAATGTGATTTCGCCAGTTACGGTATCCCGTCGCCTGCCGCTCGCAGGATGACGATGCCAATTAACCGGATCGCCGTTTCCGTCCCATGCCTCCATCGCTTCGATAGCCATGGCTTCGGTCGCAAAGCAATATCGATCTTCATAACCCCATTCGCTGATATCGATATGCATGGTCCAATGATACAAAAGGCGATGAACACCACAGATGCGACCATCGGACAATGTTCGCATCGCAGTGTAATATTTTGTGATTTCGGGTGACAATTCCATCTGTTTACTATTTATCCATATATAGGGAAATTACAGCTTTACCAGCATCAGAGATTTCCATTGGCTTCATTGATGGTGGTCCGGGGCGAATCGATATTTGTTTATCAATGCTTTAAGTTCAGGTGACACCATTAAATTCCTTCACCACATTCATTAGTTGGCATCCGCATCCTTACGAGATATTCGAGGCACCATTCAGGTGTTTTTTCGTTTGTAAATACACCAGAAGGGCCGAATGAAAGCATAAGCGGCTCTTTCCCCATTGATTCACGAATCAGTTCAGACAATTCTTTTTCGGAAATGTGAATTTTCTTTTTCATATGTAATTTTCCCATGATGAATTTGAGCGCCATATTTCGCACTAGACAAAGCCAAATATAAACCATCAAAAGGATTGGATGAACCAAATGTTGTTAGTTTATACGGCTGCACTGTTCCAACGTGACGAGTTATCATATATTCAATATCTGGTGACAGAGACGCTTTATAACGGTCCCCGTCCTTTACCCATTCTAGTCGCTTGGTGAGTTTATTCATCGCTACTCCACTTCATCAAAGCCGAAAGTGGCAACTCGATAAACCTTGCCGTTGATTTCGAAATCATCACCAATCATGGACGAGCGATGGCCCCAAACCTTACCGGTTCCATCGACAAAGCGAGGTTCGACAACCTCGACATTCGGGTTATAATCAGGATTGTCAACCATCATGCTCGGATTGAAATTGAAATAATCCGACATGGTTTCTCCACCGGACCACGAACCATCGATATTCTGCGTCCAACGATAAGCATATTCAAGTGCTGCTTCTGGCGAAAGGTCATCCTTGACGTTCACAGTCGCAACGTGGCAACGGACCTTCTCATTCCAGTTAGGATAATAAACCTTGACCTTCATTTTAGCACCCTCTCATAAACGAATACGGTTCAATTCCAAATAGTTTCTCAACTCGTGCCATCTGTTCAGACATAACGGCCCGATACTGTTCCTTGACAGGTTCCGGCCAATCTTCATCGGCAAGCCGCTGAAATGCAAGGCCCATTGCAGAAACAAGTTCCTCTTGGCAATATTCCTTGATTTCGGTCTTACTCACATATTTCTGGCGCATTTCCCGTCTCCGGTCTTCCATCATCATTCATATATATTTCTATAATATAGAAACGAAAATGTCAAGAAATTTTTTTCAATGGTTTAACAATCTTACGGGCTTTTACAGAAAGATTTCTGGATGCTTTGTACACTGTGTTTTTTTCGAAGAAAAATTCACCGATTTCTGGTTGTCTGAAATCTACAACTTCGAATGTCCATCTTCCCGGCAGAAAGGGAAACCATACGGCCTTTTCTTTTTCCATTACTCTACCACGCATTCAACATCGTCAAAAGCGCACCAGCACCAGTAACCGCCAGCACCAGCCCAATGAATATGACCAGCACGAATCTTTACCGGCGAATGAGACAGGTCAACGTATCCATTATCAACGTTATGAACAGTGACGGTCTGCCGACGAGTCGAAACTCGTTCCTTATGGCCGGGGCGATAGCTGTAAACCGTGGCACCCTTGCGAACCACAACCTTCTGGCCTCGCTTGATTTCCAAGGAATGGAACATGCCGATATTGGCCAGTTCGGAAATTCCATGGTCCATCATATATTCAGCACAGGCATAAGCCTCGTGATATTCCCTGTAAAAAGAGATTTTACGACGCCCATCGGAAGTTTCGTCGCCATGAAATTCTCGATACTGCTTTTCAGCGGCTTCACCAATCTCAATCAGACGAGCAACAGTGAACATTTCTAATTCCTCTTTCTTCCTACATTTTTAAATTATAGAAATTTGAAAGAATGTCAAGTGGCAATCGAAGAAAAAAGTTCTGCAACATGATTAGCATTGTCTAAGGAATAGGGAGAACGAATATCAGCCGTCAATCGGCCAACAACGATAAGTCCAACACCAGCAACTTTTTCATTGATCGATTTGACCAATGAAGACCCAGAACGTTTTAATCTGACTTCAACATTGATTTCGCCCTTGAATTCTGGTATGGGTAAGTTCAACGGATTTTTACCAAGATAAAACAAACCTTTACCTTCAATTTGCATATAATAACAACCGGAACATTTTGAATTGTAGTGGTTGACGATAAGCTGTTCGGTAAATGGAATTTTTTTCGCTATTGGAATGAGTAAGCCATTTTTCTTGGCTTCGACCCACGACTGTTTTGTTACCCGAAATGGGATTTCGGTAATTTCTTTTTGAAATGAATGAGAGTTTCGTAAAAATTCCAGAAGATCGCCAATGAAATTTTTAATGGGTAACAAAGCATTTTCTGTTACCATATCAACGAATGATTTGTCTAAGTGAGATTTTGCAGGATAAAAGGTTCCCATCTTTTCATCATACTTGAATGATGTTTCTCCAAATTGGGAACCTTTCCCTTTGACTTCGATATTTGTCTGTCCGAAATTTGTATTCAATTTTAAGTCAACTTCATGAGAATTAAAATTTCCCAATCCGTCATCTTTTTCTAAAAGATTTGGTAAAACTGAATTTATTGTCGTTTTCACAAAATTTTCATAAAGTATTCCGTTATTTGTAATTTCCATGTGACTCCTTCAAAGAGGGAGTCACCCATTTTTTACATTAGTTCGTTCATTAGTTCATATGAAGTTTTTTGAATTCTTCATATTGCTTGTTCTGAAAGGTGTGTTTTCGTACCCTTCTAAGCAATGTTTCTCTTAAATCATTCCCTGCAAAAAGAGAGAAAATGATTGGTACATCAGTATTTGTAAATTTTTGCGAAATCTCTGTGGCGAACTTTTTCTTATCACCAGAAGATAGTTTGTAAGCGGTATCGAATAATTCTCTGTATTTGTATTCCTGATTCTGGATTGTTTCCCAGAACCATTTTTCAACTTCGTTAACTTTTTCCAAATCTTCCTTGAATAACAATCCCTTCAAGTCATCAATCTTTTCATCAATGATGGCTTGAATTATGTTTCGTTCGGACTCAGCATTCTCTTTCGAGCGATGAAATAGACAATATTCCTCGGATTTGATTTTGACCATATGACCGGAATCAAAACGAACGACATATCCTTCAATGCTAAGTTCTTTCCGAACAGATTCAATAAAACGGGTGAAACCCTCTTTTTCAATTAAATTTCTGTTAAATGATTTTACAACTGGTATATTAAATCTGTTTCCAATTTCTTGGAAATCGAGATATTCACCAGTTAAATTACACCTTACAGCAGTAAGTAATAATGTGTCAACAGAATAATCTAATACTATTCTGTTTTTATTAGAACACCATTCGAAAATTGGAGTATATCCATTATCATAGCAGAAGAATGACAGTTTGTTATACTGTTCATTGGCGTCAGCAAAGTTATGTGCATTGATTGCAACATCGGTGATGCCCATTTTTGTCCCATAGAACAATTCGTCGCCCAATATGACAGGGCGAACCATGGAACCATCTTCCTTAGCCAAAATCTGGTAAGGTTGCGAAAAATCTAAACTATATGCTTGTGTTTCTTCTTTTTCATTGACATTGAAGAATTTATGAAAGCTTCTGGACATGATGTCACCTTTAGGGGTGAACATCAGTCCTCGGCACTCACGTCTTAATGCTCGATACAATGATTCTTGTTCCAAAATGCCCGGTTCATTGGGATTTTCGAATGTATCTGGTTTAGAAACCACGTATTGAATGACGATGTAATCTTTTTTATCTGCTACAATGAATTCTTCTTTATCTTTGATAGCAGGAAGAACATCATCAATAGATTTGATGATGGGAAACTTATAAAAATTCATTAATTGTATTCGACTAGAGAACCAGTTTCTGCAATGATAATAAGACGCATCAAGTCAAGGAATGTTGGAGCGTACAGAGAATTGGTTCTATCGTCATCGGATGGTTCTTTAAGATTCAGCGCCCAATGCATAGACCAAAGTTCGTTTGTATCAATCGCTTCTCTGTACTTTTCTTCTGATTCCCATTCCTTATCGTTGTAAATGAAATCTGTCTCAAACATTTCTTTGACAGAATAATTATTGGCTTTATGCCAATTGTGCATAATGGATAGATCGGTATGATTAGGTAAAATTACTGACAATCTTTGATTTCCTATAAGTGTAAATAAGTATCATACACCTATATATCAAAGATTGTCAAGTTTTTTAGTTATAGTTCTATCAACTTTCCATTAATGCAGCATTTTTATAGAAATAGAATTCTGCATTATTAACATAATGGAATACGTTAGAAAAATTCTGTGCATCCACATTATTTACATAATCAGCATTTGGCTGCATTGCGGATTGAGGAACATTTTTCTTCAACCATTCCGTGATTACGTCATAATCGACGGCAACGGACGTAGGATACCAGAACAAAATCTTATGCCCTTTGATTATTGCGGTCATGAGAGAAATATAAATGGGTTTATCGCCAATCTCCCCCACATGACGGATATAACCAGAACGTGTTTCAATCCATTCATATTTTTCATGATAATCACGCCAGAGACAATTCTGTTCAAAAGTATTCGCCTCTACCGTTCCGATAATTCCATCCAGATATTCCTTGATATGTGCATCAGTCATTCTTATGTCCTCCCTTTGCGAGAGCGGCCAGTGTGCAGCGCATCTCGGCACAGTCGTCAAACATACCTGCATTCACCGCATCTGGTGGGAGATTGGTGTTTTCCTTAACGATTTTCCGTGCCGCCTCTACCGTCCGCTCTGGGGCGGTGACGGGACGACCCTGCACCACGCTTTCACGAACGTGAAGGCGGATATACTCTTGATACTTCGCAATGATTTTACGGGCGAGGTCTGGCGTAAAGTCATTGTCGTCATCTGGCAAATCGGGTAGCCCAAACATAGCAAAATCCTTTTTAATCAGCAACTTGCAGCACTCATAGTACATCCACCTTTTTATATTCATACGAACCGTTTTTCATGTCACGCCAGAAACCGATACAGCCCTGTACAACATGACCGAATGCTTCCTTATCGAGAATATCATAATCAAGTTGAGTGAAAAACTCTTTATTCAATTCATCGTATTTATTTGTCAGATTTTCATAGATGAAGTTTTGGTCATTTCGAAAATCTTTGTCAATTTTTACCATACGGTCATGAAATCCAAGTTCCTTATACTTCTTTTTAATCCAAGTATGAAGTTTGGAATCCTTTGCTTGTTCATTGCAAAGTTCGATGATTCGTTTTGCACGTTCTTCATCATCAGAATTAACTACACAAATGATAGACGTGTAACCGTGATCATCATAATCACCGTCATCTTCAAAATAAACCACAAACATATCATTCTCCATCAGGAACTAGATTATCATTTTCATCATAATGATAAGAATTATCAAAAACGAAATGGTCGCACGAGGATGTGTATATAACGTAGGAATATCCAGATACATATTCCATAGCATCATTCCAATCCTTTACTGGATTTCCAGTATCGAATTTGACGACTTCATTGTCACAAGAAATCGTAACGGCTCGATAGGAGTTATCGACTCCTTCATCATAATCAATAGAAACAAATCGAAGCTTCATTTCATTTCTTTCTTGAGTTCATCAAAAACCGATTGAAATTTTCTTCCCGTCTTAATGGCACAATGCTCTTTTATCTTTTCGGACAATTCCAAAGCATGTTCAATTTCAAGTTCGATTTCTTGCCATTGATGATTACCAAGATATATTGCGATAGTTATGCGTTCACCACCGCAATCAAGATAATTATACCGATGCACATTGATTTGTGTCGGTTCACCGTGCCTGTCGGTCGAATAAACAGCATGAGACATTTACTTGTCTTTCTCGTTCTCGGCATCGTCCTTCTCAAAAGGACCGTCCAGATACCGGAAATCGGTAACGTCATCATCATTGATGGTTCGCTGATCACGGATTAGCTGCTTGAGAATCTTATCTCGCTTCTTTTTAGCCTCTTTCCGAGTCATTTCTCCAAACTCCAAACACGCACTTCATTCGCAAATTCTATATATAACAAAAATATAGACATGTCAAGAGCATTTACATATTTGCAGTTTGTTGTCTTGGTGAATATGGAATTGTAACAAACTCGTCCGTTGGGAACATCTTCTTAAGATTTTTGATTTTTTCATCTGCCTCTTGTGGAGTGAAACCGATTCTTTTACCAGCAGTTTTAAATGCAAAACCAATCTTTCCGCCATGTCGTCTATGAATAGTAACCAAGCCTGAATCTTTCTTTCCAGTCTCTGGTTTGCCCGGTCGCTTATGACCAAATGACTGATTACCAGATTTATTCATGCTGGAATTACCCATGGACCGATTTCTATCAACAAATTGTCCATTACGGTCGTTTTGACCATTATTATCCATATCGTTATCGATAGGTTGTTGTGTCGGAACACCAGCTTTCATTAGGCCATCCTTGGCCCCGTCGATATAATGTTGACCAGCTTCCATTTGCTTGTGAAGTTCTGAATCTTTAGGGATATTGTCCTTAATCCAAGAAAAAAGCTTACCACGAATATCCTTAGCCTTGGCAATCGGTCGTCCCTGTCTTTTGACAGTCATGTATGTGAAACCAGCAATGTTGAAATCAGCTTTTTTACCGTCTTTTAGCTTTTTTGTGTGTTTTTCAGCGACATTCGGTGATTCGGAATATCTAATGGTTTGATTGTGATTATTCAGAACCACATTAATGTCACCATCAACACCATCGGGAACGTTTCCATTTAGAATGGAATGCATGGTTTCAGCCGCCCCTTCATGGGTTTTCAAAAGAATGTCACTTGGTACAACTCTTTTTCTGTCTTGGTTTGCTTTCACGGCTAAATGATAATCGGTCAAAATCCATGTGATATGAATATTTTCTTTTTTGTATCCGGCAGCTAATAGCGCAGGCATGACTTCTTCAATGTCTCCCGTATCCTTTAAGGTTACGTCAAACATGATGTTTGGAAGCCTGTCTTTTGCATGATTGTTCAAAAGCAAATCTAGCGTCTTGTCTTTAATTTTGAATTTTTTAACAAATTCATGCAACTTAAACACGTCATCTGGATTTTTTAAATTCAGATTGCGAATTTCTGGATATTTGTTTTTGAGGGTTGATAATTTCTGGAAACTCAATTTCCATTCGTCAACGTCACGAATCTTGAATTTGTGAGAATCCATGAAATTTTCTCTAGCATAGCCTTTCCCGGATGCGGCCCCACCAGCTAGAAAAATAACAGTCCCATATCGTGCATCATTAGAATATAATATCTGTTTCTCGGTCAAATACTGTTTAAAGTTTTTCATTTGTAGTCCGTGTTTCTCTATATAGTTCTATTTATCCTTTTTATGGTTTGTTTTCTCTTTCTTCGAAAACAGAAAAGGCTCTATCGATGTTTTGGTAGAGCCTTTTAAAATATATTTACATTTTCTGTAGACAAACTTTATCAGAACCTGATTTCTTGATTCCGATGTGAATTGCAGCTTGTTCAGATAGGTCGATTATTCTGTTTCCATAGAATGGACCACGGTCATTGATTGTTACCGTAACAGATTTTCCATTCCGTTGATTTGTGACCTTTACTCTGGAACCGAATTTAAATCTTCGGTGTGCCGCCGTGAGTTTGTTTTTGTTGAATCTGGCACCAGATGCTGTTCGTTTTCCATGAAATTTAGAACCATACCAAGAGGCATGACCACAGTGTTTAGTTGCGGCCATAGAGGATTGTACTGGCAACATTGCTATTGCCAGCGCTAATGCTATTCTTTTCATTAATCATTACACTACAAGTTTGGTTGAAATAAAACCATCATCTTTGACAACAGTCTGTATGAATTCCGGCTTAACCGAAGTGTTGCTTGTATCATACTTGACCGCAGTAAGACAACCACCAAAGACACATGCGGTGTCAATATTAATAGTATTTTTTGTGATTCCGATATTCTTTGATGGAGTATGACCATGCGTCACATGATAACCATATGCGTAATCACCATCATATCCATTCATCTTTCTTTCCCACATTAAAGAAAATGGATTTGCATCCTCTACCTTGAGATAGGGAAAAATTCCAGCATGAACAAACAGATAGTGGTCGTACTGATAGAAGTACCTCAAAGAATTATAGAAACGAACATGCTCTTTTGGTAAAACGAAATCATCGATATATGGTTCAAAACCGTATGATTCAACGGTTTGTACTCCACCATTATACAACCAATTGGTCTTATCATTCAGAAGCATATCTTCATGATTACCCATGAGAGGGATATGTTCTATATGTTCGTTGTCATTCTCCATTCGAGAAATAATAAGATCGACTACACCTTTGGAATCAGGCCCACGGTCGATGTAGTCGCCCACAAAGATAATTTTGGTGTCCTGTCCATGTGATTCGATATCTTTGTCAATAGCATCAAGCAAAGCCACCAATTCAGCTTTGCACCCATGCACGTCACCTATCGCATATAAAATCATTCTGCTATTCCTTGCCCACAATCAAACACAAAAATATTCTTGTCATTGTAACAATTTTTTACAACATTGGGCCGGTCATCAAAAGCCATGAAAATCGGACCATATTTTTCTTCAATTTCATCGACCAACTCTCTCTTGACTTCCCAATCTGGTCTGAAATCATTCTTCTTTCTCATATACATTTCTGTATAATGCAAACCATTTTTTGCCAACCACGCTTCGGATTGTGGGCGTTCATTTTCTGAACGAGCGGTGACAATGAGATTGATTACATCTGGATTTGCGGAAAGAAGTTTGTATAGCAACAATGTTTGCGGAATCGGATCGTCATTGACTGATTCCTGCATAAATTTTTTCCAGTTTTTTGGCTTTTCCTTGATTAAGGGAAGCCGCCATGAACTGTCACTTAATGTTCCATCCAAATCATGGCAACAAATGAGTTTCTTCATTGACAATTGTTTCCGTAAATTTGATTATTAAAATATTCCACGATTTCAGGAGAAGCGGTTATCAGAACGAACTCGATATCAGTTAAACCCAATTCATCATCAGTCGATAGTTCTTCTTTGAGTAGTTCTTTTTCTATCTCTATTTGGTTATCGTCCAAAACAACGTCATAGCCAACGAAATGCAAAATTTCAGTCAAAGCAATGTCATAGCCCACGAAATGCAAAATTTCAGCGGTGTTATTTGGATTAACAGCAATTATTCCGGTTAAAAATTTATTCATGTTTTCTAGTGTTTTAAATGGTGCGACCGTTCGGACTCGAACCGAAATAGCACCTGTTATGAGCAGGGGTCATTAACCAATTATGATACAGTCGCTTTATTTTAAAATGTAAGTGCAATACTCATGTGTGTCAAGAGATAATAAATCCAGTATCCTACTGTTCCCATGCCAATAAAAGCAAATATCGACCCAAAAAACATAAGAGGATACAGAACATTTTCTAAATCTGTTTTAAACATTTACACTCTTTCAAATTCATCTGGTTTCAAATCGATATATCGAATCGATTGAGTATAATCCTTGACGACAGCGAAGCCGGTTGGCAAGACAATGCTTGCCAACAACACACGTAACCTATTTAGCACCATATTCATACTCTCTGTTTCACTTTTGCTTCTTTTTTGGAACCGGGCCTTTTCCCTCAATCCATAGTTCCAAATCTTCAACGGTAAACCAACCGAAGTTATTGGTATCCTGTTCGTAAGGATTAAGCCAGTAAACTACCGGATACTTGGTGTCAATATCCGAAAATTTCGAAGACCAACGGGGAGAACACGCAAAATACTTCTTACCCGCCGCATTCAGCTTATCATGAATTCCGGTCTTTTCCGACTCTGCCTTGAGCCGAATATTATCATCGATATCTTCATCGAATTCCTTGATTTTGAATTCGGGAAGCTTATCGAGGTATACGAAATTCAGACCGGACTTTCCAGTCATTTTTGCGCTGATAAGAGGAACGACACGCTTTTTCATGATGTTGGTGTAAAGTTCCTCGACAACGGCCTTGTACGGTTCCTCGAAGGCCGCAAGAAGAAACCTGTTTTCATCCCAATAGGAAACAAAACCGTTTCGTGCGAAATAGTTATATTTTGGGCTAAGATTATACTGCTTAATCAAGGACGCTTCGTCATACCCATAGATACTCGTCATGGTTACGGCGGTGAGGGACTTCTTTTTGATAAATCGAATACTGTCTGTATTGCTGATTACTCGATCAGCGAAATAAGCGTCTTCACTGGCATTTACACCAAGTGAAGATTTCAACCTCTTGATGCCCCATTCGTGTTCCGATACATGGTCAAATCCCATCGAAAACCCGACTTCCGTAGGACCAACATCAGACAAACCCAACCGCATATCAATCATCCTCTATTCAACTAATGTGTTTGTATTTCATAGATAATATATTGTCAAGACCTTTTATATAAAAAAGAGTAGTGGTTATCCACTACTCTTTCTTCATACGCTCTTGATGCGTCCATCGTTATCCCAATCTCATTGCAAGCGGTCGCCCCATGTATTGAGTGTGCCGAAGATTGAGCGTATTATCTTTCAAAACCGTTTTCTAATTCATACAATCTATCTAATTAACCTAAATGTTCTTAGCTAACCGAAACCGTTTACAAACATTTTAATCATCCTACCGTTTTCTAATTCATACAATCTATCTAATTAAAAACTAAATGTTCTTAGCTAAAGGAAATCATTCACGAACATTTATCTAATTCCTACTTTTCAAACATAATCTATCAATCTAACACACTAGAAAGAGGAACGGGTTACATGACTTTATCTCCTGTCTGTTTCACTCAATCTCAACTCAACCCTACATTTATTAATATAATCGGATTCTATAGAATGTCAACACCTATTTTTCAATAATATATAATTTTTTCGATGATATCCCACAATTCGGCTTCGTCCATTTTCTTGGAGAATGGGCATACATCGGGAGCAACTACAGGCTTGATAATTCTGGCGTAATCTTTGATAATTTCGCCTCTTGTCAGATAAGTTATCGTTGGTTCATGGTATTTAATTCTATGGAATGCATCAGCAGACAAAGCATATTCAGAACCTTCGGTCAGACTAAAGCTGCACACCATAGAAATATCAACCTCTTTTAGAAAATGCGGAGGCTTGCCTGCATCTTCCATAGAACACGACACTTCAAATAATCCCAAATCAGTAAATAACATGGAATCATAAACGAAAATTTCATTAGTCAACGAACCTTTTAGAATTCGACTTCTAAAAGTATATCGGTGGTCGTGAATTTCTTCATCATCCAGAATCGGCATCAACTCTGGATGATAGAAATGAATTCGTTCGTATTTATTCAGCTTCAATTGAATGAAACCAAGGCCAAAATAGTGTGGAGTACCAAGAGTTTTTAGATACTCCACATTATTCTTATACAGCTTGTATTCTTGTAGTTCTATTTCCATCGTTATCATTATCCCTTTTTCTATGCTTATCGACAATCAGGTTATTGGTTGAGAATGCTGGCAAAAATTGTGCCCAATTAGGGTCATCAATCACCAATGGATATTTTGCCCGAATTTCAATCATTTGAAAGAAAGACGGTTCGAAAATTTTCTTTTTCGGTTGCCACTTACCTACAGGCATGGATGCACCTTTCATCCGGTTACATTCCGGGCAGGATGCCACCAGATTGGTCCATTCGGTCTTACCGCCTTTTGACAATGGCACAACGTGGTCATCCGTCATGGTGTTGCGTTGATGCTTTTGCTTTGTCAAAGGCATGTCACACCAAAAACATCTTGTGTTATCTCTGTAATACAAGGCTTCTTTCGTCAATCTGACTTTGTTGATGAATTTTTTGGCATGTTTGGTCACAACCACAGATGGCCAGTACAGGTCACGCCGAGAGGGCGTTAAAATTGGTCTATCATACCAATAAACGACATCAACTTTCCCTGATAGATATCCACAAATAGCGTCCCTTGCCAACACTGTTGACAATGGAAAAACTGAATGCGGCATAAATGATTGGTCCAGAACCAATGTCCTTAAATTGATTTCCATGGTTGCATCTTCATTTTTGATAAATAAGACAGAGTATATAACATTTTCCTAGAAAGTTCAATAATAAAAATGTCATTTAAGCATTTCATTACCGAAGCCTCTTTTAATTCCAAAGATGTTCCAGAAGTAATCAAAAAGGTTTCAAATATCGTATCAGATAAGCTTGGCAAGAAGTTGTATCCATACAATCAAACCGGTTATCAGGAATTGATGTCTGGTGGAAAAACATATCAATGTTATTTATTCTTCATGGACGACTGTAAAGCAGTAAGATTTAACACAATTAATGGAACTTTTGATTCTATTGAAATCTGGAATAAGTATAAAACGAATGGTATCGATGAACCGAAATCAGATTTCACTATCCGCCTAGATGGAATGAATATTCTAAAGGTTATTGATTCGCTTGTCAACGTGATTAAGAAGCCACGAGAAGGAACATATCGCATCAACGTAAACGAAGATTCTGACCAAAATAAGCAGATGATTTTTGAATCAAATGCTGCCGAAGAAGCCGCTAGACTTGGATTGCAAAATCTTGGTTATGGTCGATATGGTCGTGAGATTGACGGCGAGATGGTTCAAACACATAGAGTTGATAAGTTGCGTGATCGATTGGTCGATTTTCAACCTACAGCACCAGAATCCAGAAAGAAGCAAGTCAAAGACCCTCATGACTGGCACATGATGGCAATTAAAACATTTGGTGATACCAAAAATCTTTCAAGATTATCGTGGTCCGATGTTGAAATCATTGCTGCCAAAAATGGCGTCACTATTCCCGGTTGGGTTAGAGCATCCGGTGTAGGCAAGGGGAAGAACAAGACATTTTCTTCTGTTCCATCAGCGCATCTTACGCAACCCGCCGAAACCATGCAGCAGGCCGGTGAACATAAAGGCGTTCAATATTTTGCGAAAATATCGCCTCGTGATCCTATCACCAATAAATTTACTTCTGTCAAAGATGATGAATACGCTCAACGCTTGACGAAAATGATGGATGCAGCCCTGAATGCCCCGTCACACGATGTGATTGAAAAAGAAATGGTCGATCCAGATACACTTTTTGGTAGAATGTCTGACCTAATTAAACTTATCGTCAAAGGCGTTTCTCCATCGTTGTTCATTTATGGTGGTCCCGGTATTGGTAAAACATTCATTGTTAACAAAACATTGAAAGAAGCTGGTTTGAAAAAGAATCAGGATTACTACATCGTTAAGGGTAAAATCACACCAACAGCCCTTTATCAAACTCTTTATACCCATAGAAATGGTAATACTATGTTGGTGTTTGACGATGCCGACTCCGCATTTAGAACAGAAGATTCAGCAAATATTTTGAAAGCCGCTCTTGATTCGTATGAAGAAAGAGAAATTTCATATTCATCCGCCAGAACCATTAACGTAGATAAGTGGTCTGATGAAAAACGTGAAGCATATGAAGCTAAACTAGATAAGCATTTGTTGTCTATCGGTGATGACGATGACGATGACGATCTTGAAGACGATGACGATTTTGGTGCCGATGACAATGCGGCCTTTCCCGGCAATGGTCGTGGTATGAATAAAGGTGAAAAAAAGAAAAAGAAAAAAGAAGAAAAGATAACCAAACTTCCTTCAAAATTCAAATTCGATGGAAAAATCATCTTCATTTCAAACTTGGCTAGGGACCAAGTTGACGACGCTGTTCTTTCTCGTTCATATAAGATTGATATGGAAATGACGGCTGAACAACGCTTCAAGCGCATGGAAAGCATTCTGCCGTATGTTGTACCAGAAGTTGAAGATACAGAGTTGAAAAAGCGTGTCATGGAAGCAATCAAAGTTAACCACAAGCTTGGTAAACTTGACCTTCCATCCATGAGAATGTTTGAATCTGGTATTAAAGTTGCAGCTTCTGGTTTACCTAACTGGAAGGAACTATTAGATTATATCTAATACAAAAATAACCCCGGAATTTCCGGGGTTATTTGATTCTGGTAGGGGAAGTCAGACTCGAACTGACAATTGATATGCATATGCTTAACCGGAACATATCGGCGGCTCTACACCGCTGTGTCTACCAATTTCACCATTCCCCTAAGTTGGTATGGGCGACCGGACTCGAACCGGTACGGATAAATCCGAGAGATTTTAAGTCTCTTGCGGCTACCAATTACGCCACGCCCACATATTTCTATTTATATGATTTCATGACCGTCCATGAATGGTTTAACACACTCAATAGGGACCATGAACCATACTTTTGGCCTTGTATCTCGACAATCTTTGGCCATTTCGAATTCTTCCACACAGTAGCAAATCAAAGCAGCTTCAAACGCAACATTGTCTACAAGACAAACCGCTATCTTGTTATTGTATTTGTAACTAGGCGGTGCCATGCCAACCGGCTTGACCAAATCGCCATGGTCATTCAGGAATTCACTCTTAGTTACATTCGCTGGATTTATATAGAAGCCCATTACACGAACCTTTTCAAATCTTCAATATCGTCCATCCCATTAAGACGTTGTTCTTGCAATTGCATCAAGATATCCATAAGCCATCCGTGCATTTTTGCAAGTTCGGTAATCATGGAATCATGCTGAATTCGAGCCATTTGGAACGTTTCAGGCTTCAACTGATAGTCACGGCCATGCGGTCTAGCCTTTGCCATCATGTCGATAAGTTCTTTAGTTTTCTGGTACAATTCGTGATAGCGAATATAAAGTTCGTCACCATCTGTACCATTGATATTAATCGTAGGAGCGATATTTTCACTCATGACAAATACCTCTTTTATTCAATCCCCGCTCCGCAAGCCTAAACCCAGAACGAATTTCAAGCAAGCGATTCGTGGACAACTCCGAATAGGTTTTCCACAACTTCATCCATTTCCACGGCGGAACATCGTCGGAAAAATCCATCAATTGCTGAATGAGACGGCTTCGATCTATTTTCATGCTGCTAGTGCCTGCCCATAAACCGAATACCAACCCCGAAGCCATTCGAAGTAGAAACGGGTATTGACACGATACGGACAATTCGTCTGAAATCCATCAAGGGCGGCAGACCGGCCTTCACGAAAGAAAATTGATTCCATAATCAAACCCTCGTTTCGATTATTATGTATCACAGATTCTATCGAACGTCAAGTAGCGTTAGGTTAGAATCTATATCCTCGATTGTTACCATTCCAAGACGAATTGCGAATGTTTTGGCAGGAACCTTTTCTTTGCAACGATATACCGCCAATTCTTTCGAACCATCTTCTTTTGTAACAATTTTGGTCCAATGATTAAACATTTCGAAATATTCAATCGCTCGATAAACAGACATTCGAATTTTCTTCGATTCATATGTGGAGTATTTTGCCATGGCCTTACCAGTTATCAGAAAATTTAAATTTCTGCTATTTCATTAAGATGCTTCTGGTTTTCTTCCGAAAACATGTGCCAGAATGAAGCTACCGAATTGATACCGATAACATCATGTGGTCCATTGTCTTCCTTGTCAACCTTGTCATAATGCTCGACACAATTCCATAGCTGTTCGTAGAGATTTCCGAAGTCGAACACACCATTCCAACATTCGGCAACCGTATCTGGCGTGATATATTTAAAGCGCTCGTGCGGTTTGATTTCAGTCATCATAGTCAACCATTCACCGATTCCAGAAGTTCAACGATGGTATCAATTTCCTGCTGGCAATAGCCACCAGCCGAATTCTTGTCGTATGCATCCTTACCATGAATCATGTGCTTGACCATGTTCTTCTGCAAATCAACCGCCAATGCGGGAACTTTCTTGAAAATCTGTTCGTAAACAAAACTTTTCGGAAGCCGCCGCACGAAAGCAGTAAAATTAACCAGCGTGGTCGTTACAAATCCACCATTCATCAAATTTGCGGCCATAATCGCAGGCGCAATCGAAATGAACTGAACGAACGGAAGCTTCTCGATTCGCATGGCGAGAGCAAGAACATCGTCAAACTTGGTGCTGTCGTACATATTCATTCCCTCTTTCACAAGTTCATTTATATAATACAAAAATGTAGGTGAATGTCAACGGCTTTTAATGAACGCCATTGTTAAAATTGCGGCCATACAATTCATAATAATATTCAAGGAAAGTTCCGTATTTTCCGGTATCGTGGTTCAGAAACAGCTTGGCCTTTTCGATGGTATCGACTTCATGGTATTTGAGTTCACCCATGTTGTGAATCTTGTTATCGATAGTCATCATCAGGTCAGCGGTTTTACGGTCACAGTCAACCGTCATCAGTGCTTTGACGTTGTTATACACACCCTTGACGGTGAACGAAGAAGCATAAATCATATCAAAATTCCTCACAATTTTAGTTATCTCTTAATCTTCGATTTCAGCCTGCCATGTCTTACCACCATCCATGCGGCTAAAAATAGATTCTCTTTCGGCTTCTGCCTTTGCAAACTTGATTGCTTCGGCTTTAGTTCTGGCCTCGACATAGGTTTCCCAAGAATGGTGATATACACTCGGATACTTCAATTTCGCAACCACTCGATATTTGTGATATGCTTTCATATCATAGTTTTCCTAATTAATTCTGGTGAACCAAACGACCTTCATACCATCGAGGAAATATAACAACGTCGAGCATACCTTGCGTTTCGTAGTGACAGTATCCTTTATATTGATACCCAAAAAAATCACTTTTAGTTATATGCTTGCTTCCAACCGTTTCCATAATCCCGTCAATGATAACTGTATCACCTATCCGAAGTTGCGAAATATGAACTTTTTTAGTAGTAAAACGAACCGGTAAATTCATAAACTCAACTCCATCAGTAATCTATAATTTATATTATTGAAATTTGTAGAAATGTCAACACCAAAATAAAAAAGAAGGGGATTTCTCCCCTTCCTGTTATGCAGCTTCGGCCATTTCCAAAGCAAGGTTCAGCGCTCGAACTTTCAGGTCACGAGTCGTACCATACCATGCGTTGTTGAGCCGGTTTTCTTGGGAACGGCCAAGCTGGTGGTCAGACATATAGGTGATGGTATTGAAAAGCTGCCAATACGTCCCTTCACCAAGTTCAGCGCCGGGTTGCGTTTCCATGAATTCCAACGCCTTGATTGCGTTCCTAGAACCTTTCTCTTTCTTTTCTTCGTCCTTGGAATTGGAAGGAAATAGCTTCTGGAAGTATTCCTTGACCAAATCCTTCTTGTATTTCTTTGTAATCAGGAATTCAGCCCGCTCACGGTATTCAGTCAGATTTTCCTTGGCGGCGAACAGAGTTTCTTTGACCACTTCCGGGTCAAATTTCTGGTCATGGTTCATCTTGACAATTTTCGCTGATGCCTTGGAAAGGGCGAGGGTTAGTGTATTATTGCACACCACTCGCACGTCCGTCTGGTCAACGATGATTGCTCGACCAAATTCATGAGGATTAGAAAACAGAAGGTAATCCTCAATCACGTCTTCCTTGTTACCAAAGCGAAGCCGGAATTTTTCCTTCGTCTTCGCCAGTGCCCAAGTACGGCGTCCTTTGCAAATCGAACCGGCAGTGTTCATTTCCAATTCGCCAGCCCGAACGAATTCATCGAAAAATTCGAACGCCTTTTCATTCTGCAAAGGTTCCCAATTATCAGGAACAAAAGTCAGAATCGAATTGTCTGTGTCACGAACAAGCGCCGTCATGGTCGTCTGCCGCAGGTCATCTCCGTTCTTCATATACAGTGGCTGTTTAGAGACGGTCCAGTCCAATCCAGCAGCTACCAGCATTTCATGTGGTGTCAGGTCATTGGAAACCTTCGTACCCAAACCGTGCCAGCACGGTTCACCTGAATACGCCATGGATGCTTTTCCGCCAACCATTTCAAGATTATGAGACATTATGTTCACCTTTCACGTTCACGTTCACGTTGCAATTTGAAATTTCAATAATGCAAATATCGTTTATTATTATCCGTATGTCAAGCGAAATTTGATAATGAAATAAAAAAATTTGAAAAATAAAAAAAGCCGGGTAAAACCCCGGCCATCAGAAGCATGTTTTTGCTATGCCGACACATAAACCTTTTCGTTAGGATGCTCTACACAAGCCGCCATGATTCGGGCCATGAACAGAATACCACCAGCGGCAGACCCCCAACCGTTAGGCGCATTATACCTTTCATAATGACAACCTCGATGAATCGAATCGAACGCTGAACTTAGAATAGCAACCGCTTCCTTACCGGTTCGGTTATGCAGGCACTGAATACCAGTATTTCCATGTTCATCATGAATATGTTCATGAAACATATTGGCTAGATTGCTCGTATAGTTTGCGTCGAAACTACCAACAGAAACGTCATAACTCATTTCGAATTCTCCATAATTTCCATATTCAAAACCTTCATCGCATGAATAATATCATAAGCCTTGGCGATGCGGATTTCCCGAAGTCCCTTTCTTAGACGATAAAATGATTTTTCAGTTGCTTCGTATTCAGCCATCCATATTGCTGCCGCCAGTTTCGTAGCAGCATTTCTACAATTTTCAGGAACTTCTTCTGCACGAGTTACCATGTTAACCCTTTCGCTTCTGTGCCTTCAAAATTCGCTTGGCGGCAGCAAGTCGGGCATTATCTTCGGGAGTGTTCAAAGCACCGCCAAAAAGCGACAGCGCCTTGACCATATTTCGAAGACTTGCACCCTGATTATTGCCGACCAATGCATAATCGGCAGCAAGTGCCGGATTGTTCTTGCGAAGGTCATCAAGCCAAGTACCCATTCCGAATCTCCTATTCACTTCGATTTATATATTATCGAAATCTAGGAGAATGTCAACTGATAATTTTTAAACCCCCAAGATTCATAAATATGAGTAAATTAGGGAAATAACATGAAAACGTCTTTTAAAAAATATCTTCTGGAGTCTGTAGAAGTAGATGAAGAAAAGATTGAAAAGTATTATCAAAAACTTCTGCCGAAATTACAACAAATAGAACGAACGTTTGAACAAGTTTTACGTTCGTCTTTACCCAAACGGATACAGAAAGTTGATAAGTTTGGTAAAGCGTATTCAGCACAACCAATAATTATTACAAATATCAAACCGGCAGCTTCTGTAATTTCTAAAGTGAAACGTGGTAAAAAGATTGAACAAATTGGTGATATGGTTCGTGGTGCAGTTTTGTTGCCAGATTCAAAATCAGTGGACGAATTTGCCAAAATGTTTGTTCGAAAAAATCAAGGAATAATCGACAAGTTAGATATAAAAAAATTTGGAGAGGATAAAACATATGGATATTACGGGTCACAACACATCGATTTGGTGATTAGCGGGTTGCGAGTGGAACTTCAAGTTATGACACAAAAGTTGTGGAAGATGAAACACTACGCACACCAAATTTATACTAAAACCAGAGATTCAGGTGTAACTACTGACAGCGACCGAATTCAATCCAAAAATATCTTCAAAATTGGAAATAAGCCTAAGTTTGTAAAAGAATGCGAAGTGCCAGATGATATCGATGCGCTCTATGAATTCATGTTAATCGATGACCGTTGGAAGTTATATCTGGATTAACTCTTTTTGACGAAATAGAATACACCAGCCCACTCATAAAACATATAATCCGTAAGCTTAAGAGCAAACTTACTTGCGAGTTTATGATAAATTCTTCTCTTTTTCTTTGTATTAGCAGAGAAATATAGTATGTATGGGTGATTAGTCGCTAGATACTCCATAATGATGTTCTCGACAATTCGGAACACCTTTCTGGCATTCGTAAAATACCTTCTATCTCGCATACCAAACTCAACGAAGTCATCATTCCACTCTGGCACAAATTCGTTTATGTCGGTTCCACCACCGATTAGATTAAAAGTGACTCGACCGGAAACACTAATATCCAGTCTGTAGTAAAGCCCACCTATATCAAATTTTCTAACAAACACAATTGCACACATTTCCTTTCATTTATATAATATCAAATTATAGGAGAATGTCAATAGGAATTAGAACATAGTAAGAAGAAAAATATCAGTGAGAACAAACATAAAAAGTGGAATAACCAGCGCTGATTTTCTCACACCTTTAATATTTCTGTTGACCAACGCAATAAAAATAACGAGGGTGCCAAAAAGAAAATATGTCAATGTAAAATAGTAAAAAAACTCGTTCATTTTCAATATCCTAATCTTTCAATGCGACCTTGAATGCCACGCTTCTTGCAAGTTTTTGATGCGAATCTTGTTGTTCAAAAATCCAGAGCGAACAGAGTACATAGTTGGTTGATTTGCGTTCATCTAAAACGTCCGTCCGTCGATGATTTCTTTAATGGCTTTGGTTGGTTGAATACCAAAATGCGTATCGAATTTTCCACGAGCCTTGTAGATTTGTTCAATGGTAGTTTTCGAATTTCTATCTTTAGTATCCTCATATAAAGCGTCAATAGCTTTATCAAGAATCTCGTTAAAATCTTTGGTTAGCTGTTCATATTCGTCCTCGGTCTGAACAGCATCGACCAATTGCCAATATCTCGTTTCCGCCGCTTCAATTTCAGGAAGCAGTTTTCGGGTATGATTGTATCTCGGCGTCTTTTCGATAATGTTCGTCATGACCCTGTACTCCTATGTACACTCATAGATAATATAGCATAACCTATTGGAATGTCAAGACTATTTAATTTGCTTACGTTTGGATGCAAAAACGGGGCCTGCCATATTGACAAACCCCGTTCGATGAATTTCAAAATTATAAATTAGACCATCCCTAGCGCCGCTTTATACAAATCCAAAATGGATTCTTCTTCCTGCCGTTCGGCAGCATCCTTCTTACGCATGGAGACAATCTGTCGGATGGCCTTGGTATCAAAACCAGTGCCCTTCGCCTCGGCATAGACTTCCTTGATGTCCGTGGAAATCGAATCCTTTTCTTCCGTCAACCGTTCAATTCGTTCGATGAATGCTCTTAGCTGGCCAGCCGCAACCGTCTGTGACGTTTCTGTAATTTCTTCGCTCAATTTTTAACTTTCTCTAGCTACTCGATGAATGTCGGAGCGAGAAATTCCAATGTCTGAAAGTTCTTTGTTCGACAATCTCGATAATTCTCTGACTGTATTGATGTATGTTCTTCTGTGATTGATGTAGTTTCTAATTCTGTTAAACACGGTTGTCTTTCCTTATGCAAATAGGTGTATCACCTATATTTATTGTGCATTGCACAAAGAATCAACCGCTATTTTTGCATTCCTCCTATGCTTAATCTATGAATTCTAATGGATTGTAACCGATTGCTTCAATAAAAATAATTTTACATCCTCGGATACATTGATTGCATTGATACTGGCGCACCATAACTTCCTGAACATGTTTCACAATGAAAAAGATGTTCTTCTACAGAGTAACACGAATCTGGAATGGAAATAGAAGACGTTTTTTCTGTAACCCTCATGAATCGACCACAGCTAGAACACTTGATAGAATTCGAACAAATAATTACTTTGCGCATGATTGATACTCCATTTGAGGTATAGAATATCAATATCATTAACTAAAGTCAATGAATTTTGTTTTTATTTGCTGATAGATTCCACATAAATGAATCGAATTTATGATATTCTACTAGTGTCCTTTTGACAGATGTATAGTAATAATAAGAACATTGTCCATTAGACCATTGTATTCTTATTTTTGAATAATCATGAAATTTTGGTTTTTTCGGTTTCTTTAATGGTTTTCTAAAAATTTTTCTAAAGAAATTCGATACTTTGAATGTTTGTATACGTCTTATATTACATTCTTTGGAATGGCACCACGGTATAATAACACCGTAGTCTCTAACATGTTCGGCATTGATTTCGAGGGAACTAAATTCTCTATCCTCCATTGTATTTTCGAATCGATACATATTAACCATTTGTAAACATCCTCAATTCATTTCTCTTGGCCATCAGTAGTTTTCCAAGATGATTGTGACCGACACCATCACAAACGCCCCAAAATTTATCTCCCCATGTGTTCCCCTCTACCAATTCTTCATCGCCCGTCGCTAGTAATTTGTCGGCTAATTCTCGATCTTCAAATTTGAAATTCAGCCACATGCACATGACCGGAATTTTTATTTTATCCCAATCTTTTCGCATATCGCAAAACTGGCCAAGTATCTTAGCTTTACCCGGCGTTGGTGCGTTTCTGATTTCTTCCCGTTGGGCTTTGTTTCTGGTCTTACATGCCTGATATCCATGTTCAACGGTAGGATATAATTTACCACCAAACACGATTGGTGATTCGTAAAAATTTGATAAGAAGCGATATTCGCCGTGGAAATTGTCAATCATTTTTTAATTCGTTGATTTCTTTGGCGTTTCCGAAAAACCAATGGGTAGCGGTTTGAACATGGTTTTCCCTGACATATTTCCCGACATTATTACGAAAATCTCTCCACAAGAAATCCCCCGCTCGTCGGATGACAAAGCCTTCCACGTTGGCGGATTTTCCGTTAACTTCTCGGATGATTCTTTCAAGTTCTTTTTCGTCATATTTTCCTCGATACAGAATAGGAACGTGAGTGATTCCTAATAGATTGAACCATTCTACAGTTTCATCCCATGGCAGACATCTCAAACCATGCCAAATAGAGAACCCCATGAGATATGACGGTAGATTATCATATTTGATTGAGTGTTTGGCATATAAATTTTCCGCACAAATCCGCCAATCATCCGGCAAGTCATAGGCAAAATTTTGTGCGAAATTTTTTGTCCAATCTCTGGACCAGTGATTGCGACCATCCACGGAACGAGCATGGATATATCCGTCCGAATAAATTGTGGTATTTTCACCATCCATTTTTTCGGTAATGACAACATCTTGACCGTGGAAAAAGTCCATGGATTTCATCATGCGGTCATCATCATTCATGCCGGGAGACATAACGACATGATAAGTCCGTGGGTACTTCATTCTGGTAGTGTATAAATCAAGAACACCACCTTGTTTCAAAATCTTTTGGACAGATTCGTCATCAAACAATTCGCCACGAACACGCTGCCCATTTTCTAAAACAATATCTCCCCATTTTGTGTAGGAAACATCGGAATAAAAATGTTCTGGCAAAGCAGGTTTCAATATGCCTGCATATTCTCTGATTTGCTCGACAGATATTAATGTTTGTTCACATTCAATATGATGCTTTTCACAAACGGAAGCGCCGTTTTCGAGATAGTAGCCGCCATCAGAGAACAATCGCCTTTCCAATATATGGTGAGCGTCAACAGCATCTTCACCACAGACAACGCATTTATGGTTGTCTCTGGCAAACACACCTTCTCTAAAATCGTCTCTGGACAGTAGTTTCATAAAAAGAATCCTTTAGCATAATCAATACACTAAAGGATTAAGTTTGTCAATGTTAAATCAATGAATAACCGATTAACGCTACGAGTACGATTATCCAGAACAAACCAATGAAAAATGAAAATTCACCGTTTGAATATCTAAACCATATCTTAAACCAGTCTGGCATTTGTCGCTCTAATCACTGAATGTATAGAGTTGGGTAGGCAAGGAAGGCGGTCCATGCCGCCGTCCCATTCTTCTTCAAGTGACGGAGCCGCCCCTTGATTTCCGAAAGCTTGAACTTCGGCTTGATATCAGCCTCGATGTTAGCCATATAGGTCCAAACAACATCCGTGTACCGACCCTTAGCATCCTTGGCATCACTCATGGCGATACCGACCTTCTGGACACGAGTCTTGCTCCACTCGGAATATCCACCGTAAACTCGTTCAGGACCAACCCAGAACAGAACACCGGTAGTGCCGACCGGAACCTTGCGGCCCTTGACAACCGTAACAGTATCACCCTTTACAGGCTTACGGAGTGCAGCAAGATATCCGGCAAAAACATCACGGCGAAGCTTCTTATAAGCCCAAGCATCAGCCTTGGCCTTATTCTCGGCAGTAACATCAAGAGAGGCAGTACCACCACCAGCGAACCGAGTCGTTGCATACTCATACTTAGTGATTTTCTGGTTCTCGTCATCCCATGCAATTACATAGAAATCCGAGTCGTGATAGCCGTTATACTCACGCATGGCGATAACACCGTCCTGAAACAGAACCTTCTCACCACCGTCACGATTAGGCATATAAACAGGCATGACAATCTCCATTTCCAACCTCGATTATTTACATAATCAAAATTTATAAGATTGTCAAGTTATTAAATTATCAAAATTCTTACATATCATCGGTAAAGAATTTTGCAGGATTGTATAATTGATGAAGCCGCTTTAGAGATTCTTTTGCTGTTTTGTGAACGATAAATGTGCCACCAGAATTAACCCATAGGTCCATATATTTTGTTCTGTCATCAATTAGAATGTCGCCGGGAGAACAGTAAAAGTGTTTCTCTTTCGATTTACAAACAATCGTCGGAATGTTCGGAAAATGTTCTCTACCCCAACGAAATTTTTGTAAATATCCCCATTCGGCTGGCGAACCGGTTAGAATAGCAACGTCAAAATTATTATCGATAGCCCATTCTGAAACACCAGATACCAATTCAAAAGCATCCGGCATAGGTTTGAGTCGTTCAAAGAAAAACGGGTCAATAGAATGTGTATGATTCCACATTTCTTCTTTGGTCATTCTTCGCCTAATTGTTTCAGCGTCAAATTCCCAAAATTCAAACCATCGCTGATTAAAATCTGCGAGTACCCCATCCATATCGATGTAAACTGTGTTGTCAGTCATAGGTTGTCTTTTATTTTGTGATGAACATATAATCAATTTTTTCGTTAAGAAAATTTAATACATTTTGTGCATTTTGTTTGGTGCTGTTTCGAAGAACCATACAAATAGATAAATCACTATCTGAACAAATTATATAATAACTCGTATGTTTTTGGTTATTGTTGGTTGAATTGCGTTCGATTTCTTTAATTTCAAATTGCATTTCGAACCTTTGAAATTTGGTGCCAGATTGTGGTTTCGATCCACATCCTATAGTTCTTCAAACTATCGCTTCTACCAAGTTAGCTTATCTGGCATTGGTGCTGGTGGAGAGACTCGAACTCCCGATGTTTGTATGACGCCTTACAAGAGCGTTGCAGTCGCCGCTGTGCCACACCAGCATTCTTACTATATTTATAACAAAAACAATGGTTTGTCAATAGATAAATGGGAGAAGTGTTTAATTTCTCCCATTTATCTTGGTTAGCAAAGGTTAACGGCGACCCTTGCCCTTATCGCCCTTATGCCCATTATTGGAATTATCCTTATCAACCTGTCCCGGAGGGCCGGAATGATGGTGATTTTTATCACCATAGCCGTTACCGGGCTTATCCCTATCGGGCGTGTTCGCATGACCATGACCATGACCATGATTACCAGCGTGACCATGATTACCATGGTTTCCGTGATTGCCGTGGTTTCCATGATTACCATGATGGTCGTGATGACCGTGGCTGTGATGCCCATGATGGCCATGGTGGCCATGATGTCCGTGTCCATGTCCCGGATTTGTAGGCCCGTTTCCGTCATCACCGCCGCCAGAACCATCGTCACCACCGGACGGGTCTGTTGGGCTAGTCGGACTGGCTACTGCATTACGAACGGCTGGATGGTCCCCAGAGCGAACGCAACGCATATCATGATACGGCTTGGCAAGACACTCGTAGCTGACATTCGGACCAGCGAACGCATATCCGGTAACGAACAGAGTTGCGACACAACTCATTACAAACACAAAAAACTTGTTCATACTCACTTCTCCATCATTTTCGTGTTTCAAAATGAAACACTAGTACATGACTCGTACCATTACGAGTCATTAGTTCACATATATACGAGAAATCTATAAATTACAAGTGTTCTCTTATAATATGGTAAATATTATTTACCACAAATCATAGTTGGTTAAGTCGAATTTTTCACCGGATGAATGTTCGACAACATAGATAACCCCAATTGAAGTAGGAGTCATCTGATAAGTAAACTCACCACCGATAGCGCCCAATTCCTCAATCGGAACTTCGACTTTCTTTTTCCAAGTTTGGAATTTTTTCAGAGTGGCTTTATCCACTTGAATCGTCAGACCGCAGAAGTCCATATCAACTTGATTGGCAATTTTCTTTTTTAATTTTTCCTTGCGGTCAGGGGAAAACAACTCAACTAACTTGTTTAATTTTTTTGTCATAATTATCACCAATTCAATATTTTTGGAGCGGGCAACCGATACCGCCTCGGTCTTTCCAGTTTGGAAAACTGGCGCACATCTATCTATACCATACCCGCTTATTTAATCAATAATCCCAAATGACCAAATCGGCTTTGCCTCTAATAACCAGCCATAATGCTCTTAGCGTTCTTCGAACAGAGAATATTCTTTCTGGTCTGGCAAACCCAACCTTACCATCCTTTGTTTTATACATAGTCATATTAGACGGATATGTCAAATGATTAATATGGTAAATATTGGGGCTAGTAGGCATTTTACTGCGCATTTTACTGCTTTCCTACAAATTCTTTGGCTTCGGCCTCGGTATCACACACTTTGATAACCTGCCACTTGAATTCAGGGTCATCGTCATCGAAATGTACCAACGTCATATTCCATACGTTGAATTTACCATCAAGACGACTGCCAATTTCAAACGGCAGACTATCGGTGAACCAATTAGAAGTTTCGATCTTGTTCATGTTTTATTTATGCCTTCTATTAAGAAAGTTACTGGAATTCCGTTAAATTTTTGCCCTTGCGGTTCAAATAATCTTCGGAAACGAATTTGAGAATCACTCTGCCTAGTTCATCGTTTCGCTGTTCCCTAATTGGAGTAACAACTACACCCTCACGGATATTTTCACCATTTCCAACTACAGTTTCACCATCAACATATTTTGATACTTCCTCTTGCGTATCTACAATGTCAAGAATAGGGACATGTTGAATATCAAGTTGTTTGAAGAACTCGTATTTAAGATCGGCATCCATGTAACCGGTAATGTCCATGAAATCAAATGCTCTAAAGGTTGGTGTTTTTTGTGAATAGTGCAAATCTTGAACACCAACACCAAATATTTCACCAAACAAGAAGTATGGACTAATTGACACGCCGATTTGTTTGATACTGTCAATAATACCAGTTTCTTTTAGAGTTTTAACATATAAATTCTTTGCATTGTTTTCATTATCTTTGAAAACTAGCCCAGATGCACCGAAACCCTTGGAAAATACAACAATCGAATTGCCCTTTCCATCAGAAATCAAATCAGGATGTTCAAGATTTGGAATGAATCCAATTCCACAGAAAGTTCCATGCAACTTTTCAGTAATGTAGAACGGACCAATATCGTTTGTCAAAACATTTGGATATTTTTTGACGTTTTCGATGTCGTATTTTGGAATAGACACGTAAGAGCCGATGTATAAAATTTCACCGTCCATATATGCTGGAATTACTGGTTCATACTTGGTAATACCCAAGAACTCTGAAACGTCATCCCCGACTTGTAGGCAATGTGAAGAATCGCCTACAGAATTATAAAGGATGTTCCCGCCCATTTTCTTGATTACGGGTAGTAGAATACCTTCTGATAGGACGTTCCGAAGACGAATTGGTCTTACTCGATTACCATCGGGTCCACCAAGCATCCCCTTGTTATTTTTTTCATCCCAGAAGCCATCTTTCAAAATGTAATCTGGAACGATAGAATCAGCCTGTACATAGACAACCCAATCGCCGGGATTATATCTATGTGAACCATCTTCAAGCTTGCCAGAAACAATTTGATAACTGAAACCTTTAAGTTTGATAATCGATAACCTATCAGCATTCGGATGGTCGATTACATTCTCGACCACCATTACTTTTGATTCAAAATTTGCCATAGTTTCTTTCGTTTTCTATTAATTTTTTTATTAAGCGTTTCAGAACCGAGAAATTCTTTTTTAGCAATCAAGCCATGTGCTTGACCTATCCAGTCAACTACATCTTCACGGCTTTTCGGATTACATTGTATAATAGGGTCAACACACAAATTTGTGTGTTTCAAAGCATCACGAACTTCTTTGGGAAAATTATCGTAATAAAGATTAAGATAGCGTATCTTGTTCATGTAGTCAATTACATTTTTATTCGTCTTGAAAGAAATCTACAATATTTTTAAGAACATTCTTGTTCATGAGAATTTCGAAATGATTAGACTCAACTGGAATATAGTTGGCATCTTCGATACTCATTTGACTGGCTATAGAGACGACGCCATCGTTCCTTGAAAATAACCATGGATTATTACCGGAACATGTTACGTAAAGTTGATGCTGGACCGATATCGATTGTGTGTGTTTAATCAGTTTCTTTAATTCATGACCAATTGTTTTTGGTGGCCAAAACGAGCCTATACCACCAATTGGTGCGGCCAAAGTTGCGATTTTGTTGACATTCAATCCAGTATTAGACAGAGCGATTGCAAGAACACCACCTAGAGAATGTCCGACAATGTTTACAGGTTCTTGACTTTTGTTTAAAATTTCATTTCGAATCGTATCCAAAACCTTTAACAAACGTTCCGATGAATCATATTTTACAACGATTTCATTCTTCCATTTGTGAATTTCTCGAAAATAATTAAAAGTAGATGGGGCAGAGAATGCCCCATGTATGAATACCGTTGGATGCATACTAGTATTTAGGTGTCGGTATCATATCCTCGATGATAGTTTTGACTTGTTCGGTTCTTTCTTCAAAATCAGAAGATGAAATAATTTCAAACGGTTTCTGCCATGCCTCCAATTGAGCCATGATTGAATGATAAAAATTCCAGCGCTTGGATTCGTTATCGGAAATTCGAAAACCGTCTTGCACCCATGGAACAGTAGGAGCCAACAAAATATATTTGTCAATTTGTTGGTTTTCGGCAAACTTATATAATTCAGAGTTGTCATCATTTGGAAGCCAGATATCAGCATACAGTGCGGTAATGAGTGCTTCCGTATCGGTAACGACAATTGGACACAACTCGTTCGAACGGGCCGAATCAATCATCATTTTTTGAGTTTTTTGAATTATACGGAAATCCGTATAATCCAATTCATTTTTGCGATTGACGGCAAGAAAGCGCCCATATTCAGGAACCGGCCATGCAGTCAGGTCGCTTCCAAGTTCTTTGACAAGAGTCGATTTACCGGTTGATTCTGGACCAACAACAGCTACGACTTTCGACAAATCATGTCGAACATAAGACGGAAGCATGCTGAAGTTCACTTCAAAATTGTTTCTGATATCAGTAGCAGAGATTGGAACAGTTTCCCTGTCAGGGTCTACCGGCACCCAAACACAATTCAATTCCTTGGCGATTCGTTCACCATACAAATCAGAAGTGAATACATGTGATGGATGAATTGAAATGAAATTGAGAATGCGTTTTGTATCATCTAACCATCTAATCCAGTATGATTCATCAGTAATCGTACCGAATGCATCCTTCTGAACGCTCTTATCGAATTCTTCTTGTTCGACAATAACAACATCACCACGACGATTATAATCGAAATTTGACACACATTTCCGAATCCAGCGCTTTCGAGCATCAAATGAATATGGGTCATTGTCATCAACACCAACAAGGACAATGAGATAATCACAATTTACCATTGCTGTGTTGATAAGGAACTCATGTCCCTTGGTGAACGGAAGAAATTTACCTAGAGTAAGACCAATCATAGTTTCTCTCGTTCTATCATATTCTTTATAGCTTTCAGAAGAAAATCATCCACTGTAATGTTCTCTTTCAGTGCCGTTTCTTCTATAATGTTCATTGTACCTTCGTCAATATCAAAATTCATTACGACATCGGTATCAAATTTACGATTAGTTAGGATCGCTTTCACCTTATCCAAGATATCAGTTTCATCATCCGTAATTGCCGCATCGGATACAATATTTTTATTTTTATTGTATTCATATCTCGCTTCCTTGATACCGGGTTGCAACCATCTATATTGGTGCTGGCGGCTTAATTTATCAGAAACAAAAACTTCATAGATTTCTAAAGTTTTTGGGTCAAAATAAGCCCACGCAAAACCAGCTTTAGTTTCAGCATCGATAACTCTGGTATCCTTCGGATAGCAATCCAGTTCTGCTAGATTGCCTTCCACAACCATGTAATCAACAGCCTTCATAAAATCGATGAATTTCATACTCTAATTTCCTTTAAGATATGTTATGTGACCTGTAGAGTTTCCATGAATAGAACCACTGGTATAGCCCATAGAATGCATTACCAAGAAATAGCATATACTGGAACGCCAGAAGATACAATTCAGAAGTTGAAAATACATAGATTGAAATTACGTTAACAGCAATCCACACAAGCCAGCATTCAAGTTTCTTGAAATTCATGAACCATTGGGCAATGACTGAAAACACCAGAATCGCACCATCAAACCCGGCAAGATTTCCACCATAATATTCTGTTACTGTCTTTGCCCCATACCAAATAATAGGAACAAAAATGATTGCAGAAATTATTTGTGAAAAAGACAGATTTGATACATGAAGGTTATCACGTTCACTCGGTCCATTACCACGCCACCAAACAAACCATCCAAGAATTTGAGCGGCGACGAAAAACACGGATTGTAGAAAAAAACTTGCCAGCAAGTTTTGTTGTAGACACAGTAGACCGATTAGCATTGATGCCGCAATACCGATTGGCCATTGCACAATACTTTGACGTGTAGCGAGATATACACAGGAAAAATTAAGAAGAACACAAGTGGCTTCGAATGATAAACTCGTATAATTTACATCATCACCAAACCAATTGAGATAATATCCAAGAAAATAGGAAATGCTAGTAAGACCAAGCCCTACTAGCATCCCTTCGATGAAATCACGATAATAAGAAGGTGTAAACATTCTAAATCCTATTCAGAATCAATAAGTTCTTTCCAACGTTCAGTAGAACACGTTATTTCTGTTGTCAATCTGTTTTTCACTATATGTGGTTTCATTCATTCTCTTCTTTTTCGTAATATGCAAATGAAGCGTTTAGTTCGTTCCAAGTTTGTTCATCGACCAGTTCAATCATTGCCAAGAACGTATGGTATTCATGAGAAGAAAACCATTGTCCATCTTTATGGTGCTTCCATTTATTATCTTTTGCCCATGCCACAGCACAGTCAGAAGGTTCGAAGCCCATTTCGTAATATTCTTGACATATAGAACAAAAATTAATCCAAACTTCTTTATCATTTTTGCAAAGAACGTGAATCATGTTCCAAAGAACAACAGACCACTTAGTATCGACATTTTTACGCATATCGGTATGAAATGCCATACCAAAAGATACGTTTTTGCGATATTCCTTGTTGATGTTTTTGATCGCTTTAATAAAATCATTGCGGTATGATGTCATTAAATTATATTCAACAGCACCAAGACGTTGATACCGCAGCGCTTTGACGTGATTGCCAGTATCTAACGCTTCTATCATTTTTTCATGATAGTGTGCATGGTTGGCCATGGATACAGAATAATACTTATATGCTTCATATGCGCTCATAATATATCCTTTCGTATATAAATCGTTAATATATACGAACGTACATCATTATGGATAAAGTTTCAAGAGGCTGGTCACTGAATTTACATCAAATGTATCTTTGTCACCAAACACATAAGCGCCCGTCAATAGAGGAACCAAATGTACGACAGAGCCATCAGATACAGGATAAGATGGGTCAAAAATAGAACCAAATATGATGGGTCGATTGTCTTCCCAATTCCACGCCAATTCATCGTTGTATCCTACCGTGCATTGATTGTGAATAGCTTCAATTGTTTTGATGGAAGTTTCCAAAACGATTGTTGTACCAAATCCTCTTAAACTGGCCCATTCCAGCCATAACGTCTTTAGCGTAGCTTCCCTCTTGTTTTTGGAGGAAAACATTCGCTCAATAATGGTTTGAACGGCATTTGCGCCGTGGCAGGCTTGTGCTGCTAACTTTCCAGAATTCAGAGAATTAAGGTCATTTCGCATTAGCAAATAAAGACAAGGATTCATAATATACTCGTATTGTTTTGTTCAATCTTTTCCATTAGATAAATCCTACTTTCTGTTTACCCTTATTGTAATTAGATTCCTCGGCGTACAGTGGGTTGGTGATTTTAGCAAGAGAAATCGTATCAGTTTTCTTCATATCGATTGAAGAAATACCGAACTTTTTGGCCACTACATGTGCTTCGTCATAATCCAGTTCACGGAAATTAATAACATCAAAGCACCGTCCCGGTCTAACCAAGGCATGGTCCGTCTGATTGAAATCGCTATAATCAAGGTTGGCCGTGAATATAATCTTCTTGTTTGATTGTATCAGGCCATCAGAAATATTCAGCAACTTCGACATAATTTTATTGTTAGTCTGTTCACGAGATTGAATTAAAACGTCAGCGTCTTCCATCACAAGAATATTGGAATCGCCTTGAATAAAATCCATGTACATTTCGTCTGAATTCATTAGGAATTCATCATAGGTAATTGTTACTTCCAAATTATTGGTGGTAATCAACTCACGCAAAAGCGATGACTTTCCCGTACCGGGCGGGCCGAGCATGATAAGAACATTAGCAGATGCTGAAATATACTTATCAAAAAAATCAGATACCGAACCATATTTTTCGATAAGCCATGGATAAGCTTCGTCATAAAAAATCTTATTCGGCTTGATATCCATCGTCTTATAGGTAAATCGTCCACCAGATGTATAGCACCACTTTACATTAGCAGACTTTGCCTTTTCGGGAATTGTCAAGAACAATGTATGTACAGCATCGGAAGCACCGCACACCATAATTTCCATATTTTCATCAGTTTGCTTGGAGAAAATATTCTTTTGATTTTTCTTTGGATATTCCTTGGACATGAGTTTGAGAATAAGAGTGTCGTTCTCAAAAACGTCAATGTAGAAATTCGGTCCACAATAAAAATGGTTGATTCTGGTGTGAATGGTTCTGTCAGCGAATGCGTTTTCCACCATACTAACAAGTTCTTTAACGGCTTCAAAAATTGAAGTTGAATAGTCAAAGATAAATTGCGAGATTAGAAAATCATCTTGTACAGTTTTAGAAAATGTTAAGTAATGATACAGAAAATGTGCGTTATCATCCTCAACAAGTGAATAATTAAAAGATATATTCGAGTCAGGCATAGAAAGCTTTCTGCTGTTAAGTTTTGCGGCTTTTGTTTTTAGATAATATGAAAGTGGTGGACCCATTCAAATACTGATACTTTTCCAAGGTGTACTTGTTCCGCCCATTATTACAGATTCAAGATACTCGCCAATCTGTTGAGGCGTCATATCAGTGAGGTCGTTCAAATCAACTAAACACACTATAGGTTCTTGTTCTGTATTGATAATATCAAAACCATTGCCCGTTCTTCCAAAACTATCGAACATACCTAATTTTGATATTAGAGTATCGGGAGCGGTTCCGTCAAATGTTCCTTCAAAATAAATGCCGCCATTTGTTTTTACTTCTTTAGGGATTGCTAAAGCATTACACATATGACCAAAACAACAACATGAACCGTCAGGTCGTTCTAAAACACCACTTGCTTTTCGCAGATGCGGTTGCTTTAAATACGCAACAGCCTTTAATCTATTAGCATAAATTTCTTTATCAGATAGTGTAGACATTGTTATATCTGTTTCTTTATGAAAGGGAAGATTTTGGTCCGGCATCGGAGAATCGAACTCCGCACTTTGGGGTGAAGGTCCAAGATTTTGACCACTAAACTAATGCCGGTCTGGTGTGGGAAATGGAAAGACTCGAACTTCTTGCCGCAAGGGAACTGGTTTACAGCCAGCCGACAGCACCCGCTATCCTTACTTGCATTTCCCATATAATCTATATTTAGTCTACCTTCATGCCTTTTGCAACCTTTTTGTAGGTGTTTTTTGCAGATTTCGTTAATTCTTTTGTAGCATTATTAACTGTTTCTGCCAATTCTTTTTGCGAAGGAATATTTTCTACAATAGTTTCCTTCGCAGACATAGCAGTTTCTACAGCAATGTCCTTTGCCGACGATACTTTATCAGAAACCTTTTCCAATGCAGGCTCAACAGCATCAATGCCTTCTGAAATAGTTTCGGCGGTCTTGCTAACCAGATTTTTGGTCTTGTTCAGCACAGATTTGATAAATGACATGACACAATCCTTTTAGATGTTTCGACCAACATAAATTAAAAACTTGGCTGGTGCATATACCGGCCATGCTATTCCTATTAATGCCGCATAATAGGCATTGGATTGAAAGCACAACCCACGTTCGATTCCCGGTTCGGCAGGACAACCTTGGGATATATATTCCATTTTGGAAAAATGCCCAAAAATAACAAAGCCGAATATGATGTATGCAGCAAGAACAGAAAAGAATGTTATATTTTTCTTCCGCTGTGTGTGCTTCCAATCATCGTCTTTCATATCATCTCCAATATGGTTGTCAACTGAAAATTCAATTGTTTTTATAATCAGTGCAACGAAAACACAGTTTGAAAATGTTCTGTTTTCCAAACTTGTCTTATTACATTTTTCTTTGTAAAATACAGAACTAACCAATCTCCAACATTTATTTCGTGTTCTGCGTCATCAAAATAAAATTGAACAATTCTTTCCGAAGGCGGAAGTTTTGTTCCTCGAATTGAACCATTACAATACTTCGAAATTAAATCATGATTATCTTCCGTCAATTGCATGGCGTGAATAGTTATATCGTTGTTTACGAATGCATGTGTCTGTGTCTGTGTCATAGAAGCGTGTGTTTTTCTGGAATTTCGTAATATTTCATTGAATTATTATATTCCAATATCAGCCAACGTTAAAATGGGCGTCGAACCCATGTTTCCAGTTATCCAACCGGTGTCCTATCCACCTAGACGATTTAACTCAATGCAATCTTAGATCGGCAAATCCATTTCATGCATCGTGGCGACTGAACTATTTAAACATTGCCGTGTAGAAATAGTTCAATTCTGTTGTTGTTTATTCACTTGACTTTATTAGGCCAACTTTTGATTGTTCTTTTTCTATTAAAGCTTGAATTTCTTCTAAACTTTCAGATACATTAAACGATGACTTATTGTTCATATAGACGGCATAAGGTATCTTCGTCTCATGGTGGTTTACACCTTTGTTAATCGTAACAAGTGAAATATTATTTGCGATAACCAACACCGGTTCAGTAGGTTCATCATAGTTAATATAACCGGCTATTTCTCGATACATATGCAATGTAATTGTCGTTAACATTGTTTGAAAATTTCCTTGTATCTCGCCTTTGGTATCCACTCACCAATCATGGCATTTATTCTGTGTTCTTGTAATATACGTTTTTCTTCTTTTCTTATATCGTTGTGAAATATATAATGTTCGATTTTATATCGCCGTAGTGGATCGCAAGTCTGATATGTGTTTAATCTAGTTTTTACATTACGAGTTATTCCAATTTTATAAAAATCTGGAAATGCTTCGTTACTGATTACATAAACAAAACCACTTTTACTTGTGGGGTTTTTCTTAATAGGAACTTCAACAATTTCCCTACGTTTTTCGTTTAATTTTATAAGAGATAATGCAGCAAGTTTCTTTGCGTATCTAATATTATTTGATTTTATCTTTTTAGTAGTTCTAGCGTACTGATGACCATATTCATCATAGAATGCATCTATAATATCGTGCGTCACTTCAAATGTGCCAAATTCCGGTATAAAACCATGTTTTATTAAATTCTCAATGACAGCTTGGTCTTTCATTTCGCTTTTCGTATATAAGAATGGCTCTGGCCGCTGGGATCGAACCAGCCTATACAGGGTAACAACCTGTCGCCTCCGCCGAGTTGGCTTGACCAGAATATTTCTTGATACTATTCTATTTATATCGTTCTGTCAATAACTTTTTTCTTTGTATCCAGAACTTTCAAACTCAACAATCAAATCAAACCAGTTCTTAAATGGAGTTTCGTTCATTCGATTTGCAAGCTTTTCCAATTTGTATCTGGCATTGATTTTTGTGTAGATGAAATCTGGTGGAGTATAATAGAGAATGCCTTTTTCCAAAATTCTAATATACAATCTTTTCTCGAATTTTTTGACTTCGGCTGTGTAATACAATTCTGGAAACACTACGGTCATTTGTCTATTTCTTCATATCCATATTCAAGACCACAGGAAGTCCCCAACAGTTCATTAATATTGAATATGTTAGGCGCTTTCTGGTGATATGGTTCATCCACACCAACGGCATATTGATCGCCATTCAGGCAATCCGTGCAAATATGTTTCAACAATTCTAATCGTGCTTGATTGACAGAATCAAACTCTTTTGTCCATCCCGGAATAGAATATTTGTGAAGAAGAATTTTACACATTTTCTAAATATTCAGAAATTTTTGTTCGCAACGCCGAGTCACAATTGGAGTCAAATCCATATCGAAGCCCTTCAATGAAGGCTTTCTTGGCGATGTCGGTTTTCAATGCTTCTCGAAAAATGCCTGACATATGTCCAAAATTTTCTTTTGGAAAGGTTGTGTCGAACCATTCATCAAAAATTTCATCCATGTTCATTCTTTCTTTGGAGATTCCGGCAGGATTCGAACCTGCAACTTCATGATTCGTATTCATGGGCTTTATTCCAGTTAAGCTACGGAACCAAATGGTGGTAGGCAATGAGAGAATCGAACTCCCGACTATTGGGTGTAGACCAAGTGTTTTCCCGCTAAACTAATCGCCCATACAATGTATTTATACTTCAAATATGACTAATTGTCAAACTTTATCAATCATTTCTGACAACATAATGAGAGTGCGGTTTGCGTGGTCCAATGCTTTATTGCGGCCAGTTTCGTCCACTACAACCCATTTACCTTCAATAATATTGGAGCATATGCAGTGACCAGCATTGCATGGGACAAAACATCGAAGGCCATGAGCGGCAGGAACGACATATAATTTTCCGGTCACGCCTTGGAGACGTAACAGTTCCGCCGCCGTTTTCAGTTGGTTTTTCAAATCATCAAAAGCAGTCATATTTTATACCGAATCAATCAATGTAAGATATAAATGCAACGAAGCAAGCTAAACCAGCAAATCCAGCCATAACTAATAGTGCAAATACCAATCCAGTTGAAATATAGCTGGCTAATACGACGCACACTGCTGTAAGAACGTAAAGCCAAATAATGCATTTCAAATTCACAGACATAATAAAATTTCCTTTTTTATGGTGCCAACAAAGTCAAAGCCACAATAAAAATAGCCAATGAGGTATTGAAGAAATCGATGTAAGCTTTCTTGCGTTCGCCCTTCTTAAATTTTATCAAGCCTGTCGCAAAACACATGCCAGCGCTAAACGTTAGAACATATGTTGCGATAAATAGTATCGGAGTCATCATATTTGTCATCCTTTTACAAAAGATATGAAGTTAGTGCTGCTAGAAGAAATGCCGCCGAAAATATCAAGCAAAACACGGAATCTCGTGTTTGATGTATCACATTAAAATGTATAGCCAAAGAGAAATACATTCCTGAACAAAACATCAAGGTAAAGACGGAAATTACGGTTAAAATACTTGTAAATTCATTCGGTGTCAACATAAAATTCCTTCATCTTTTTCGTTTCGGCATTTTCATGGAAACGTGTTCTGCTTCGAACAAATTTCTTTGCTCCACGAACAGCCTTGGCCATGCCACGATGGCCATTGGTAAAATCGTTGCTGATAGATGCACCAATTTGTTTATCAGCAAGTTTTGATAAATTTCCCCAACCATGTAGAGATTTATCGAGATAGCGGGTTCGTCCCACACGCTGATAAGATTCAGTAGGATCAGTGTTTTCGATTTCATGCATAGTTGGACGGGCTTCATCCGCAATGCGTGAGGCTGGAATTGAATAGCCATTACGATACGTATTGTGGCGCAAAGCAACCGGCTTCCGATTCTTTCGTCTATGATTGATATCAGTCATTTCAAAGATTCCTGAATAATGTTCTTGATATAATAATCTGTCTCTATTTCGGTGTCAAATTCTTTTATTTCCACTGAACAATTGTGGAAATCAGAATAAATTATGTTCATCAGGTCATTTACAGAAATATTTTCGCTCAAATACCCGAAATTCTCTTGGTATTGAGAATACGAACCAAGAAAAATTTCTCCATATTCTCCAATACTTATGACAAGATGACGGGTCATACCGTCACCGTATAGTCTTCTGGTGCATAGTTCTTTAGATTGATTCGGCAATAACCAATCTTCTGGTTCCAATAAACATTCATCTTTCGATTCCGCCTATAAAGCGTGGTTCGCTTGAATTCATCTGCCGGAACACCAGAGAATGTAATTGGTTTCTTGAACTTGACTGTCGCACCTTCTGGAATAGCTGCCGCTACCAACTTCTTCTGATTGCGGCAACCGTCACGCCACTTCTTGGCGTGTTCACCACCGTATTCATCAGTGACGATTTCAGACAGAAGGCCCAGAATCTTTGCAGGGCAATCCCAATAATAGGGTCCAGCATCTTCGCTCATATCCTTCCAAAGAAACTCTCCCTTGGAACGCTTGGTGAGAACTACTGCACCATAGACGAAGGCATTTTTGTCATCGGTCTTCCAACACTTGTATGTGTCAACCCGCTCACCCTTCACGACAACACGAATTGCCGCATAGACCGTAGTTCCGACCATTCGTGTCATGAGAACGGAAGAAACAATCTTGTCATTCTCATAATTGTAATCATCGGTAACAAACTTGGAAGGATTCGTTACCTTCTGATAAACACCATTCCAACCCATTTCGAACACCTTTCTATCAATCTCGAATCTATATTATACAAGATTGTAGAAAAGTCAAGTATGTTATTTTAGAGTTTCCAGAATTTTCATGACTTTCGCCGCATCAATTTTTCCTTTATAATGTTTCATCGCCTGTCCGACAAACCAGTTATAAAGTTGTGGGTTGAGTTTCGCTTTCTCCCACTGCTTATCATTTTCATTGATGACGTTTTTCAAAAATATTTCAATTTCTTCGTTTGAAATATCTTCAAAAACATGTCGCTTACGAGCAACATCATATTCCAAGTTCTCATTCAAAATATCCGTCAGGATATTCAATTTCTGCTTAAATTTCAATTCTGTATCGGATAGTAGAAAAACCAAATCATGAAATTTTACAGCGTTAATCAATGCTTTTCCGTGTAGCTTGTGGTCTTTACCATAAACAGACACTGGACCAAGATACAACTTTATCGTTTCTGATACATAATCTATTGAATTTTCAAAAATAATTTGTAAATTAGCCAAGAGAATATGAAAATCAGGATGAAATCCATCGAAAATATTTTCGATATCATCTGAAATTAATGACTCAATATCGATTCCATGCTTCTCTTTGATATGTTTTTTGGGAGAATCAACAACCCAAGAAAATTTTTTGAACCAAGCTTCGTCATTCAATTTGGTCCAAACAGAAGAATATTCTTTAGTTTCATCGTCAAATGTTCGACCGGTTATCCAATCTCTATCTGTGCTGATAATCTGAATATGCTTCATTTTTCATCTTCCGGTAATTCAAATAATCCAAAGAATTCAACTTCCACCGGGTCAATCATAACCCAAACTTTTGGTCCTGCTTTGCGACGGACACAACCAAATGATTTATTACAGGAATTGCAATGCCAGATCGCACCAGCTTGCATATCTTCCTCTTTACATTCAGTTTCTTCACCACAAATGCAGGACCAAATATATTTCATCGATTACTTCAATTCATCCTTGATACCGGGCTTGTCTACATTTTTCAATGTATCATCGTTCATGTTCAGCATGAAATTGGAATCCGCACCCATAATCTTTGGCAGGATGCCATCCCACTTCTGAATCATCATGTATCGAACCAATGTAGTGGTCAACGATTCGGTAAGAAGCTTATTGGCCTTCGCCTGTGCATCAGCTTCAAGAATGATAGATTCTGCCGTTCCTCTAGCTTCCTCAATCTTCTTTTGCGCTTCCGCCTTAGTCTGTTCGATTTCATTTTGACGCTGTTGTGTCTTTTGGGTTGCTTCAATCTTGGCATTGATAGAAGCGACAACATTATCAGGAAGCCTTAGCGTTCCTACCCAATAAACACGTTCGATAACGATACCGATTGGTGAAACCTGTTGACGGACTCGATCTTCAACGGAACGAATCAAATCTTCCTTACCCGCACCATAGACGGATTCAATCCTAAGCCTAGATGCTTCGGCCACCATCGCATCACGAACCATGTTACGGAGATAAATTGACGTGATTTCCTCAACACCACGGCGATACTTCTGGAAAATGACCGGAACCATGTCAGGCTTGATTGAATACGAAATGCCAACATCGGCATTCACGTTCATACCTTCGACAGTTTGGAAAGTCAGAGATTCATCTTCTGTACCAGTTTCGTCAGGTTCACGAGTCCACACATAGTTCTGTGTAAACGTTGGGAAAACGTGAAGTTCCTGATTCCAGCCAACCCAATATCGTCCCGGCCCAAGGGCTTCCGCATCAACACCCTTGTCAGAACCATAAAGGTTGATACGAACGCCGACATTACCAGCCGGAACTTTTCCACATGCAGCAAGCATGAGTGAAGCACCGATAATCGCTAAAACAGAATGCGCTTTCTTCATTGTATTTTACATACCCTTGATTTTGTTAATAATATACTTGCCTTCATCGGACATATACCAAATCCTGATAAGATATCCGATTGCAACTAGTGTTGACGGAATTGAAATAAATCCGAGAATCACCAATACATTTGACGGCGCTGAAATTAGTTCGGGCGCTACCACACCAAAGCATGTGATAATTAAGAAAATTATCGTGCTTGCCACAAAAACCGTTACCATCTAATTCGCTCCATAAAAAATTGCTATCATAACTGCAATGAACACGCAGATTACAAAGAAACCGATAACCATTTGATTACTAGTTGAAGTTGACGTTGAGGAAATCAACCAATCATCGTCTTTCCAGTCCGAAAACAAAGGTTTCACTTCTTTTTCGGAAGGTTTCTTGGTGAGAATGTCATCAAGAAATTTGGAAAGTTTATCAAGCATACCCATTTTTTATCTTCTCGTCAATCCATTTTGTTCTAATTCGTTTCAATTCTTTACCTAATTCTGGTCCCGGTTCAAAACCTTGTTGAATAAGTAACAAAGAACTACCAACCGGCCACGAATCCAGATTTGGATAATCGTTAAAAAATTTGTTCCAAGCATCTGAATTTCGCATTACACCGACAGAAGCCAGATATTGCACCCATGCTCGTTTCTCGATGTTATTCAACGTGTAATCCAGAATATGATAATTGTCGGTTCTGGAATTGTTGAGAACAAAATATTGCTTGACAAAATCTTGTTCAACAGAAGACGCTTTATAACGAGATTTCAGTACATGTAAGACATCTTCGTTGAAGTTAAAGAGCGCTATCAACCGCAACAGATAACTTTTATTGCGAAAATCATTGTAATGAAGACACGAATGAGGAATATCGATATATGGTCCGATAGACCTTGACATAGCCTGAATGACAGGGAAATTTCCTATTTCCAAAATTTTTGTTAGTTCTGCCCAGATGCGTTCACCAGAGATAGATTTAAGACCATCGCCAAGCTTTTCGATGATAGCCAAATTGTCTCTAAGAGTCTGGTCATAAACAATAGTTTTCATCTTACCCAAGAACCTGAAATATCTCAAAATTCTTAAATAATCTTCCCGAATGCGATCTTCTGCATTACCCACAAATTGTAGATGGCATTGCTTCAAATCTCTCTTGCCATCAAAATAATCATAAATTTCACCAAATCGGTCCATGAACATAGCATTGATTGTGAAATCACGGCGGGAAGCGTCCAACCTCCAATCATCGGTAAATTCCACGACCGCATGGCGACCATCGGTTTCCTTGTCGATTCGTAATGTAGTTACTTCAAACGGAATTTTATCGACAACAATCGTTACCGTACCATGCTTAAGACCGGTAGGAATGACTTCTTTATCAAGTCTAGTGAATATCTCGACAATTTGTTCTGGCAATGCCGTAGTAGCAATGTCGATATCATGCGGCTGGATACCGGAAAGAAAATCACGCACTGCACCACCGGCAATTCTGGCCTGAAAGCCAGAATTTTCAATCGTTTGCATAATCCATTCGGCAATGGGATTCAGAGATTTCATTCAATCCGCCATTTTATCTATAAATTTCTTTAGATAATCAATACCCGAAACTTCAAGAATAATTCTCTCGCCTCTCCGACGCTTCTTTAAAATAGACAGAATCTTATCTAAGCCATGAAAATTATTTGTAGTAAATAGACCAAATACTTTTGACACGATAACAAACTTGATTTTTTCATTAATATAGATGGTAAACGAATACGCAGACATAAACTTTGAATATTCGAATGTTAAACTAACATTGTTTGGAAAACGATATTTTATATCGCAATTGATGTCGTTTAAATTATAGGAATAAGTCCATTGAATTGGTATCGAGGAATCCGAAATGTACTTTATGATAGCATCGACTAATGGGTCATTTTTCTCGGCCACATAACGAAATTCGTTTTCAGATGCGTAGACAAACTTTGATACAAATTCGGCGTTATTCATTGTTTGAATTTTCTTTAACAAATTTGATTAGTGTGCTGATAGCCGCATTTCCAGATTTTTTCAAAACATCATTTCTTTTGGAATGAAGAATACGCTTAATTTCAGAAAATCCATGAAATTTTGGACTTGAAATCCAACCACGAAATTTTTTTGATATTGGAAATACGTTAATCTTATTCACAGAAATGACGAATACTTCATTCATAAGATTATAATACGATATTGTCATGGAATGATAACCAACAGCTTTATAATAAATGTCACAATCAATTTTATCTAGATTATTGTTGTACACCCAATCGATAGATGTGCCATCCTTGGCAATATATCTTACAATAGAATTAATGAGCGGATCGTGTTCATCATCTACCTTATACCAATAGGTATTATTACCTTTATAGGTAAATTTTGAATCTGATAATGATAACTTAATCATTACTTGAAACCTTCCAATGAACCACATTCTTGTTTGGCAAATTCTATTAACTTGTCAAATGTGGATGCATAAATTTTATAGGAACCTATTGGTGTATCTGGATACCATTGTAAAGACCACAACTCATTCGTTAAACAAGCTTGCGTGTAATCTGCTTCATCAATCCATTCATCGGAATGATACCTGTCACTAGAATTAAAATATTGTTCGACAGTTTCATAGGATGACAAATGATCGTTGTGTTCTATGTAACATGAAATTTTGTGCGGTGGTAATTCTATTGGCAATTTTCTACTCTTATGATGTTGCGATACCACGACATGAATGGAATACGAATACCGGAAACCAGTACCGAATCACATGTCAAGTCCTTGCGAATCATGCGATGAACATCAGCCGAATTGAACTTCATGAACGACCATTCATCAGTATTTTCAAAAGTTTCATCAGTCGAATATTCAAGAAACTTACATTCATTATCAGAAGAACAGACTCGTTCTCCATCTTTGACAAATGTAACGTTCGTCAAAGTTTCCGACCACGTAATCCGGTAGGCGACATAACCGCCTACCAAAACGCCGATTGCCAGAGCGCCGATAAAAATCTTTCTCATTGATTCAAACCTTACTGAATAACGACATAAGAATTACGGTTGCGAGGATCACCGAACAGAGACTTCATTTCAACCCGAATGAAACGCTTATTGGTTTCCTTGTCGTTGGGATTAGGAATGGTGATATACGCCTTCTTACCATGAGAATATGCTTCCCACTTGTTCAGCAGTTTATCGAAATACGATACGTCCAACTTCTTACCAGAAGTGAACTTGCCACCCAAACCGCCCTTAGACGTATACTTCGGCCTCGACTTAATTGCCATAACATATTCTCCTATTCAATCAATGTTGTTCATTTGTTTAAGTTTCTGTTCTAATACATCTGGTGACATATCAATGTCAAGAACTTTAGGTAAATTATTCCAGATTTCTTCAATCTTATGAGAACCATACATAGTTCCCGGTCTGTCTTGTTTCAACCAAAACAGAAAGTACATCAGGTTAGATTTTTCATTCAAATTTTCCATGATTGATTTCCAAAATTAAATCTACCAATCTATTCTTGTCCAATCCATTGTACAGATTGTATACAGGAATTTCTCTCTCATATGCCAGTCTGATAGCAGTTGCGGTTCCACCAGAAGGAAAACCATCTTCTGTATAACATATGAGAAATTTGGATGGAGTTTTTAAATCTTTTCCTAGAACTTGGTGAACATTTCTAGCATGAAGTTTTTTATGCGAATCCTTTAATTTGTTCCATGCCGGATGAATTGTTGCGGCTATATCAAAAGATTCGGGCGATGGCAATAGCAATGAAGTAGAATTGTTGAATCCAATCCATGGCACCCAAATTTCTTTTTCTCCATTGCGTCTGTCCGTGCCAGTTTCAAATGCTAAATCTGCACCATCTGCACCACCAGAACGAAGAATAAAGTTAGAAACCGCAAGATATCCAGAAAGAACCATCATTAGGTTTTGGATGTTTTGTGGGGTTTTTCTTGACCCCACACCAGTAAAATAATTCATTCATATATTTCCATGGTGTTAGCGTCTTTTAGTTTTACCCAAAAGCGGCGTTTTCTGCCCTTTTTCATTGTTCCACCATCTCTTTGTGATGTTAAAAATGAAATATCTGTTTTGGAAATATTAAAAGTAATTGATGAATAATCCGATGCACCCTTCCTGATAAAAACACGGTCAACCTTTAATTCTGTGTTTTTTGGTAATGTTATAGGATAAGCTACCGGTTCAAGATGATAACGTACATGATGCTGAATATATTCGCTCCAAAGAAAATCTATCGTTTCTTGTGGTTTTCCACTATGAACAGCATCAAAATATTCGATATGGGCATGTTCATATTTTAGCCTGCGAATTTCACGTTCTTCATCATAGAATTTATTCATATTGGAATTCAAATCAGCAAATGAATCCCAAACATCATCATTTCTATATTCTTTATAGAGCGGAAAACTCCAATCGGCAGCTAACGTGATAGTATCACCGATATCAGGAATATGTAATCTCAATATAATGCCTCGCTACAGTTGAATCGTGAACATTCTGTCGAATGATATTCGTTTTGATATATTTTCCATACCTGATTGCATTCGAGACAACGATAGGCATAAATTGTGTGATCAAGTTGTCTTAGATATGCTCGATTCTTCTTTCCATCAATGTATCTGTTACCATGTTCATCTACAGATGAATTTTTCCATCGTTTCCAAATGCGCTCTTGTGCTTTGTTGTAACGATAGTTTTCCCGTCGCCGTATATTTACGGGATCATATGAAAGTTGTCTAGGCATGTAAAATCCTATAATGGCGGAAAGTATCCGATTTGAACGGATGGAACGTATGAGGTTCGGCGACTTAGCAAGCCGCTGCAATAAGCCAGACTCTGCCAACTTTCCGCTAATATTTATTCAGCAGCAACGCTCATTTCAGCTTCAAGAGCGTTTTCGATTTCGGTATTGAACTTATCCCGAAGGAATTCATCAGCCGATACACGGCGACGATAATCCTTGGCGCACTGGCGAGCGTTCAACATGGTATTTGCCAAAATACAGGTCAACGCAATCGTGCGCTGGTGAGCGCCCATATCAATACCCTTCTTGGCGAGTTGCTTGGATTCACGGCTCAATTCGCTGATATTGTCATAGGTGCGCTTCCAAAGATCAGTCCACTTAAGGTATGTGGTCTTGTCCATGTCTTCAAAACGAACATCTAGGAAACGAAAAACCGGTTGAATCAGTGCTTCCAAATCATTGTATGCCCAGATTTCCTTGAGAGAATAGGCGTTCTGGCGAAACTTAGAATTTGCCTTGTTCATGAATACATTCCTCTTTCTGTCTATTATCGCATGATAGTTTAAGTTTTAAAATTTCAGTCACTTCTAACCAAGGATTATGATTGAGAGGTTTGGAAATTATTAAACCTTGGCATGATACTAAGATAAATGAAGAACAGATTAAAAGCAAGGGGAAAAATAGTTTCTTCATGTTTATACGCAAGTTTTTAGAGTTTTTGGTGCGGAATCCCGGACTCGAACCGGGACGCCTTACGGCATGACGTTTTGAGTGTCACATGGCTACCAATTACATCAATCCCGCCCAATGGTGCGCCGGGGGAGATTCGAACTCCCAAAAGCACGGTTTCTAAGACCGTTAGCTGTACCGATTTGCATATGCCACCAGCGCATTTCTTTATTTATAATCTATGAGACAAAACTTGTCAACAGTTTTAAGCATTGACATACATTGTAGATGATTCACGCTGCGTCTTGGCATTCTTTCGGCACTTCTTGTAAAGTTCAGCATTCTTCTTGGTAGAGAAATTCTGAACTTCATTATCAGGGCCAATGACTGTCCATTTCAGCATCGGATCATGCCAATCACCATCATGATAAGGCTTATCAAGCTTACAAACAACGATACCCTTCACTTCCGCCTCCATCAATAATAAATCATCTGCAATCCGAGATTGTCACAACGAGTCGGAATGCCCCGTACACTTGGATAATTATTCAACTCACACACAATATCATAGGCGGTTGCTTCACCATCGTTTTCTTCTGCTTCGGTAGCAATAGCGACGGCATAGGCATAACCGATTTTCGCCGCATCGCCACTTCCACAAACAATACCAGTGGTAGTTCGACCGAACATACCACGGCCCGAATAATCCTCGTAAACCTCTGCCTCAACGTCCATTTCACCCAGAACATCGACAACACGCTTTGCAACAGCAAGTTCCATTTCAAAACCCTTTCAATAATAAACCTTCATCTCACCGTAACCAGCCCAAATGTTGGTGTGAAGCTTCCCATCAGAGCCTTGAGCAAGGCCCTCTTTATCGTGAGGAGTCATTTGAGTTTCATCACGAAACGCCGCAATCTTGGCGAAGCCATCGTAATGCTTGGCAATCATCGCATAGGCAACCTTCCGACCAAGGTTTGTCTTCACATGCTCCCACTTGGTGGCACCATCAGGAAGGAGAATATCAGCAAAGTAGTTCGCTTCCGGCTTTCTGGTCTGGTATCCATAGACAGTCATTTCGAAACCCTCTTTCTTCCTACATTTTTATAATATAGAAATAATCGAGAATGTCAATCGTGTTTTTATCTAATAATCAAAGAAAATTTTCTGAATTTTTCACCAGTAAATTCCAGCAATTCTGTGATCGCCGCTATTGTGGTTTTGCCCCAACCACGATTACCAGATTCTTCGTCTCCATCAAAAAAAGCACACCATATCTTATCGTCATGTTCTGCTTTTTGAATTACTATATTTTTTCGTATCGGATACCACCTAACGGCGGCTATTGGTGTGATGATACCATCTACAGGACGCCAAATAAATTCCATGATTTTACTCCAAAATATTACAAATTTCTGGGTCAGCTTCCATTTCTTCAATCAAACGTGATAAAATTACTCTATTGGCGTTCGGATAATTAATGGTATCGTGCAACACTCTGATTGCTGCATCATAAGCGGCTTGTAAAACATCTTTTGGAGGAAGTTCATCCGACTGGAAATGGTCTTTAAGCCATCTGTTCATTGTCGTTTCCCTTTTTTACAGCTTGGTATAAAGGCCAGTCTGTTCGGTGAAAATATCCTGTAGCTGGTCCCAATAGACATTGGCAACCGTGTAAACAAGTCGGTTTTCCAGCTTCTTTGCATTCCACTTGTTGAACGTCATGCGATACGTATCGTTAACGTCAAGAGTAATGTTGATATTGTTGATTCCGTTCTTCAACGGAATCCAGAAATTCAGACATTCATCGCCAGCAGTAAACTTTTTGGCACCAGTCATGGCGATAAATCGCTGCCCGCCAAGCTGGTTCAGGATAGTGTGAGCAACCTCTTGATTATAGGACATTTTAATTCCCGTTAGCATAGATTTTCAGAAGAACCAAATCACCACCAAGAGCGGCGATGACAGCTTCGGCAAGCTTTCGTTCTGCCCTAGCCCGACTCTGCATCGCCACAATCTGTGGATTCTGGTCCTTGATAGCTTCCACTTCTTCCGAAGAATCGACAACCTCTTTCAGAAGCTTCTTAATCAGCAGTTGTTCTTTCACATTAACCATGTCGGAACCTCAATTCATCTTCATTTATATAATACGAAAATGTAGACGAATGTCAAGCGTTTTTATTTTCCAGAGCATTTTTAAGAAAATGATAAGTTTTCACATACTTATTCATCCTCTCCAAATCTTTTTCACGAATGCCTTTCAGCCGTCGCAAATCCATGTTGTGGCGAAGATCGCACATTTTTACTTTAGTTGCATCATGGTTCGACATCAAATTGGCGATATACGAATCATACGAATCTTCGTCTTTGTGGGTAAGCAATCGAACAGCCGCAACAACCCTATCGGTCATACCGATGTATTTCAAGGCTTCGAAACCAGCTTCATGATCGTTTGAGTAGGCGTCTTCAACAACATCATGCAGAACGGCGATAGCCATCAGTTCTTCATCATCAGTTTTCAGGAAACTCATTACCCGGAGCGGATGCAGAATGTACGGAAGTCCACCACGATCAAACTGTCCGTCATGCTTCTGTGTCGCAAATGTAATTGCCTTTGAAAGAATGTGTTTATTGTTCATCACTTGCCTTCTTTATTGATATAGTAATCCTCTTTATGCCAACCAGTTTCGTATGCTTCATAAGGATCAGGTTCTACATCAGAATCATACGGATTGTCGTACTGACCCTTTGACCGGTCATGTATTCCACCAAGCATTGTGTACCATGCTGGTGTAAACATTGGATATTCTTTAAAATCTGTATTCATGTCATTACACCCTTTCCATATTTTCATTTTATAGAAGTAATAATGGTTGTCAAGAAATTTCTTCAATCAACCAAATCATGTCGTTTCTAACACGGCGGTCTTTCGACCAACTTGCCAAGCCGCCTCTTTTGGTCAACACAATGGGTTGGAATGCACCTTCGTAACGCCCAACAAAATAATTATTATTTTCGTCGGACCACAAAATTTCACACACATTTCCCAGATTATTTTTGTATCTTTTACCGACTTCTAACGCAATCATAGAATTCTCCAAAAAAAGAAGGCGACTCCCGAAAGAGCCGCCTTTAAGTTGCTCCCTACTAAGAAGCTGTATTAATTACCGTATTCCGACACGATAGAAGCCTTGGCACGGTTCATGTACTTAATGAAATCACCCAAAGCCTTTTCATTCTGAAACTTTTCGGGGTTGATGTATACACCAGCCAACCACGATACAGTTTCACGCTTTCCACCAAAGAAACCCTGCAAATTTTTGTAGGTGCGGGGAATGTCAATGAACTCATAGAGCGGCTTGCCCCGAATATCCTTGGCGTCGTTGAAGTCCCAATCGGTGGCTTCCGCCATGACAACAGAGTCGGAAAGGTTGTCGTTAGCTTCCTGCATGGTCGAATTATTCAAGCCAGCAGCGATAATCATACAAGTGGTTTCACCCGATGAAACCGAACCAAGAGCAATATTATCCGGTTCGTTCATCGTTGGAACGTCCTTATACGAAGCATCCTCGGCAATGAAGTTCTGCCAAATAGCCCATGCACCAGAGCCTTCCTTACCGATATTGACCGTGAACGGATTACCGGCAGAATCCTTGCCACCGGGCAAATCCTCGATATCGTCAACACCGGATTCCTTGTTGCAAAGCACCTGTAGATATTCACGGTGCAACTGGCCGACTTGCTTGACCGGCAGCGACTTATTAGCCCGCTTTGCCAGAACTACGGCGTCGGGCTGGCCAATGAAGGCATCGCAAGAATCAGGTTCACCGGCAACAACATCGACCGAGCGGCGGATATTATCGAGAGAACCGGCTGATTCGACAACATTAATACGAACGTTGGCCGAACCATTTGCCTGCGAAGCAATCATCTTGCCTGCCTGATTATACGGAAATCCGCTAGAACCAGTGCAGAGAGTGACCGAAGTCGGTTCGGCGGCGGCAACAGACGCAAAACCAATTGTTGCCGCCAGTGCTGCCGAAACAGCAAAAATCATAGTCTTAATCTTCATGATATATAATCCTATTCTTTCTTCAAGAGTTTGTTTACAAGTTGGGAAGCAAGTTTACCATCGTATTGGTTTGCATAATTGGCCTTTAAATGACCCATTAATGCCCCAATATTCGCCTTTCCATCATCGATAGCATTCTGAATAATATCTGTCAACTCTTTTTCAGAAAGATTTTGAGGAAGATATGTCAAAAGAATATTCTTTTCAGTGAGTAACGCCTTGTCTTCCTTGATTTTCAGTGTGTCATCGATATTTTTGACAAACTTCTTAACAGTAGATACAGCAAGGTCGTCGGAAATACACTTTTTTCCATCTTCAATGACAGATTTGGTTTCCATCTCCCCGATTAAGGTAGACAGAAGCAAAGATTTCTCTGTTTCTCTGTGCTTTCGAGCCTCAACGAAGTCTCTCTTGATAATATCAATCAGCATTTTAAGGTTCCAATACTTCTTTCAACATTTCGATTGTGTCATTTAACTTGATATTGTTATATGATTCCCCAGAAGCATGATGTTCATACCCGTCTAATTCGTCTCTGACATTTTCTAAAACTGGCAAAGTTTCTTTGACTAGTTTAAATAGACTACAAACAACATCAGCCAAGTCAGCAGAAGCTTTCGCTTCTCTATGTAACCATTGGGCGAGATATACGGGCGTCGATTCATCTACATGGCCGTCCAATTGATTGGCCACTTCATATACGTCACGTCCATTGATTGTCAACGATGTAATATCACCACCATAATTTTTTTCTTCAATTTTATTCACAATCTGGCTCTCAATATTTGATGAATGGAGTGACAGGAAGCCGCCGTTTATGTATAGTTGCGAAATATCTGTCCACAATCTTATTGTGGGCTTCAATCCCCACGTCCTTACCTTCAAGAAAATCATCGATTTGGGAATAAGTCAGTCCAAATGCAACTTCATCTGGTAATCCCGGCTTATTCGTTTCCAAATCGGCAGTCGGCACCTTATTGACCAGTTCATCTGGAATGTTCAACGCTTTACCAATTTTCATGATTTGACGTTTATTTAAACCAGCGAGAGGCATAATATCAGCAGCGCCGTCACCAAATTTCGTAAAGAAACCCATTACAGCTTCGGCAGCATGGTCCGTTCCTACAACTAAGCCATTGGTTTCACTAGCAACGGCGTATTGTACAACCATACGTTGCCTTGCTTTGATATTACCCAAATTAAAATCGGATAGCATCTTAGAAGTACCCTCAAACAAGGTATTATCGACCGATGATGCTAAATCGTCAGTGCATGACTTGATATTGATTTCCAGTGTTCTATCCGGTTGGATAATTGATAAGGCATTACGAGCATCTTCTTTATCAATTTGCATACCATATGGCAAGCGGACGCCAATCATTGTAGCATCGTATTGATAGCATCGTAGAATGGTAACAGCATTTCTAACCAGCACACCGGCGACCGTGGAATCCACACCACCAGAAATACCGATGACATATGTGTTGTGACCGGAATTTTGCAAAGTATCTACCAAAAATCTTGTTCTAAGGCAAATTTCCTTCGACATGACGATTGATGGCCTGACACCGAAATGATTAATTATCAAGGTTTGTTCACTAGAAAGCATAATACACATCCTTTATATGGCCGGGACACCGATATTTGAAATCGGCCTAACTCTTAGACAGAGAGTCGTGCTAAGCCACTACACTATGCCCCGGTTTGTTTCAACCGTAATCTTAATTTCCAACGGTTGTGCGTAAATTACCTTTATCACATCATTATGATGAAATCTAAGATAATTGTCAAGTTCTTCTTTGGTTTCAAAAACCAAATAGTCGATAGAGGTTATGGTTTCTGTGTATGCCGGATAACCATGGCCCGGATTTGTTCGACTTCTTTCATCGCCTTCATGATGTATGGTTCGAACATTATTTCGTAGGACAGCATAATGTTCAGTTTTTGGAATGTTTTTCAATTCGGTCATATCTCACCTGTATTTATACGATTTCTGGAGTCCAGTCTCTTTTATGTTGATAGCATTTTTTGCAAATTGGTCTAATTGGATTTCCCGTATTTCTATCGAATTGTGGCTTCCAATCGTGTTCTTCACGTTGTTTGTGTCCATCTGGTGTGGACGAATAGGTTGTTCCACATTCTTCGCAACCCTGACAATCCTGCGGCCAATCAGAGCCGAACCAATTGCTTTTTCCACACTTGCATCTTAGATAAATCATATAAGTTCAACTCGGTTTAATTTAGTAAAACGAGCATTCCAGTCGTCAATCATCCCATTTCCATCTAATCGTGGAATATCAAGTTCTAAATATATTCCCCAATAATCAGGACCATATGCATCTTTAATGATTGCTTCTCGATTCTTCCTACGATACTTTATCATGACCTTTCGACCAACCAAGACGGATTTCAAATAATCCAAATATTCTTTTTCGGTTTCTCGGAATTCAAAATATTTCTCATTGAATTCTTCATCCAGCGCCATGATTATGTTCCCGGTTCTATTTCTAGAATATCGTAAATTACCTGAACATCTGTATTCGTTACATCATAAATGATGTCTGCTTCCTCTGGTGAATCCACAATAATATCGTTAGCAGAATGATACAAATGTAGAACTTTAGCAAATGTCGGCTTCTTGTTTGGAAGATTGACGATATTCTTTGCCATGCTTTTTACTTTACTGGTCATCGAAATCATGTTGGAATACATTCTCCTAGACCCATAAAGGTCAATCAAAATGACTTCTCTGGTCTTAAGGTCAAAAGCGAAGGCCATGAAAGTGTTCGTTTTTCCGGTCAATTTGACTTTAGTTTTTACTGACTTTGGTTCAAATAGTTCACCAGAACTAACATCCTTTCTTTCCATAAAGCCAGCATAACATTCAAATGTATCAAAAGGATCGCCACGATATGAAATAATATTCGACACCACATATCGAGTATTATTGCCTACATGCTCAACACATTTCTTGATATCAATATCGATGAATTCGGTAGCACCATCGGGAGCCGATTGAATATCACCAGAGTGAATGGAATAACTTTCGTTCGATCTAAGGCGTGTATAGGCAACATGGTCAAGAAAATCCCAATTTTCGTCATAAAATGCCGCCGACAAATCAACGTCAACATGCCCCTTCCACCATGTATACAAACGAATCACGTCACCCTTAAAGGCAACTCGTGACCCTTTCGACAATATATTTTCTGACTTATCAGAATCACCACGGCGATTAAATGGAACGACAATACCGTGCAAGGTACGGTCGATAAATACCTTGCGCTCATCACCCGGAGCATTACCAGTCCGAAACCGGTCAATTAATACTTCGTCAATTGATTCAACAATCTGAATAGCATGAAGCGTATCAACATTCTTCCGATTTTCTGGACGCATAAAATATTTGTTTTGATTTCCCTTGATGAAGAAAATGCGAGTGTCGGCATCCGCATTGTTTCGATCACCAAAATGTGAACTCAACTCAAACAAGACTTTGGTGGAGATATTTTTGGCAACTTCCCTGAACTTAGGGAGAAATTCTTTCCAGAACTTTTCTTCATCATTATTCAGATTGCGAACGATGAAATCAACCCGGCGCACGAATTCACCCGGCCTCGATGCCAGAAAATCGATCAAGCCAGTGATATCATTGCATTTTGTATAAATTTCAGCCTTTCGATTAAACGTCATAATACCCTTCGGATAATTCCTAAGAGTATTGAACGCATTTGCCAATTTTGGATATTTATTGGTATTCTTGGCAGAATTAGGGTGCGCAATCTCACCAAAACGAAGCCAGCGCTCACGGTTACGCATGAAATCTTCTTCCAAATTAGGAAGCGTTTCCAGCATCACCATGAAGTTCCTGATATCGGCACCCTTCAATGAAAACTTCACATTATCCTTTAGTGACAAATCGGCATTTTCATCTGACATGTAGTAAGCCAGTCGAAGAACATCTGTCGCACCAGAAAGTTGCGATGTCACATACTTAATATTCTTGGAATATTTGTAGATGAACGGGAGCGTTTCCTTAAAACATTTTTCAGGAAAATTGCGAAAATCTGTATACTTGATATATTCAGCAAGAAAGTCCTTCTCTAGTTCAGATAGCGAAGAATGACGAGAAAGAAGCTGATTAGCTTTTTCCGCAATTTCTTCCCTACCGATAACGTACAAAGGCTTCAACGGGGTCACGCATTCGAATTTCATATTCGAACGAGTTGGTGTATCTAGTTCGTTCACCTGAAACTGACAAATTGGGCATACACCAAAATCATTGATATTAAACAAATTTTCGTCAATGACATGACCACATGACAAAAACTTGCCCTTGGCATCAGGGAACATATTTCCGATAGCACCAAGGATACGATTGATATTGTACTCAAATGGGTCAGGAGTATCATAAGGAAAATTATTGAATAGAACATTCACATTAGGAATGTTTGAAAATTGCGACAAATCGGCAAGAATGTATTTGCGGACCAGCGAAAAATTCGCTTTGGAAATAGATTTGGGGAAGTTGACGATTGAATATCCGGTAGCGGATATTTCTTTCCGAAAGATATTCAAATCATCGTTGCTAACATTCTCAATCCAAGCGACATTATTTGGGCCGGGCATATAAACGCAAGAATATAGGGGAATCAAGTACCTATTGAAGTTCAACATAATAAAATCCTTTAACAAATCTGGCTACTAAAAGGTTGCGTTGGTGAATCTATATAGAAGGAAGCACACCAATGGGTTAAAGATTTTTAATGAAACGAATCGGATAGCTAATTATTCAGCCAAAAGAAATTGTAGAAGGAAGCATTTCCATAGGTTTCATGTTCACGAATATATAATCTATTTATCTGTCTGTCAAGGAAAATTTACATTTTCTTCAACTCTTTTTTGTTAGAATTGTAAAAAAACTCGGCAAGAATGCCGATTGTGATATGGAATTTGTTGAAATCAGGTAATCCAAGTTCAGCACGAATTTTTCTGATATCATCAGAATAGACATCAATAAAATAGTAACGGCCAATCTTCTCAATATCAACCGGGCCATTGTCGCCAGAATATCGAACGATTGGCTCATAGGAGAAAGAAATTTCTTTCTTGTCCCAATTCATGGCAATATCATATTTTTCTTCAAAATTTATTTTTGAAATCGTGATATGCGAATTCCATGATGGTCTGAACAGTTTGATATGTTCATGGCGGTATAATTCCTCACGATAATATCGTGACAATTCTTCGCATGTTGATGCAGTAATCAAAAAATTTGTTGTGTGATTAATCTTTTTTGGATTCTTGACAACATGTACGGTAGCCGTGGAGGAAAACATTAGTCAACTTGTTTCAACTTCTTCTTTCAATTTATTTTACTCATCAATATATTTGAAGATAACATAGTACTCTGGATACATTTTTCTGACAATTCGTTTTAAAAGAACATTATGACTGAAATTTAAGTCTCGTTCAGTTTTACCAGAAATTTCCATTATTAACACTTCTTTCATTATGGATTCCTTGAGAAAATTTGAGAGTCTAACAGACCGTCTTTCGAAATATTGGCCCGAATTAACTTGTCTTTTAATTGAAACTGAATATATTCGTCATTACGTTGAATGAGACTTCCGTCCATTTCCTGTAGACGAATCAAGAAATCATCAACTGGAATAAAATCCGGGTCTGTAGACATATTGATTTCATTCATATTCATCTTTGTTTGGTATCCTTAACTTTAATTGAAAAATCATCTTCTGGATGCTTTTCTTTTAACGCATCTTTCAGTAGTTTTTTGAAACTAACGCCCCAAATCTTTTTACTTTCTTCATCTAATTCTTTATCAATTTCGATGGTTTTTTTCATTGGAGTTTCTTTCTAAGATTGGTTGACGGGGATGGATTTGAACCATCGATCTTTCGATTATCAGTCGAATGCATTAGACCGCTATGCTACCCGTCAAAACTATTACCTATTATCCCTGTATTCTGACCAATTTACCATCAACAATCTTGAACGTATTTGGGAAGAAATGTTGAAGTACGGCAGTTTCAGCCGAAAACGTATCTTCGAATTTCATGACTTGTTGTTTAAGGCCGGTATCGAGGGAATTCGATAGTGTTTTCATATCAGTTACTCTTTAGTTTCAATTTGGTTGGAATGCCACTCCCATTCCTAGATAATACTTCGTCCTTATGACGTGACCTTATCTCTGGTGCCAGCATGGACTCGAATACCTTCCGGTATACCTGATATTTATACACCATGGAGCGTAAGCATGGTGTTTATATGGACACGGAACCGCTTTTTGTAGAATTCTACCTATCAACCACGACCTTGTTGCAACTAAAGGCTAGTCCATATTCTCGATTAAAACCAGATTAGCCGTATCGAACGGCTTTTTGGCCGATCAACCAAACGCAATCACACTCATCGAGGTTTAATCAATTGTCATCGTTGTAATTTAAAATCGTTTGCTTTCGTTATAACACCACCGTACACACTAAAATAGTCATTTGCGACTTTGTATTCATTCTTATTCAACCATGCTAGAAACACAGGATAAAATGTATTATTTCGAATATGGTCAACTGTCCACAAATCTATATCGTAATTGTCGGAAAATGCTGATGCTCTCCCAAGTGTTATTTCTGATATAACATACATTTTTTTGTGTTTGTTCATAACAATATGTCCAAAATGTGGCGGTAACGGTAGGATTCGAACCCACGGAACGCTATTAACGTCCTCTAGTTTTCAAGACTAGCGCCATAAACCAGACTCGGCCACGTTACCATTGTTATATTTATACAATCTAACACAAAACTTGTCAATACTTTTTTATCAATTTCCTCGCAATGCCATCCAAAACACCCAAAAGGCATGGCCAGTTTCGTGTGGATACCAAAGTATCATTATCAACAAAAGTAACCAAAAGATTCCAGACACACGCATAATATCATTCCCTATCTTTTAGGTCTATATATTATGGTTTTATATAAATGTCAATCACTAATTGGCACAGTGAACGTTTTTATTTCAAGATACTTATTCAACTCGTTAGGATAGCCCCACTGATTAGCAAGTACCCTGCAATTACCAATCATGAAATCCATATCAACATGAGAATGTCCACAAATCCAAAATTTCTTGTTCGAATCAAAAATTTTTGTGTCCAGATTATTGTTGAAATATGTATTGAGCGGGTCGCCAGCATGTTTTTGAGCGATGCATTGGAAAGATGGTGTGAAATGTGTCAATACAATTTCAGAAGGACTATTAAAGATTTTATCGACATGCTCTTTGTTCATGTTGATACATTTTTCAGTATTCCAATCAGGAATGTATTTGAAATCCCAAATACGGCGGGATGCATACCATGCATCATTCGGATTATTGTTAAAATTTGTCCAGAGACACCCACCGACAATGCCATCCTCGTCAAATGAATCATCGAAAACTTCTGTTTTGAAATAATCGTGATTGCCCATTACATACTTAAATGGGATAGTGATTTTTTCGAGAAATTGTTCTCGCTTCCTTCGGGACGAATGAATGTCACCGCCAATCAACAACATATCTAAATGCGTATGCGAGTTGATAAAATCGATGGTATTGGCGATGAAATCCGAGTCCCGAAATTCCAGATGCGAATCGGAAAAATATCCTATCACTTTGACATTGTTCATTAATTAACCCTTGAATGACACAGAAAACGCAATCAACGGGTCCAATGTTTTCACACTCACCATTCTGCGAATCTGAATAGGATTATCAAATTTGAGTGAATTTTTGAATTCATACTTTTTAGTTATAAAAATTTCTCTATGAATGTTGTATGCATGAATTGCCGCTTCTTTGCTATTAAAATCTAGGGCTGAAATTTTATATTCCAGTATTTTACTTTTGAACTCATCGTGCGACTCGTCGCCAGATGCAACATGTATTAGTGGTGTTATTACCTCAACAAGTGTGTTAAAATATTCATTAAGAACAACTTCATATTCGGCAAGTTCTTGTTCAAAAGTGGTTTTCGGCATATTCGGGATAGCCATCGCCGTGGTTGGTAAAAGACCACCAACTGTCACGGCACCCAAACACTTCAACAAATTTCTTTTATTAACCATGATTTAATCCTTCGGTTTCCATTGCGTCTTACGCTGCGATTTCCAGTTACGTTCAATGCTCCTAGTACGGTCATCCCAAGAATTAGGAAGCAAATTCCTCTTAGGGCGAGTAGGAAATTCCTGCGAACGTTCTTGCTTGGTTCTGACATTCTTGCAATAGGGTCCACCGTTGTAATTACGAATGCCGGGAACCGGCCCACGACGATGGACATATTTCTTTCGACCGTACCAGTGTTCCAGTTGCGCCTTGCGCATTTTCCAGAAAACATCATAGAGTTTTACGATGTCAATCGGCTGGTGGTCGTAAGAATCAAGAATACTGATTTCAAGTTCATGTTCATTATGACGATAATGATAAAATTCTCCCCAATAAGCACTGACAACTTCTTCAAGAGTCTCAAACTTACGGTAAGTAAGAAACGTTTTGACAATATACATTTTGTTCTCCTAAGTTAAACTAACTTAGAAAAACTGGTCCTGTGCAAAAGAATAGGCAAACATCATTTTAATCCTTACTGCCAATCAACGGTATTACCGTATCATGTATTTATGTCGTTGTCAAATTCTTTTTTACATTCTACAACTGTAGAACGTTTAATCATTTTATCGTTTTCAGACACAATTTCCCATTCGGTATCAGAATCATATTCTGTCACTCGAATGTATTTTCCAAGCAATTCGAATTTGCATTTTTCACACAAATCCAATTCGAGACTATCCATATCCTGAAACCAATTTGCCCCATATCCGGCAGTATCCTTGTATTGAAGGAACTCCTGATAGTCCAAGGGGTTATCATATGTTTTCTTACATACGTCACATGTGATTGAATCGAGGATATCGACAACATGTGTTTCTTGTCGGTAATTTTTCATTGTTTATTCCTTATCTATTGTTTCGGCGATTGCCTGTTTAGCATATTCTAAATATTCTTGACGTTCATCACTGTCAAAAATGCCATCGCCCTTTGGATTTGCGGCATAGATAAGATTGCCGTCCTTATCATCCACGGTAAAACGACCGTGGCGAAGGCGAAGATAGCCAACATATTCACCATTATAGTACGCATCGTATTGTTCTGGACATGCACCGCACGTTTCTTCCAATTTGATATCATCGGCATTAATCATATTCAATCTCCATAATAATCCATCATTTTATGACCTGATCTTAGAATATACACGAAACTACCAACATATACAATAGGCCAACCGATAATAAACCAATCATATCGCCATGTCAGAATCAAATAGAAAAACAGCAAGGGACAACATATAGCCAATGACAGAATGAAGTTGATTGTTGGTTTGTTGATGTAACGCTTAATTTTTACCATTTCCCTTCCTGCTTCATTTTCAAAATATGTGCAGTATAAACATTATTGGAAAATATCAATAATTCTAAACGAGCATACAATGTATATCGAAATTTGTCAATCGTGGAAACAGGGCTGCGAACTTTACTATGCAACCAAGTTCTGAACTTTTTGACGTGAGGATAAAATTTCAAACGGGTCATCAATTTGAAAAAAGTGTAATTCGTTGTGTGCCTAGTCGAATTACATTCAGCGCAAGTCAGAATGAGATTTTTAACCAGATGTTCGCCGCCCCTGCTAACTGCTTTGATATGTTCAAACGTAGCATATCGTGGTGATGTTGCTTTAGAGAATTTCATCTGTTGTTGGCAGCAATCGCAAAGGCCATTCTGATTTTTGAACATTTGCGCCTTCAAAATATCAATATGAAGGATGAAGCCTCTGCCTAATTTAAGCGGAGTATTGGTGGAAATGTTCTGAATAAGCGTATTTTTTGATGATTTAAACGTGTTTGCTATGATACGATATTTCACAATCTTTCGGAATTCGGAAACGTTTAAATCAATTTTCATGTGGGAACTACTTAAGAAAATGGTGATTCCAGTAGGACTCGAACCTACAACCTACAGATTAGAAGTCTGTCGCTCTGTCCAGTTGCGCTATGGAACCATATTTCTATTTATGTTACTTGCTCATGACATTCTTGAATTTCACAGGTGGCTTTTCGACCAACGCAATAAACTGTAATGGAAATATTCCATAAACCAATTCTGGGTCATTTTCAAGCTGTTGACGACAATAATCTTGTGCCTCTTTGATAGAATTAAATAGGGCTGAATATTCTGGCCCCGTACCCTCGTATTCGGCAACCAAATCCATTCTACAAACAATAACGAACTGTTTCGTATTAGTTGTGTCTTTCTTTTTCGTTGAATTAGAATAATGATATCTAAAATTTTTTGCCTTGTACCAAATCGTTTCATTCTCATAGTACGTAGAATTGCCGCCCTCGGCAGAAATTCTTATTAACTGCCCAGAACCTTTCATAGTATCCGTGACTACATATGGCTTTCCCCGTTCAGCGCTCATATAATATGCAGTAGGCGTTACAACATCCCCAACAACGTAATCTTGCATTATTTTAATTCCTTTGGTGTATACGGGCAAAATATTTTGGTTCTTTCTCCGTCTTTTATGTAATCGATGTCAACAGCTTCATACCAGATACATTCAAAATCATGGGTCATTGTTCCGTTTTCGTCTCTCTGAACACCACAACAAATACAATAACCACGTTTAACCTTAATTGCCTTGCCTATGTTCATTTTTTAAAAATCATGTATGACGAATTGGATATCGTTGAAAGCTGATTTTCGTTCTCTGCATTCTGAACTACTGTAAAAATTTCGGTTCTTCTCGAATCTACTTTTGCTGTGAATTCCTTGATGGTCCCATGGCACAATTCAAAACCAGAACCATATCTGGCGTTGATATACAGGACTTTATCGCCAATATTTAGCATATTTCCATCAATATCATGTTGTTCAGGATTGGCCAGAACATCAGTCTTGGCCGTTTTTGCGTCGAATTTTTCCCAAACGGTAGGCCCGTTATAATTCAGAAGTGCGACAACTTCTCGATTGTAGAGAGAAGTTTTTACGGAATTTTTTCGGCCATCCCAATGACAAATCCCGTACATAGAATCGTTTATGATTCCATACTGACATTCTGGTCTATAACTATACCCACGGCGATAATCGATTGTGATTTCTTTTTGAGAAAAATTATAATCTTTTGTGTTGGGTTTTACCTTGGCGATAGAACCTTTTCGATCACCAGAAATGAACTTAATGTATAATGTTCCTTCCCATAGCTTACGAGAAACTTCATTCAGGACTCGTACAATTTCAACGGCTGTAGGATCGTCTTTATCCTCGAAACCGTTACAGTATGGAAATGGAATTGAACAAGGAAATTCGTCTGGAAACATGATAATCTTTCTGTATTTTTTCAATATATATATGCATTTTTTCTTAGAGTCAACCAAAGAGAAGTTGGAATATCTGATAATGCCATAAGAAAAGATTCAAATGTAGAAATCTTATATAAACAAGCAACCACACCCAATTGGGTGTGGTTTTATTTTGGAGGATCGGGTGAGGCTCGAACTCACACGGGCTTTACGCCGCCAAATTAAAAGTTTGGTCGCTTCACCAATTTGCATACCGATCCATTATTTATACTTTATTCAGCAAAACTATCTTTGTCAAGCTTTAATTAAACCCAAACAGTCCATACTTCTACTTGGTCTTCTGAAAATGAACGCCATTCTGAAATATCAACATCAAACACTTTGATAATATCAGGATTCACATAGCCACCAGAACCGGTAGGATGTTTGTCCGCTGGAATCAAATCGAAATTCTTGGTGCAATTCATGTGCCTGATTGTACCATCTTTCTTGGTAAATGTTACATAAACCGTACCGTTTTTCAAAGCATCTTTCAAATTATGCATAGTTACTTTTCTCCTAATGTGTGTTTGCTATCAAAAGGTCGCCAATTTCATAAAGGGCTTCCTCATTATATTCCATATCCATCACCTGATTATATTCACATACCCATTCTGCCGAAAGCATTCTCGCCTTTGCTCTAACAACGACTTTTTCAACGACAATTTTCATTTCCTCGAAACTGGTTTCAGAAGTTACAGGACTGAAAATAGTTCCATTAGATGTTGCTGGTGCGCTTGTCGTGACCACAATGCCAGCAACAGCAACAGAACCGACACCAGAGATAAATTCACGTCGATTCATTTAATACGCCTAATACACGCATCAGTAATCGAAACACAAGAATAATTATATCCCATGCTTCGAATTTTGTTGGTATAGTCGTCATCAACTCGAATAATGTATGCGCCCCAACCCGGAGGATAATTTGAATCATCAGCATGTGCTACACCAGCCGATGGACCACGACCACAAATTGTTCCGGTGATTCCATTCATCGATGGAATATTATAAAGTTCTACTCTATCACCTTCAAGAAACTTCATCGACGTTCTCCCTTAGTTGCTATCCACAATACTCCATATCCAGCTAAAAGCATAGCAATACCTATCAACGGAAAATAAACTGGTATGTAAAAATCATAGCCTCTCGATAAGAGAATGAAGGCTATGATTCCGACACACCAGACAGAAAACAAAATATATGGAAGATTCTTCATTTCTCTGGATACCGCCAGTAGAATTGTTCACGATACCCTTCCGCAATCTTGCTGTCAACAGTTTCATTCCAAACTCGTTTTGCCATTCCATCAGGAAGTTCTTTGGCGGCTTCACGAATATTCATAAGTTGTTCACGACCACGCCGATATACCGAACCATCATCGGAATACATATGGGTCAAATCATGGCTAACGCACATATTTCGAAAAAGTTCTTCCAATACAGAGTCATACAGTTTCATATATGCAATTGGATGGTCTGAACCGGTTCGTTGCCAAGAAAAAATATTCTGTGCTGGAATAACTCGGCCATCCGACATCTTGGCCAGATAGAAACGAGGGAATTTCATCGGCTTGTCGTTCGAAGTATGTTCAATCCAATTTTCAGCTTCATCCATAATACTTCACCATATCCATGCGATAATCTTTATTATAGAATATAGGTTCTATCGAAAATGTCAAGCCCCGTTTAGAACTTTGCACCAGCACTGATTGGGCGACAAAATCCATCCTTCCATAATCAAATTTTGACCGATATCGGACTGAATATCAATTTCACTAACAGAAACATCAGAATAAACAGTACAGTATCGGAATTCTACATTGATAGGACGGCCAATGTATTGCTCGATTTCCTGTATTACCTTGGTCCAGTTCATCATCTTCACTCCATCACCAGAACTAGCCAACCATACTCGAAAAATCTTAACAAATGGTTAAGCGGCCTTGATAATTCGGTAAATTGCAATAGTATTGAAAGTTTGAATGACCGTCGCAAAAATCACGAATTGGGCGAATGTATGCATCCAATATATTGCGTTAAACGAAAAAATAAACATGATTGCAACAGATAGAGCAACATCGCTTAGGGGCTTCAAAAACCAAAGCTTTTCTAATTTATGACGAATAAATTTTTCTGGTTCATTTACAACCGCTGATTTAATAAATGGCTTCAAGAAAATGAAAGCGAATGAACAGAGTATCACCATTAGAATATAGATGATAGACATTGCAGCATAAGGAACCACGGAAACACTATATGAAGACAAGAAAACCATTAAGTAAACCGAAAGCATATATCCCGCTCTGGTCAAAATAAATTTATAAGTTTCAGTAGCGTTAACGGCTTTCATTTCTAGTTCAGTCATATAATGTTTCCGTGATTGTATTGTACGTTATTTGTGAGAATTACGAATTAATAGCAGTCTTTTCTTCATCAGTCATGTATGAGGCCGAAGCTGATGCAGTAGCTGCATATCTTATGCTTGAGCCTACCAAGGAACGAGCCGTATCCATAAAGTTTACCGGATTATAGGCATTAAGTGTTCCTAGATTTGAAACGATTTTTGCACCACCATTGAATGCTTCAAGCGTAGCACCAAGATATGTTACCGGCCAATTCTTCTTTTCATACTTAGCCAGAAGTTTCTTGGTATCTTCTAAAGAATGTTCGGTGGAAACATTTTCGTCACCATCCGTAATGATAACAAACTGAACCAAATCAGTTTTCTTCAAACCATTCTTCTTAGGAGTAGAGCCAAATTCACAAATTGCATCGTACAGCGGCGTCATACCCCTTGGTGCAATTGACTTGTCATTGGCGGAAAATTCCGTCCAGTTTGAAGCATTCATGTATTTGTATTGAAGAATCGGTTCAAGCCTAGACGAACCGTCATTGTAGAGGCGGTTGAAGTTCGGATAGGCTTCCTTGTCAAAGAATGCCAGTGTCAACAAAACATTGACATCATTATTGCTTTTTAGTGTATTTAAATACTCATTCAAAGTTGCAATAGTCTTAGACCAATGAGTAGACATAGAACCAGTACGGTCAACCAAAACATATAGATTAAGAGTCTTCTTTTCAGTGTTAGTAGTCAAAATTTTCCTCGAATTGTTTGAGTTGTAGATAAAATAAAAGGGCCATTCAGGCCCATATTATAAATTTCAAAGATATAAGTGAAACGTTGAGATTTAAGTTTCGCCACGGCCTTTCAGGACATTATAGGTTTGTTGCGCAAACCCTTCTTCCCTTATCCACCACCTTTTGAGTGGTATCCGCTAGGAATTTTTTGTATTCGACATCCACGATTTACTCGGCAACTTCTACATTAAATAGACCGGCCAAAGTCCACCTAATATTTCCCTTACCAAATTCCAACTACCTTGCGGGTAATCAGAACACCATATTCTGTTTCCAGTATGGTATTAATTCCCTTCATCGTGAACCGGAACAGACTTTGCTTTTTTATAATAGACATTGGAATTGAACCAATATTCTATCGCTCCAAATGCGATTGCCTTACCATTCGGCTAGTCTGTAACCCACCAAGACGTGCTGTTCCAGTTGTTCCATAAACTTTTGGTCTACAGAATGCAACACGCCTCATATTTTCGACTTGCGGTCTACTCATGATCTTTCAAGAATCAGTTACCTTGCGGTCCCAAATCCTATCAGAATGACATTCGCCCTTGTCTGCTAAACTCGGACTAAAAATGCCCCAAAACGTTAGCTATCAACCATGGATAAGTTTTGCGTGGTATAAGATGCTTGCGGCATCGATTTCGGTCCAGTGTTACCCAACCTAATCTTTTTCTACCCTTATCGTCCGATCTATTTCCAACCTTGCGATTGAAACCATGCCTAAGTCTATCAAACTCGTGCATGAAGCCCGTTCGCCGTATGCAACCTCTATTTCTAGAGTCGATAGAAACATGGGATTTCTATCTGTCAGAGTGTTACCACTCCTATCATCACACGGAAAAATTCCTTGGTATTAGTTACCATTGACTAATACAATTTTCTCCACAAATGTAATAGCTTTAGATATTTCTATCTTAAACCATTCTCCGTTGTTTTCGTAGCCAACCAATTCTTTTATTAGTAATTGTTCAGCCAATTTTCTATCATTAACTTGTCTTAAGTGACATAAGTTATATGATCTTGTTGGATCACCAGTTTGATAAACTGATAGTCTTCGTTTTATGTTTAAAGCACATCCAATTTTAACCCAACCGGGCCATGCCTTATTTTCTATAACATAAACTGAACCACTTTTTTGTGAATTTTGCGTTCCTACTACTCTATTCGCATCTTCACAAACAGATTCAACGTTTATTTTTACTTCTTTTAAGATTCTCTCTTTTTTTCGAGTTTCTTTCTGTAAGGCGATGTTCTGCTTTCTCTTATTACGCCTACCATTCAATGTCAAGTTTTTGTTTCTTGTTGTTATTTGGCAGGCGACACATGTTTTTTCATAACTATCATGCTTTGAACATGTCCATTTATAATTGTTTATGAAGGACATTTCATTATCTTTTTCATATCTAGGAGTGGTGTCTTAAAAAGCTGACAGACTCTCTTATTAGACGACTGCATAAGCAGAATGGACTTTACACCATCATTGCCACTTATTTCTTTAACGATTGTTCAAGAAAACAGTTTATTTTGAACTATTTGCTTCAACAATCAGTATTCATTTAATATAGTTTATTTAGTTCCCTTTGTCAACAAGAAAATTTAAAATTTTCCAACTATTTTCATTTTTTTCAACTTTTTTCGTTGGTATTGGGAGAATGGACAGGCTCTAGAAACCCATGCTTTCGACTTCCCATATTGTGCAAGTTTTTTAACCTTTTCCATTTAGATGGTTAGCAGGCCATCTATCGAAAGAAAAGCTGTGAATTGCTAGTCCACCACTTGCACCCAAGTTATGTTGTTGTTGACACTACCCTATTCTTTTTCGTGTGTCAACAAGGAAATTCAAAATTTTCTAACTATTTTCACTTTTTCTCTAGAATTTCGATTTCAGCGAAAGAAAGACGAACAATCGGCTTTCCATAGTCATTTGTCTCACGCTTCTTGAAGGTAACTTTGTAACGATTACCCTCCATCTTTTCCATGGAAGCGTAAATGGTCCTCGTGCCAGCAGTCATGGACTTATTGTCCACCATCCACTGAATGATTTCACGCTGTCTAGCAGTCACATGACGGGCAGCTACAATCTTGTACGAAGCAGACATTTATCCCTCCAACCAATCTACAATCAAAACGTACTATAGATTAGAAAGAATGTCAACTCATAAAAAAAATGTATTTTCACTTTTTCTCTAGAAATCTATTTTCAGTTTCACGAATGAACAGACATGTCGTGGAATGTATTCCACAATATTCACGTTCTATCATTTCAATCAATTTCCATCCAAAATCGCCTTGTTCATTCAGCCATTCTATGGATATCTGGGTCTTTTTACCCGGATTGATATGTTTCTTATATTCGTATTGTTTCATGGTTAATCCATCCTGCTACCCGGATAGGCGTTGATACCAGCTTCCCGAAGGACATTGGCAAAGGCACGAGCGTAAGCTTCCTTTCGCTGCATCGACTGCCCGCCTTCCGAAACCCAAATCTCATAGCCGCCATAGTATCCGGCATGGCCACGAACGCCGTTCTTCTTGCACCACGTCACAAACGGGCCTCGACCGGGCGCAATCGTCACCCACGCAAAACCACAAACCCCGCCTTCCTCGTAATAGGTCGGCTTCGAATAATCGATCTTGTCAGACAGGCCGATGGCCGAACCGACAATCATTGGGACAGGGCGAGTCGCCTCAAGGGCAGCAAGACCAGCCGCACGAGCCTTCTCATAAAGAATGCCCGCCTGCTTAGGCGTCATCTTGACCGACTTCTTAACCGAATTCTCCATTTCTCTCATTCTCCTAAAAAGAGGAAACCAACGATGTATCTTTTATATAGAATGAAATTGTAGAAGTGTCAAGCGGTCATTTTCAAAATGTTTGGTAGGGGACCAAGGATTTGAACCTTGTCGAGAACGATAATCTGTCGCTGAAAGGTTTATAAAACCTCCCTGTGTACCAACACCATCCCCCAATTTCTCACGTATCCGAACTCTCAAAATATTTTTGAGGCAGGAAGGAAACCACAGAATTCCTTTGGTTGTCATAGGCAATAGGGACATTAGTTCCTGCCAAATTCATGGCAAAAATAGAAATTCTGTTGGTCTTATGTTCAAGAAACATAGCTTCGCCGTTCTGAATCTGATTCTTGATATGATAGATATCGGATTCAGAAAAATTCAAATCATATCGCTCTTTAGCCCTAGTCTGTGCGTGTTTGGTTTGAGCGTTGATTTTGTTCTTATACTTTCTTGACTTCTTTCTCGGATTTCCCGTTTTCTTCATTTTTTGCTCCATTAATTTCGTCATCAAAATAATGCGAGATTTTCAGATATTCTTCCTCGGAAAGCAGAACATCATGATAGTAATATCCGTTATTTTCGATACCAAGAATATACTTAATGCCTAACCACAGACGCTTGGTGAACCTAAACTTCGCCAAGGTTGCGTGAATTGTATATTCTATCGAGTCGGGATAGTCATCACCCCAATCATGTCGTTCTATAAGAATATGATGTTCAACATCAGGACATGTACAGGGAATAAATTTTACATTTCGCTTAGGTTGCAGATTGTTCATTATATTTCTTTCCAGATGTATCTTTCAGGTTCGTCATAAAATCATTGCAGGCTTCAATGATGATATCGACCGGAAGATTGAATTTTTCAGTCATATATGACAAAAACGATACCGTGTCAAATGTTCCGTGACGATGTTTCCAATATTCGTATTCGATAAAACATTTCAACGGTAACGGGTCCGACGAAAAATAAAAAAATTTTTTTTGGTTCGTCTCTGTGATTTTCATGAAATCGATGAACGGGAACCACACCCATTTGATATGGGTTTTTCTGGAAATCCTACCGTCTAATTCATATTCCCACTTGGTTTTTTTTCTGATGCCAATCAAAGGCAAAATTTTGTATTTCATCCGCTTTTTGAATGCGGTGCCGAGTAGAATATACCTAGTCGTATTGTCGTCAAATAACTTGAATTTAATAGTTCTCATTTACGATATTTTAGAATATTTATTCAAGAATTCGTCATTTTTTAGGATTTCTATATTATCGGTTTCAGGATTATGGACAATCCAATCCAATTCATAGATGTGATAATGCACATTATTTTTGTAATACAGCGATATATAATTGGGACCATAGTCTGTGCAAACAGAAAAAATTGAACTTAAATCAATCCAATTGGGTAATTTGACTTTTGCTACGTTAAATTCGACTTGACTACCTTCTATATGAACACATTGGATTGCGGTAAATTCGACCGGTTTCTTCGTATAAATCACTTCGAACCACCAGAAAATTTATCTGCCAAGAACGCCATGACAAAAGCAAAACCAACCATGACGCTAATCAAAAGACCTGTAGCAAGCAATGCTTGTGCAATTTCTGTACCAGTACCCATGTTATTTCCTTTCTAAAATTTCTTTTGTTCCATCTGGAAAAACTATGTCAATTGGGGATTTTAAACGAAGCATATCGTTAGCTTCGATAATCATTCTATCTGTGAAATATCCTTCGATAGTGAATGGGAGTGCATCTGTATTTTCTACTGTAACTATCTCATATGCAACAATTTCGCATTCCATATACGGAAGAAATGCTCCAAATAAGCGAACAGTTTCCCGTTTGCTATCAGAATAACATCTATATCCATAATCTCTATGGATAGCTTGGTTCAAATGATTTTTTAGAGCGCCAAGAGAAGCCCATGATTTTCCAGATTTGGTAAATGTTGGACTTGTTCCACCGGTAGAGAATAATCCATCAGATTTACGGCGAATCTTGTAGACGTATTTCTTGTTTGTCATACGGGACTTTCTGAAAGAAATTTCAGAAGAACCGACGATTGTTTCCTGTAGTCGGATTTACAATCGTCGGTTCTTGATGGTCGGAGTGGAGAGATTTGAACTCCCGGCCCTCTGGTCCCAAACCAGATGCGCTACCAGACTGCGCTACACTCCGTATTCGTTATATATTTATGTTATCCTACTATACTTTCCAATAATCGTCAAGCTTTTTATTCACATATTCGTTTCGCAACTCTCGATACACATATTGCCACTGAATACCATGATATTTTCTTTCTCTTTCATAGTCGGATGGTATCAAATCCGGCGAATATGCGTGATACGTAACCGGCACAGGCACTTTCAATTTCTTGTAGATATTGTGCATCATCACAACGGCATGTGCCATTTCATGGCATAAAACCACCTGCAATGAGTGTTTCCATGTTACTGGATGCTCGATAGAACCGATTTCTTCATCTGCTTCTATATGGGCATATTCATAGTACCCACAAATAGTATAATCGGTTATATAGAGAACCGAAATCTGAATATACGGTTCGTATCGTTTTCGAACCTTTTTTACTCCCCCTAAACATCCCTCATTTTTGTCGGTCACATTTAAAATTACGTCTGGGAAACTTCGATAAATTGCAGTTTCGTTTAAGTAGCCCCTCATGTTGTTTATTGTTTCTGTCGCAAATTCCTTCATCGCCGCTAAATTATCTGGTTTCAACATGTTGCCTCATCAACAAATTGTTAAACTTGATTCTTTCAACTTAAACGTTCAAACGAGGCAGGTCAAGCCAAAATTACACGTTGAAATGAATCTTTATCTCGGAAACTGTGGATAACCTACAAAATAGTGTTTAGAAACTAGACCTTCCCCGCAGTTCTTCATATTCCGATTCGGTCATTTTCATTATCGTCATTGACCCCTTCATACTCAAATATTGTGAATTAAACTTCATCCTATGTTTTATAGATGGTTTTTCCATAGAATAAAACACAATATAATTATCATCCTTCGGGTCAGACTTGAAAACTATAAACTTGTTCATCAACTAAAATTTGCCTTTGCGCACAATTCTTCATATTCTTGGTCGGTTAATAATCCACTCTTATTGAGATATTTTTGTGCCACATATTTTTTCACCCATTTCTTTTTACCCATAGAAATCAATTTTGCTGTGGAATGCATCATATATTTCCCCTCCAAGAAACTGATAAAATCTGATTCTCCAAAATTCAGGATAAAAAACACTTGCTTCATTCAATATCTTTCCAAAGTACAGGATTTAGTGGATACTCTGAATCTTCATCATCATGCTTGAACCACCAATCGGGCATAGACACTATTGGACCCCAACCTTCTCCCGACAAATCTTCATCAAAGCCACCACCAAAATCGGCCAAATACAACCCGTTTGGAGAATGGCCATTCCCTTCTACCCATGCAGCATAGGTCGTGATGCACTTTCCAGTAGGGTCGTCCAAATCTTGGTATGTATCGGCATCATGGTCATGATAAACGAGAATTACACGGTCCTTCGGTGCAGAATCCATCGTTTTCATTTTGGATTTGATTAATTCCAAATTTTTAAAATTTCTTAGTGAGTACAAAATTTCGTTTGACATTTTAACCCTTTGGTAAGATTACAAGCCCGTCCAACCATGGAACAACCAAAACCGGAATGGAATAATATCTTCCCGTATAACCATTTCGCAATGAAGTTGTCACGTCGAATCGATACAATGATTTTGACGAATCCAAGTTCATCAAATTTGCAAATTGTTCTTGTCCAATGTATATTATTAGCTGTTCTGGATTGTACATGGAACAAATGTCATTAATGTTTTTGACATTTTTGAATATGAAATCATCCAGACGTTTTTGTTCTAATTCAGTAAATTTGAATACTTCATATGTTTCCCCATATAAATGTGTTTTTATTGCAGAAATTTTATGGAGAATTTTCCAGCAAATATCAGCCAACCACTTGTATTTTTGTGGCTTATATTCATATTTCGGTTCGTCAAGAATTTTTCTGTGTTTTCTAGAAGTGATAACAAAAGTTTTTATTTGCAAATCTTAAATCCTTCCGTGAAAGTTCCAGCAAATCTTGATGCCAAACTCTCATGTGTATCTGCTTTCAATAATTTTACAATATATGCAGAATTTCGCCATTTCAAAACAGAAACCAACCAATCTTTGGGGCGTGCCATCGCATATTCATAGGCAGCTTTCCTTGCGGCTCTATAGTCATCTTGCCTTTTTTGCAGCTTTGGATTTTTTCGTAATCGCTCACGTAAGGCCCATTCATACATCAACGCATCCATGCGATAATCGAATGGGTGATAAATTTCATGTGGCATGAAGTGACGAACTCCAATAGCTTATGTAATCAATTGTAGAGCCTTCGTCATATATCCGATTACCTTGAAAAATTTCAGGGCAATCGTGCGTCACTGGCGCTCCACACGCCATTGTTGATAAATGCTCTGGTGTGCAAACAAATGTTGGGTTGTTGGGAACACCAACAACCCAACCACATTTACGGCAAAGCATTTCCTCTTTACCATATGGTTTGAAATCGTGTTTACGATATTTCATTTTCCGTGCATAATCCAATGTGGTTTGACAGCTACAAACGAGGCATATCCATAAACGGCTGTCTTTCGCAATTTTGGCACCGGAGACAGGAATCGAACCTGCTTAAATACGGGTTTGGAAGCCGCTGTTTGCCACTAAACTTCACCGGTATCTTTTATTTATCCGTAATTGGGTAATCGCCGTGAACATGCATTCGTGGTGAAATTTGTACTACATCACTAAAAACTGAACGGTCATATTCATCAACATCACGACCACCTAGTTTAAAATATTCACGCAAAAGGTCTTGTTCGTCCTTCTTTGCGCAAATCAAAACTTCACCATCATTTTCGTATACGACTAGCTTCATGATGTCTTACCTTTTCTGATGATATTCACAACATCTTTAGACGAAACCAATATACACATCGATTGTATCTCTGTCAACCGAGTTTTTGGTATGTCATAATGAGTTTTATGAAACCAGCATCGTTTGATATTTAGCAACTCGGCCATTTTATGGAGATTTTTTATAGAATACGGTTCACAGACAAGATGGCGTTTGCCGTCCGTATAAAATTTCATGGAAGGAGGATTTTGGCGGCAGCACTAATGGCTTCGTCTAGATTGTCTGTTCGGAAACCACAAATTTCCCGTACCATTCCATGATCGTGGATATTTCCTGATTTTTCCATCACCAACACAATCGGAATTCGATTGGCATCGGCCCAACCCAATTCAATCATCGTGCCAATAGAAACACGAGTTGCACCTAAAAGGTTGACAAACAAAATGTCGGCTCTTGTAGCATCAAACCTATCTCTGGTAGTAATACCTTTTTGCGATGAAGTGATATTTTCTTCATAGGTATCAGCAATATTTGTTTCCTGTAGAAGATATTCTTTGTGGCGCATAGGTGAAAAACAATGAATGTAATTTTCATTTCCGGGAGACAATTTTGAACAATACCCTATCATCTGTTGACGAACATAATCTCGCCATTCAGTGACACCAGCATACGAACCAGCAGTAATCGGACCAGCCAAATAAATTTTACTCATGGTTTACCTTCTTAGATAATATTTTTGCTAATGCACGATTTTGTAAAAATTCTTCGAATTCTGTCCTATTTTGGTCTAAAAAATCACAAACTAAGCTTGTAACGTATGGACCAGTTCCACCAATCATCCCTGAATTAAGGTCTTTTTGCCCATAATAATTGATATGATTGATGCATTCTTGAACAGTAATCGGATATTGTTCAATATTTCTCATTTAAGTTTCCTTTATGGAACTAAAAAGTGTTGTTGTTCTTCTGGTTTTGGTGCATTTTCTGGTGTAGGTGGCTTCGGCCAAAGCTGCATTTCATTGTTGTCGCCACGACCATGCATTCCTGAAATTTCCAAATCGACGCCATTGGCATCTGGATTATTTCCGTCCATACCGTCTTGAAGTTTTTGGGCTGATTCAGTTGAATATGGGATATAGCACAATTTTGGACCAGAGTCGGGAGTGTCAAGAAACAAATGAATTTTATCGTTCTGAATAGCCTGAAACCCTATAACCGTGTATTTTCCGGGTTTGAAATACATTTCAACTGAACATGGAATGGACCAACCAACAGAAAATAATAATATAGCTGCCGATACGAGAGAACCAATGAAAAACGCTACAACTGATAACAGCCGTGGTTTATATTGTCCCGTCCGTGCCCATATAGCAAAATGCGCCACCAATCCTAAAATAAATGTGAGAGCAAGCCATGCGGAAACGAGAAATATCATTTTTTCGAATTTCTTAGCGGTGTAAATACGTGGTTTATAGAATTCGGTACTATATGTTGTTTGTCATCAATTTTAAATCTAACTACTGTTATTTCCTGATTTGGCTTACGAAGCGTAACCTTGTCTGAAAATATTCTAAGAGCGGGTTTTCCCGAACCTGCATTCAGTAAAACTTCGACATTGACAACCATTGGAAACGTATTGATGCGATACGAGTGAATATTTACTACATATTCACCGGGCGGTAATCCACGAGAAAATGCATTCTCATAATTAAAGCCGATTGTGTCATATAAAGCTAAGCCAGTATCGTCACGTAACAGATTCCAAACTTCACCATCTTTGTTTGAATAACCAACGGGAATCTTCTCGCCCGGTCCCATTAGCCATAAGTCAACGTCTGTATTTCCATCCGGCCATGTGATAGTGACAACTAAATTCCCCGGCGCATTGATTTGCCCGTTTTCCTTGGAATTCGGATTCCAGTTGGCCAACATGACCAAAGCCATCATTCCAAGCAACATATTCAAGAGGACATCACGAGAAATGATGTTATTCATTCAATAGCTGCCTATCAGGCTTAGATTCGGCGTGTGCCTTTTTAGTGTCCTCGATAAAGGTCGTGGTAGCTGTTTCCAGCATGGAAAAATTAATCCATGTCCATAAGCCAGTAATCGCACCTGCCAGTGTTGAACCAAAGGCTACACCCATGCCCATTAGGAGTTGGGGAGCAATTTGTGCCGGGTCCGTGCCCGCCATGTCTAAGGCGATAAAAAATCCTAGAGCATTGCCGATAAGGCCGAGAGTCGCCAAATATTCTGCTATTTTATAGATATGGAGATTTTTAGCTTCAATTTTCTTGGCACCAGTAACATCAAGTAACTCACCCCTGTCAAGATTATTTTTAGCCCTAGATACTTTCCAAATTCTGATTGCAGAAGAAACCAACCCTATCACAAAAAGCAGAACGATGATTTCGCAAATTTTAGAAACGTCACGCTCAAAAACTTTATGGACATAGCCCATCGACCATGCCCATATAAAAATTGCAAAACCTAAGCCATTTGTAATAAGATATCGAAAAAGTAAAAGATTTTTCAAACGAAACTTTCTATAAAAAAGAGTGGTTGCGGGTGGAAGATTTGAACTTCCGTGATCGGCGTATGAAACCGTGCTGGAACCAGACTCCAGTCCAACCCGCAATATTCGTACTCTTATTTATACAAATTTAGATGAATTCTTTTTGTTTGTCAAGATATTTCTTTCTTTCTTTTTCTTTTAATACAGCTTCGATATATTCTTTAGCGTATGAACATTCTGACAAATGGCTACAAATCAGTGGTGATTCCATAGCAAAAAGATTAGCATCATATTCATGCGGCAAAATCGCATATTCAGTTGGTTCGGGCCACTTTGCATTTCCATTCAAAACGAGTTCACCGTTATAATATAATCTGTTATCAGATGTATGTATCAATCGCCCCCTCATGAATTGATATGCATGGCGTATTTCATGAAGAAAGGTGAACATCAGGTCGTATTGGGTTAAATCCCAAAGCAACGGAGATAATGCGATAAATTTCCAGTCATCTTTAAAATAACAACAAGAATGATGTAGGTTATAAAATATATCAAAAGATGATACCAAATGAAATTCCGACAAATCAATATTAGGTACGGATTTAAGAACTTTGGCCAGCAATCCTGTCATTCTGGTATCGGTAAAATGACACGATTTCATCCGATATTTGACATAGGAAAAGTTTGGGTCATATGGAGTATCAATAAAATTAAGCGACTTGAAAACTTTCATGTGATATATCCATATTTCTAATTAATTTCAAATATCGGATTGTCATAAAGACTACTTTAGAATAACAAGAAATTCCCGAAATTCTATCACGAATCAATGGATGATTAAGTGTATACTTATTTGCATCTAATTCTTGTGGCAGTGTTATATAATCATCCCAAGTGATTACATTTTTAATACGTTTACCATCCCAATATGCAATATCGTCTATATAATCATAAGTTAATCGGCCAGTTTGATTTTGTTCTATATGACGAAGTTCATGAATAAAAGAATATAAAACATCAACTTCTGTTCCTATATTTAATGCCAAAGCATCAACGATATCTAATCTATGTTCACTGTGAACACAAGCAGAACCGAGTTCTTTAGAAACAGAAAATAAATTCCAACGAGATAAGTCAAGGTTCGGGAACGAATCAATAGCCTGTACGGCCAATTGCATCGTCTTAGGACAAAATGTTTCGTAACTGTTGAATCTTGATAATCCGAAAGTTTTTATAGGCTTTAGATTGCGAAGTTTTTCAGAAAAATTAATATTCATATTCTTCCTTCCTCAAACCGGGGAAATGTTGAATCGCTTCGCTAAAAGAAATCTTAAGGCCATTCGCCATAATCCAACCGGTAAATTCAGAATATGACGGGTCATCATAAGATACATCAGGTACAATGCCTGCATAGCACCGATATTTCTTAGCGTAGTCTAGTACCAGAACCGCCAAAATGACATATTCACCAATTGGGCTTGGATATCGACGGGCAGAATGATTGACATACTGCATAGATTTTTCCTTTGCAATTTCTTTAAGCTTTTCTCTCACTTGACCAATTGTCCAATCATCCGGCGAATTGAATATGACATGCATCGCTTCGATAGGTATTTTTTCGCCAAACAACGTTTCCAATTCAATTTGTGTTAATCTACCGGTCACATGTTTCTCCACCTAGAAGCTGTAATTTTTTGTAAGTTTCCGACACTTCACTTGCCAGTTGGCATTCAAACCATCTTTGTAACAAAATTTCAATCTCGATTCCGGGTCTTTAAAAACTAACCCTTCGTCAATTTCTTCGGTCAAAGAATCGAAAACTTTTCTAAAATTCGAGTAGATATTCTCAACTTTGATGATATTTTTACCATCTGGCAAATGCTTGATGATATTCAGTCGGTCATTCAACGTTTCGCCTACTTGTTCAATACCCCTGTAAACCAAAACGTCAAACAAGTAAATGGTGTTTTTTATCGTTGTCGATTTGTTGTGGAGAAGTTCGCCAACAAAAACGGAATCAGGAAATTGTTTAAAATAATCGATGATATGTTGGGGAGCAACCCACGCCTTGTGTATTTCTTTATGGCGATTCCAAAATTCGATATCGCCACATTCATCAATCGAAATTACCGTGCATGTGCCATTCTTTTTCAGTTGAGCGATGTAACCGGATTTTTCATAAAACCCAATCATATCTGGTGGAATCGCCTTTTCCGGTCGTGGTGGCCAAAGAAACATGACTGCCCTACTTTTCTTGCAACAACCGTTCTAGTTCTTTCTTATCCCGTTCGATACGAGCCTGAATATCCATTATATCTTTTTCTTTCTTGGTAACATCTGGACCAAGAATTTCCACGTCGCCAAGAACGGTGGCAAGTTCTTCCGCTTGAAAAAAGGCGGCATTAAGATGACCTTGACGACTCCCTTTTATGGAACACCAGTTCGAATCAAACTGGTTATTTTTGAAAACGGTGAATTTATCACCCTTATCGTTTTCAAGGACGACTTCAAAAGCCGACGATGGATGTCTTTGGGTATCACGATCACCATTTGGCATGAGTGACACAGTTTCAAAAATTTTGATTTTCATTATTTCGCCTTCTTAGCCTTCTTTTCCTTGGCTGGTTCATCAGCCAACCCGGCCAGCTTCATTCCCTCATTCAGTGCATCCTTTAGCGAAGCGTCATAAGTTGGCTTCACTGCCAGCGTACCGACAATTTCCAGCAACGTCTTTTGCAGTCCCCGTTCAAAGACCTTATCGACGGTTTCTGCCGAAACTACCGTCTTGACCTGTCGTTCCTGCTTAAGAATGAAATCTTCCGGCAACCCCTTGACCTTTTCAAGCGCCTTTGAAACAGTTTCCAGAAGTTGCGAATCACCGAAATATGCAGGATTGATGACATAACAATCTGCCTTAGTTTCGACTTCCTCTACAGGGATTTCCAGTCGAGTAAGAACGTCGATTTCTTCGGGAGTCAGCGGCGAAGCCGACGAGCGAGTCCGAAGTTCACAGGAAGCGGAAGCAAGATCGCCATCAACACCCCGAAAATTTTCGGGACGCTTCTTAATCTGGTTTCCAATACCAATGAAGGTATTGGCCATTTCTTCCTTGACCTTTTCGTCAAGAGTCGCCCGAATGGCCGTAAACCCCTTGACGATAGCATCAACTACCGCAAGGTTGGCTAGACCGGGGATGTTAATTCGTTCGGCGGTGCTTTTCTTCTTGGCTGGCGGTGCGACCGCTTCAATCTTCTTGGCTTTATCAAAAATCGACATTCACGTTCTCCATGTCTTATTCTCGATTCCAATATAAAAGAAAAATGTAGAATGTCAAGCAATTTAGATAATAAAAAAGAAGGGGAAATTACTCCCCTTCTTGCAACTCATATGCCACCGATTTGAAGCAGACTGGACAACTCGCTACCAGATAACGCTTGCCTTTGTACAATTCCTCGATAGCGTCACTTCGCAGAATGCCGATTCGCTTCTGACAAAATCGGCAAGTAGTTGGGTACATTTTTTCTTCTGTCATATTAATCCTTTGTCTGTTCAAAAATCGATCAGTTTTCTTCGAACGTGCCTGTCTGATTACCCCAAACCGTCCATTTTTCTCGTGTCGTTCGGGAAAATAATTCGAGATATGGTCCGTCCACCAGAGACTCGATTCTCTCATATATTTCAATGGGTTTGCGGGAATGCTCACGCCGGGGAGCGACAATTAATTGTGGAACGGATTTCGATTTTCGAGGCAAAACGTTACCTCTGGTGGCCAGTAGGCAATATTCTGCATTCTGCCGAGTGTAATACCCCATCCCCATGAAAAATCCGGGTGTTTTTTGATTTTCCTTCGCCCATGTGAAGGCGACGGTCTTATATTGAAATCCCCATGAGCGGATTACCGAAAAAGATTCTTCCAATTTCGGGGAAGTCGTCCACAAAAATAAAATTGCGGAGTCAGCGGCAATCTGGCTGACCGGCATATCACATATCTCGGAAATATCCATGGATGGATAATGAGATTCGATACTCCTAGATTTGGACTTGGAAAAATTATATTTCCAAGGCGGGTCAGCTAGAATGACGGGGAATTTTTGATTATTAAGTTCAGAAAATGTTATTGGTTGCATATATCTATATATGCAACTTCACGCCTCATTTTTTGAAATCGGGCCATTTGCTGTCATAATTATTTTTCTGACATTCGCTGGTTTATTATTATACGTAGGGCGTCTGACTGCATACAATCTGGATTTTTCAATTCTGGTGATAGAAACCGAATCAGACTGGTTTCCGCCCATTACGTGGAAACATTGCTTGTCCTCGGCTACGTACAAGGCGACATGCCCACCACCATTCCGCTTGAACGTGAGAATATCTCCCAATTGGGCATCATCCTTGCCCACGGCGTCACCAACTAGGGACCAGTTCAAGGCCCAGAGCATTTTTTGATTATTCAAAGTTTTTGGCAGAGACTTGTCTGCCTTAAGATATACGTAATTCATCCATAGGCCACACCATGCGATACCATCATTTGTATATACATTTGAAAGACCCAATTCCCTAGCCCAACCCATGATAATCGGAGAGGATTTCGGTCCCGGAACTTCAAGTGTTCCAAATGTTTTCAACGCTTCCGTCAACATTTTTGGGCCAGTTTCGTTATTTAGCCATTGATATTGTTTCGGTAATACCATAAATAATACTCCTGTTAATGAGTCTATTTAGGGGAATTGGAAAATGGACAAAGATTGCACTGGTTATTTGTTTTTCAACACGACTAAGATGCTGTATCGTTCAGCGCCCAATCGGTTCAATAAAAAGAATCATGGCGACAAAATTGATACTGCCGCCATGAATGAGATTGAAAATCGAAATGATTCGGTTGATTACGAACGTGATTTAGTCGAATAGGACAATGACGGGTTTGCTGCGTTGTCAGCAATCCAGATGAACCACGCATAGTTGTGGCGTGGCGAACCGGTAGAATCCGCAATCCATTTTGGTCGCCACGTCAATACTCGTTTTTCCGTGAAATAACGGCAATTTCCGAAATATTTCATTCTTCCAGAAGCAGAATCAAGTTCGTTTCTCGCTAGAATGGCAGCATTTTTTCCTTTGGATAACCAGAATAGAATTCTGTCCATAAATTTGTTGATTTCTTTTCCATATGGAGGATTAGTTACAATCCAGTCAAAATGTTGTTCTGGTTCGTAACTATAGAAATCGGCTTTTAATGCATCATCCATTTGTGGATTGATATCGGAATTTATTACTGATTTAAAACGATTTTTGAGAACATTGGACATAGCGCCATTGCCACAAGCCGGTTCCCACACAATTTCATCTTTACAATAGTATAATGCACCTGAACCAAACAATGCATTAGTAGCGTCCTTTGGCGTAGGATAGAAATCAAGGGGAACACGTTCGTAATCAGAATTCCCAATCATAGCCGGGTCATTCCGCATTAGAATTCGTATCCTTCTTAGAATTTCTATTCTTGTAGTTCTTTGCTCTTGCTAATTTTTCCTTATGTTTTTTCCAAACTTCGAAATCCACAGGCGGCAGATTATCATAACGACCTGAATCGATATGTTTTTTAATTCTATCAAAACGCCATGTTTCATCGTCACAAACATGGATGTTAATATTTCCATGCTTGGTTTGCTGTACTGTTCTGTTTTCTGGTGTTTGTCTATTTCCGGTAGTATCTGGTGGTAAAAAGTGTGTTGAGGTTTTAATCAAAATTTATTCCTGAAAATGTGTGTATTTCTTTGAACGTCGCCATTTATTAAAACGAGAATTATCAATATTACTTCTCGAAAGATCGCCAACTTGCACCATTTGGTCAACAATGCCAAGAAAATCACCTATTTCTTCTTCAAGCAATACTCTATTTGTTTTGGTAACGTCGCCGTCTGGATTGTAAGATGCATATCCATGTCGAATAGTTTTATTAACATTCTTGATAATCTCGGCGGCTTCTTCCGATAACATCGCCAATCGTTCTAATTCAGAATTTGTTAAACTCATGAGTGTGTCCTAAAATATTCAACCAAATCTGTGTATCCACCAATGTACTGATGAAATCCATCGTCTTCATTCAAAAAAATTTGCGGTACAGTCTTAGCATCTGGTAGAACAGTTCTGAATTCTTCCATCAATGCTTCATTAGAATCAATGTATTTCATATCAAACTGTTTACCACGTTGTTCTAGTAGACTCTTAGCAGACCGACAAAACGAGCAAACTTGTGTTGAATATACTGTAAAACTTGACAATTACTTACTTTCCTCTTCTTCTATTTCTATAACCATCTGGCAATTGTTCATTCCAGAGTCCGTAAACATTACGGCGAATTCGCCGTATTCCTCGATTAGTTCTTCAATTCTGTCTTTCCATACATATAAAGGAAGACATGGGTCGCAAAAATCCACTAAATCTTTTGTATACATTGCTCTATATTCTTTCTTAGTCATCACAGTATCCTAGAGCATGAAGTTGTTTCTTAATCCACCGCATAAACAATAATGCTTTATCTTCGGCCAAAAATTCGGCATCACCAATTTCTGAAACGTGGACAGGGAATTCAAAGCCGTTCTCGGCTTTGTACCAAAGTTCGTCATTCTTAAATCTGGAAAACCGAACCTTTTTGTTATCAGTCACCATCTCTTTTAAGGTTTTAGTAAATTCTTGATTGTTCATGAACACTTCCAATGGTTGTTGCATCTGGCTTCATATTTATCCGTTCCACCTAATTCTATCGAACTACCAGATTGAGAAATTTTATATGTTTTTCCAGCGGGCGAACCGCACACATTACAAATGGCCGTCAATTTTTTGACTTCATCAGCCATACCCAACAGTCTGCTAGTAACAAGGAATGGGTTGCCTAGATAATCCATATCTAGGCCAGCACATAAGACGTATTTATTGTTGAGTAAAAATTCTTGAACCATTCCAATAAAATTGCCATGGAATTGAGGTTCATCAAAGAATTGTACTTCATCAAACATGATAAAGTCAAGCTTTTTGTTCTTTACTATAAATTTAACTTCCTCAACAGAAGAAACCGGAGAAGCTTCCACAGTAAGGCTAGAATGTGATTTTACAGCGTTGTCGGCATATCTATTGTCAAATTTAGGCTTAAATAACTCAACACGATTTTCAACATACTTATGCTTCAAGATAGTGGATAAAATCGTTGACGACTTGGCGGAAAACATGGGTCCACATATTACCGTCAAATGCCCGTAGTATTTTGATTTCATTTATTCCAACTCTAGATTTTCGTAATAATTAAGCATTTCTTTATAAACCGAACTCGTTTTTCTATCACCCTTGGCAGCTAACAAAGAAGCGTTGGTGTCCAGCAAGTTCCATGATATGAAATTTTTATCTTTCGATAAATCATAGATATTGATGGAGTTTTTGAATTCATCCATCGTTTCCGCAAGCGCCACTTGGTCTAATTGCCAATATTGCGGTAATGTATTTAACTTATCGACTACGGTTTTAGCAAATAGCCATGCCGTATCGTCATACATCACCGCTCCACCAAACACACGACTACCTCTAATTTCCCATTCAGTAACGCCATATGGTTTTCTTAAATATAAGCCAATGGCCGCTTTGGGTAACTTGACAGGCTTTTGTACGATTGTATCGATATCCAACATCAACAACTTTAATTCGTCATTGTTCGACATCAAAATGTTGGGAGCCAGAAAATATCTATTGGCGGCGTAATATTCTCTTGACTTTGGCGCACCTTCTTCAAATGAATATGAAATAAGCGGATGTTCTACCCTCTCCATACCAACATATGGATTGATAATATGAACATGAACATGATGCTTATTGGATGCTGCCGATTTCACGAAAGCTTTGGCATATTTATTATAGTAATCGGTGTTACAGGATGCGAATAGTAGTGTTTTTGAATTATTCATTAGTATCCGAAGAAATCGTTATAATCTTTTATTGATTGTTCTGATATAGCGTTGACAACAACTTTCTTACTCATAGCGTATAAGCCAGAACTTGAACCGGCATTAATTTCAATTATTTTCGCTTCACCAGTGTCGAGCATCGCAACGTCACATGTATATATAGTATCCGGTTGCCACTCTTTTAGCCACGCCATTTTAGTTGCCAACACACATGCAGCATTTTCATAATCCGAACGAATATCTAAAATATCGTTCCAGCGATAGGTTGAACCTGCTACCACATGGCCGTCAACAATTAAAAATCTTGCTTCTGATTTAATATTTTTGACCTTAGAAATCACACAAATTGTCGAAGGTAAAACAGATGTAAGCTGCATAGACGAATTGATTTCAAAAGCAGCTTCTTTTCTCGATACGGGAAACCCCGTAAATGTCTTGAAACCAGAATTTGGACGAATGAAAAGGTTTTCTTCACCGAATAGGTCAAAGAAATAGTCAAGGTTCTTGGCAAATATCCCAAATGGAATAAAGATGGATTCGTAATTCAAAAGCCATTCAGAAGGAATTCTAGTATAATATTCATTACAATTCATGAAACTATTCATACCGTAGGAACCGGGAGAATACCTAAACGGGCATTTTTGAACAAATCCTATCGAACCATAAAGAATAGTTGGCTGTTTTTGAAATTTCGGAAGTCCATAATCCATTTCTTCCGGTCTAGCGAAAGGAATATATTGCGTTTCGTAATAATTGTGACCGCAATCAATGATAGCTTGTTTTAGATCACCAACGGTATTTCTAGATTCTAAAATGCTTTTATCGACTACCCAATTGACTTTCATCTCTTTTCCTTGACCGGGTATATTGTTACCGCATGGGAATCCAAATCCCATGAAAAATATACTTGACCATTTACTTCACAAACACCCATAACCGGCCTGTCCGTTGGTTTCAAACTATATTCGCCATTATATTCAAGGCAAGCAAGTCTACTCCACAAGGAAGGTGGAATGGTGGTTCTCCATCTGTCATTTTCATAAGTTATAAACGAAACTAAAATTATCGTTAATAACAACAGCCAAACAGCCATAATATTAATATAATTTTGCATTATTCAATCCCACAAACCAGTGTAATAGATACCAAAAAGACGAAACCCATTCCTCATACGGGCATAATGTTTTTCATATCCTTCTTTATCCAGTTTCAATGTATGATTAGGACCATGTATCATTTCATACACAGTTTCACCATTGATTTCGGTTTCCTTGGTCTGAAAATCAGCTTCACCAGAATAAAATTGATCTTCCCAATCTTTTAGATTTTCTTCAAAAGCCCAAATCATTTCATCTAGGACATAATCCCAACGCTTGAAATGATTATTATCAATGTCATAATCGTTTTCTTTTGGTGGTGCAGAAGTTGATTTTAGTTCATCAGGAACATCCGAATCATCGACAAATGGGGCACCATGCTTAGTTTCTTTCAACTGTCTCAAACATGGTGCAATAATCATTGCCAAGGTGTTATCAAGATTCCATGTATCATACGGGTCAATCTTGATTGTTACCGCACGACCGGCATTTTCTCGATATTTTCCTATGTAAACTTTCATTTACGTTCCTTGTAAAACAAGTGATTACCAATCTTATGGGAGAATTTCAAAGTTTTGAAAAACCTAGTTCTCTCACCAGCATGATAGAATAGAACAGAATTGTCAATTTTCATGTGAATTTGTCCATCATAGAACATATCCACAATCTTGTCAATCATTTTCCAAGTTTTCATATCTCTAATGGTGAAATCAGGATATTTGTCGTTTGTCCATTCAAATTGTGCAACTGGCGTTTGTTGCCACACAACATCACAGACAGTTGATGGAAATTCTCTACTCTTGGTTCGGGCGACCATAACCTTTATGATTTCCAACATACCTTTGAGAGACTCACCCCTTCCCTCATGGTAAATATTTAATTTCATGCATGTTTTATCGTCCGTTACTCCCATTATCGGGTCAATATTGAGAGCATGGACAGGGAACGACAAGGCAAGAAAAATTAGGAAAATCACATACTTCATATCAAAAACTCCGCTTGTTATGCGGAGTTTCTATCATGAAATTATTAAGAATCAGTTAAGATATGAATTAATTTTATCTATCGTTTTTGGAGAAGGAATCCAATGCAACTGTGTTTGTAGTTTCGTTTCCAAAATTGACTTTTGTAGTATATACTCTGTTGGTCGAGCATCAGTAGGAATATTGATAAAGAATTCGATATCGTCACGATTGAATTGGCTTATTGCGCCAAAAACTACATGAAAGCGGGTGATAGGGTCATCATAGTTCGGGAAATGCAGCATCGGAAATATTCTGTCAACGACACTTTCTTTATATCCGAATAAATTATTGGGAATATTTTCTCTCAATTCGGCTTGCAAATCTTCATGATTCTCCAAACCCCATGTATCATGAACTTTCAAGCCAATGATTTTTTCAATAATCAACGATGGAGCATGATATCTCATTTTTCACCTAGTTTGTTTTAAATCTATCCATAGTTCTTTCACAATTAGCACATGTTAGTATACCATCCCACGAGTCTTGTAAAGTCTTTTCTCTTAAATCTCCTATCATACAATGCGGACATGTTTGATGCAACATATCTACTAAGCATTCTTGCTCTGTGGAGACACATTTAGATTCTTGATATGTCATTTCATCAATAAGTGTTAATTCAGCATCAGTCTCTATATAAGCCTTTGCGCCGCATGACAAACCCTTCTTATCATAGATAAGCTTTGACGGACCATTGATGACAACCTCTCTGGCGTATTTTGTACTGCCTCGGTTTTTTATGGTATATACAGGTCTATTACCATCATCTTTTTTATTTGCGGCAATGTGATGCCTGTTAACATGAATAATAGATTTTGCCATTCACTTGTCATTATCCTTCGGTCTAAGTTTTGGATACTCTGAAAAAATACGTTCCCTATAATTCGTATAGAAGGTTATATTTTCAGAAGCCAGTTCTTTAATTTCATTGTTTTCGGAATTATTAAATGTTCTAACCCAAGAATCTATCAGACCATCAATTGATTCTAGTATCTCTTTAGCCAAGCGATGATGTTCATGATATCGGTCGTCATACATTGACAGTATCCAATTCATTATTCATCGTAATTTCCATAGGCAAGAGTTGTTGCCATTTTATATTCTTTATCGAAATTACGCCATTTTGTATACAAATTCAGATAGATGTTTTGCAACTCGGCTCTACCATCCTCACTAGCGGTGATACATATCGGATTAGATACATTTGATCGCAGATGAATGTCTAGTTTAAGCGGATAGGTTTTGTCCGCTAATTCAGCCAAAACGAGGTATGCAACATCATCGATGTCGAAAGTTATCGATACACCATCGAAATCAACCTTATAAATTGAGGATTGTATTGTTGGAGCCAAAATGTTTTCCTTATTGATGCAAATAATTGTTCAGGTTTTATATATACATATGACGAAAAGTTTAACAGCAAAGGAAACAAATGTCAATAACTTTTAAAGCTTCCTGCCCCTGCGGCGATTTTGATTTTACATTGAAATATAATAGCCCGTCTGATGAACCGGTTCAGATTTATTGCCCATTCTGCGGTGTTGAAATCGAAGATAAGGCCGATGATGTCGAGGAAGAAGACTACGAGGATTACGATAGTTACGATTATGACGAAGACTAATTGGCTATTCGAAGGACACGAATTTGAACAGCCCACAACCGACATAATCGGTTTTGTCTATATGATGACGAACCTCTCGAATGGCAAGAGGTACATTGGCAAAAAAAATTTCTGGACAACTAAGGTATCACAGAAGAAGAACAAGAAAACCGGGAAAATCAAAAAAACCAGAACCAAAATACCATCGGACTGGCTTGATTATTTTTCTTCAAACGATGAAATTAAAAAGGAAGTGGTTGACGGCGTAGCGTTTAAGCGGGAAATTTTACAGCTATGCAAGTCGAAAGCTGAAATGACCTATTGGGAAACTAAATTACAGTTCGAATATGACGTTCTATTAGATGACAATTTTTACAATGGATGGGTCATGTGCCGCATCAGAAAGGCACATCTTAAGTCCCTACAGAAGCACGTCTAATCGTCGGAATCATCCTCAAAATAATCGTCAATCTCTTGCTGTGCATAATCCTCACGCAACCGGTTCTTGTTCAGATTGGAATCGACACGTTCCACGAACTTATGATTGCCGTACAAAGCAGCCGTAACCACATTGCGGGGCTTAATTCGAACTTGCTTAAACTGTTTCATTTACTTTTCTCCTATACATATCATTAATATATAGGGATTATATAATTTGTCAATATAAAAAGAGGGCGATTTCTCGCCCTCTTTGATCAACTTTGCCTCTCCGGGACGGCTTAGTTGCTTTCTGGTACGGCAATATCCTGCTTGACTTCAAGCAACATAGTGGCAATACCGGACTGGCCGTTGTCTTCCAACACACTTGCAAGCATGTCTAGTGTCTTGGTTGCATGGTCCAGTCGGGAACGTGGAGGCATCGAAGCCGCCAACTGTTCCATCGGCTCATGGGCTACCGGCATCGCAACCGGTTCCGGCTTGGGCTTGCGATTGTACTGGCGAACATTGGCAATTTCAATGCCAAACATTTCCGACAGTCGCTTGCGAAGCACATAACCAGTGGCCCGTTCATTCTTGCTGAATGCGCCGTCCTTATTCGTATAGACCATATTGGCCACCTTGAAGGCATCAGCGCCTTCCTTGGGAGTCAATGTAACCAGCGGTCCCCATGTACGGCCATTGGTCGAACGAATGCCCGACTTCGTTGCCTTGTTCTTCACCGACTTGGAAAACTTATCAAAGATTTCCTTGTTATTGAAGAACATCAGTGGAATGCTGATTTCTTGCGATTCGGCGGGAGCCGGGTCGGTCTGTTCTTGACTCTGAACCTGATTGTCCTGTACATCAGTTTCAGTCTGTGCGGCAGCAGATTCGGTGTTTGCTGCATTCACAGCTTCGAAATCAGTGCCAGTTTCATTTTCAACTACATTACGCATGACGCTCACCTTTCAACTTTCAAGTGATTATCTTCACTTCTCTCAAAAAACCTATGCCCGATTGACATTTGGTTATGAGCATGAATGTAGCGTAGTCACTAAACATTTGCAAGGGATTTCTGCAAAATATTTCGTTTTGCAGAAATCATAAGCAAAATCAATGACTTAGGCTGATAATAAAACTTCTCTTAAGCCTTGGAAGGCACCAAATCCACAATTTCACAACCACCAGCAGCCGTACAACTAAGTTCCTGCGAACCTGTCGTAGTATCTTCAAATTCATATTCCGGCAGACGTGACCAGTCGATTTCTGGTGGCATTTTTTCAAGCAATTCCTGATACTGTTCCCTAGTGCATTCCTGATACGGGGCTTGCTGATAAGAGTGTTCCGAATGAGGAAGAAAGGATACGCCACCAATATTATCGAAATTTTTATAAACCCATGCGCCTACATCCAACCATTCGTTTTCCTTGACCGTGATTGTAACCGATGGATTGTGTTCTGTCCAATAGGTTCTGTAAATTTTCCAAATTTCTAAATGTTCAACAGCCGTCAATGAATCTCTAAATAGAGCATTTTCCGGCGATTTGATAGGAAATGAGAACACATAATTATGGTCTGGATTCATAACGTCATCTTCTACCGGGAAGCCCATGTCAACCATCAATTTTGCCAATGGGTCTTTTTTATCGGCACGAACCGTTCTTATATAATAGGGCGAGTGACGAGTGTGCCCGCCAGAAGCGACATCTACAAGCTGGCTAACCGTACCGGACGGCTTTTGAGTCGTGATAGCAGCCGAAGGATTAATACCAAGCTTTGCGGCCCATTTCTTATTTACATCAATAGCAACCTGTTTAAGTTCCTTTAACCATGATATCAATAATTCCTTGTCAGTGGAGCCATTCATGACTGCATGGTCCATGACGCCGGTCAAAGATACGCCAAGCAATCTTTCTTCTTCGGCATTTTCTTTCCACTTTTTATTCAAGTATCTGAAATTGGTAATTGTCGATTGGAACGTACCAATAATGGTCGCAATCTTTACCTTTCTTTTCAAATCATCAAGGCTATCTGTAGCACGAACTACCACTTCCGATAAGTTGCAAAAACCATTGTTACGAAGTAGAATTTCACCACAAGGATTAACACCAGCTATGAATTCACTCTTGCGGCGACCGTTTTCAGCAGCCTTCTTAATGGCAGCTTCTTTATTAAAGATACCACGTTCACCTGACTTGGAATTGTACAACGACAACCATTCATCCATGAAAATGCCAATTTCTGGCTTTTCAGAATATGCCGCCGAATTGTTCGCCAGCGAACGTTGTGGTTGAGTTTCCCACCATTGGCCGGATTTTGCATTTCGCATCCGGTCATCTGACAGGTTTGAAAGAGAAATAAGCGCTGAACGGCGAACACCACCGACAACAACAATTTGTGCGATTTTGCATACAAGGTCATGACATTCCAAGGATGTCAGTTTTCTACCGGCAGCATTTTTAAAAATACGAACCGTGAATCTAAACAAATCTTCTAATGGTCCGGGACCAGATGAACGACCACCAAATGTCTTTAGACGTGCGCCCGCTGGTCTAAGCTTTGACGTATCCCACATTGGAATTTGACCAGCATAAAGCAGATGAATCAATTCTTTTAACGCTTTAGCCCAACCAATTTTGGAATCGGCTACGGTAATGACGATAGAAGAACTATGAAAAGAATCTGCAATTTCAGGAAGCTTCGATATGTATTGACGCTCTACAGAAAATCCAACACCTGTACCATTCATAAGAATGTAAAGAATTTCATCGAATGCCGTTACCTTATCAACTGCAACGAAAGAACAATTGTACAGTGCTACATTATCACGCTTCAATGCAGGACCAGCGGTCATCAAGCCTCGCATCGAGGGCATGACTTCAAGATTAAGAATAGCTTCTTCTAATTCTTTTCTATCTTTGTTGGACAAATCATACTGATAATTATCTTTTAGATGTTCAGTAAAAAAGTTGAAATATCTATCAATAGTTTCAGGCCATTCTTCCCTTCTGTTTTCCGTATCCAACCATCTGGCATAACGACTTTTGTAAATGAATTGAGAATATAGTGACGGAATATAGTTGGAAGTGGAAATCGACATTTTTACCCTTTTTATTTTTATGAATAACGCTTCCGAGTGGAAGCCGAATGAATTTTAGCTGTAGAATAGTATATAGCCTTTAAGTGTTCTTAATGACCATTGATTCTATTAGCTTTTTTATTGTGTGACAAAAAATATTTTATTGCATTAATTCAAAATCATCGGGAACATACTCACCGGGAACAGTCTTTCTATTTTGAATATATCCAATAAAATTACCATGTAACTTTGGATTGTCCCAAGTTTTACGACCGAATTGTACCGAACCATGCTTGATAGATTTTGTATCAGGCGTAGCCTGATGTTCGATAGGACTAGCGTGTACCAATTCAGAATTAATCAGATAATTATAACGCTTTATTTCAGCTTCTATACTTCCGTTACCGTCAAATGGTGCGTATGATACTCTGGCACAGCGGGCAGCGGAAATTTTCTTTAGGACTGCGATTACTCTCTCGTCCGTAGGATAGATGGACTGTTTTGCAAGCCAATCGTCCGCAATATCCCAATCTTCATCTCTAACATACGGAAGGTGCCACTCACCCGGCATTAATAAAGTCGGTTTCGAAGCTTTATGGGCTTCGAGCATTTTTTCTGCTAGAATATGAATCTCGATTTGTGCATCTTCATGGTTGCGGAGAGCATAAAAATTCTTCCAATTCGTAGCAGTAGCTAAAACATCAATGTATCCAAACCATTCTAGTGGTCGATTGACCCATTGTTTATGGATACCCAAATCGCTCAATTTTTTGGTTGAAGTTTTGGTGTATTCAACCAAATCCAACCATATTCTTTCGGCTTCTAGTTGATCTTCAAGAGATAGAGGGGAAGCGGGTTGCATCCCCTTCTGATTATAGTAAAATTGAGGAATATAAGGTAATTCATTTACCAACGTAACAAAAGGAACCGCTCTAGACGAACGGCCATTCTTGGATACTTTCCGATGGGTCATAAATTCAGAATGAATGGCCCGCCAGTATCGAAGATGAAACGTGGTAATACGAATTCCTTCTGATGAAATAGAATCTGCGATAATTTTAGCTGTAATAGAATCTTGGTTATGCAATCGGTACTCTGTCTTTATAATCTGATTTGTCGTATAATTTAATTTTCTTCCATCTGGCAAACTTCATTTTAGCTGTTAGACCAGTGAAAGTATTTTCATCAATAATAGTTTTAATTTTGGATGGTGATATACCATTCATAATACCGGCATTCACATCTTTACCGGGGAACCATTCAGGCAGCAAACACACTTGTTGGTTATCGTTGATAGCCCATTCAATTTTCTTTACAATTTCCCTGTTTCTAGGTTGCTTGTCGAAAATTACTGTCACATTATCTTTCGGTAAGAATTTCCATATCTTTTGGAAATCAGAACCATCAACGCCAATCGAATTTTCCATAAACATGGAATCTATTGGTCCCTCAAATGCGTATACTCGTTTTGAGATATTCAAACGTTCCTGTCCGAAAATGAGTGGAACATCTTCATTTCTTCTCAACAAAATATAACGCATATGTTTGGGGTTAATGGCACGAGCCGTAATCCCAATCAAGTCATTATTTCTAGCATGTATAGGTATAACTATTCTGGGGTCGAAGCCGAATCTGGTGTCTTCATACCTACCCGGAAACAGTGTTGCCACGTCATTTAAGTCTTTACTATAGTATAATCTGTCAAACCATGCAAATGGAATCTGTCTGTTTTTCAAATAAAGGTAGGCGGTGTGATTTTCTGGTAACGTCGAAATTTTTTGCGCTACATGTTCGATAGATTTCACTTGCAAAGAGAAATATGCGTCAGAATCAGTGACAGAAGTATCTATCTTTTTTTCTTGTTCATATTTACCACCATTCTCACGAAATCGTTCAAAAATATACTCTTTAAACAAAGATGGATTGCATAGTTCTAAATATTTATGAAACGTGTACGAAGCGCCACAATTGTGGCACATATACCGAAAGTTATTACCCTTCTTGAATATGTATCCTCTAGCTTTTTTCTTGTTCTTCTTGGAATCGCCACAGAGATTACAAGAAAAATTGTACACCGAACCGGTTACACGTTTGAAGTTCCGTAGATTCGCAGATTGTAAAGCGATGTATTTTTGATCGAGCCATAACATTTCTATTGGAATAACAGAAACTGGTTGTTATGTCAATCTAAATCTACTTGTTGCGTATAGTTAACATCTTGGACAGAAATTATAATGAATTTATTTTGCTTCACGTACTGATACCCGAAAAACAACGTTATACCAATAAAAATCCCAATAACAGCAACAGATAGATTCTTCATATGCTTTAACATGATTGCACACTATTATTTTGAAATAGATTGAAGGAAAACCTTGATTGAATCCCAGAAGGCGAAGAATGTCATGAATCCTCCAATAGCAACCAAAATGACGTTGCGCATATACTTCCCTAACCATCCAAGTGCTTCCTGACGCTTTATCATTTCTCGCATGATTTCATAATCCTTGCGAGGAAGTTTGACATCGATTAGTTCGTCTTCCTTGTTTAGTTCGTCCATAAAATTTGCTGCCTTATTTTTTATTGTTATTGTTAGCGGTTTTCATTTGTTCATCATATTTTTCCATCAGACGAATTGCATCGCCAAGATATCCGTGTCTTTTTGCACAAATTATCAAATTTTTTCTATCAACTGACCAATATCGTTCAACTTCCTCTTGTGTTAATGCTCTTTCTGGAAGCAAAACTGGAAGGTTACAGGCTTCTAGTAGTTTTGAATCGAAATATGGTTGAACGTGTGTCGGTGGAAGCAACTTAACTTCTCTCGAATTATGGGTACAAGCCGCCAACGTACTGGCCATCACGAGGATAATAAATGATAATAATATAGGACGTATAATTTTATAGATATTCATTGCATTATCTCAATTTGTTAAGACGTTTAGTAGAAGATTCAGAAATACCGTTCGTCTTAGCATTCGGGTCGGATGCAGCTTCGTTTTGGTTTTCTAGCATCAATTGTTCTATGGTATTTTCCTTGACGCTTAATTCCTGCGACAATTTGTCCTGAATTTCTTTCGCTTGTCTATTTTTTTCAAGTAAATCATCAATTTGTTTGTTGTATTCTTTCTCTAGTTGAAGTTCTATCTGACTAATCTTCAACTCGTATTTGGTTTTCGTAGTGCTTACGCCCATGCTATAAGCTTTAATTAGGGCTAAACCTATGATTCCTACAACTACAACTGGCATAAGCCATGACGGTAATGAAAATCCAAACATTATAATTACAAATCCTATATTGTTCTATAGTATTTATGGAATCACTCGTTTCTAGAATCATCGGTTGGAATTTGACTATCATCAACCGGACCGAATTGATTCGATTGTTGATTGCTGACATTTATGGCGTTCATATAATGCTTGTCGTCAAAAACGGCCCCAAAGATGTATGTTCCGAGTAATGAAACAGCAGCAGCAATTAAGGCAATAGAAATTTGCTGAAAAAGAACTGTATCAGAGTTAGAAAATATAATATATGAAAGCCAGCAAAAAATAGAGATAAGGCATAGATCAAGCCTCAATCTACGTTTCTTCCATTCAGACGGAGTAATGGGAAATGTGTTCTTTACTGACTTTCGATACTTATTCATTTTTATCTTACAGGCAATACCGGGTCGGGAGAAAAGAATTTCTTCTTTCTCATGATTGTTTTTGACCGGAGTTCAATAGCTTTCTTGACCGGATTCCACTTGAATACGACAGGAACATTAATATCTGTCCCCATGTCTTTCAAAACAGCTTCTGATTCAGGCTTCATGAATTTTATTTTATTACCAAACTTCTGATATACGAGTTTGAACAATCTCGATAATTCAGCTAGTGTAATATGTGGCTTATTACGAAAGTCATTAACTCTTTCCATAAAGTGTTTGGTAAAGCTTAAATCTACACCAAGCGTCTCAAAAAGCTTGTCTAGATACTTTTCGAGTTGCTTCATGGTTTCCCACGGAATAGAGGTTTCTTGTTCGATTAAATATTGTTTAAAACTCATTTTAGTACGCCACATGTGATTTGCCATCGGCATCTTTGTAATGTACACCGGGCTTTGGTTTAACTTTTTGATACGTATCCCAGAAATCTTGGCCCATACGGGTTTTGTTTCCACGACGAGTCCACTCTTTTTCGAGTTCCTTGTGTCGCTTCTGTTGTTCTGGTGTTCTTTCACTAGACCTAATATTATTGTGTTTGATATATTCTCTTTTTAGAATATCCTTATGCATATCAGAAGGATTTGCTGTTGGAGACGTAGACCAGTTTTTAGCATTAGGATTCACAAATCCTTCAACTAATAATCTTTTCATTTTCATTGTTTCGGTTCCTTCCTTCTCACTAGTTTCTTTTTCTTTTTATTATAAAAAGGTGGATTATTATCTAAACCAGCCATTCCCGATGCGTCACCCACTGACATGGTAGGAGCATCTTCATTCAAAATATCTTGCGCTTCATCAAAATATGACTGAATAGTCTCCCATAATTTTTGTTCATCAGAAAAATCGATATCATCATTTTCTCGCAACAGCATGACGGCAGCGGCATACGATGCCAATCTTGATTTACCACCGGGAACCTTACCCAACAGTTTTTTAAGATTCATAACCAGAACATCGTACATTCGTAATGAACGCTTCTGTACCGGAGTCCTTTTCTTTGGTGGAATCAATATGTTTCCTTCACCATCAATAACACCAGTCTGATACGCCTTCCATTTGTTGAAAGGCGTCACCAATCTTTTGATGAATGAATATAACAAAACCGTATCGAATATTGATAAACTTGCCATTTTACTTAAATCTATCTTCGTCCATCTTCTTTAGAGCCGCTTTAACACCTTCATCCATAGGCATATTAACAGTTTGGATTACATACAACTTATCCAATATTACTTCAATTTCTCTCATATACCCTAAGTAAATCAGAAAAGGAATCAAACAATCATGATATTCAGGAAGTTTAAACAATAACATCTTTGTGCAAGCGTTATGTTCAAACACATTATAAAGAACAACCAAGTGATTGATTATCAATCTTTCTCTAAGCACTTTCTTTTTCTTGTAGGCATAAAGTAGCTTTTTTAAATACTTTATGCGATTCAAATCTTCAAGAAATTCTTCTGGTGATAAACAATTTGGATTGTCATAATACTTTGTAGCAAACATATAAAAATTTACTTCATTCAATGTCATGCGGTTATCTGATTTACCTTTCTTCTCCATTTTATTCATTTATTTCTAACGTTCCCGATAGCGTCAGAATAAGTCAACAACATTTTGAGTAATTCATTCAAAGGCAAATCAATCACGAGCGTTGACATTTTAATTTTAGGGTCTAACAGTACAGCGAATAGCCATCTATGATGTCCATCAACTATAAAATTATCTTTTGATGAAATCATGAACGAATTTCCAACCATCTTTTGAAATTCATCTTTTTGAAATCTCAAACCAAACGACAAAGCCTTGTCCAAATAAATTTGTTGTTGAATAGGCTTCAACGAACCGGCTGGTTTGGTATCATGATAACATTTCACCATATCATCTGAAAATTTACCGTCTCTCCAACCATTCGTTAACCATTTGGTAGCTAATTCCTTTGGCAAACCTTCGGGAAACGGGTTTGTGGGGTCTGTGTTTTTGGCGAATGGAGCCTTCATATCGATACTGCCACGTTCCAATCGTCTTTGAAGCATAAAAGCATCTGAACGACGAATAACCGGCATGTCTTTACGTTGTGTTTTACCTAAAGTTGCCAGTTGTTGGGCGTATCTGTAATTTTTCACAAAATCGGGTAACAGTTTCTTCGGTGATACTGTGTGGTTGTTTTTGTATACGTCATTAACTAATTTGACAGCGGTTTGTATCGGGGTCTTGACAATCTCGTATTGTCCAGCCTCGGCACCACCACCACCGCCTTGCCTTTCAAGAATGTATTCCTGATTTTCATTCTCAAGAAGAAACCGCTTAAAACCCACTTGTACGGTCCTTCCTAATTAAAACAATTCTAGGCTTACACGCTTGATTACATTATTGGCGGTCTTGATATACAAATAACTATCATCATAAAATATTTTTCCCGAACTAATCCCGTCTCCTGTAGAATTGGACGGGGTAAGCTTATCACGGATGATTAGACCATCGGATTGAACATCAAGATTAATAATGTATGCATTTTCACTTGTAACATTTTCTGATACAACGTTACCGGTCGTGGCTGTACCATTCACCTTTAATTGCTGAACAACCGTATTACCGGGAAGGTTTTTTAACAAATCAGCAATAGTTATTTGCTTACCGGTAGGAGTTCCGACAGTATCTACAATAATATAGAGAACGTCATTTGCAGATGCTTGTGTTGCGTGTTCTAATTCACTGACTTTACGACTAGGCAATTTATTTTCCTCTATTCAATAAACGTTGTGCCAGTGATAAGCCCTTTTCACGCTTCTTAATGGTTTTAGATGCACTATCAAGTTCTTTCTTGGCATTAGACTTTCCATTATCTGTCTGCGCAATATAATGATTGAAATCAGCAATACCTTTATCAACATGTACATTTATAAGACTGTTTCTCGATTTATTTTGGTAATTTTCAATAGTCTTTTGAGAAATTTCGTTAACTTCCTGAATTTCTTCATGCAACTTAGAAAGAAATCTCGTTGGACCTTTATAGGTCTTTCCGTTAGTAGTCTTTACGTGGACGGAATCACCTTCGAATTTTGTAATGTTTCCTGTAAAGCCTGCGCCACCTTTTGCACCAAAACCAAGATGAACACGGTCCCCAATCTTGTGTTCCTTATAGTTTCTCTTACTTGTGTTCGTCAAAACTTCGGAAATAGCCTTGACATTCGTATCAATGGTTTCAGACATCGACTTACGATTCGCATCAATCTTATTTGATAAGTTTTTTTCAACCTTACTTAACGATTCAAGAATATCAACACGTTTACTATTATTTAACATAGCATTAGATTTTTCGGCATTTCTAATTGCTTCGGCGTTAATAAACTTGGTGTTAAATTCTTGCAATTTATTTTCTACAATTGCTTTCTTTTTGTGCTTATTTAAACCGTTGCCGCCTTCATTGATAATCTTCTGTTCCCAATCCGGGACTTTGACATTCATAGATTCAGCCATTTTCGATACATCAATATTCGTATCGATAGAATGTTCAGTCTCGAATTTCTCTTGTGCTTCAATCATGTCAATTGAAGGAACTTCAACGCTTTCAACCATAGGGACGGGCTTTTTATCTAAAAGCCCATTCTTAATGTCGTTAACGAGTTTGTCTTTCTTTCTATAAATCATAGAAATATCCTTTATAATATATTAGACTACTGTAAATGTCGTAGTCGTAGCAATCACAGCGTTTACAGTTTCCGTTGTTCCACCAGCCGTTGAATACACCAGATTACCAGCAGCCATCGTTTGTGGCTTGATTGTATAAGCACCAGCGGCGTTTGTTTTGAACGAGAATACAAGAGTGTTATCTGCGTTCTTTACAGATGCTGGATTGGTATTTGATGTTGCTGTAATAGTTGTATTTGCAGAGTCGGTAACATTGATTGTATAGGCTACCGCTGACGCACCAATCGTAATGGCTTCGGAAAAGCTAACACAAAGTTTGACATTTGTATTCGCCGTGAGAGTTGAACCGCCAGTCGCATTTTCTACATAGACATCAGTAACGATTGGTTTATTCATTGTGCTAAGCGAATCGAGATTTCCAATAGCTACCAGAGGAATTTCCTTGACACGTTCATTACCATGAACGTCTGTATATGTGATGCGACGTGTCCAACCATCCTTGGTCGCAATAACGTTTCTTTTTTCTGTTGGGATTAAGTCGGCAGGCATCTTGCCTGATTTATTCCATAAAGCCATGATTTTGTTTCCTTTTTTCGTTTTTCGGTTATAACTACCTACTCGGCATGACAAATAGTTTCTGCTTATATTTATCAATTTCGGACTATTGACTTTTAAAAAATTATATTATATGAGGGATAGTAGCGAATGAGGAAGTCATGAAGCTTTATCACGGAACCAATTCAGTCAGTGCAATGAATGCGCTACAGAATGGAATTCTGCCTCGCAATCTATCCAAGAAATCTAATTGGGACCATTCCGTTCAGTCGAACAAGGATTGCGTCTATCTAACCACGGCCTATGCGCCATATTTCGCTATCCAAGCCGCCAATTCGATTGAGGGTAGTTTTCCAGCAATCATTGAGATTGATACCGATTTGCTGGATATTGATTATCTCGTTCCTGATGAAGATGCACTAGAGCAAGCGACACGCAAAACTGACGATCTTCCCAAGTTGTGGTCTATGAATCGTCGGACTCGTCATTATCGAAAGCATCTTATGAAGTTTGCAGAGCATTGGGAATGGTCGCTCAAGGCCATTGGAAATTGTGCCTATATGGGCGTAGTCCCTGCTTCGGCCATCACCAGAGTTGTGGTCATCAATCACATTAAGCAGAGCATTCTCATGCACATGTCTCTGGACCCAAGCATTTCCATCATGAATTTTCGCTTTTGTGGTGACAAATACGTCCAGCTTCTTAACTGGATTTTCAACAATGAATATCAGGATACCGATTCGGACAAGATGTACGGCAAGCTTGGTCATCCTACTACTGGTGCAATTTTGCAACAGCATGGACGAGACGGAATTGAAATGATATATAATCGTTGATATTCCTTTGACTTTGCTCACCCACTACACTATCTTTTGGAAGTAACCTCTACAAAATAAAGGATATTTCCATGAGATACACAAAGTCCCTTCTTGCAATTGCATCTATTCTTGCACTTGCTTCAACTTCCGCAGTAGCCGCCGATGCCGTTATTGAAAATGCTCCGGTTCCGGTCGCTTCTGATTATGACCAGACATTTAATTGGTCTGGTGCGTATATTGTCGGCCTCGCTGGCTACGGTTCTTCGAACACAGACTATACCCATAAGAATGTGAATAATTTCGGTGGACCGGGCGGAACCTATAAGAACGATGGTGATGGTTTTATCGGTGGTATTGCTGCCGGTTATAACTTTGCCTTCGACAATGGTTTCGTAGTTGGTGTTGAAGGTTCGATTCGTTCTGGCACAAAGCAGGATGATGGTGGAAAGTGGGAAATTTACCACAATTCCACCAAGACCGATACCAAGTTCGTTGGTACTGTCACTGGTCGTGTCGGTTATGCCTTTGATAATTGGCTGATTTACGGTAAGGCCGGTTGGGCTGGCGCTTCTATTGAAGCCAGTCAGAGTTATCATCCGGCAGGCGTTGCCGCAACCACATGGTCCGACAAAAAGTTCGCAAATGGCTATGTTGTTGGTGCTGGTGTCGATGTTGCCTTGACCAAGAACATCTTTGCTGGTGTCGAATATAACTACTCGAATTTCGGTTCGGTTAGTTTTTCTGGAAACGACTCGACCGGTAAGCTTACCAAGATTTCTGGTAAGATGGATGACCATTCCGTCAATTTCCGTATCGGTTTCAAGTTCTAATCATTTAGAATTTTGACACAAAAAAGAGGGGCTTTATAGCCCCTTTTTTCTTAATTGAATAATTTTTTCTACTAAATCCTTTTTTGACGGAAACAGTATTAGCTTATCTGGCGCTTTCTGTTTCAATTCGTCTTTGTCATTATAGCCTCTATAAAAATCGGCAAACGAATCTTTCTCTTTTTGCTTTTTATCCTTATCTGGGTTGGCATCATCTTTACCAGATGGTTGCTGACCAAATTGCCCAAAGGCTTCCTTCAATTCGTTTTTTAATTTGACAATCTGATTTTTATGCGCAGGAATGGTGTCAGGACGAATGATCTTGTTTTGTGCAATCGCCTTGTTAACTCCATCAATGGTTGTTTTGATTTTGCGCTCTTTGGCTTCGCCTTCTTTGGCTTGTCTGATTCGAATTCTCATATCTATAATTCTCGTTATTATATAGATATTTAGGTTTTTGAGAAATCCGGTATTTTCTTGTATTTTATTTGCGTTTCGGTATCAAGAAATTTGCAAATATTGGTTGGCGTTTGTGACATGGTAATTGGAGCGGGATGCTTACCAAACTCGTCCTGCCAATAAAATATGGAAGTCACCACACCAACCACATATCCAGTAGTTTGGTCAAACAATGCTCCCCCCGAATTGCCGTGAAAAGCGGGAATGTCCAGAAAATAAACATCTGGCGCACCATTCCGTCCAAAAAGTGATGTTTGAAATTCATTCAGTTTCTGTAACATGACTGCACCGAATGTGGTCATCCAAGGGAAGCCATTCGGTGAACCAACTGTGTATACGGGAGTTTCAATTTTTGGAAGATTGCAATCAATAACAGGGTCGGGCAGCTTTACCGGAGTTTCGAGTTCAAGCAAGGCGATATCAATCTTGGAATTGGAAACCGTCGAATCCGCTACCTTAAGAAGCTTGGCTTTAATCTTTTGCCCATCATACGTGACAATTGTATAATTGTTATCACCTTTGTCGTTAACTAGGTGGCTAACTGTTAGAATATATTTAGAGCCGATGACGATACCGGTTCCAACCATTGCATCTTCTGAATTGGGAATTTGATTGACAATAAAAACAGTAGATTGAATATTGTCTGTGATATCAATCTTGGTATGCGATTTAAAAAATAAATCTGGATTGCTGTCTACAGTTAGTAAAAATGTTACTACAAGGATGAATGCTATTGCAGCAAGCATTCGAGTTATGAAATTATTCAAAGTAAAATATGAAACTCCAATTCTCCGTTATTCTATTTATACAAAAAGGGTAGTGACCGAATTGACCACTACCCTTCACATTTTATTGAGACTTCTAGGCGGTTCTGCGACTCTTCAAAAGAAACGATGGAACCTCGTCATCTGAATAATTTTCTATTTTTCGTTCAGGTTCAGATGGTTCCGGTTCTTTCTCTACAACGGTTTCTTCAACCACCGGTTCTACAGTTTCGGTTACTATAGTCGGTTCAGATTCTTGTTCAGTGACTTCACCAATCTTAATCATCATATCTGCCACTATAGCTTGCGCTGTTTCGGTTATATTGGTTGTGTCTACCGTAATCGCAGCGGTAGACATAGGGTCTTGTTTGCTTTCATTTAGGGCTTCTGCGAAGGACTGCATATCCTTCATAAAATCTTTATCCATCTTGGTATGTTTGGCGGCTGGATTACGAACGTATTTAAAAACAGTGGCATAGGAAAAATCCCTGTGGACTAATGCCATTTCCTTCTCCAACCTTTTGTAGATATCCACGAGTTGGTTGGTGTCAAACTCGTAATTATAAGCGTTTGCTAAATTACGAATCAAACTGAAATCATGTTGAATCTTCTCGATTCGAGCCTCAACTAACCGAATAAACGATTCACCTTTGTCACGCTGTTCTGCTGCTTTTGCTGCTTTTGCTGCTTTTGCCATGTCTATATCCTGTTTCATCTGCAATAAGCCCGTCCTATGACGACACATCTCGTATCGCCACAAGATTTGCATATTTCATAATAATACACGGTCTTGTCCAAGATGTCAAGCCGTTTTATGTGTTATGACTTATAATTATCGAATAAATTTAGCAATTGAGAAATACTGGATTTGTATTTTTCTTTGTTTTCTGCTGATATCTCTTGACTTTCTGGAAATGCGTACTCTTTCCAGCCTATACCAGTGTTCCCGTCTTTAGACAAGCGGAAATATCCCGATTCCACGGTATCATCTATCATGAGATGGTCCATAGACTTTTTATACGACATTATACATTTTTCAACAGCCGCAAAAGATTGTGCATAATTTGAAACAAATTCAAGAATCAGCGAACAATATAGATTCTTGAATTTTACAAGTTCATCCTCGGAATGAAAAATAAATGTATATGATTTTTCCGAGTCTGGGATAATTTTCGGAGTCTTGTTGATATCCGTATCTTTTGGAAAATTAGACCATGGAGAGTTTGACATTAAATGTACCATATAAAGAGTGACAGAAAAATGAATGCACTAGCAAAGATTATTATTGGAGCCATGCGACTAACCTCCATCAATAATCTCGAATTGGTTTTTGGATATGTCATAGAATCCTACATCTCCGTTATCAAACTCGACTACAATTCGATGCCTCGAAACTTCTTTGATTTTTCCAATTTCATTAGCGTAATATTGAGAAGTCAACACTTTGATTTTTTGCATGTCAATAATCCTAAATAGTATAAGGATTATTATTTATCAAGAAATTTCAAATGTCAAGTGCCCCAAAATCAGCTAAGCCAATTGTTCCAACCGAAGTTAACCCATTGTATGCCGACAAATTCAAATTTGTCCTGTTAGATGCAAAAAATGTGGAATTCTTCTGTTTTCGTGCTAACCTTCCCGGTATATCCATGAACACATTTCCTGTGCAAACTCCGGTGAATCCGCATTTTGTTGGTGGCAAAAAGCTGTTCTTCGAAGATTTGCAATTATCGTTCAGAGTATCAGAAGATTTGGCCAATTACAAGGAAATTTTTAATTGGATGGTGGGAATCACTGGACCACAATCAACTGAACAATTTAAAGATTTTAATGACAACAAAAATAGTCTGAAATCTGGATATAGGATATATGCAGATGCTACTTTGTTTTCGTTAACCAATGCAGCCAATCCTAACATCATCATCAATTTTAGAGATATTTTTCCATATTCTCTATCTGGATTGGAAATGGATACAACCGATAAGCAGACGATTTCTGCATCTGTTGGTTTCAAGTATAATTACTATGAGTTTGGAGATACTTCGGATTTGATTTAAGTAATACTTGTAAATAATCGAAGATTTTCTATGAGCGATAGCAAATAGAAAACAATATTCATTATGCGTGAGAATAATAGGGTGCTTGCGCACCTTTATAATTTCAAGAAATAACTGTAAGATTCTAGTATATGATTTCTATATACTCAAATAATATAAAGCGTAGTACCTATTCTTTTACCATATCCAGAGATTTACCCAGAATATTCACCAAAATCAATCTAGAACATCTGAAAGACTTTATCTGAACGTTAGTGAAGATAAAGAACTGCAATGGATTATTTATTTGTAATGGATAAGATTTTATACTTGTTTAATATTTGCTAGATTCATGGTTTACCTAGATTTAATAGTATTATTATATTTGTATTATTATCTATTGATTTGTTTCGATAGAAACATTAATAAACTGCTGAACGAAGTGAGGCCGTTTGTTAAAACGGCATAAAGAGAGTGATAACAAATCCTAGAAATAATGTATATATGACAAATTGTCGCACCCATGACTATATACGTAAATATATGAAATTGTTGAATGATTTTTTTCGATATGTGAAAGATTCTTCTTGACACGATATTATGACGTAAATAAGGCAACAAACTTCCTGATTAATATTTTTCTTGACATCATATTGATTCTACAGTATATTTGGTAGATTAACACTAAAAATTTGAAAATGACAACAGATACACGTTCTACTTTGGAAAAAGTTCAAGATTCTTGGAAGGAAGATTCCAAAATCAATATCGATAATACGGATGAAATGGCGAAAGCCACGATTGTTGGTGGCAATCTTCATCATAAGTATATGACCGTTATGTCGAAATGTAGAAACCAACTTGCCAGATTAGAACAAGAGAAGAACGTTTTACAATATAGACTACAGGAATTTTACCTGAATAACTTATATGTTGAAGAACTGGAAAGACGCCCATCGAATCGTTTGGCTAAAACCAAGGACGAAGCACTAAAGATGACGGCAGTCGATCCAGAAATGATTGCTCTGAATTTGAAGATATCAGAACTAGAGGAAGTTGTTCTATATCTGAAAGAAGTAGTGGAATATATTCGTTGGAATAGAACTAAAGATATTACCAATCATATTGATTGGATTAGACTAAATGGAATGTAAATATTAGTAATACAAAGCCTATTGTAAATATAGATTACGTAAATTATTTTGAGATAAAGATTACATCTGAACTTTCCATAGAAAAAGAACTATGGGAATTCTTTACGTTCATGGTTCCCGGTGCTGTTCATTCTCCAAAGTACAAAGCAAAAGTTTGGGACGGAAAAAAACATCTCTATAACTTTAGAACCAAACGATTGTATTTTGGTCTGAAAGAACACGTCAAAAAGTTCTGTGAAGATCGGGACTATGAGTGTGTTGTTCATTTTGATGATTCAGATGACCCTTGTTCAATTAAGGAAATTGAAGACTTTGCCAAGACGCTAAATCTGCCCGATGGTATTGAATTGCGTGATTATCAATTGGCGATGATTGCCCATGCCGTTCGTCAAAAAAGAATGATTGCCATATCAGCGGTGAATTCGGGAAAGTCGATTTCTCAATACATTCTATTACGGTATCTGAACAAAAAGTCTATACTTATCGTCCCTTCTAAACAGCTTGTCAAGCAGATGTATGATGATTTCTCTGCTTATTCAAAAAATGACCCTAATTGGAATGTGGACGAGAAATGTTCACAGATTATGGAAGGATTTTCAAAAGATAATAGAAGTCATCGAATACAAATTACGACTTGGCAGTCATTACTAAATCAACCGAAAGAATGGTTCAAAGAATATCGTGTAGTTTTGGTTGATGAAGTACATGAGGCCAAAGGTCAAGCCATGAATGATATCATGGACAAAAACAATGCTCCATATCGTATTGGTTTCACTGGTACAATGGATGATACCCAACTTCATGAACTTGTATTGACTGGTTTATTCGGCAGGCCAAAAACATTCATCCGCAATCGTGAAATGATTGAACGGAAGCTTTCATCTGATATTGATATCAAGGTAATTGTTCTTAAGCACCCGGAAGAAGCTAAGAAATTTTTAGCTAAAAAAGCGAATAAGAATTACCCAACAGAAATCAAGTATATCATTGAAAATGAAGACCGTAACAAGTTTATTTCAAATCTTGCTCTGTCATTATCCGGTAACGTTTTGATATTCTATAATTATGTTGACAAACATGGAAAAGTATTGTATGATGTTATAGTAAATAACAATACAGACAACAAGAAAATTCATTTTGTTTCTGGCGATGTTTCACTTGATGATCGTGAAGATATCAAGACGGCTATGAACACAAAAAGAAACAATATTACAGTTGCTTCTTTTGGTACATTCTATCGAGGAATATCTATTACAAATATTGATTACATGATTCTGGCATCACCTGTCAAATCTCAAAACAGAATAGGTCAATCCATAGGTCGTGGCCTAAGACGAGGTAAGGAAAAGGACCATGTGACACTTTTCGACATTGCTGATGATATTACTACACCAACTAGAAAAAACCATACATTCAGACATTTGGAAGACAGGTTAAGACTGTATACCAAGGAAGGTTTCAAATTCAAAATTTTCAAGACGAAACTAAAGAAGACTTAAATAATGATTCTTATGTTCGATACATAAGATTAATGAGTGGTGGAGATATGATAGGTATGATGATAGGTGAGACAAAAACATCAATAACATTATCATATGCCATGGATATGTACACTGCGGATAACGGCGATTCACTAGTCATAAGTTTTCAATCGACCATTCCATTCGGTTTACGACAAGATATTACTATAAAGAAAAACAATATAATATTCATGACTGAACCTAACGAATTTTTGTATGATTTATACATGCATAAATCGCATGAAGCTTTGGATATACTTACTGATATGGTGAATAAAGTAGATAAACAAAAAGAATTAAAGAACAAGAGGCTAAACTGATTTAACTTGACTTCCAAAAATACAACAAATCATAAAAAGACTAAAGATACTCCTACTAAGAAGCGTAAAGAAGATACGGCTCATTATGTAGACAACAAGAAATTTTTCACTGAAATGGTGAAATATTCATCATCAATCAAATTGGCTGTAGATACTGGTAAACCAAAACCACAAGTATCTGATTACATTGGTGAATGTATCTGGAAAATTGCAGAAAAACTATCCCATCTCCATCAATTTCGAAAATATCCGTTTCGTGATGAATTGGTGCAAGAAGCTATTTTGAATTGTCTACAATACATTGACAATTTTGACCCGGAAAAGTCTAACAATCCATTCGCTTATTTTACTCGAATATGCTGGTTTGCCTTTCTAAGACGCATTGAGAAAGAAAAGAAATATCTGTATACTAAGTATAAGTCTATAGAAAATACAGAAATTTTCCATCATGTTTCTGATAATGCAAATAATGACGGTATCAATCAAATTCAATATTCAGAATCTGCCAGAGAGAATATGGTGGAATTTGTTGAGAAGTTCGAAACTTCTCTGGCCAAGAAAAAGGCTAGGAAAGAAGAACGAGACGCTGACACAGATAATTCTTGATTTTTTACGTTACTTGTAATATAATTGCTGAAAATAACTAATAGGTACGAATGAAAGTAGCATTGATTTGCGACACGCACGTTGGCGCACGTAACGATAATTTGACTGTTTTGAAACATACTGAACGGTTCTTCCAAAATACGTTCTTTCCATATTTGAAAGAGCATAAAATCAAGAAAATAATTCATCTTGGTGACGTTTTTGACCGTCGCAAGTATACAAATCATGCGATTCTATCAAGAGCCAGAAGATTCTTGTTTGACCCGATTGTTGAAGCTGGAATTGATATGGATATCATTATAGGCAATCACGACTGCGCCTATAGAAATACGGCTGATGTCAATTCTCCGTCACTATTATTGAAAGATTACCCATTCAATGTTTATTCAGAAGCTGAATACGTTGATGTTGGTGGGTTAAAGTTATTGTACGTCCCATGGATTACACCAGAAACTATTGAAAACACCATGGAAAAGATTAGCGAAGCGAAAGCTAAGATTATCATGGGCCATCTGGAAATTCAGGGATTTGAAATGGATAGAGGTCGGGTAGCGGATCACGGCTTGAACGCCTCCATTTTTGAACCTTACCTATCGGTGTTTTCTGGACACTTTCATTACAAATCTTTTTCCAACGGCATCATCTATCTGGGTACGGCTGTTCCACTCACATGGGCTGATTACAACCTAACAAAAGGATTTCATGTTCTGGATACCGAAAGTCTGGAATTGGAATTTGTCGAAAATCCCATCAATTTCTTCAAGCGAGTTGTCTATGACGATTCAGAAGGCGAAATGAATATCGATTTTTCTGAATATGATGATTGTTATGTCAAAATCGCTGTATCGAAAAAGACAAACCCGATTTGGTTTGAAAAATTCGTTGATTCCATGAACAAGACAAATGCAGCCAATGTCATGATTGTTGAAGAAAGCTTATTCAAGGCGCATACCATAAATGATGGTGGAAATATTGAAATCGAAGATACGATGACATTTATTTCCAAATATATTAAAGATACGGACCAAAAATTTACAGTATCAAAGGATAAACTTCTATCTCTATTCGATAATTTATATAGAAAGGCAAACGAACTTGAAATTTGATGTATTAATACGTTCACCAATAAAGAAAAATATTTTTAGATGCATCTTTTCCAAGGAAAAGAAAATTTCAGATAACAAATCCTTTGAAATTGAAATGTTTTGGTTTTCCGATGAACTGTTTAGGTTCGCCATAGATATTAAATTTGGTGGCGATGACCATGCAGGCCCAGAGTTGGAATTAAACATTCTTGGTTTAACGTTCGCTATGAAAATATATGACCATCGTCATTGGAATTATGAAAATAATTCATGGGAAGAATAGTGTACGTTAGGGCTTTGTTTAAGAAGTTGTTCTTTTGGAAAAAGAAACCAAAAGAACAACATATCCAATCACCATATGATTTAGAGTATATCATACGAAGCGGTCAAGATAGAATTAAAGACGCTGTAAAGAATAAAAACATTAATACATGATACGATTTAAAAAGTTACGATATAGAAATTTCCTATCTTCCGGCAATGATTTTATCGAACTGGAATTCAATAAATCCGCCAGAACACTCGTTTTTGGTGCTAATGGCGAGGGTAAATCGACCTTCATTTCGGCGTTGACGTTCGGATTGTTCGGTAAGGATTTTCGCAAGATTCCCAAGCCATTGTTGGTCAATTCAATTAACAAAAAGAATTGCTTGGTTGAAGTAGAGTTTGAAACCAAAGGACGAAATTACATGATTCGTCGTGGTATCAAGCCATCTGTTTTTGAAATCTACATGGATGATGTTTTGATTAATCAAACCGCATCATCTAAGGATTATCAAAAATATATTGAAGAAAACGTTCTGAAACTGAATTTTAATTCCTTCAAGCAAATTGTTGCATTGGGGTCCAACAACTATATTCCGTTTCTACAATTGACTGCCGCCCAGAGACGAGAAATTGTAGAAGACCTATTAGAGATTTCCGTGTTTTCTAGAATGAATTCGTTGTTGAAGGAACAAGCGGATGAAACGAGAGAACATATCAGAGAAATTGAACGTTCACTGGCAATTGAAGAAGAAAAGATTAATCTAAATGAGTCTTTCCTTGAATCCATCAATAAACAAAAGGAAGATCGCAAGGAAAAGGCCAGAACGGAAATTGACCGGCTTGTCAAAGAAAATGAAGTATCGTCAATCGAAATCGATAAATTGCTGAAAACAAATTCTGACCTAGCGACCCGCAAGGGCAAGTTCGATTTGTTATCTACAAAAAAATCTGAAATAGAGAACGTCAAATATTCGATAGAGGCTAATATTGCTGACCACAAGAAACGTTTAACGTTCTTCAACAAAAACAATTACTGCCCTACATGTAAACAGAGTATTGACGAAACATTCAAGGCCACGGAAATTTCCAAACACGAGCATGAATGTGATGAATTAACGGTGAAGTTGAATTCTGAATTGGAAAAGCTTGATAAAATCTCGGAAATTCTAGCTAAGCAGTCTGAACTTACATCAGCAATATCAAAATTAACTAGAAAAATCAATGATTTACAATCTTCTGTTCATATCAACAACAAATATATTTCCAAACTAGAAAAAGATTTAGTTGAACAACAAAAGGATATCAGACAGGAAGTTGAAACACAGAACAACTTAAAGAAGTCAAAGAGACTTCAAAAAGAATACATAGCAACCAAATCAAATCTGTTGAAAACCAGAGAATTGGAATCAACGGCGGCATTAATGCTGAAAGATAACGGTTTGAAGACAGCCATTGTTCAAAGATATATCCCGTACATGAATGAGTTGATTAACGAATATCTGAATACGATGGAATTCTATGTATCCGTCACTTTGGATGAAAATTTTCAGGAAAAGATTCTGTCTCGTTTCAAGGATGAATTCATATATGAAAATTTCAGCCAAGGCGAGAAGCAAAAACTGGATATCGCCATCATGTTCGCATGGCGACAAATTGCGAAATTGAAAAACTCCATGGCCACCAATATCCTGATTCTCGATGAAATCGGTGATTCGTCGCTGGATGAGGATGGTGTTAAAAATGTGTTCGAAATCCTCAAGGCCATGGGTGAGGACACCAATGTTTTTGTGATATCTCATAGAGAATCCATGATGGAAAATTTCGACCGGGCTATACGTGTCGTAAAGCGTGGAAATTTTTCCGTATATGAGGAAGCATGATATTGACTTCTTGATTCCATTCGTGTATGAATGGAATATTATGAAGAACATATCATTTGATGATTGTAAAGAGATTGTTAAAAAATATCAACGCTATCATGAGATTGGCGTTGATTTTGATTCTATCGAATTCATCAAAATAGAGACAGATAAACCCAAGCTGTTCAAGGCGAGGTTGGATACCATTCTGACGTTGACCCGGCTGGATACGCTATCGGAAATAGAAACGTTCTATAGCATATTGAAAGATGTATAGTAAAAAATGAATTTCAAAAATATTGAAGAATTAAAACAGTTTATGAGTGGTAATAATCCTCTAGGATTAGGCGGAAAGCTATTTTCTATAGAATATGTTGACGAACAATTTGCAAATAGAAAAAATGATGATGTAATGGTTTTTTACGGCAAAGTAAGCAACCGGAATATCGAAGGTGGCGATGAAATTGAAATTGTATGTTCAATAGAATCTATTTGTTTTGATAAAGATGGCAATACAATTAGCAGAGACGAACTTTATTCTAGAATAAACCGGAACGATGCATAATGCATACAGAATTTGACAAGCGGATGAAATCCTATGAAAAGGAATTCACATCTAAGAAAATAGACAAGTCAAAGTGGGTGTATGCTCGTATTGATGGTCGGTCATTTTCTAAATTTACTAAGAAGATGGAAAAGCCTTTTGATGCTGAATTACATGATTGTTTCATAACAGCGATGAAAGCACTTATGAAGGAATCGAATGCTTCTTTGGGCTTCACTCAATCAGATGAAATTTCTCTGCTTTGGGAACCATTGCAAGACCCGTCTGAATTCATGTTTTCGGGTAAAATCCAGAAGTTAACTTCTGTCTTGGCTTCCATCACCACTTCTGCGTTTTATGACCGCTTTATAACGCATTTCGGCAGCAATTATGGTAAGTTGCCAGCGTTTGATTGTCGAATTATCAATCTGCCATCAATGGACGAAGCGTGTAATATGCTTACGTGGCGTAAGCAGGACGCATTCCGTAATGCTGTGCAATCGGCGGCACATTTCTATTTTGGTCATAAAAAGCTAATGCACAGGTCAACTACAGAAAAAATCGAGATGATGGCTGATGCTGGTATCGATTTTTTTGAAATATTCAATGAGGATTTTCGTTTAGGCACGTCTATGAAACCGGTATCGGTAGTAAGACCTTTGACCGATGAAGAAAAGAGCAAAATTCCATCGGGCAGGGCTATACCAGAAACCGTTACACGAACCGAGTTTCAAATCTTTTATGATCCGCAAGTGATGATGAAATTTATCAAAGCCAAATAATTTGTGAGAGAAGAATGAAAACATTGTTTATTCTATATATCAGCTTTTGGGGTGCGGGCGGTAATACGCTTCCCGTTGCTTATTTTGATTCTATGGAAAATTGTCAAAATGCAATAACTAAGATGACTGTTCAAGATCAAGATAACTATATAAATAAGGAATATCCGACAAAGTATTGCGTTGGTTTAGAATTGAACTATCCACATGGAGTTCTTTTGAACAATTGAATTACATAGTAGAGAAACAATTCATATGTCAGAAATTGAGTGTGTAGCCAAGGCCATATGTAATGGTGCCGGTAAGTCTGTCAATAAGACTTATTGTGCTATCTGTATCAATGGTCCATGTATCATGTGGAAAGAATTTAGAGAAGAAGCCCGAATGGCTGTTAAAGCTTTAGACAAATACAGAAAAGAGAATAAATGAAAGCAGTTATTACACCTGATTCCAGATTTGAATTATTCAATCAATATCCAAGGGAAATTCCGAAAGTTTTTCTAGGTGGCTCTATCGAAATGGGTAAAGCCAAAAATTGGCAGGAAATGGCTATCGAAGCTTTGGATGAATGTATTATTTTCAATCCAAGGCGTGATGATTGGGATTCGTCTTGGGAGCAAATTCCTTCTCCCGACACACAATTTGGCCAGCAAGTAGAATGGGAAATCAGAGCGCAACAAAATTCGGATATCATTATCTATAATTTTGAGTCTGATACACAATCTCCAATCACTCTGTTGGAACTAGGGTTTTCCTTCAATCTTCCCGCCCATAAGGTTGTATGCTGTCCAAAGGAATATTTCCGTCACGGTAACGTTGTTATAACAACTAATTTATTGGGCGGAGATAAATCTATGGTATTTACAAATTTTGACGAAATGCTACAATCCGTCAAATGGAAGATTAATGACTTAAAATATAAGAACAATTGCTCTTTCTCTGAATGGGTGAATATGAATCAGGGTATTTCAGATGTTGAAACTAATAAAGTATAATGACCCTATCCTGTATACAAAGACAGAGCCTTTCAACTTTGAAACGGATGGTGATCCTGTAGCTTATGCTAACGATTTGAAAGAAACTGCGAAACACTATGGTGGATATGGTCTTTCTGACAATCAGGTTGGCCGAAATAAAGCAGTTTTTGTTTTCGGTATCAACGGCGACTATATAGCTGTATTCAATCCTGTAATAACTTATGTGTCAACCGATACATCAATGATGGACGAGGGATGCTTGTCCTTTCCGGGATTGATAGCGAAAATTGAACGTTCAAATGAAATCCGCACCAGATATATGAACGATAAGGGCGGATTACAGGTTCATAAATTTGCTGGTCTGACTGCCCGAATTTTTCAGCATGAATACGGCCATTTACAAGGAAAGCCATTTTTCTCTGGGTTTTCTAAATTAAAAGTTGATATGATGGTCAAGAAGTGTCATAAGGCTACAAAAATTGACTATTCCACAAAAGAATTGATGGGCTTACGAGCATGATAAGCGATGAAGATCGTTATGATTACTACCTTAAGTCAAATTGGGAAACCGATTGGACAAAAGTATCTAAAGAGACTTTTATAAAAGCAGAACGTAGTGCAGGGTTTAAACCCAAAGTATCATCAGATTCGCCAGAATATTGGACGACTCTGGCTACTTCTGGATTTTCTGGTGGTTCGTGCAGTGGAATGATAAAAGTTGCCAAAAGAATCGAAAAGTAGATTTTCCTTTGAATATGCAAATGTTTTTTCTAATATTTTAGCTAAAGAACAGATTAGTATATCGATATCTGCTACAGCAAAAACAGCATCATTCAATCTCAACAGTAGAACATTGACCCTTCCTGTGTGGGAAGGGTCTACTGCATTATTGCGATTTCTACTATGCCATGAAATTTCTCATGCCATGTTGACACCGCCAGAAGATTGGGACAATGCAATTCATGAAAAGCCACAAAATCAACAGATAGCATATAAAGACGTATTGAATGTCTTTGAAGATGCTCGAATTGACAGGTTAATGCAAGAAAAGTACATCACTATGAGAAAGTGGTATGCTTTAGGAATGCATGAATTGGCTTTTGATTTAAACATCTGGGGCATGACAGAAAATTCGGATTGGAGCCGATTCGAATTGCTGGATAGAATCAACCTATACTTCAAAACGATATATAATAGCAATCCATTTAATGTAACATTTGATAAAGAAGACCAAGATAAATGGATTGAGCCGCTAAAGGTCATTAGAACGTTTGCTGATGTTAAATTATTGGCAGATAAGTTCTTTGCCGAGATGCCGGAAGACAAAAAGGAAAAAAGCGAATCACAGACTATTTTCGTCATGGGTGATTTCAATACGGACTCGAACGAGAGTGTTCAAGATATAAACATCCCTATGGTAGGTGTTACGATTGGCTATATTCCACAGTCCAGTAATCCATATATTCCCAATAAAAAACCTCTTATAGAAGTTCCCGATTCTGATTATCGTAAAGTAGTGGAAATAGTGGAAAATAATCAGAATTATCTACAAGCATCTGATACCTTTGATATAACAATGGATAGTTACAATTCATTGATTAATAAAATGGTTTCTGTGTTTCAAATGAAGAAGCAGGGTCGTTTAATATCAAGGGCACAAATTGCTAAATCTGGATTGATTGACCCACTTAAATTGCATTCGTATTCTATCAACGAAGATATAATGCTAAGAAATACCATTATTGACAAGCAAAAAAATCATGGTTTCATCATGATAGTAGATATGTCATCGTCAATGAGAAGGGTATGGACACAAGTCGTTGAACATCTTTTTGTCCTTACTACGTTTTGTAAAAAAATCAACGTGCCATTTGAATCTTACGGTTTTCGCAATGGACATTATCAATGCGACTTAGTAAAATGTATGTTTTCTTTGGTCCCGATGATATCATCAAAAGATTCATTGAAGCAAATCAAGGATAAATCGATTCGCTTCAAATCGTTTTATGATTTTACATCAACTCCCCTGACATCAGCCGTTCATTATTCGAAAACGTTAACTCTTGATTTTATTCAACGACATCATGTAGACGTAATGAACGTAATCTTTCTGACAGATGGTGGTTGTACCAATACGATTTTAGCTGAAAACTATGTTGATAAGGTTTCAAAATTTATTGCGTCAACAGATGAGAATTATGTGAATGCCGTTCCGGCATTAGTCAAGATTTTGCGAAAAAGGACTAATGCTAGGGTCTATAATTACTTCGTAACAGAAATGCGTGATAAGGATTTTGAATTCATGAAAGATTACGAGGGTTGGAATGGTTATTACAAAATTAATAAGTCAATTATCAGCAAAAACCCAACGTTTTTCGTTAAAGAATTTATTGAAAATATGGTGTAATAATATGAGCGAACTAATCCCCGAACAAGACCCGTTGTTCGTCCCTTTTGGGGCCTTTTTTGATTGTGAGAAGATTCTTAAATCGGGAATTTTTTATCCCACAATGCTATCCGGTTTATCTGGCGTCGGTAAAACTGTATTCATTCGTGAATTATGCGCCAAATATAAGCGAGAGTTTTATCGTGTAAATATTACCTATCAGACAGATGAAAACGATTTGATTGGTGTGACTTCTTTAAAGCAGATTATGAAATATGTTATAAAACTGAATGACGATAAGCATGATAGTTTCTTAGCAAACCATAACATTCAAAAATCAACTAATATCGTTCTAAATGAAACAACGTTCACCGAATTCAAAAAAATCGCCACAGATGCAGATTACACGCTGGTGAATGTTTTAGCAGATACCGAAACCGTTTTCGAAAAGGGACCGGTTATCAAAGCTATGGAGAATGGTGGTATTCTTCTTTTGGATGAATTAGACAACGCTAATCCGCTTCTGGTATCCTGTCTTATGTCCATAACGGAAGGTTCTGGATATTTGATTAAGAAAACTGGTGAATTTATCACTCCGAATCCGGCCTTCCAAATTTTTGCAACAGCCAACACTAAAGGTTTGGGTGATTCGACTGGTTCTTTTGTTGGAACACAAGTGCTGAATGAAGCTTTCTTGGAAAGATTTCCGGTTACGCTGGAATGCGAATATCCACCAGAAAATATCGAGAAAAAGATTTTGGAAAAGTTGATGGATAGTTTCGACATCAACAATGACGTTCTGGTCCTGTCTTTACTTAAGTTTGCCAATAATGTACGAGAGTCATATACTAATGGAACTATAGAACATACTATATCAACACGCCGATTGGTTCATATCATCCGAGCATATAATATTTGGCAAGATGTTATAACGTCTGTCAAAATGGCGATGAACCGCTTTGATACACATACACGAAATGCTTTTATGGATATTTTCCAATTGGCGTTCGATGATATCCAAGCCAAATTTGACGGTGATGAAGCTTCTCTTGGCGTAAACAAAACTATTGATGAAAGATTGCAGCCATGGCAGCCATGGTGATATAATTTACGTTGACATCTTCATGAAATTAGGGTATCGTTATCGTTAAATCTAAAACATAAACGGAATACATGACTAACACAAATAACCAACTTAACATAGACGTAGAAAAACTTAGAAAAAGATCGGTGTTTTTGGGTGTGCCTGCATATGGCGGGCAAATGAGTGGATACACAACCAAATCATTATTGGACCTGACCGTTACATTAAACAATTTTGGTATCAAAAGCCTGTTTTTTGGACTCTTCAACGAAAGCTTGATTTCTAGGGCACGAAATTATTGTGCAGCAGAATTTATGCGTTCTGGTTTCACTGATTTGTTATTCATCGATTCGGATATCGAATTTGACCCAATGGACGTGATTGCAATGCTCCAAATCACCGAAAACGACAATGACAAAGATATCATTGGCGGGTTTTATCCAAAGAAATCAATAGCTTGGGAAAAAATAGTTCAAGCTGTAAACATGGGATTTGCAGATGCAAATCCGTTTTGGTTAGAACAATACATGGCTGATTTTGTATTCAATCCGGTTGCGGATGGTGTCTATAAAATGAATGAGCCTATGGAAGTTATGGAATTGGGAACTGGATTTATGCTTATTCAGCGCCATGTGTTTGAAGAATGGGACAGGCAGCATCCAGAATATCTGTATACACCAGATTCGTTCCGGTCAAAATCGTTCGATGGTTCATCCAAGATTATGGCGTATTTTCAAGACCCAATCATCAATGACCGTCATTTGAGTGAAGATTATTTTTTCTGCCGTAAATCGAGGGAAATGGGTATGCATGTTTGGGGTTGCCCATGGATGAAGGTAAACCACATTGGCACGATGAAATTTATTGGAAATCTTCCGGCTGTAGCCGCTACAGGTTCTAGCCCGACTGTCGATGCAAATGCTATAAAAGGATTGAAGGAAATATAATTTGCCTAAGTATAAATTTAAGGAAGATGAAATTCTCGAATTAGTAAAGAATTACATTGACTCCACGTATAATCAGCATTATTCTGGTAAAGACAATATCCAAACGGTAGAATACCTCTATTCTACCTTTGGAAACACAGATTTTCTTAATTCTAATATCATTAAGTACGCTTCCCGGATGAATAAGAAGGGTGAGCCTAAGAAAGACGTAATGAAGATTTTCCATTACGCCTTACTGGTATATTATTACGAATTTCTCCATAATAAAGAACAAAAAGATTAATGAAACTATCAAAAAACACAATCAGCGTTATTCAAAATTTTTCGACAATCAACCCATCGATGTATTTTCTAGAGGGGCAGAGACAACGGATTTTATCACAACTAAAAACCGTGTATGCAGAAGCTGAAATCGAGGAAGAACTTCCATCATCTTTTGCTTTGTATGACGTGCCAAAATTTCTTTCGATTCTATCGCTGTTTTCGGAACCTGAAATAACCATTACTGATAAACAGATTATTCTAAAGGAAAACGGGCAGAAAGCTACGTATCGTTTTTGTAACCCTGATTTGATTGTTCACCCGCCCGTAGGCAAAGAGATTCCTATCGGTGAAATTGTATACTCTTTTGAATTATCGGCAGAAAATTTAAAAACAATTATGAAGGCCGTTAATCTGTACGATCAAGAAACAATAGCTATCAAGGCTGACGGTGAGAAGATTCTGTTGACAACCTTGAATGTCAAAGATTCTGGTTCAGATGGTTTGTCTTTTGCTATTGGTGAAACAAACCAATCTTTTCAATATGTTATCAGAACCGATAGCATGAAAATGTTGAATGTTGATTATGATGTTCAGATTTCCAAGAGTAAGGCGCTCATTTTTACGTCCAAAAATTCTGAACATAAAGTAAAATATATCATTCCTTCTGAATCCAATTATTCGAGCAATCCTAATGCCTAAGTATTCTGATTTAATTTTAGCTGAAAAATATCGTCCCAATACGGTTGATGAATGTATCCTTCCGGTCAAAATCAAGGACGACTTCAATAATATGGTGAAGCGTGGTTCGTTTCCTAATTTGCTGTTATCCGGCCCTTCTGGTACTGGTAAGACTTCACTTGCAATCGCTTTGTGCAAGGAATTGGACCTTGATTATATGATTGTCAATGGTTCTCTAAACGGCAATATCGATACGCTGCGAAACGAAATCCAACAATATGCATCTTCTGTGTCGATGTTTAACGATAAGAGAAAAGTTGTCATCATTGACGAAGCCGACTACTTGAGCCATGTCACTCAACCGGCACTCCGAGGATTTCTTGAAGAATATTCTAACACGTCATTCATTATGACGTGCAACTTCCCTAATCGAATTATTGACCCAATTAAGGGCAGATGTTCAACCATCGACTTCAATTTTCCGGCAGCAGAACGTAACCAACTGTTGAAGGAAACGATTCAGCATATCAAAACGATTTTGGAAAATGAAAATATCGAGTTCGACATTCGTGCTGTAGCACAGTTTTGCAGTCAATTGTTTCCAAATATTCGAAAAATTATTAACGAACTTCAACGATACTCCGTATCTGGTAAGATTGATGCTGGCATCCTTGGTAAGAAATCCGAAATAGGTGATGTAATCAAAATCTTGAAGTTGAAAGATTTCAAGGAACTGCGAACATGGGTTGGTGAGAATTCTTCTGTAGATTTCCCTATGTTTATCCATGATTTGTATACGGAATTATCGAAAGAAATTAGAGAATCCAGCATTCCGGCGCTCGTGCTTATTCTGTCGGAATACGATTATAAAAATTCTTTTGTGTCCAATAGAGAAGTCAATATGGCAGCAATGATGTATTCAATAATGCAGGAATGTATGTAAAAATGCCTTCTCCGTTTGATTTTGTCAAATCTATTAACAACAAAGAATACATCTTCGAAGAAAACCTTGACAAAAAAGACTATACCGCATACATTGTTAATAAGGTTTTTTCATTCTTTCCAGATACAATTTATCTGGTGAATGAAATCAACCAATATCCTAGTGTTGAACCCAAACAACATTATGATTTTTTATATAATGTCGTTTCCAAGAAGAATCGATACTCAAAATGGGTAAAATCTACAAAAGATGATACAGCCTTGGCAATATCTAAGGCGTTAAATATCAGATATGAGCGGGCCATAGAAATTATGGACACTCTAGATGAAGAAAAACTATCTCAACTGATAGATTCACTAACTATCATAGAGGGTTGAACATAGAACAGCGAAAAAAGGATGAAAAAATTGGCTGACGAATATAATAAGATAGTGGACTCGTTTGTATGGGTAGAATTACCAAACCCTAACAATTTCTTGAAGGTTAAGGAAACGCTAACTAGAATTGGTGTGGCATCAACCGCCAAGCATGAATTGTATCAATCGGCGCACATTCTGCATAAGCAGGGCAGATACGCAATTGTTCACTTCAAGGAACTTTTAGCACTTGATGGCAAGGCAACTAATTTCAGCGAATCTGACATTGCTCGTAGAAACACGATTGCAAACATTTTAGCTGGATGGGGATTGATTACTATATGCAATCCAGAAATGACTAAAACTCCCACTTGCTCTCCAAAGGAAATTAAAATTATTCCTTACAAGGAAAAGAGCAATTGGACACTTATCCCTAAGTATGCAATCGGCAAGCATTCTGTCAAATCTGGTGTATCCAAGAAAGAGACTGCATAATATGATATTTGATAACATTTATGATTTTCCAGCATTGGTTTCTGAAATAAATTCGTATCAACGCATGTATGATAATTGGTTATCAGAGTTGCGGCGAATTATGGTGGAAAAATATCATCTGTCATCCGAAGTTATTGAAACGTACTCCACTCCTGAAAATTGGAAGGATTACTACGATGAAGATTTTACACCTTCCGAAGCATTGGAAGAAGATTCAGGATATTGGTACGAAGCATGAGTTTAACAAATTTTCAAAAAGTTCGTGAGTTTCACGAAAAGTTCGGCCTTCTTATTAACGATAAGCCAACCGTTCCAGAGTTAAAGGTCGTGTCGCTTCGAAAGAAGTTAATCAATGAAGAACATGATGAATTGATGGAAGAAATGAATCCTCATATCAATTCTGGCGGTCATGAAGAAATACATATGGCAAACACGGCTAAAGAATTGGCGGATTTGTTGTATGTATGCTATGGTATGGCAGTCAGTTTCGGCATTGACATTGATGCTGTCTTTGATGAAGTTCATAGTTCCAATATGTCTAAGTTGGGTGATGATGGAAAGCCGATCTTCAACGAATTCGGCAAGGTGATGAAGTCCAAAAACTATCGGCAGGCCGATATCAACAAGGTTCTGGAAAGGGCACAATAATGTTTAGTTTTGTAGTTTTGGTAGTCGTTCTGGTGGCTGTTTACGTAGTCTACCAGAAGAACAAGAATAAGTCGAAGGATGACGATTCGTCTGAAATTTGATAAAGGAAAGCCCCCGAAAGGGGGCTTTTTTATTAGCTAAGAAGCAGCGTGGAACCATAGCCATTATGGGCAAGTGGCCGAGAGAGATTAACCTTGCTACCTGCATCGGCACCAGCGGTTCGACCACCAATTGCATTCGCCTTCGACTTATTCTGGACCTTGTACAGTTTTGGTCCATGAAGCTTCAATTGCTCGTCAACAAAATCTTTCTTGGCGAGTGAAATCATTGCCGTTCCGGTAGTCTGTTTTGCTACCTTGGCAGCAGCTTCATCAGACATTCCCAACATGCGTTCCTTTAGCTGTTCGGCGTGATAATCAGCAGCTTTCTTTTCGGCTACCAATCGCTCAATCGTCATTTCGTCAAGCCGTTCTGAAATCCGAGCGGCCATACCGTTGTAGAAGGAAAACGTCTGCCGCCTCTTATAAGCCGACATTTTATAAACGTCTGTCTGCTTGAATTCATCAACCGCCCGGTTAGCAGCGGATTTAATCAAGCCCGATAGATAAACGGCCATCTGCACATCCGGCTCAAGTCCGAAAAACATGAGTCGGATACCACCGATATATCGAGTGCGGTTCTGCCAGCAACGAACCTGACAAAATTTGGCTACTGCCTGTGCCGTCGAAAATGAGACAGAACGATGCTTGGATTCCGTATCAAATTCGTGGGTGACGCACTTTTCCTGCCGTACAGTCACTTCGTCCATGGTCAGATTGAAGCGGTCGAGAAGCGTTCCAATCATCTTGGATGCAGCGAAGAATTCGTTTTCCGTGCAACCATTCTCGATGGTCTTTGACGAAAGAGCCAAAATCTTTCGCTTGGCGGCTTCTAGTTCACGTTCCTGCATATTTCACCTTCCTCATTTCTACATTTTCATATTATAGGGAAATAAAGCCTTGTCAAGCTTTAATAATAGAAATTTCCATCATCGGTTATCACTGGCTTCATGAACTTCTGAAATTTCACACCTTCCTTTGCGGCGGAAAACCAGAGATAGTATCTGTCGGCGTTCATGAACTTAATCATAAGTTCCATGTACATGCCAACGAAACCGGGGCCATGATGCAACCCGTTGTCATGAATATTTCTAGTCATAGAATGAGCCAATTCGTGTAGAATTGTCTGTTGTGTCGTATTCTCATTTTTGGGGAAAAACACAGAGAGACGATTCGCTTCACCCAAATTTTGATTTTTGCCGTGCATGGCTTCGACGGCTGGTGGATACTTCAATCCCATTTCTGACCAAACGTGGTCCACGTACTCTTGAATTTCCTTAAATGAGAACGTTTTCGGTGACTTGAACAGATGATTACCGACTCGCTGTTCCCAATCGTAAACTTTCTGTTTTTGGCTGTCTCGCATTTGTATCTTGTCCTATATTCATCAACAATATATAGCATCTATAGAAAATGTCAACCCACAAAATTCAACTCAATTTTCATTGACACAACTATAAATATGGGGTAATGTACATGAAACAACTACAAGTGCAGGCTTTAAATCATTACAGAATTTTATACTAAAATTGAACAACAGTTCAATACAGTTTTCATTCGTGGCTACAGAAACGGCCAATCCTTTCAAGAAAAAGTTCATTTTGAACCTTCGCTGTATATACCACATATTGGTATGGATACGGTACATGAGTCGATTGATGGCATCAAGTTAGCCCCAAAGAAGTTTGATTCCATTTCTGATGCCAGATCATTCATGGATAGAATGAACCGGGCACCGAATTTCACGCTCTATGGTCAACATAATTGGGTTAATCAGTTCATTCATGAACGATACCCGAATGAAATTGATTACGATGATTCTTTAATCAAAATTGGTTACATCGATATTGAAACGGATTCGGAGACAGGTTTTCCGAATGTGATGGAAGCCGACAAAGAAATCAACGCAATTACGCTGATTGTTAATGGAGAATGTTATTGTTGGGGATTGAAACCCGTCAATGTTCCTGATGGTGTGAAGTATTTCCATTTTGAAACTGAAATGGAATTGTTACAACATTTTGTCAGAATTTGGGAACAGTTAAAACTTGATGCTATTTCCGGCTGGAATAGTCAAGGCTTCGACATGGCCTATATTGTTCGAAGGCTTACTCGTATTTTTTCTATGGAAAAGGCCAAGAGATTGTCGGTGTGGGGTATTGTAAAGCCACGTCTGATGAAATCATATCGTGGTACAGATATTGAAGTATTTGATATCTTTGGTTTAATTGACCTTGACTATCTTCCTGCTTTCAAAAAATTTCGCCCGCCGTCTCTGAATCCTGACGACAACCGACTAGATACGATTGCACATGTCGTATTAGGCGAAAAGAAACTGGACTATTCCGAATATGGTTCTTTGAGAAAGTTATATCGTGAAAATCCACAGCTTTTCTATGAATATAACATCAAGGATACTAAACTTGTTCAACGAATGGAAGATAAGTTGAACATAATTAAGCTAATGTTCAACATGGCTTATTCTGCTAAGGTAAATATACAGGATTGTTATAGACCAACCGCCGTTTGGGACTCAATTATCTATGGATATTTATTTAACAAAAATAAAATTCCACATATTCCAAAAGGATATGAGGCATCAACTGGTCAATTTACTGGTGCATTGGTTAAAGAGCCACCTATCGGCAGATACAAGTGGGTGCAGGGATTTGACCTGACATCATTGTATCCGTCAATATTTTTGCAAACAAATATCGGTCCAGATACTATTCGAGATTCTTTTGACGTTGATTTGAATTCTCTGATTGATGGTAAACCACATGGTTACGAGCAATATCTGAAAGATAATAATCTTTCAATGTCAGCATCTGGTGTAACTTTTACTAAGGATTTTACATCTTTCATTGTTGAGATTGTTCAGATGTTTTTTGATAAAAGACAGATGTTCAAGAAAAAAATGCTCGCCGCCAAGAAAGACTTAGAAGCAGTTAAAGCTAAAACTCATACACATAAAACCAAACAAGATGAATTGGATATCAAAAAACATTCTGGTGACGTAATCAAATACGATATTTATCAGCAGAATACCAAGATTTTGATTAATGCATTCTATGGTGCATCTGGTAATGAAGGTTTTCGTTATTTCGACCTTAGAATTGCAGAATCTATTACAAAATTTGGTCAAGTTATCATTAAGACTGGTGAAAGGGCTATCAATAAATATCTGAACAAAATAACTGGTCTTGATTTGGATTGGATTGTGGCTTCGGATACTGACTCATTGATTATAAATCTTGAACCGTTAATCCGTCATGTGAAGCTGATGGATAGGCCGAATGATAAAATTGTCGAGTTTATTGTTAAGTTTGGTACTGAAAAAATTCAACCCGTTTTGGATAAGGCGTTCCGTGAACTTGGCGACAAGATGAACTCTTTCCAACATAAACTTCACATGAAACAAGAAAAGGTGTGTTCTGATTTAGTTATCATGAGAAAGAAGCGATATCTTTACTATGTGTTGGCAAACGAAGGTGTAGTGTATGATGAACCAAAGATTGAAATCACCGGTCTAGAAGCTGTCAGAACGGTTGTTCCTGAATTTTGCCGTAACAAATTGAAAGAATATTATAAGCTTGTATTGACCGGTTCAGAAGCAGAAATGCAGTCATTTGTTGATAAAGTAAGAGATGATTTCTTCCATAAGAAATTTGATGAAATTGCTTCGCCAAAAGGTTGTAAAGGTTTGACTAAGTATGGTGATTCTACGCTGATTTATAGACATGAAAAGGGTGCGGCTGTACCGATACATACCAGAGCGGCGCTTCTGTATAATCATTATCTACGCAAAATGAATTTGGACACACAGTATGAAACTATTCTAGAAGGTGAAAAGATTAAATTTTGCTATCTTAAGATGCCAAATCCTATCGGTGAGAATGTCATCGCCGCACCAAGAATGTTGCCACCAGAAATGGGTTTGGATGAATACATAGACTATGAAACTCAATTTCAAAAGACCTTTCTTGCTCCAATCGATGCTATGAATACTGTAGTTGGTTGGGAAAAAGAAACAAGAACTACATTAGAAGGACTATTTGTATAACATGGCAGTATCGAAAGATATCAATTCTATTATTGGTGAATATCTTGATTTAAATAACGAATTTGGATTTGTGACATCTGACAAAGTGGTCGATGAAGATAATCAAAGTATTCAAGACTACAAAGAAAGATTAAATCAAATAGAACAATTAATTATGCCTTTGCTGGCTAATTTACATGGAACGGCAAAGGACGATTATATATACTGGCCAAATAGAAAAGAGCCACTAGAGCAAAAAATCAAAGAGTTTCTAAAGTTAACACGAGGAACTACTGCATAAATACTATGGTCGCTTAACAAGAATGGGCGACTATAAATTAATAACATTCTATACACACAACTTACAAATATAGGAATACAAATACATGAAAGACAAAGCATTTTTAAAGCTTCTAAAAGAAGCTAATCCAGATTATGATGGCGATTCTGTCACCACAAAAGAATTCATTGATACTGGTTCGTATATTCTTAACGCCGCTATTTCTACTTCACTTTACGGCGGGTTTCCGAGCAATAGAATATCCGTAGTTCACTCTAAGGCGGGTGTTGGTAAAAGTTATTTTTGCATGTCGGCAGTGAAGACTACGTTGGATAAAAATCCAGATGCCCAAGCGTTATATTTTGACACTGAATATGCTATTGATGATGAATTCTTGCTCAAAAGAGATATTGACCCTGACAGAGTGCATGTCATGCAGCCTGATACAATTGAAGATTTTAAAACGATTTCATTAAAATTTTTACAATCATATCAAGATTTAGAACCATCCAAACAGAAAAAGATGATTATGGTTCTTGATTCTCTTGGAATGCTTCCATCTATCAAGGAAGATGAAGATTCCCAAAAGGGTAAACATGTCAGAGACATGACTAAACAGCAAGGCGTTCGCTCATTGTTTAGAACAATTACCCAAAAGCTTGGTAAAGTAGACATTCCGTTTATCGTAGCAAGTCATTCATATACGGACATCATGTCTTATGGGGCACCACAAAAAATGTCTGGCGGCGGCGGACTGGAATATGCCGCTTCCGTTATTCTTGCTCTGTCTAAGGCAAAAGATACAGAAGAAGTCAACGTGAAAGGCAAAAAGGTTAAGATTCATGATGGTAATATTATTACCGTAAAGGTTGATAAATCAAGATTTTCACGAGAAGGCCGAGTTGTTAAAACTAAACTTAACTTCAAAGATGGTATTGATCGTTATTATGGGCTTCTCCCTCTAGCTTCTCAATATGAAATCATCAAGAAAGTTTCGACACAATACGAAATGCCTGATGGTTCCAAACATTTTGAAAAGAATATCGTAGCCGATCCACAAAAATATTTTACAAAAGATATTTTGGATAAATTGGAAGAAGCGGCCAAGATACATTTCAGTTTAGGGTCAACGAGTCATGATATTGTGTTGACAGATGAAGCTGAAATCGATAGTATAGAAGATGATGAAGCGGTAGATGGAAATGGTGTAGAAGAATAAGAATCCTGCTTCTATATACTCACATTAATATATAATCAGTCAAATACTGGTGAACCACCTTGAATTTACTTGGTGGTTCATCCATTACAATAGGTATAATACTTGCAATTAACAGAAATTATTATCAAAAATCTTATGGAAAACGATGACTATATGCGACGAGTCATGCCTTTCCTTAAATCCGAATACTTTACAGGTTCTGAAAAAGTTATATTTGACCATATCAAGAAATATACTGATACTTACAACAATATGCCTACAATTGAGGCATTAATGATTGAAATGTCTGACGACAATACAATTGTTGAAGACACATTTGAAGATATTGACAAATCTATATCAAACATCAAAGAAACAGCAAAATCTATTGATTTACCATGGCTTATCACGACAACTGAAAAGTTCTGTAAGGACAGGGCATTAGAAATTGCACTTCAAGAATCAATCATGATTTTTGAAGGGAAATCCAAAAAGCACGGCAAAGGTGCTATTCCTGATATCCTGTCAAAAGCTTTGGCAATCGGTTTTGACACAACTGTTGGTCATGATTACTTCGAAAATTCAGATGAACGATACGAGTATTATCATCGAAAAGAAGAAAAGATTGCGACCGGTATTGAGTTTCTTGACAAAGTTACTAAAGGCGGATTTTCCAAGAAGACCTTGAACCTATTCATTGCCGGTACAAATGCTGGTAAATCTTTGATGATGGTGAATATTGCGGCCAATATGTTGAAAGCCGGTAATAACGTTTTGTATATCACTGGTGAGATGGCAGAAGAAGAAATTGCCAAGCGTGTTGATGCTAACATGCTCGATATCGAAATAAAAGATTTGCCGATTATTGCCGAATCTATGTTCACAAAGAGAATTGAAAATCTAAAGAACAAGACAAGGGGCAAGCTGATTATCAAGGAATATCCTACGTCATCGGCTTCCATTAATCATTTTCGAGCATTACTAAACGAATTATTGCTAAAAAAGCATTTTGTTCCTGATGTTATATTCGTTGATTATCTGAACATCTTTATTTCTACGAGGTTTAAAGATGGAAATGTTTCAAATACTAACACGTATTACAAAGCGATTTCAGAAGAATTACGTGGGCTTGGTGTTGAAATGAACATTCCGATTGTATCGGCGTCACAGTTAAATCGCAGTGGATTTCAGGATTCAAATCCGGGAATGGAATCAACATCAGAAGCATTTGGTATTAATTTCGTTGCAGATTTTGTTGCCGCAATGGTTTATTCAGAAGAATTAGCGCAACAAAACCGGTTGTTAATCAAGCAATTAAAGTCAAGATATGATAATAAAACATTATATCCTATGTTCTTTGTCGGTGTGGATATGAAGAAAATGAGATATTTCGACCTTACTGACCCTCTCGATGGTATCCATAACATTGGTGCAGCGGTGCAACCACCGCCTATTGGAAAACATGGTGGTTTGCAAAATAAATCTAGTTTACCCCTACCATCCACACAAACAAATACTGGCACAGCACAAGTAACATTTAATTCTTAAAGAGAAATATACATGGTTTCAACTACTTTATTCAAAGATGATTATTCCAAGGATGGAATATATGTTCATGACTTTATTCATTCTTTATCTCAACGCTCTATTGATTACGAATTGATTAGATTCAAAGGCAAATACAAGAAATCCACACCAGAGCATTTAAACTATTCAGCAATCGTATATTGGGGCGACATCAATGTATAAAATTAACAAAAATCACGACACGGAAAAATTTCAAGTCATCGAAGTCGAATCATCCAATGTAATCAACGAATTCGATACTCATGCGCAAGCATATGAATTGTATTATAAGTTAAAGACAGATGTGCATATCGGTTTCGAAGGTTGGACCCCGGCATTCATGACAGTTTCGGTAGCAGACAAAACGGGTGCTGAATATTGATTTCCGTTACCGATCTATGTTCTGACCCTCCATTAGCCAATGACGAAAAAGCAGCAATGATATGCTTTACCAGAATGTTTTTGGAAACGGTTTTGAAGGATGAACACAAGTATGTAAAGATTAATATATATTTGAAAGATTTGTCTGATGCACTATTCAAACACATTACAGGTTCGATAGAATATGTTGGTCAAAATGTATTCAACATCGTGATATATTCGCAAGCACGAAAAGATATGGTTGGTGCGCTGGCACACGAACTCATACATGTGAAACAATACTTAGAAGGTGGTTTCTTTATTCATCGTGAAAAAAATTCGGTATATTGGCAAGGCCAATTCTACATGCAATTGTCTGACCTTATACTATTTCATAAAAACACGGATAGAGGAAGATACGACAATCTGCCATGGGAAAGAGAAGCTAATACGATGCTTCTGGCGGTTTCCGAACTGGTCAATCAAAAATTTTTGAAGTTGTGTGATGACGATCCCGGTTTGAAAAAATATATGAAATATGCGCAAAAATGCTCGTCCTACAATCTTGACATATCCTATGAATTCTATGATAATGAGATTGGTGATGAAGGGTGTTGATTATGTATGAAAGTTTTTATGATATTCCGCAGTATACCAAAAGTTCACGTTATGAATGTGATGTGGCTTGGCAGTATCTTGAAAATCAGTTAAACACGTTTCAGGAAAGCTATGATGGTGGCCTTGAATTGTGTCCTGATTTTCAACGTGGCCATGTGTGGACAGATAACCAGCAAATCGCTTACATTGAATTTAATTTGCGAGGCGGAACTTCTGGTCGTGACATTTATTTCAATGCTACTGATTTTGATGGTTTCACAAGTTCTATTCAGTTAGTGGACGGGCTACAGCGGTTAACCGCTGTTCGTAAATTTTTGGCGAATGAAATCCCGGCTTTCGGGCAGTTGCGGAATGAATATAAAGGTCGCCTCGATCCGGTTCGTTTCCGGTTTCGGGTACATGTGAATGATTTGCCGACAAGGGCCGATGTTCTTAAATGGTATCTGGAAATGAATTCTGGTGGCACTCCGCATTCCGAAGATGAATTAAATCGGGTGTCTATGCTTTGGATGAACGAAGTAAGGAAGCTTAATGGGAATTAAACATATAGATGAACTAATCTTTGAACCAGAAAAACTGCGAGTCGTTATTGACGGAATAGTGGGGAAGAAATTCCCCACTTATCTTAAATGGGACGGCAATCCATCTTTTGTGACTGGCGTTGACGAAAATGGTTTCTTTTTGGCGTTCAAGAATGGCTATCATCGAAAAGAAAAGAAACTATTTCGAACCGAAGCGCAATTAAAACAAGAGATTATCGACCAAAATTTGCGCCATAAAATGGTTCTTCTGTTCTTGTCATTTTCGAATTTTTATGAAAAAACAAAAGAATCACGAACGCTAGGTGGAGATTTAATTTTTACGTGTTTTGATGATTTATACGCTACCCCGAACACCATCCGATATACGTTGAATGTCGATGCATGGGACACATGGGACAAACTTGTTGGCGTAGCTATCCATACAGTTGATGGACATATATCCGATTTCGTATCAGATTATCCTAACATCGAATGGATACCAACTAGACCTGATATCGAATATGCGTGTCTGTCAGACTTTTCTATATTAGATGTTCCTAATTCTTCAAAATCAGAACAAACGAAGTTTTTTAAATGGGTAAACACCAATCTTAGAGAATTTCAAAAATTAAAAAACTACGACAATCTTTGTATGTACAATCGTTCATTCAGTAATCAATCTCATTATAGAAACGTTATCGATTTTCTAGAGGAATTGTGGGGATGGAAGCAATATCTATTGGATTCGCTCAATGTGCGATATTTTGATGTTATTCCCTACTATAATCAAAAACATGAAGGATTGGTTATTGACACGCCTTACGGCTTGTATAAGATTGTGGATAGACGAATGTTTTCGTCTTTAAATTTCATAAACCATAAGAAAACACTAAGGAATGAAGCATGGAATCGCTTAACTACTCCGTTGAAGAAAATCGCAAACGAGTTGTTGAATATCTAAGGGAACCAAATCTAAAGCAGACAAGTGGTGTAATGCGTGACAGTACCGGAGCCTGTTGTGCTTTTGGCCATATCTGTGATGCATTGGATATTCCGTATACGATAAAAGAAAACGGAGAATTTCTTTATATCGATTCTGGATTTCAGACACTTAGACTTTTGAATATTGATAGTGATTACATGTATCACATCATGGGTATGAATGATTATTCTAACATGTCTTTGTCGGAAATTGCCGATATGCTTGAATTGGATTGGTCGAAATAATGGGCGGAAAAGTCTTTTCCAATTCAGTTCCAATAGAAGGTGAAAAAGCAATAGCTTTGACACAAGACGTTATTCATCTGTTTCCTGTAGGAGTAGATTATACATTAATTGGTTCATCCGCCTATCTTGAAATTAAATCAACATACAATGATTTGGATTTTGCAATTGTAGCAAATGATTCTGAATGGTCTTTTCTTAAAGAAACCTTAGAACATAAGGGTATTCATTATAAAAACCTCAATAAAAATTGCATATCCATTGCAATGCCGAGAACATCAGATACTGTTTATCAGGTAGACGTAATGCGCTCTAAAGATATTTTGTTTACCAGACATGCATATTTTTCCGACCCGACATCAAAATATAAAGGCGCTCATCGTAATATACTTCTGAATTCCATTATAAATGTACTAACCACAGAAATACACGGTAATATTAGAATGAAATATTACATGGATATGTATCAAGGATTGTCTTTTTTGGTGCAGACAAAAACCGAAAACTCACAGAGATATAAAACGATAAAATCTCTTTGTGTTTGCAATCCAAAACTTGGATATACCGAATCGGTCAGAACTATCATTCCAAATATTACCAGTTTAGACTTAACGTCATTTGAATACTTGTTTGGGTTTGTTGCCGAACATTTACCTTATAGCAATCATGTATTTGCCGAATGTAAAAAAATCATTGAAACAACTGATTTGATTATGCCGGAAGAATTACAGGAATTAGTATGAAACATTTAGTGTTTACATGGGGAAAATTCGAAATCCCGCATGTCGGTCATATGCGCATAATTAACGCTATGTTTGCCTACGATTATGATAGGATTGTGTTTTGCTCTCCGTCTAAAACTCAATTCATTTCAAATTCGTGCAAATCGGAAATATTGAAAGAATGCTTCCATTGCCCTGTTATAGTTAAACAAAAATTTTCAGATGTTGTAAAATATATAGCTGAACAAGAATATGCAGATGCAACGATGGTCATTGGTCAAGACAGATTTGATGATTTCTCTCGTATGCTTCATACATTTTCTGCCGAATACAAGCATAAAACGAAATTCCATGTTCATTGCCTTGATAGAACTATTTTTGATATGTCATCTACAGAAATGAGAAATTTTATTGATACGGGCAATGAGGTTGATTTTTATACCAATTTACCAGAAAATATTACACTCAAATCGGCCCGAAAATTAATCACTTCTTTGGAAACATAAATAGAGAGAACAGCATAAAAATAAGAAAGTTCTCTTTTGTTCTCTTTCAAGCATTTTGTTAAAAATTATAATAAAAAATTCATTGCCCTAGAGGTTGACGATAAGTCTCAAATCAAATTGAGACGATGGTGTAATGATAACAATTTGAATATTTCAAAGAATTACGCCCAAGAAACCATTGACCCCAAGAATTTCAATTTTCATATCACTTTATTCTATTCAAATAATAAAAAATATGTTCAAAATGGTGCGTTTAATATAGAACCTATCAAATTGACATTCTCTGGCATAGAGTTGCTTGGGTCAGAAAAAAACATTCCTACAATGCTCGTCAACAAAACCGATGAATTGAAAAATCTTAGAAAGGTGTATGAAGCTGCCGGGTTAAAAGACGACTGGCCGGATTGGAAACCGCATTTAACCATATCGTATTCTTGGGCTGGAAAACCTGAAATTAAAACTATTGACCTGCCTGATTTTGATGTTATAGTAAATCGTATAATAGTGAAGAATCAAAAAGGTTCGTAAATGTCGAGTTTCAAAAATTATCTTTCCGAGTCCAAAGGCAGTTCCTATAATTGGAATGACTATCGCTCCATCGCCCAATTCACTTTGGATGAAAAAGAAAAGGCTCGATATATTAAGGCCATTGATGCCTTCGAAAAGGGTATCGAGAATAAGCATATTTGGAACGCTGATTTCAAGGATTTGTATTCCTATGATTTCTCCCGTAATTATGAACGGATAATCGACAAATTGAAAAATGACGTGTACTTCTCCATGTCCGAAGAAGACAAGCAGAAATACAACGATGTTTACTGGATTAACACGACTCCGGTTGGAATCAAGAAGTCCTTCAAAGAAGTGACTCCACACAAGAATGTTTTCCCGGCGCTCTATGATGCACTGGAAAAGATGCAAACCTTTCCAGATATGTTGAAAGAACTTAAGGGATATATCGAAAAGGGACGTAAGGTTTCCGATGAAAAGAAGGAAGCCAAGGTAGCGTTTCAGGCTATTGTTACCGGTTCGCAGGCACAGCGAATCAAGGACGTTCTCCAAAAATCGGTTGATGAACTTCGTCCACAATATGAACAGATGTTCATTAAACAGGATTTGGATAGGGTGCAAAAAGCCTATGCCCAAAAGGATGCAATCATTGAAAAAGAGAAGCTAACTACCGCAAAATATCGGTGGAAAAATTATCTTTCTCGTCCAGTTCCCATTTTGGGACATATTATCAATCAGAATGGTGAACTACGAGACGATTGGAAGGATTATGTAATTAAGCAAGCGAAAGAAGATGTTAAGTTTATCTTGGAAGGATTTGTAGCCAAGAATGTCAAGAAGCTGGCTACGATTGTCGATAAGAAGCGTAATCTTGCTGATATCAAGTTGGTCAAGAATAATATCAACCAAGGAAATTTGGATAACGAACTTTCGTTCACGTTCACTGATGGAGCAAAATTTATCGTCTATTCCAAAACGATCTACAAATATTCCAGCCGTGGGTTGCTATTCACGCAATATCCGACTCGTTTCACGAACGTGATTATGTCGAATGGGCAGCGCATGGCAGAGCCTTCCGAAGAAAGAATGAACAAGGTGTTTCATTAAGGGTTGACAGGGAGAATCGATTCAAATATAGAGTAGTAGTCCTTACACACGCCCCCACCCCCCCTCACTGTGTGTAGGGATATTGAGTGTTCAGTGTTGGCTTCCCTATCCCCTTCCTTAGAAGCTGATGCTGAACACTCTTTTTAATTTTAAGCACATGTCTCATAAAATTAATATTCCTTCCAAAGAAGAACTTGAAAAAAAATATATAGAATTGATTTCTATATCGGCGGTGGCTCGTTATTTCAATACATCTAACCCAACTGTTAGAAAGTGGTTGATAAACTACGGTATCGAACGTAAATCACATGCGGTTGCATCGGCAGGCGTAAATCGAATAGAAAAACCAAAAACAAGATTATCCGACGAAACGTATAAAAAGCTGAACAGCTACGACTACCTGTATGATGCTCGTATCAATCGCAAGCTTTCCTATGAGAATATCGGGAAGGAACTAGGTTGTTCTGAAATACCTGTCAAAGCAGCCTGTATAGCGCTTGACATTCCAAAAGTTCGACATAATGAATCTCAACCCATGGTTATGGTAAAACTGCGTGATAAGACGTGGTTGACCGAAAAGCATATTAATCAGCACGTTACTCTCCAAGATATTGCTAATGAAATAGGCTCATCCAAAGCAACAGTATCTGTATGGATGCGGTATCATGGCATAATCACAAATAACCCAAACTCGTATGATAGAGTGGGATGCTCGTCCAAAGAATGTGACGAACTTTCTGATTTTATTAAATCATTGGGATTTGATATAGAAACAAACAACAGAACGATATTGAATGGTTTTGAACTAGATATCGTGGTCCCCTCAAAGAAAATAGCTTTTGAATACAATGGTGTGTTTTCTCATCTGTTTAGACCAGAAGAAAGTAAATTTTCTACAAGGAAGGATGCGAAATATCACTTATTCAAAACCGAAGAATCAAAACGTCATGGATATGATTTAATTCATATTTTTTCGGATGATTGGAAGTACAGAAACGAAATTTGTAAATCGATCATCCGATCTAAACTTGGTGTTTCTGATAGATTATTTGGCAGAAAGTGTTTAATAAAACGTGTTTCGTCAAAAGCTAAATCAGAATTTCTAAATTTAAACCATATTCAGGGAAACGACAAATCCACTATATATTATGGATTGATATATGAAGATGTGCTAGTGGCCGTAATGACATTCTGTAAATCAAGATATAATAAACATTTTGATTGGGAGTTGAGTAGATTTGCATCAAAATGTGGAATTACAATCGTTGGTGGCTTTTCAAAATTGTTAAAGCGATTTGAAAGTGAATTTTCAGGCTCAATTATAAGTTATGCAGATAGGTCACGTTCCAATGGAAATGTATACAGAAATAACGGTTTCACACTAATTAAAACAAACCCTCCCGGTTATTCATATGTGAATTTAAATATGTCTGAACAGCGCTTTCATAGAGCCGCATTCATGAAAAAACGGATTGCTCCCAATGATACAAGAACCGAACGTGAAATAATGCGAGAGAGGGGATACCACCAAATTTTTGATTGTGGTTCTCTTGCATTTGGCAAAAATATCTGATGCATTTGCTAGGAAGGGGGAATCTTGATGCTTCGTTCAGGTAAACGTAAGCAGTTTTAGTAAAAAGAAAGGGGCCATATTGGCCCCTTTCTTTTGGATAATCTATGTAGATTACATAAGGTTCTTGATTACAAAACCACGGTAGTACATGTTCTTCTTAGAAGAAGCAATCGCACCATCAGCCGCTGTAGTAGCGAATGGGTGAGCGACCATGCCGTACCTAGTCTTAAATCCAATCTTTGGTTGGAATGAGTCCTGACCAACGGCACGATACATTTGCAGCGGAACGTATGGGCAGTAGAAGATACCAGCATCGAATGGTGAAGTACCCTTATAACCAACTACGGCAAGGTGATTACCGGCAGATGAATTTGCATAAGGATCGATATAAACCTTGTACTGGCCGAACAGAGTACCAGCAAAAGTGTTACCAGTGTCGTCAACTTCAAGTGTTTCTCTTTCCATAGCAGACTTGTAGTCAAGGTAGCCAGCCATACGGAAGGCAGATGCTACGTCTGATGAACAGAGAACGAAGTTACCCTTACCACGACGAGTAGCCTTGGCAATTTGGTTAGCTTCACGTTCAATCTGGAACAGAAGACCCTTAAACTTTTCAACCATCCAGCGACCGTTTGAGTCAACGTCAAGGTCGAATGAACCAGCAGCAGCGGTATTCTCTTGTGCGCCGATAGTAGCGGTCTTATAGATTGAACGAATAACTTCACGGTTGATTTCAGCAAGAATTTCACCAGACAGAATGTTAGACAGTTCTGTTTCAGCATCCAGACCATGAACGTTCTTCAAGTCCTGTGCCAATTCGTGTGAATATTCAGCCTTCAAAGCACGAGATACAGCTTCTACAGCTACTTTCTCGATGCTGAATGACATTTCGTTGAAAGCGTTACCGGGAGCATCACCAAGTGCTTCGGCAGCGTTACGTGTCATACCCTTTGCATATGTATAGGTAGTGTTAGCACCAGTAATGAGCGTTGAAGGGTCAGAACCGGCCTGTGCGCCACCAACAGCAGCCAATGATGTAGCGTTAGCAGTACCATTAGCAGCCTGTGAAGATGAAGACCAATGAGTAAGAGCCTCATTGTAGAAAGCTTCTGTACCATCCTGCTTACCATAACGTGAACGGAGAGCAAATACCAAGCCAGTAGGCATTGACATAGGCTGAACACCGCAAAGGTCATAAGCAATAAGGTTAGGCATTGAACGGCGGATCAAGGAAATCAATACAGGATCGTATGTATCGATAGAGCCATCACCAGCAGTTGAGGATGAATTACCCATAGAGTTAGTAGGGGCAGCTTCAAGCAAGTAAGTCAGAGACTGTGTACGGTCACGAGAAATGGTTTCCATGTTTGACTTAAGCTGATTTTCCAGAAGCACAGCAGTTGTAGTTCTGCGATGAGCATCACGAATCTTTGGAAAATCTTCATGGTCAAGGATTGGTTCCCATTTTTCCATTAATGTATTGATATCATATTCCATTTTATCTTTTCTCCTTGTAGGAATTTCTTATTATTATTTATATTTTATCGATTTTTACGACTATTCTTGGTAATCGAAGCAGCGATTGCGAACCCAATAGGATTTGCAAGCTTTTCCTTAGAAGAAACTTCTTCCGTTAGAATAACTGGTTCGTCATCAGCATCGACAGAATTAGTTTTTACTTCCGTGTTGAAATATGACTCTTTCAATTCTTCGATTTGTGTACCAAAATCATCTGCATTTTCGAAATCTACACTTTCGGACAGCATACGAAGTCTTTCCTTCTGATTATCAGAAAGACCATCAAAGTGTTCAGCAAGAAGTGCTTCTTTCTTTACTTCAACCAATTCAGCTTGAAGATCGACATTCTTATTAATTTCTTCGTTCAGAGTTGCTTCTACAGACTCAAGCTTGGCTACAAGCTGTTCAACGATATCAACCTTTTCATCAGGGATATCGATGTAGTGTTCCTCAAAGAGATTCTTTAGACCAATTAGGAATGATTCTGCGATTTCAGTTCTAACGTTTGACTGAATTTCAACACGGTTTTCCTCAATCCAATCGGTAACGACCTTATCGAGATAAGAGTCCATCTTATCAATCATGCCTTCAACGAATACTTCTTGATCGGCTTCGTTCTGTTCAAGAATTTGTTCAACTACTTCTGAAATAACTTCGTTTGAAGCAGCAACAACGGCAGTTTCAAAGATAGACTTTACTCTATTCTTGAATTCTTCTGACAAGTCTTCCTTACCGAACAGAGCGGCGAGATGTTCAGCAACGTCGATGTCTTCCTTAGTGACCTTACGAACCTTAATATCAACTTCTGAATTGTCGTCATCAGAGTCTGAATTTGAATCGTCGTCATTTTCTTCGTCTGAATCCGCATCGGAAGGCTTCTTAATTGTAACTTCCTTGCCTTCTGTGTCGGAATCGTCTACATCGGTAGCACCGTCATCATCATCTTCGTCTTCGTCAGCTTCGTTGACTTGCTTTAACTTCTTATGCTTGATGTCATCCTTATTCTCGGAATCGGCATTGCCTTTCTTGGCTTCAAGCTTTTTATTCTTTTCAGCGTCGTCTTCCTTTTCCTTAACCTGCTTCAACTTGGTAGCAGGGGCAGACTTATCTAGAGCGGGATCAGGAACTTCTGAAACGCCGTCATCTGACTTGAAAGATTCTTCAAGAACTTTATTCTTAATCGTATTTTTGATTTCATTCAAAAGCTTTGACATTTTGTTTGTTTTCTCCTAGAAATGGAATTATTTCATGTACTTCATGCATTATTTATCATTTTTATTTTTTTACATGATAAAAGTTGCAATGAATTACTTGAAAAACTGTTCGAAAGCTTTGAGAAACTTTTCTTCTCTAAGTTGACGATCTTTGGTATTCTTGATTTCTCTAATTTGTTCATTAATAGTTTCTTGACGCTTCCATTCTAGACCATCGAAAATCCACTCTTGATTTTCAATGATGGCTTCCATGTATGCGCCGGGTGCTGATGGTGTAGCTACAATATCAACTGTAACGAGATTGAAATCGGGCTGAACAATTTTGAGGCCATTTGATTCCTTAATAGAACCAAGTCCTCTTGAAGAAACACCAAGACGAACACCCTCATTAATGAGAGTCTTGGCAATTTTGCCCATTGGAGTTTCCATGAGACGGGCCTTGCCATAGGCAATATTGCCGTCCATTTTCAGTTCAGTGATGAGATGCGATACTTTATCAAGATTGAGAGTAGGCCCGCCCATGGGATGGTTTAACTCACCCATGCTGCGATTTTCTTTAATAGCTTGCTGATATTTATTGACTTGGTTTTCCAGAACGCTTCTGGGGTAGACACGTCCATTGCCGTTTCTTTCTTCGGCAACCATAAAACGGCCAGAAATAGTATATTTCTTTGCGCCGTTTACTTCTTCGGTAAGATATTCAACATCTTCTGTGGTTTCGTTAAGCAAAAACATGAAAAATCTCCTAAATATTTCAATTATATTTAGGAGATTCGATAGTTTAGGAATTTAAACTCTATATTTTGTGTGTTTGGATTTGTCGTGAAAATCGTAATATTGCTGTTTTGGAGTGGTATCAGGTTCTTCTTTGTTTCTTATTTTTCGATTTGCTCTATTAATATTCTTGAAACGCTTAAAAATATACTTATCTGTTTCTTTCTGTTCTGGACTGTGCGGCGTTTGGTTATTATATTTTTGAACAGCCCTTGCTTTATCTTCCGATGCTTTTTCTACATATCGTTTCATTAAAGATGGTGACAATTCACATAGATATTCTCTGAATTTAGCCATCTTTATTCATCTTTAAAATATTCGGTAGCAACTCGTTCCTTGGAATTTTCGATTGCCAGTGATGCCTTTTCGTATAAAACATCCTTAACTTTTTCTGAAAAATTCAATGGTTGGTTGTTTTCTATTAATTCTTTGACTTCTTTCTTCATATTACTTATCTTCCGTGTTATCGTCTGACTCGTTTACGTGCTTATCCCAAGTAGTTTGCTTTGGCGTATTCTTCTTAATCAAATCAGACCATTTGCGTTGCGCAGCAGCTTTTGATGTTCTCTTTTTGTTAACAACAAAAGTAGAAAATGTCTTTCCTGACTTTCCACCATGAGAAGTAGAAATGTAATGAGCACCCATATCTTCATTAGTTAGTTTACCAACAGCTTTATTGATAAATTTTTCTCTTTTGAGAATTTTTTCGTTGTTTTTTTCTATATGTGAAATATTCTTAGAGCGGTCCATAGTAAATAATCTTCTAGAATTGCTCATTCCAAGATTATCTAAAGCCTTGTTAAAATTGTCCATGCGTTTATCTGAATTACTTGATGTGGCTTTCTTGACATAATTGCCAAGCAACTGCTTTGATACTTCATTGATTTCTTCTTCATTCAGCTTTTTGTTGGTATCAACCATTCTGACATGAGGGAAACCACCAAGTTCTTTACCTTTCTTGATTGCTTCATTTCTATCATCGTGTGAGTGAACAACATTACCGTTCTTGTCGATTAGACGATAACGACCAAGCATATTAACATTTTGTTTTTCAGTAATTTCTTCTTCTGAAAGTTTATCTACAGCCTTAGCTATACCTTGACGACGCTTCCACGATTTATTGAAATTTTTATCGGCAATGTAATCATCTTTCTTAGCTTGCATATATTCATCACCAGTATATTTTTCTTTGTTATTCAACTTATCTCTAAATTTATTTGCTCTTTCCGCATATCTAGCAGTAACAGCCGATCTAGTAGCAACATCATGTGAAGCTTTCTTGATATAAGAACCAAGTGTAGCCTTAGAGATTTCATCAATTTGTTCAATATCCTCATTGACAGGCTTACCGTCTTTTTCAGCAAGTTTGACTGCAATCAAATACTGCTTTTTTGGTGGAACTTTAAGCATTGCTGCTACTTTGTTACGAGCATCCAAAGATGATGGAGCATGGACTTCTACTCTTTTGCCATTGTAGAAACATACATACCCAAATTGCTGAAAATTAGCCTCTGAAAGTTCTTCTGATTCAAATACAGTAGGAGCAACAGCTTCAACCATGGAATCAAGTTTCTCTGCTACCTTATCGTACAATGTAGATTTAATATCTTCGAACAAATCCAAAGCTTGATTGTTTTCCAGAAGTTTCTTGACTGATTTCTTCATTTTTTATTATTGTCCTTCGGATTTATTCTGAACGCAATTGACGTTCATTTGTAGTGTAATTCTTACCAACAAAATCATTATTCTTTTTGGTTAACTTGTTGGTAGGATTATCGCCAAGTTGATTGTAATCGTCTCTATACTTTCTATCGTCTTTCAACGCATTTTTGATGACAGAGACTGGATATTTTAAAATCTTGCCTAAGCCATCTTTCTCTTGTGGTGTGTAGTCAACAATAGAAAGATTGCTGTAATGCTGTTGCATCATGGCCTTGTGACCATCAGTCATTTCCAGAATTGGTTCGGCGGTTTCGGCAATCAAATTGGCAACGGCGGTTTCGGCACGTTCTGTAATAATGTTGTCGATATGTCCAAGTTTTCCTTCCAGAAATTCTCGAAATTCTTTTTTATTAATCATGTCTATATGATTTCCTAAGATATGTATGGAACACTATTATTTATAGAATCTTGATATTCAGTTTTTTACGATATCCAATTGGAGTTTTCGTCGTCATCTTCGGGTTGTTGCTGCATTTGCTGTTGGTCCATGCCACCATCCATTGGCTGACCCCCGCCCATTCCATCATCAAAACCACCGCCCATGCCGCCCATTGACGGGTCGCCAAAACCACCGCCCATGCCATCACCGAAACCACCGCCAAATCCGGCCATTTGATATGCCGGTTCTTCATCAATCTCTTTTTTCATTTTTTCCCATTCTTCTTCTGACAATCGAAGAATATTGGTTCTAACCCAATTCTGTGAATAGAATTTACCAATATATGGTTCGATAGAACGCAGATTGTTGATACGGTTCTGCATGATTTCACCTTCTTTTAGTTCGGTGAAATGTGTGTTTTCCAGATAGGTGATGATGATATCGTCACGATACTTTTCCCATTCTGTAGAAGTCAGGACGGATTTGATAATTAATTGGTCGCCCAGAATATCGAGGAACAAATCAGAGAAACGAAGTCTCAATCGATTAACGAAGTTACCGAACTTCAATTCATCACGAGTAATTTCAGAAGGCCGCCCAAGATTAAAACCAGATTCAGAATCGAGTCGTGAAATAGGGACATTCAAAGCTTCATAAAGCTTCTTTTTCATGTAGTCGATGTCTGCAATCTGGTCCAGATTTTGTCCACCGGGAAGTGACGTTACAGAAGTGCCTTTACCATCTCTTTGAGGAAACCAGAAATCTTCGAGCATAGTCGAAATTCTTTTATCATCTGAAACTTCGCCAGTTTCAGTATCAAACTTCAACTTTTTGTTATGTTTCTTCATGATTTCAGCGACGTATTGTTCAGCTTTCGTTTTAGGAAGCTGACCAATCTCAATGTTGAATATTCTTCTTTCTGGCGCTCTGGAAATACGATAGATAACCATCGCATCTTCAAGCATTCTTAAAGTCTGAAATGATTTGAGGGCTTTGTGAAGATTTGATAGAATAATCGAACCTGTCGAATCATAGATACCAGAATGTGTATATACAATAGAACTAGCAGTAAGAGGGATACCAGATGGAGATTTAGGGCTTACACCATTAGCATTATAAACATAATATTCTATATATTTTTTGTTAACTTCAATCCCCGGAGTAACGATTCGAGCATAATCCGGAATCTTTTTGTTACTGCGAATCTGTTCACGTACTTTTTTGATTTTTCGAGGGTCGATATATCTTAATTCATAGATACCATTCTTGGTATTTTTAACATCAATATTTTTTTGATAATACAACCTGCCGTCAACATACCAATTGCGAAAGATTTTATAACAATCTTTCTTGAAATTCATCATTCTTAGAATATTGTCAAACTCTTTCTTGATTTTTCCTCTAACAACATCTGGAATATCAATGTGAGATGTATCAATATCGACTGGTCCATTTGGATTATCGTAAGCAAAAGCTTCATTGATAATATCGTCAATTGCTTTATCTACTTCCGGTTGACCGGCTAACTGTCTATACTTGGTTATCAAGGACATTTCGTCCATATTAACGGCGTCAAGATTTACGCCATAATTATAATAACCAGAGGCGGAAGACCCTATTTCAAGGGCACCATCATTATTAGTTTTTTCGATGACATTGATTGTGGAACTTTCACGTTCCTTCTTTTCAACATCAACACCACGATTTAGTGAATAGCCCCAAAATCTCATGTGATATTTTCTTTGCTGTTTATAAAAATTCTGCTATAAGAAATTTGCATTTTCCTTATAGTAATTAGGCATCCAGATTTCCGGCAAAACCAGTTGCTGATAGGTCGCCAAGTGTCCAGTAATCGACAGAAAATGTTACGTCATAACGAATGATATCGTCTTGACCCCAATCAAGACCAGCAGCAGCAACAGAAACGGGCCAAATGCCATAAAATTTATATTGACGAAGCACTTGTCCAGTCTGTGAATACTGAATCACATCACCGGTAGACTTATACAAGGATTGGTCTGAACTTGTAGTTCTACGGATGTTTCCAATTGGCGAGTTAATCGCATGTGACCATTCTTCCAAAGCATTACGAACAAGCCAATCTTCGTCATTGATGATGGTGACGCTCCAATCTGGATAATTTTGTGTAACACCAGCAACTTTGATGCTTCTACCAAAATAAGGTACTTGAATTTGGTTTATGTCTCTTTGTGGTACTTGCGTGGCCTGTGCTGTCATTCTTAATTTCTGGTCGCCAGTACTATTGATAGGGTTGGTGACGATAATTTCGAAAAGGTTGGCTCTTGCTCCACCATTGGTAAGAGAAGATTTGAATTCGTTAATATTGAATGGCATTGTATTACTTAGTCTCCAAAAATATAAATATGCTTCATCTTTATTTATCAAAAATGACGCTCTATCTTGTCTAGAAATACACAATATAGAGAAAGAAAAGGCCGATCATAAAGACCGGCCTGTTAATCATCGAATATTTGATTATTGTTATGTAGTTATTTATTGCTTAACCGAATTTACCAGCAATTTCGTCAAAGTTGACGCCAGTTCTGGTAGCAATGAAGTTAAGGCGAATGAACTCGATTGCTCTTGCTGGCTGAATGTAGATATCAGCAACAAATTCATTTCTATCAATAACTTCCGATGTATTATTTGAACCATCGCATATTACTTTGAAGTTATAGATACCACGTCTACCTTGCACGTCTCTCAAATATGGTTCAACCATATTTCTGAATTGCGCTCTGGTAAAATCATCGTTGAATTCGAAAAGCTGATATTTCGCAGCTTTGGCGATAGCTTTTTCGAGAACGATGAACAATCTGCGAACGTTGATGCGGTCGAAAGCCGATGGCTTGGCCAGCAATGTCTTTTGACCGAACAGAACCGTCCCGTCACCGGCAAATGTTGCAACGTTGTTTACAGAGTTCTTGTAAAGAATATCACGGTCATCAACTTTTGGATTCCACGCCAGCTTTACAACATTCTTGATGTTACCACGATTGAAACCGGCAGCAGCCCACCAAGGGTCACGGTCCATATCTGTCTTAACATGAACACCAGCAATATCGGCATTCATAGGAACAAATCTGAAAATATCGTTATATCTATCGTATTGCCACTTCCAATTGTTGTCGAGAGAAGCATAAGAAGTAGAAGGCAAAGTATTACGATAATTGATAATATCTACAGCTTCGTCACCCTTGTTATTGACACAATATTCCTTTGGCGGAGAGAAGAACGCAATGCAATCGGCTCTCTTTTCACAAATGTTATTAATGATATATGTAGCAACAGTCTGTGTAACATCAGAACCAATGATAATTGAAACATCTGATTCTTCTGGTGAATCGAAGTATGAATAACCACGAATTTTTTCATCAGCACCAATATTGTTGCCATTTGAACCATTTGTAAGCGTTACGTTTACCGGCTGAATGTTTCCGGTAAACACCGTAGAAACAGAACCACCAGCGCCAACAATAGCGTTAGAGTGACCAGCCCAACGGACATAATCTGAACGTTGATTGATTACTTCCTTATAATATGAAGTAGAACCATCAGGATATTTACCATCAGCAGCCATTGAAATTTGTTGATAAACTTCAAGAATTTCACCTTTACGTCCAGTGAATAATCCACCAGCATCAACTACAACAATGTGCATTTCATCGTTTCCGCCGCCCATGTTTGCGGCAACAGTCGAAGTGCCGGGAGCGATATCTACTGAATTATAGTATTCCCAACGGCGAACAGCGCTTACACCAGTAGAAGCAGTCACAAAGTTTGAAACAGTTGTGAGCGACGTAGCGTTGGCAATTGTATCCACCTTTTGTGTTTCGTTATTGACAATAATCAAATCACCAACAGTCAATTGGGTATTGAAGTTGGTTCCAACGCCAGTAACTACATTTGAATTAATTGTAGTGGAAACTGTACCAGTTAGATTAGATTGATATGCAGCCGCTGATGGACATACAGAAATTTTCAGTGAGTTACCAATTTCACCAGCATATTTCGCAACCCATGGGCCGGTTGCGAACGAAGCTTGCAATTGACCGTTGCTGTATGACGCATTGTACTCGTCATCATTGCGAACCAAGAAACCCGACGCACCGGCAGTAGCATTCGTTGCTCTTGATGTAGTGTTAGCAGATGTTTCATCCGCTACACGAACAATCCAAAGTTTATTGGCATAAGCGAGAAAGTTGGCACAAGAAAACCAGTCATTGGCGACATCATTATCAGGCTTACCAAATGTATCAAGCAACTCCTGTTCAGATGAAATCATTACTCTTTCGTTAATTGGACCCCAATTAAATTGACCGGCAATACCCGCTTCGGTTGTGGCAACGCCGGGTACGACCGTGGAAAGATCAAATTCCCGAGTCCAGACCCCCGGAGATAAAGAATTTACAAACATATCGACTCCTTTTATTCAAAAATGAATTATTTCTGAATCTATTTAGAAAAAAGGAGATTTTGGTTTGATAAATATTAGGTCAATGTCTGTAAATTGGAGATTATAGTTGGCCAAATCTAATGGAATGCTTGGAAAACAACATTCACCTGAATCAAAACTTGCAATGTCTCAAAAAAAGAAAGATTTATACAATGGAGAGAATAATCCGATGTTTGGTAAATCTCATTCTGATGCTGCGAAGAAAAAGGTTGCAGCGTTTCGCAAAGGAAAGATATGGATTCACAAAGACATGGTTTGCAAATCGGTTTCTTTAGATGAATTGGAAGAATTTTTATCCGATGGTTGGTCTAGAGGTCGAACCATGGATATACGAGCATCCGAAAAATACATCATGTCTTTAATAGAAAATGGATTGACAGATTGAGAATTTTCTGAAACAATGGTAAAAAATGTGGAGTTTTTGTTATGACTAATAATGATTTTGAAAGTGTGCTGAAAAATGCGGTCATTACCAAGAAAGAACGTATCGTATATGACTATACGATCAAGATTGGTGATGATGTATTTGATTTGGACGATTTGATTGAAACTATTGAGGAAACAATGTCTATGTCCGATATTGTTTGGACAGACAAAAAGATGATTGATGCAATGAAAAAGATTGGTGTATTAGAGCATGAAGGAAATTCTAAATGGTATGTAACGGCTGAACTTGGTGCTAATGGCAAATCATTTTTGGAATTTTTAAAGAAAGAACGATATAAAGATGAATGAACCAAAATTAGAAGGTTTCTGGTATTCTTCACGAGAACCGCATTTTCCAATGCCTATTCCTTCTGTTTTGTCCGATGATGAAGCGAAAAAAATTCATGATTTGATAAAACAGAAGGAACGAACTGCTTATCTCTGCCTTTATAGAGGAATGTCACCATCTAGATTGGAAAAATCTCATGTTGGTAATGGAACGTATGAAACACCTGAATGGCATTGGCCAGAAGGTTTCGCAGAACATTACGTTTTAAAACATAAAGTGAAGCCGACTGACGAATTCCTTAAATTTATTGGATATAATGATGAACAAGCGCAAACCGATTCCACCAACGACATGTGAAATTTTGGATGAATATTCAACATGACCAAAATGGTATTGTACAACGGAGCAATAGAAGTTGATGTTCCGATAACAGAAGAATACCTTATCAAACTGATGTATAAAAATTCTCTTGGCATGATTTCAGTTGAAGAATGTAAATATATTCTTGAACAAGAAAAAATTTCAGGAAAGTTTGATCTTGAAACTTCAATAAAATGTATGTTGGAAGCATAATGAAAAAATTAAGAGTTAAGCGATACATCAGCCGAACAAATTGGTCTGGCTATCAGCTATTACAAGAAAAGCGATGGTATGGTTGGAAAACTATCGACCGTGAGGAAATTCCGGGTGATGTCGCTATTATGTTTGCATGTTTTGGTGATACCGGAAGTTGGAAATCAAAATTTTCGGAACATATTCAAATATCCTATTGACATTCTATAAAAACATATTATTGTGCTGAATATAGTCATTTGTTTATGAGAAAGGTGATTTTAATGACTGATAAGGTAAATCGGGTTCGGATGGCACAGATTGTAGCGTATGCTAATTTTCCTGAACTCAAGCGATTCCCCGCTGAAAACCATGTGACGGTGAAGAAGGAACTTCGCCGCAACTTTGGCAATCTCAAGGAACGCTATGTTCAGGCTGTCCAGCGGCTCAATGAGGAACAGCGTGGTTGCCCTGTCGAAATGCCAGTGCTAAACGGGTTGTTGCCAATGGCCGCATAACCTGATAATGGAGTAACAATGAACGTAAAGTGGCGAACGGTCCCCGATGGCCGGGAATTGTTGGAACACCGAATCTTGACTGAAATGGTCAATGATTCAAATCTCCGAAAATTCTGGGAACGAAGGGATTATCGAGATTTGATATATCATGTCATCCTTTTGACGGGCGACATGAATGGTCCTTCTATAGTCATTTGGGGTGACGAGAGGGACAGCGAATCGATACGTGCCGATTTTGAAGAAGAAACACATTGGAAATTTGGAGTCTAAATAATACTTGCGGTAGACAGTCACGCCTCGTGCGGGCGTGTGGATTGAAACCAGTTGGCGGAAGGCGGCGCTGAATTGGTGTTGGCGTCACGCCTCGTGCGGGCGTGTAGATTGAAACGCCTTTTCAAAGCGATTCATTTCATTGTTGTAGACGAGGCAAAGAAAACAGAACTAAGTCGGCGCAACTCACGCCTGTTTCCGTTAAATCCGGTTAGGTTACGCAGGCTCCTTCGATGGGAATACCGGATTCGTCCCGACTTAGTTCTGTCCCATTTTTATTAAATAATTGCTTGACTCTAGATTTTAATTATAGTATAAATACTACGTTATGTTGAAGGTGACTAAAAGGTAGGCAGGACCGGAAGGGCGGTGCTTCCGCATCTCCACCATGAATACATCGCCACCTGTTATCGAAGGTGCAACCACGTCCCGGAGTCTGGCCGGTGTACTCATGATGGGGATGAAATAGGATCGACTGATACTAAGTAGGAATCCAGAGTAACCGTGCGCAAGCTACGATATCGCAAGAAACACTATAAATGCCAACGATAATGTTGCATTTGAGAACCGCCTAGCGGCGTAATCTCATTGGGTTTGACAGTTTTCCTCGAAACAGAAAAACTGTCATTTTTTATATTGACAATGTACTATACATATAGTAATATAATTGCATGATGATAGTTGCAGAAAAAGATTTTAGTTTCCTGATTAAGCAATTACTCGCTGATTCTAGATTCGCTAAATTCAAATCTGTTACTGGTCCCGGTAGATCGGGTGCTGTTGCTTCTGCGTATGCATCCTATATTCTTAAAATTCCTTTTGTTCCCTATGGAGAACAAATTCCCGAAAATATTAAACCCGTCCTTATCATTGATACGGTTGAAAATTCAGGAAGGACGTTAAGAAAAGCCAGTGCCAGATACACTAAAAACAGTATCGAAAATGAAACTGCATTTGTCATTAAAGAACCACCAAGAGTCCATTTTTTCTACGAAGTATAATTGTAAATATGACATTACCGAATATCTCTAATAGAGAAAGCTTTTCCAAAGACGTTGAACAATTTGTAATCAGAACCGGCACGGACTATATGGATGCTATTCTGCATATATGCGAACAACGCAATATAGAGCCGGAAACGGCGGCAAAACTAATCAACACCAACATCAAGAACATGTTGGAACGACAAGCGTCCGACCAGAATCTTTTGAATCATGATTCAGTAGTTTCCGATGAAATAGAATTTGAATGATAGAACTAGAAGCGTGTAAAACACGATTTGTTGCACTGAAATTACATTTTACCTCGAATTACGATTATGTGAAATATTCGGGTGCTGTGAAGCGACAGGTCATCAATAAGAATGAAAAATGGGCCGTCTCAAAGATTTGCAAGAAATTTGAAAATGAAGATGCTGTATTCAGTTTCTTTCTATCAACCATGCTTGATATGTATGGACGAAATGGCAAGATAGAAACCTATATCGGCCACTATGCTTCACCAGATGCTTTCGATAATTTTGAAAAAAACATTGGCTGGTGGAAATCACTTTCTGATAACTTCCATGAAGCCGTACCAAATATGTTTGATGCGATGGTAATCAAGGAAAATGAAAACCATCCCCAGATATTTGTGAAATACTTGGATAAAGAAGTCAGTTTTAATATCATAGTAGCAATAGTTCTAGCAATGCCAAAAGTTATCGAGTATTGGCGTTCACATTCTGCCGACACTATTTTGTTTGGTGAATATTTAAATTTCTTCGATAAGTATATCCCATTGGTTCCCATAGAAAAAAGAAAGAAGATTAAAGAAAAAATATTAGAATAATACTTGACTTTAAGATTTTAATATGCTAAATATAAAGACTTACTATGATACTTCTGTGGATACGAAAATAAACTGAAATACAAATAAACTCAACCAATATATTATTATGAAAGGAAAGTGGATAAGATAAATGAAGGAAATACAAATACATGTCACTATCTCTAGCAGATTTGAAGAAAAGCAAGCAATCACGTTTAGATAACGCCATTGCAAAGTCTCAAAAGACTTACGAAAACAGCGGTTCCAATAAGGATGAACGTTTCTGGTATCCGACCGTTGATAAGGCAGGAAATGGTTCTGCCGTAATTCGACTTCTCCCTCCATCACCACAAGACGGCTTGGAATCACTTCCGTGGACCAAATACTTTGAACATTCGTTCAAGGGTCCAACCGGCAAATGGTATATTGAGAAGTGTCTGTCATCAATCGGCAAGCCCGATCCGGTAACAGATTACAACAGCAAGCTTTGGGCTACTGAAAACGAAACGTTCAAGGAACAGGCACGTAAGCAGAAGCGCAAGCAATACTTTGTGTCTAATATCATGGTTGTCAATGACCCTGCCAATCCTGAAAATAACGGTAAGGTTTTCTTGTTCCGTTATGGTCAGAAGATTTTCGAAAAGATTAAGGCAGTCATGACTCCCGATGAACAGTTGGGTGAAGAACCTAACGATCCGTTTGATTTCTGGACCGGCCAGAATTTCAAGATCAAGATTAAGCAAGTCGGTGGTTTCCGTAACTACGACGACTCGTCTTTCTCTAATCCTTCGGCTATTTCGAAGGATGATGCGGAAATTGATAAAATCTGGAATTCACAGTATTCACTTGCTGAATTTACAGACCCATCAAAGTATGAAACCTATGAAGTGCTTGAAGCCAAGTTGGCTAAGGTACTCGATTTGAACAATGAACCTTTGGCAAAGACCGCCGAAAGAGCGTCATTGCAGATGGATACGGATTATCATACTGACTCGTCGGAATCGGATGACCATTATCAATCTGATAGTTCTGATGATGACGATTCAGACGATGATTTGGACAAAATCTTAGCAGATTTGAAGGACTAAGAAAATAAAAGGGGAAGATTAATCTTCCCCTTTTTCATCTACATCACCATTATCATTTTCATCTTCATGTTCTATTGACGAAATCATTTGGTCGAGTGTCCCTGTAAACACAGCCTTGTCGATATAGACACCCTGTTTTCGATTTTCGTCTTTTCCCTTATCATCTGGAAAAAATATTTTTTTCTTCTTTTCCAGATATTCAATCTTTCTCGTATAAAGCGATACGCTTTTTTCAGAACCATCAATGATAGTTTTCACAAGATTATTTACGGCTATGAAATCTTTATCCTTTTCGGATTCATGAGCGATTGCCGCCATTTTTTCCAAAGCTTCTTTGGCAATTTCCAGAGCATCCATGATGTTGTTTCTAGAATCGTCAAAATCTTTTTGAATTTTCATATCTTCCGAATCTTGTGGAAAAGCTGCTGACCCACCAAGAACGGGCAATTCATTTTCACTAGAAACCTCATTTTCACTGTTCAGTGAAACTGGTGGTTTTGCTGAAATTTCATCTTCATCAGCATCAATATCCAAAATTTCGTGTAATAATTTCTTTTCCATTAATTTTTCTTTTCTTCATCTTTTCCAGTAACAGGATTATAATGCAAGGAATCCTGAAATTCATTAATAGATTCTATGAAACCATAGTCGTCAAATTTATCAATATCTTTCCACGGAATCGATTTATTTGGGTCTGATGTTGGTTGACCGTCCGGGGTTAAACCGGGAGTCACGACAATTCTGGCTATGCGACCATGTTGGTTCATATCTTCATAGGTAATGATTTGGTCGCCCGGTAGTGAATGCAAGTCAACCTGAACACGCTTGATTACACCAGATTTTTGTACAGGACCAAAATACCAAACATCAAGGTCGAAACTCATGGAATATTCCAAAACACGTCTTTCTTGGAAAGAACCATCATAGATATCTTGCTTGTTAATTGTCTCACTCATGTTCACTCTGATATCATATTTATAGTCGAGTGCAGGAATCAAATTCATGGTCGCTGAAAAATCTGGATTAAAAAACGGAATAATCTGTTCCACAATTTGCATAACGTCATCCGTATTCACGGACATTACGTATAACTCAAATGATAATTTGTATGGAATAGGAAAAAATTGAGCGTATACTTTTCCTGTATCATCTGTGACATTGACCAGCTTGTGAACTGCATTATTTTTCCTAGAGTCGTCTCTAGTCATACCAGTGATTTCAAAACCTATTCTAGGTAATTGAATTTTAACCGCTGGTGTATCTGCCGGATGTTTGTTTAATAATGCATACCATTTTTGTTTTGGTGAATAGGCAATAGGCACCTTGAATTGTTGTAATTCGTCACCAGATGCCGACTTTCTGACAACATAGATATCATCAAAAAGCGCTCCAAACAGCGCAACATACTTTCTTGTGGTTGAGGAATAAAAATTTGAAAATCCTAACATATTATATTACCACTTGAATGCTTCGTTACGTTTCACCCAAGGATTCAATTCAGAGAAATCGATAACGCCATCATTTTCTTTATCAAACAATGAATTATCAGCTTGTTTGTCTGAATCTTCTGGATTAATATCTTCTGAAACGATTTGCCCGGTTGAATCTTCAAGACCAATATTCTTATCATCTTCCATGGTAACGGAATCTCGCATAATATCACCAGAAAACAAATCTTCGATGGAATCGATGACTGGTGAGCCTGTATCCAATTTTTCGTGAGAGTATTCAAACAATTCAACAAATAAGTCAAACGTAGGCAAGTGACCGCCCTGATAGAATATAGCATCATTCTGAACAAATTTTATTTCGAACATTCTCTGCATGATTGGTATCCACAGCAAGTCACCTTCTCGTGGCCGGGAATATTCGATGGAATATCCTTCATTGTTGCCATCTTCTAGAAGAATGCCGCCAGATTGATCGGGCCAAAACTGATAGACGTACTCTGCTTCAATATTGTCTCCATTCTCATTAACAACATATTCAAGCCTGACTTCTTCAAATCTTTTTCTGGCCACAGTCAATTTCATTTCATCTTGGATTGTTACACCAAGTTTGGACATTAGTCTTTGCCCGTCGAAGCCTTCGGTATTATGGATATACATTTCTACTTCAACCGCATCATTAAATTCATTGACAGTAGATTCGCCAAACAAATCGTCAATATTGACGGCAGTTTTTGGTAAATACTTAGTCCACACGCCATGAAACTTGATTGCTTCAATAATCAAGTCTTCCTGTAGCTTTTGTGTAGGCCCATATACATAATTATTAACATATTTATTAGGAGAAAGTGATGACATTTATTATTCCGTTTACTCTAATATTTATGCTGATTTCTTTTTATTCTTTGTGTACGGGTCTATCACAGAACCATTCAAATATTGCCCAATATAATCGTCATAGGTGAACGTTTGTTTTTGTACCTGTCTAGCACTTAAAGTATCGTTCGCATCAGTTGAATTTACAACAGCAACAATACCTTTCAAAGCTTCTGATACGATATTATCATCATCTTCATCTACTTCTAGAGATAGATAAACACGTCTCTGGAATTTGATTTCTATTGTGTCATCATCTTCTTGATTTACAGACTCGCCATGATTGAATACTTCATAGCTACCAACAAGCGTATCATTTCCTTCTGGTATAACTGAATTTGAACCAATTGAAATCTTCGATTGACTGCTAATTGTATCATCGTTTTCAGTAATATTCACATATGCTCTCGTGGTGTTGAAAGCATTAGATATGATTGTATCAGAGTTTTCAGTTACGTTCAGAACACCACGAGTAGTATTGACATATGTCGATGATAGAGTGTCGTTACCTTCAATAGTCGTTAATTGTGCTTTGATGAGAATTGTTGACTTAATAGAACTCGTATCATTATTTTCATCGATATTTGTATTTGCTGCTACTACAATTTCTGCGGTGAATAAAGACGTGTCCGAATCATCGGTTTTCGAGAAGCTACCAGAAATTTGTGAATTCGAATCTGTTGAAACAGTATCATGCATGTCAAAAGTAAACGACTGTCCAACAATCGGATTTTTTGAGATGTTAGTTACAGTATCATTCGCATCTGTATTATTAGATACACCAAATGTTGTAGATTTAACTGCAAATGTTGTTGTATCATTAGCTTCTGCAATATTTACATTGGCAGCAATCGGATTATTGGCTGTTGACGAGAATGTATCTGAATCTTCGGCTATATTAGAGATACCAGAAGCAATTGCTCTTGTTATCGATGTCAATGTATCATCTAATTCTGTATTTGCAGCAGAACCAGTAATGTTTGACGTTGCCGAAGTACCTAACGTGTCATGAGGCTCAACGATGTTGACATTTGCGGCAATATTTGATTTGCCAGAAGAATTAACCGTGTCATTTTCTTCTGTTATGGATACATATGAACCTGCCGTGGTCATGAGCGATGTGAACACAATTCCATCGTCATCTATTGTGACCGAAAGCGATGCTCTTGTGTTCTTGAATGAACCAGAAACAAGTGTATCGTTACTTTCCGTTGCTGTAAAGTTGCCAGAAACTAAAATCGAAGCCGATATCAATATATCATCTTCTTCCGAAACACCGGTTCCGGCTGAACTTGTCATTTCTGTAGAATATACGTAACCACCAGAACTATTACCATCTGCCACGGCATAATTCAAACCGTCACCAGATACAGCTACACCAGTCCAATAATGTTCAAAGCTAGTCGATATTGAGAAGCTTTCCCATGTCGCCCCAAAATCTTTGGACATGTAATATCCATCATAACGAGCAGCCGTAAGAATAACAGAACAATCATTAGAGCAAGCGATGAATTGGAAAGTAGGATAATTGTATTCGTCAAAGAAATCATGCGCAACCCAAGTAGTACCAGCGTCATTTGACGTGTAAATTGAACTACCACCAGTAGCAACTAGATTATTACCATCTGTAGATGAAGCAACATCAAACCAGTAATTCCAAGTAGTATGTTCGGTCCAAGTAGCACCAGAGTTTGTTGACGTATAAATGTAGCCATTATAAACAACAGCAACCAACTTTGTTCCATCAGCAGATGATGCAACAGAATACCAACTTCTAGAACCGGCACTGGTTTGTTCTGTCCAAGTTGCACCAGAGTCTGTTGACGTGTAAATATATCCACCGTTCACAACAGCAATTAATTTTGTACCATCAGCCGACGAAGCAATAGCATTCCACTCTCTGATACCGGAATTCGTTCGTGCCGTCCAAGTCGCACCGGAGTCGGTTGATGTATATACATAATCATTGTAGATAACAGCGGCTAACTTTGACCCATCATCCGATGTTGTTATATACTGCCAATCTTTTACGCCAACTGTAGTTTGTTCTGTCCAAGTCTCACCTGAATCTGTTGAACTATATAGATATCCGCCGTAAACAGTGGCATATTGTTTAGTTGCGTCTTTCGACATAACCATCTGATAAAATTCATGAAGTCCTGATGATGTTCTTTCAACAAGGTCATATGAAGGTTCGCCACTTCCGGCAACAGTCGGGTCGAGTTTACCAGTTATTAATATAGTTGAATTTGCGTTTATAGAATCATCATTTTCGACATTTTCTACAGAGCCATGAAGAGTCGTGCCTGCCACAAAAACTACTGTATCACTGATTTCTGTTTTAATCAGAGCACCACTATTCGCAACTCTAGACGTTGTGGTAGTAGAATCATTATCTTCAACATAGTTAAATGACGCCTTAAGCGACGTTAAGGCGGTAGACGTAATAGTATCACTGTCTTCCAACCATTCACCAGCCGTTGATTTAACAGCGATTACAGAAGCACCAGAGAAGGTATCGGAATCTTCTGTATTTGTAGCAGCAGAAGCAACGATATTTTTTGCGTTCGCAACAAATGTGTCTGAATCTTCAACATTCACAGAAGACGATTTTATAGAAACTTTAGATGAGCCGGATAGAGCATCGTTTATTTCGATAACATTCACACTTGCTCTATTATTAGAGAAACCATAGGCATTTGAAATATAATCGTCACTATCAGATTTGTTAAATTGAGCGTGTACTGTAGTTACAGCAGTTGACGAGAATGTATCATCATCGTCGGTTGCACTTCCGCTTGCTTTAATTGTAATTTTTGTTGTAGAAGTTACCGTATCGGAAGCTTCCGTTACATTCAATTGAGTTGTTGAAGCAAGTTTTGCAGTAAAATTTACAGTATCAGAATCTTCAATACCGTTCAAAGATGCTCTATTTGAACTGAAACCATAGGAATCCGAAATATAATCATCTTCTTCAATGCCAATATAAGCACTAACATAGATATGGTCCTCGCCACTAGGAGTACCAATTAACGTCGAACCGTCATCGGAAATTCCAAAATAATTCCAATATTTACCAGATGTTGTCGGCAATGAAATCCATGTACCACCGGAATCATTTGACATATAGTTGTATGTCGCACCCATACCAGCCAGTTTTGTTCCATCGGATGACATGGAAATATCGTACCATTCTCCGTCTACTTTTGGAATGATACTCCAACTTGTTCCAGAATTGTTTGAATAATATAGTTCATTACCAAGTATAACGATAGAACTTCCGTCATAACTTACATCAATAGTGTATGGAAATGCACTGCCTGTTGGGGAAGCGCTTGCGCTCCATGTCACACCGTAATCAGTAGACTTTAGTATATTTGTTTCGTTACCGATAGCATATATTATAGAACCGTCATAATTGGATACGATTTTTTTCCAAATATGATTGCCACCACCTACTTGGTCCGTCCAAGTTACACCGTCATCGCTTGATGTCCACACATGATTATTGTATACACCAGCTATCAGCAAAGAACCATCGGGTGTGTAACGGATGCCATTCCATGATGCTGTGGGAGAACCTAATTGTTCGGTCCATGTCACACCATAGTCGTTCGATGTCCAAACATGACCACCGTCCACGCCGAAAGCCACCTTTTTACCATCAGCACTAGATGTTACCGTATTCCAAGCTGTATTAGTATCAATTAATGATGCGTTCCAAGTGTTACCATAATCGTTTGACACTTGCACCGAATCGTAACCAATAGGTGCAACGATATGTTGTCCATTTTCAGATATTGTAAAATTTGACCAATATTTTAATGGAGAATTTTCTTTTGAATTAAAGCCAAAAGTTTTATCAAATTCAGCAGTAATAGATATTGACGAAATTGCGTTGCTAGTATCATCTTGTTCAATAGAAGTTAACGAACCGACTATAGGATTATCAGAAGTAGCTAACATTGTGTCAGAAGCTTCCGTTCTTGTGACACTCGCCTTAATCGATGATGTAGCAGTTGCTGATAGAGTATCATTAGCTTCTGTAATGTTTGCTGATGCTCTAGTATTCTTGAAGGCCGATGATATTGAAGTATCGTTATCTTCCGAACCAATTGAAGCAGAACTTATTGCAATAGTTGCTGTAGAAGAACTTGTATCGTTAGCTTCTATATTAGAAAAAGATGCTCTATTATTAGAGAAACCAGTTGCAGTAAATGTGTCCGAAGCTTCTGTATGAGTCGAAGAAGCTTTGATTGCTGTTGTAGCATTTGATGATACTGTATCACCAGCTTCTGTAATATTTGCCGCCGCTCTTGTGTTTTTGAAAGCAGATGATGAAATAGTATCGTTTGATTCGATAACAGAAACCGATGCCTTGACCGGCAATGTAGTCAATGCGATTATCGTGTCGCCAGTTTCTGTGATAGTAGCATATCCATTAAGGGCTTTCAATTCGCCAGTAAATGTAACGGTATCGTTATCTTCTGTGATAGTCGCATATGCTCGATTGGTTCCAAAACCAGATGCAGAAATGGTGTCGGAATCTTCCGAAGATGTAGCAGTTGCTGAAATTCGAGCAATCGACGCCGCAGTTATAGTATCCGATTGTTCTAGAAATAGTGTCGTGTTGGTATAAACATATCCAAGCGAATACGACGATGCAATAGTTCTCAAACCATCACCAGATACGGCTACGTCTGACCAATTAATTGTGCTTCCAAATGATTGTGATGTAAAATTATTTCCATAATCTTTAGAAACATATAGCGTGTCATTATAAACAGCCGAAATAGCTGCACCATCATCAGATATAGATGCGTAGTTGGCAGATACGGATAAAGTCGTCCATGAGTTTCTTGCTGTAGTTGAACTATAGCAAACATATAAATTCGCTAAATTGTCGGTAACGGTAATTATATTCCCGTCTGCCGACATTGAAAGAGATTTACAATTAACAGAACCTAGGCCGGTTATTTCGAAAAAGCTGACTCCGGAATCATATGAAATCCATAGAGAACCACCAGAAGTACCGCCAATTATAATAGAACCATCCGCTGAACATGCTACAGTAGTCCATCCCCTTAAACCGGCAGAAGTTAGAGAATTCCAAGTAACACCAGAATCTGTTGACTGCCAAATATATTGGAAATTGACTGCCGCCACGAGTTTTGTACCATCAGCAGATGAAGCGATGCTATACCATTGACGAGAGTTGCTTGTCGCCCTTGCCGTCCAAGTTAAACCAAAATCATTTGATGTATAGATAAAGTTATTATATGCAACAGCAGCCATTTTTTGGCCGTCATCTGAACAAGTAATAGCTTGCCACGTTCGTGAACCTGATGCTGTTCGTTCTACCCAAGTCTGACCATAATCATTTGAAGTATAGATATATCCACCATTGACAACCGCCGCCTGAACAGAACCATCCAATGATGCTGTTACAGACCACCAATTTCTGGAACCTGCACTTGTTTGATTGATTGTACTAGATACTTGGTCAGATACTGTTGCTCGAATTTGTTTGAAACCAACAGCAGAAATTGTATCACCAGCTTCTGTAATATAAGCACTTGCCAACGCTTGCTTGACAACCGTGGACGACAGGGTATCATCTTGGTCTACACCAACCATGCCCGTTGTGTAGATATATTCACTATTTACAACACCAGCAAGTTTTGTGCCATCAGAAGATGAAGCAAGTCCATTCCATTTTCTTGAACCAGCATTAACGTCTTGTGTCCATGTTACGCCAGAATCTGTAGAAGTATACAATCCTCCAATACTCATAACAGCGGCGAGTTTTGAACCATCGGAAGATGAAGCTACATTCACCCAAGGCCCTGTAGCACTAGCCGTTTGTGCCGTCCAAGTTGCGCCAGAGTCTGTTGATGTATAGACATAACTATTATTAACTAAGGCAGCAAGTTTTGTTCCATCAGAAGATGAAGCAATGCCTCGCCAACTTCTAGAACCAGCACTTGTTTGTTCAGTCCAAGTTGCACCAGAGTCTGTTGACGTGTAGACGTATCCGCTTGAAACTACAGCGGCAAGTTTTGTCCCGTCAGAAGACGAAGCGATAGATATCCAGCTTCTGGCACCAGCGCTAGTTTGCTCTGTCCAAGTTGCACCAGAGTCAGCCGAAGTATAGATGTAAGTTCCCGATACTATGGCGGCGAGTTTTGTGCCGTCATCGGATGAAGCTACACCAAACCAGTTTCGTGCGCCAGAAGCCGTTCTTTGTGTCCAAGTCACACCTGAATCGGCAGATGTAAATATAAACGAGCCTAGCGTGCCAGCAACTAATTTTGAACCATCAGCAGATGAAGCAATACCATACCAACTTCTAGCGCCAGATGATGTTCTTTGTGTCCAAGTAATACCGGAATCTGTTGACGTAAAAACGTAGGAACTTCCGTCGATGGCAGCAAGTTTTGAACCATCGGCAGAAGATGCAATGCCCCGCCAGTTTTTTGTTCCTGTACTAGTTCTCGGCAACAGAGTAGAATACGGCTGAACCTTACCCTTGGTATGAGTTGCCATCAAGGTGTCGGAATCTTCCATAATAGAAGCTACACCCTGATTAACAGTAGATAGCAATCTTTGAGATTCAGTTAATCCAGAAAATACCCACATTTTCTAAAATATTATCCTACGGTTCTGATTGACCACGCAATATTTCGAGCGGTGCCAGAGACAAGTTGCATAGTCATCTCCCAACCATTTACAAGAATGAGAGAAGGCGACACCCAATTGGGCATACCTTGAGCACCAGAAAATGTAACAGAAAATAAAGGTCTTTGAGTAGACGTTGACTGAACTTTTTCATAAACGACAAATTTATATGTCTCTGTAGAAGTCAATGCACTCAAATCAAGATAGCATTGATATATCCCAACTTCGGCCTTTGATGTCAGTGTGGTCGAATTTGTCGTTAATGAATATTCAGTAGTTGAAATCGTGGCATTATTTGTATAAGCTTCATAAATTGCCATGGGTTATTGTCCCTAAGATAGTAAATGTGTATCACTACTATTTAGGGATAACGGAAATTCAAATTTCGGAAATATTAATAAACACCATATATAGAACCGTTTAGCGCTTCCTGTGTTCCAGATGCTTTTCCTCGCATCTGGAATGTAGTTCCGGCAGGAGTATCACAAAATATTGGCATGGCTGGCATTGTTATCATGCCTGTTTCGGTTGTCGATAATGTTCTATGGATTGTATGTGAACCGGCAAGTTTATTTCCATCGACCCCTACTTGAAACAAATATCCATTTGCGGTTGATGCCGAGTCAGAACCATTAATTCCGAATTGCAAAGCACCATATCTTTGTGTTGATGTTCCAATATTAGTCCATGCGCCCCAAGCATTGCTTGAGCCGGATGTAATGTTTATTCCTCTGGAATTATCTGTAATGCCTAGACGTTCAACGTTTTGACCACACCACCACATTTCTGGCCTAGATGGATCACCATACAACCACATGATGACTCTACCAGTGGTTCCTAATCCGGTTCCACCATTTTTGGATGCAGAAACACCGACTGAACTTCCCGCCTTTATATAAATTGGAAAGGCATATTGGTTTGCAAAACAAGCTGTAGCAGTTAAGGTAGCAGTATATCCTACCATCAAACTATTAATTAGGTCAGACCAAGTAGTTCCACCAGTAGGGTCAGTAACAACTCTTAACGCTGCATTTGAATCAATAGAGGATGCATTATATCCGCCAGCAGTTATTACCATATAATGGACATCAAATGGCAAAGCATCAAAAAGTTTAACAACAGTACCGTTGTTATTATTTGTGCCAGCCGTTACTTGTGACCCAATTTGGTTTGTGCTACTTGGACTACCACTTTCCAGATTATCGATGGAATTGGTAAATCCAAATGGAAAACGCATTAATGACATGTAAAATTTCCTAATTAATAAACGCCGTAAACATTACCGTTCAACATCTGATTTGTACCAGATGCCATTCCTCGCATCTGGAATGTAGTTCCGGCTGGTGTATCGCAAAAAATTGGTGTAGCTGGTGTTGTGACGGCACCAGTTTCAGCCGTTGTCAATGTTCTATGAATCGTATGCGACCCCGGAAGTTTATTTCCATCAACGCCGACCTGAACAAAATATCCGATAGCTGTTGCGGCAGTAGGAGTCGTGATCGGCCCATTAACACCAAATTGGAGCGCTCCATATCTTTGTGTCGAAGTACCAATATCAGTCCACGCACCCCAAACGTTTGTATTTCCGGGTGTAAAAGAAGCGCCAGCGTCGATTGCAGTAGAATTCACTCGTTCAACTTTTTGTCCACACCACCACATATCAGGACGATTAGGATCACCATACAACCACATGACAACTCTAGGAGTTGTACCAAGAGTCGTTGAACCTCTTTTGACTGCACCTATACCAATAGATGTTCCTGCTTTTATGAACAAAGGAAATGCATATTGGGCACAAAAATTTGTAAAATAATCTAATGTTGGCGTATATCCGACTTGAAGATATGGGATAAATTCCGACCAAGAAGTTCCGCCCGTAGGGTCAATAAACACGGTAAGCGTAGCATTAGAATCAACACCAGAAGCGTTGAAACCAGCAGCAGATATAATCACATGATGTACATCGAATGGTAATGCATCAAAAACTTTGACGATTGTTCCCATAGTTGAAGGAAAACCAGCAGTTACTTGCGTTCCGATTTGATTTGTGGCATTAGGGTTTGCCGATTCTAAGCTATCTATAGAATTATTGAATTTGAACGGCGAAAGCATCAATGACATGTATAAAAAGACCTATTTGTATTCACAGATATTTATAACATTATCATTTAACATCTTTTGCTTTTGTCTTTCTCTATATTCTCTTTGTCTTTGTGCGGCAGATTTTCCAGTCTTTGGTCTGCCATAGGTCCAATGATTTTCGCCAGTAGTATTAGGCATCTTCTTGCCTAAATGAGATTGCCTATTCTTTTCTTTCGATTCTTCGGAATGCCCGCCCTTTTTGACAATCCAGTGATTTTCGCCCTGAATCTTTTTGTTCTCTCCACCTTTACACCATCCTTCTTGAAGACCGGTTTTGCCTTTATTCCAAGATTCTTGACCGGGTAAGAATTGGGTTTCCTTACCATATTGCTTACCCAATTCAGACATATGAGATTTTCTTTTAGCCGCATATTCTGAATCTGTATCGTATTTCTCTTGGATAGAAGCAGAAATTTTTTGTCGAATATTGAGTTTATCTTTTTCTGATGCAACCCAATGATTAGCGGTCCTATGAAGATTATAATATTTTTTTCTGATTTCACTATCTTTAATCATTTGTAGATAGCGAGTCTCTTCTTCGTATAAATCTTTTCTAGAAGTATAAATGAATTTAATTATACGTCTTTTAAAATCTTCTGGTCGTTTCCTATAAGTATCACGCATCCAATTAGATGAACAAATGTAACCATCATCAGGATATCCCCAATGACTTCCCACATAATATCTTTTACGTTTGCGGTCATACCAAATATAAATGAAACCAGATGTGCTTTTACGACTTCTTTTACTAGACAATAAAAATACCCTTATAAAATTGTTCTATAAGGGTATTATGTTACTATAGTATTAGCTTATAGTCAAGTATAAATTCAGTATTTAAAATTCTATACTTTCTAATGCTGCACGTTCAAAATATATCTTAACGTAGTAGTTTAAGACATTCCTCTAAGTTATTGATTTTAAAGGGTTTTAGTGTCTTATGCATTGCCCGCATTGAGCGTAAAAACAGTGACCGTGAAAGCCTGTCCGGTAGCGAATGACGTGTTGTCAACAGTCATATCTCCACCACCACCAGTAGCGGTTACTGTACCCTGCATGTGGCATGTACCATCAGAAGCATAAATTCTAAAGTGACCGGCTGTACCAGAAGCATCAGCCGCTGTATCCTGCCAAGTACCAGTCATTGTCTTTGAGCCGTTAGAAGCATTAGCCATCCAGTCAGTTGGCAAGCTACAGGTAGCCAAAACAGTACCCGTATTGGCTGTAGCACAAGATGCAGGAACAGCACCTGAACGAATTGTAAGAGTTGGTGCGGTGCCAATAGCAGTTTCAACAGCATCAAGTTTGGCATTACGAACCGTTACGCTATATTGTAAAGTCATATTTGTATTTCCTCTTGTGAAAAATGAGTTATATTTCACAAGTATTTATGCAAATTTAGACTTTACCAAGCGTATTTTCTTAAATTTTTATTTGGAATACTGATTCAAAAATTTCTGGGCTTCCGTCTTTCTAGTGAAGATTCGTCTGACAAACTTGTTACGATAATATCCCTCGACATAATATGATTTGTACCATTTCGAAAGAATTACACCGCCTTTTTGGTCCAGCTTTCGTCCCTTTGGAAGAAACATGTCAAAGACTCCTATCATCGGTAGGAAACAAGACGTGAGACATATAATGACCCACGATTAACCAATCACGAAAACCGGGAATATTTTTAGCTTCTGATTTTTCAATCGTCTTTATTTCCAGATAATCATAAAATTCTTCATCCATGCCATAGCCGAATTCATAGATGAAACGAAAATATTGAATTTCTTTCGTTTCGGTGTTCATTACAGCTACAGGAAAATCCTTTTCTCCATATCCCTCATACTCACGATGATACGAATCGAAAAAATCTGTAGCGGCGTCATAATGAGTTGGGCCATCATTACAGAAATCCATGAATGAGTAATTGCGATGGATAACAAATTTTGACATGTCTTTAACCCTGAAATTCACTTGACTAATACATGATTCGATAGTATACGATTTTTTAAAAATGTCAATAGGTACAATACAATGAATTATCAACTTTTTATTGATGATGAACGATTTCCAGCTACAAATGGTTGGGTTATTGTCCGTTCATATAAATCCGCAATCGATTGGATTGAGCGATATGGCTTTCCATATTTTATCAGTTTCGATCATGATTTGGGATTGGATTCATTAACTGGCTACGATATCGCTAAATGGATTGTGGAATACGATTTGGACCATGACGTGATGGATGAATATTTTCAATTTTATGTTCACAGCATGAATCCAATCGGGAAAATCAATATTGAAAAACTTCTGAATTCGTACCTAGATAAAAAATTTCAAAAATAGTGGTTGACAACCGATAAACGATGTTCTACATTACGGTCATGGTTACGAAACAAGAAGAATTTTACGAATGCAAAGAAATCATTATGAATAAAAGATAACCCGCCTTAGTTCAGTTGGTAGAACAACAAGACTGGTAGTAAGAAAAGCAAGTAGCCCGAAAGTATATTTGGGGGTTGCAAACCTTAAATATATAAGTAGACCAAAGCGAAGTATTACGTGGAAGATGAATGTCATAGGCAGATAGCACCTGTAATGGCTTAATCTGAAAATCCAGATGAAACCTTGTGTGTCCGTGGTTCAAATCCATGAGGCGGGACCAAAATAAAATGCCTATCAAACGAAAAATTTGATAGGCATTTTTGCTATTGACATATCACTAATCAGTGATATTCTATCAAACAATCGAATAATATGTTTGAACGGTGATAAAATATGAATGTGAAACTTGCTGCCAAACCGGTAGAAACACCAGTGAATATAGCCAAGTTAATGGTAGAAATGGCTGGCGTTAAGAAAAATGATTCGGTTCTTGAACCTTCTGCTGGCTTTGGAAAAATTGCTTTGGTGGCAGCATCAGTCGGTGCAAAGGTCACATGTGTCGAATTAAATCAGCATTGCTTTGATACACTCAAATCATACAAATATTTTCACAAACTTTATCACAAAGATTTTCTGAAATTTGATACAGAAGAACGCTTTGATGCTGTTCTAATGTGTCCACCACGGAATGCAATTCCGCATATCGAACACGCCCATAAGTTCGTTAAGAAGGGAAAATCTCTAATCGCTCTGGTTCGAAAAGATTCAGATGGCATGTCGAAATACATGCATAATTTCTTTGAGTTACCGCTTGAAACTTTTATGATGAACGGAGACTATGTTCGTTCTGGTTTCGTAATTCTAAAAGGATTGTAAAAGTTGAAACATATTCCTCATTGGATTCCAATTGAAAATTGTGATATCTTCAATCACAAGATTTTCGTTAAGAACGCCGACAACGGTATATCCGGTTCATGTATCATAAAGAGTGATAAATTAGGCAATAAAACATTTGAGTGGGGATACAAAGATGTCATTCCTACTCATTATTGGAGTTTTTGAAGATGGAAGTACCCGAAGAACTTAAGCAAACTATTTTAAAAGAACTAGAAACCGTTCAGATAAAAACATTGGATGCTACCATAAAAATGGTCGAATCACTCTTGACAAATAAGCAGGGATTTGATTTAGATGATTATACTATTACACAATGTGCTAACTTGGTGAGAAATTTACGTGACCGAATTGTTAAAAAGCGTGAATCGGCTTTGTAGCAAGTTTCCAAAAATAACTTGGAAACAAGCTGGTGGTTTGCCAGAATGTCCATATTTTTATCGGTACATCATCAATTTTGGCCCATTTGCTATTCGTTTGCACAACTGGCTTGGTGACGATGACCACCGAGCCTATCACGATCACCCATATTGGTTTCTTACCATCGTTTTGAAGGGCGGCTATACCGATGTTTCACCTAAAAAAGAAACATGGGAATATCCATTGGATACACCAATAGAAGTTGTTCATAAGGACATATTAAGAATCGGTTCCATTCGCTTTCGTCCTGCTGAATTCAAACATTCCGTTCAGGATGTGATTCCCGGTACTTGGACATTGTTGATTTCTGGTAAGCCATCTCGCCGTTGGGGATTTTGGGTTGGTGGCAAGTTGATTAAACGTGACAAATATTTTGCGGTTTATGGCCATCATCCTTGTGATCCCGAAGATTCTGGCATTCGTATGAAACCGGGTGGAGAAAGAATATGAAAATGAAGGACAACTTTTACACAGTTCCTATAAAAGAACTAATCACTCCAAAAACTGGATTGGTGGTATTGGTAGATTATTACTGGTTTGTTAAGGATGACGCTGTTTTGTGCTATAAACTTGAACCTTACGGCACGAATTTAAACCAATGCAACAGAGATAAAATTGTTTTGGAGTATATCCAAAATTCTTTTGATGTAATTGATTCGTTCAACCCTTATAAGGATGGATTTGAAATAGTTAAAATTCCTCTAGCTTATGTAGAAAGAATGTAGAATGTCAGAATTCAAAGTATCAAAAACATCATGGCACTATCGATTCTATCGATGGATGGAATACATGAGTTCAGTTCCTTATTCGTCATGGCACGATGAAGGTGATAATAAACAGTATCATTATCGATATTTCGATAATACCGTATCCTATCAATCTAAGAATTTTTGCCAGTATTGGCGTCATGTTCTTCTTTTCCCCGCAATCAGGTTTGGTTGCTCATTTGCCATGGACGCTATTATTATCGGTTCTTTATTCATCACAATTTTTTTGGTTGTGACCAATCCGATGATGGTAGCCTTCACGTTCTTGAGCGTACTTCTTGCTGGTATTGGTGTTTTTGTAGCGCTTGTAATGATATCTTTGTTGTTCAAGGCGAGTGAAAAGGCAGTGATAACGAATAACACATTCATTCATACAGCATATGATGCTTATAAGAATAAATATTGCCCTGTAGTTACCTATAACAAGGATGATGAATAATCATGAATAAGATTGAAACGATTATTTCTTACCATTCATTCCATTTGGGCAACAAATTCGTTGTTATGCTTTCGTGCATCGGCCTTATGGTAGTTACCGGAATTGCTATATTTCCCAAAGAAAAAAGTAGTTCTCCGGTAAAGGCTAAAATATATAGTATGATTCCGAAGAATTGCACTATTGATAATGTATCAACAACTGATGCTAATACGACCATCTATACAGTCGCTTGTAAGAAATAATTTAATACCACGATATAATCATTTTTCCGGGAGCGCCAGCCCCGGAAAAAACTGTATTGCTATTAGATGCCCTAGAAGCACCACCAGCACCAATTACAATTGATACTATAGAACCGGGCAATATGAGAATCGGACTAGTATCTCTGGACCATGTTTTTTTTACATAACCACCAGCACCACCACCAGCCATACCATAAATACCGAAAGATGTCTTTCTGAACATACCAGAGCCACCAGCACCGGGAGAAGTTCCTGCTATGCCAGAAGCCCAACCTGACCCAGAAACAGGCGGGCCACCTGTACCACCTAAATAAGCATCACCGCCATATCCAGATTCCACTTGGTTAAATGGACCACCTTTAGCGCCAGCAACGTTTACATCGCCGCCAGAAGCAGTTCCACCAGCACCACCACTCGTACTTGTCATGGAAAATTTAGCTGCCCCACCACCAATTAGTGTAAATGCATTTGGTCCTGAACAGGTAAAACTTGTGGCACCACCAGCTAATCCACCACGGTCATCTGTGTCAGAATAACCAGCACCTGATGCACCGCCGCCCCATAACTCAACAACAAAATTGTCGTAGTCGGGAACAGTAAAAGACGATGTGCCGGGTGATGATAATATCAAACTTCCCGGTTGGACTCTCTGTAGTGGACGAACGATAGGTATAAACATATATGTTGAACTTCTTTATTTTTTATGATAAATATTCCGTGTAAATATATTTATAAAGCCACTTTGAACTATGCCAAAGAAATATACCAAAGAAAAAATATGTGTTCAATGCAACAAACTCTTTGTTAATCGAAGAAACGCATTATTTTGTTCTAGAGTATGTTCCAATAAGTATATGAATGCTGACAAGAATCGAAAAATTGGTGAAAGTAAAACCAAAAAAGTTAATGAACTAATATTTTCTATTAAAGAAAATGTCATCACTGATTATAAAAATGGAAATGTTAAAATGCGAGAATTGGCGATAAAATATAACACCAATTACGCAGTAATCCAAAAAATTATCAGTTCATACGATAAGAGTTTTCCGAAAGGAAGATTCAAAAGACACGATTTTGTTAAGAATAATCCGAAAATCTCTGATACATTTTTACTTCAACAATTAATTGATGAGAAATATACGTGTAAAGAGATCGCATCAAAGATTGGTGTTTCTCCAAATTCGGTAGCTGTATTTTTACGAGAGTATAATATTAAAACATTACATGGTGGTCCATCATCTATCGAACGAATTTGTAGGAGTTTCATTCCAGAAAACATTCAATGTGATTTCAATTCTCGTATCCTAGACGGGCTGGAAATTGATATATTTTTACCAAAATTTTCGTTCGGTATCGAAACGAATGGTAATTATTTTCATTCATCTAAATTTAGAGATAAGAGATTTCATTTAAATAAAACCAATATTGCCGAAAACAAAGGATTAAAATTATTTCATTTTTTTGAAGATGAAATTTTAGGCAAGCCAAACATCGTTCGTTCTATGATATTGTCTGCGATAGGACAAACCGAAAATCGAATTTTTGCTCGTAAATGTAAGATTAAACATGTTGAAAAAACAGAAAAAACAGATTTCTTAAACACAAACCATTTGAAGGGTGATTGCCTTAGTTCTGTGAATATTGGGTTATATTTCGAAGATAAATTAGTATCGTTAATGACATTTGGAAAATCACGGTTTTCCAAAAAGTACACATGGGAATTATTAAGGTTTTGCTCTTTGCTAAATCATTCTGTGGTTGGCGGTGCAACAAAACTTTTAAAATATTTTCGGAGTATCTATGATGAAGATATCATTACTTATGCCGATAGGAGATATTCACGAGGATTAGTGTACGAAAAAATGGGATTTGAATTCGTTAAAAATACACCACCAAACTATTTTTACATAAAAGGTAATTGTTTAGATAGAATGTCTCGATTATTATTTCAAAAACACAAATTACGAGATTTTCATAATTATTCTGATAACAAAACAGAAGAAGAAATCATGAAAGAATCTGGATACTACAAAATATATGATTGCGGCACGAGTGTATTTAAAATACCGTAACAGATGCTGATTATTATATCATCCCCGTAACTCTACTTATTTCCTAATTTATAATTTTTTCTGTTACCTACCGCACTCCAATAATGTTCTTGAAACCGTCTCTCAATGCTCTTTTTCGTTTATCCTACGTAAATAACTTTGTTGTTTAGTAATATTTTGTATATATTAATCATATTAATCCGGGAGAAATAAAATCTGTTACTGGTAGTGAATACGAATTTATCATTTCGTCTTCGAGTTTGGTAATTTCATCAACAGCCGAACTATAGATTTGCTGACCATTCAAAGTTTGTCCACCAAGAATGACTATATTTTGAAATTTAGATAAATTTTCACCCCACTGCCGCTTTACCAAAGCAGTCGCATATCTCAATAGCCATCTATCAGACCATATTTCTGGATATTCATCTGGGTTAGCTACTTGATAAGCTTCGAAAACAATCCAGTCATTTACCTTATATTTGCTCCATCGACCGTCGATAAAAATTTTGTCAGTCTTTCTATTGAAACGAATTCCGGGTGTTGAAGAAAACAGTTCCTGAAATAAAGCAATATGCCTCAAAGCCAAGTAATAAGGAACAATAGAAGTTGAAGTTATGTTAAAGAAGTCATTCAACATCAACTGATAGGTAACATCGAACAATGACGATGATGAAGAAGCCAAACCATATGAGTCAACTAACTTTGTTATACCAGTAATTTCATCCGGTACGGGAATATATTGATTATCAAGGTCTTGTTGCGTTATTTGGTGCTTATAGTATATTTGGAGTGTACCATCAAAATGATATTCTTGAAAATACGCAATAGCATCGTCTATGCGGTCATCAATCTGTTCAGGAGTGACGTTGATTTCAATCATCGGAAAACCAAGTCGTCTGACTATGTAATCTCTGAACGTCTTTCTATTGGTTGGTAATGCCATTTTTTGTTTACTTTATAATTTGGAAGCGTCAATGAAAAATTGTTTGATTTGTTCATCGGTCAATCCCAATTCAACAAATCCAGCCTTCATCATTGGTTCATCCATGACAAATGTTCCTGAATTTTGATAAGCGATTTGGATTGCTTTCGATTGAGATTGTACCCATTCTTCGACAACATCGATTAGCCCATAAAAATATAGCTGCATTTTGAATTGTCTCGCCGTAACCCTATCCGGCGCTGTAACGTCCTGATAAGTATACACAAATGTTGGAATACCAGATTTCATTTTTAATGTTCGTGTAGCAACTTCTTTTCCATCTGGGATTGATGGATTATCAACAATTGTTACCAAACTATAACCATTGTACGTCCAATTTGCTTGTGCTGGCATAAGTGTTTCACCAGTCGGCAATTGAAATTTTGCACCTTCGGCAACTGTATCGATTATTTTATTACTTTTGATTAATGCTAACATTCTGATATCTTACTGTAATTTTTGAATAAACACATGAGTAAACCCGTTCACCTTAGTAATAAACGCCATGTACTTAAAGTTCGCAGTGGTGAGAATAGTTTCTCCATCCACTCTTGTGTAACCGTTAAAAACAAAGGTTCCACCACCAGAAGATGAGTTGGTTATCTGAACTACCATTGTATAATCACCAGCAGCGGATGGAGCGGAGAACGTGATGTTTCCAGAAACGACAATTTTTCGGAAATTACCGCCAACTGGCGTTGGAATATAATTTGCTCCCGCCGATAAGGTTCCATCATCTACAACCGTAGCTGTAAATCCACCATTCAATGTGTCACCATCTCGCAATACCAATTTATCGACATTGGCTGGTGTCAACACTTTATTGGTAACTGTTCTGGCGACAACTTCTGTATTAGATGCGACCGAAACCGCTATTGTAGGATTTCCACCAACACCATTTGCGTTAGTGATGGAAACGGCACCCATCGCTTCAATGTTTCTAAGAATCCATGTATCACCGGCATTTCTTACGGCGATACCAAAACCTGAAAGTCCTTCTATTGCTTGAAGGTCATTCGTAAGAGCAAAAGTCGGATTACCGGAAATACCATTTGAATTGGTTATAGTAATACCGGCTGATGGAGCAACTAGCGTTCTCTGTGCCCATGTGTCGTTCGCCGTTCTGACTGCAAATCCAGAGCCTGAAAGATTTTCCAGAGCATTCAAATCATTAGCGAGTGTGATTGTTGGATTACCGGCTATACCGTCAGCATTCGTAATCGTGATACCAGATGTTGGTTGAACAAAGCTTCTTTGTGCCCATGCATCAGCGGAAGTTCGAACAGCGAAACCAGAACCGGAAAGATTTTCCAGAGCGTTCAAATCGTTTGATAATGAAATCGTTGGATTTCCATTTATACCATTACCATTCGTAATCGTGATGCCGTTCGCAGGACCAATAATCGTTCTGGAAACAGCATTTGAAGAAGAATTCTTGACAATAATTCCGGTTGCGGCATTTGGAAATGCCTTATATGCATCAGAATTTAACGTGCTTTTTACAGCATTTACATCAACAACGATAGCGCTTACTGTCACATAAAGATTGTTTGTGTTACTCGTTAATGCATCAACTTTACCGCTAATAACAGCAAGTTCACCATTGATATTTCTGGTATCACCAACAATAAGGTTGTCGTTGTTTGCAGACTGTCTAAGAGTCGTTGTGGAAGTATCAGAAATATCAAGTATCTGGGAAGTTAATGTTGCCATTTATATTTCTACTTATTATTTTCCAGAAATTCTATTCTCTTTGTCAATTGTTCTATCACAGATTTCATTTCCTGAATTTCTTTGTACATGTTAGGAACGAGTCTAGCTGCATTTCGTCTTTTCTTGTATGCAGCTAGACTCTCGTTATCCTTATTTATAAGGGCCTTGCTTTCTTGTGACCGGTAAATACCGGGGACAGTGGTCTTTTCATCCATTTAAAATCCTCACATTTGCAAGCACAAACATTGCAAATCTGCTACTCTAGGAACAGATGCTGAATTGTATGAACCTAGCACAATCTTGATGGCAAATTGCTTGTATCCAGAAAACGCTACACCATTCGAATTTGTATATTCAACAGCACCATACAATCCAGTCATTAATTCAGTATTAAAACCAAAAGCAAATTCCATAAAATCGTTGGTATTGGACGTTGATGAATAGCTATTATTTGTCGATACAAGTTCTATCCAATTATGACTTGCAAAATCATCTGAATCTTCGGCGTGAACAATCTTTGCATATACTTTGATATCTGTTGATGGTGGACGATACGCAGTTAGATGCACTTGCAAATCTTCGGCATCTTGACCTTCCGCTAGTGTTACAACTTTTGAAATATATTTATTCCAAGAGTTGCCACCACTTGACTTATCTTCATCAGTGAAATCAAAATTCACAACATTATGAACAAACACGCCATGAGTTCTATGCAAATCAATCACTGGTGACACATATGACGAATTTGAATTCATAACTATTTGAACCTGATTCGATTTATTACCTGATATCAAGGAATTTTCTTGTGTTCTTCCCAAAAGAACCTTTTCATCTGCAAGTGTTGTATTATCCCCTGCATTGATACCAGCAAAATTTGTATCCATAACATTTGTATTAGACGTAGTTTTCATACTATATGTTAATGCTGTGTTTGAGAACACAAGATTATTTGGTTCAAAATCAACAACGGAATATTTAATAGGCTGTTTAGATTGTATTACACCATAATTACCTGATAATTCACCAATAATAGTTGAACTAACTGGAAAATCACCTGTAATGTTTCTAAGTTGTATTTGAACGGTACTCGCATCAGGATTTTTGTATGAGTAGAGAGTGCCAGTCGGGTAAGTGATGTCACTTATAGAAGCAGTTCCCTTGGTAACATTTGAAGAATCTTTGATAGTTACTACTTCACCCATCTTATACTTTTGGATAGTGTTCGCTGCCAAAGTATAGTTTGAACTCAATACATTAGAAACTGTTGCTGTAGCCGCTGATTCTTGGCCGATAATAATATCACCCGTCACAATTGACGTTGAACTTGAAGTAAGTGTTAATGTAGTTTGACCTCTTACAATTTCACCGATAGTTTCAAATGGTGCAGAAACAGATGACATTAAAAAGCGTTCGAAAGAAGCAGTTCCTAATGTTACTGTTGCAATTCCGGTATTAAAATTGGCTCTATAGAATGTGACCTTCAAATCCTGATTAGGGACAGGCACCCAATCTACGTTGTTATTCGTGTCAAATAACGTACCAGTTTGCTTACGATTTACTACCTTCTGACCGGTTATGACATCATCTTGTCCCAATTCACAAGTCCAAAAATATGTATCTGGATTCATGGCGGTGGCATGAAGAATCAATGCATATTCAGTATTATTGTAAAGAAATACTGGACATTTGAATTTTACATTAAGTGGGACGGATGCATCTTCCGATGTTGGCATGTCGTCTGGTTCAAGAGAAACCACAGAATATGGAACAGTGTTTCTAGTAATACCACCAGCATTATCAACTTCTCTCAATTCAAACCAAACACCAAGTGTTGGGTGCTTATCGGCCATAAACACGTCAAATGAAGTCAAGAATACACCATCTTCATTTTGGGGAGCATTGACCATAAAGGTATAACCCATACAGTCGGCCCCCTGATAAGCGGAACTCGTTATAGTATCCGAAATGACGGAGCCGTTAACCTTTGTCGTTGTTTGAGTAACGTTATCTTGTGTCATTACGACTTTATATGTCGATAAAATCGTATTTTGTTGTTGTTGCAATAATCCTTGGGCAACAAAATATGTGTTACCGAACGTTGTTGTTTCTCCACTGTTAGTTGGAGAATCAGAAACTCTAACTTTCTTTGTTCCTGTATAAAAACGCTTTCCTTCGGACGGCAAACGTAACAATCCGTATGCTTTACCATCAGCGTCGGTTCGCCAAGTCGAACCTTCCGAAACACCATCAACTACAACATAATCTGAATCTGTTGGTGTCAAATAATCAGACATTGGCGTTTCATCAAAATAAATCCATAACCTAGTGTTAGGTTTTAAGTCACGACAGAAAACTTTGATAATTTGTGGTCGTATATATGGAATAATTGATGTGTTGACAGTCTTGTTACCTAAGTTTTCTGTAGAGGTAGCAAATTCTGGAACAAGTTCGACACCAGTTCTGACAGATTCAGTTATTGCAGAAGCTGTAGCATTTACAACAGTCTTGTAAGTAGTTATGTTATGACCAGCACCGCCCCAATGACCACCACCAGCGCCGCCGCCATGACCTGTACCGCCCTGTGTCGTTCGTTCTGATGCAATCTTGGTTGTATATTTCTTGATAAGTTTGTTGGCATCGGATAAAGCATTATCTCCGTAAAACGTGCCGAGCAACGCACCAGTTACGTTATGATAAACATTGTATCCAGTAATAGCAGTCTGCCATTGATTCCATTCGGTCTGCACCGGAGGAAGATATTCAGGTACTTCGCCCTGAATAATTTCATCTGGCATTTGTTCTGTATCAACCCACACGTCTGACTCTGGATCGAGTGTTACTAGACCAATATATCTATAAACGTTATTTTCGATATTTCTGGTTGTCGTGGCATATGGTTGTGAAAACAGAACTTCTTCTGTATATGTCATAGTAATCAAATTATTTGTTGCAGAAATGCCAGACCCAGAAATAAATTCATATGGAACAGATTCCATATTATAATATGGTCTAATAGACTGTTCTTTAGGGTCAACTACAATTTTATAATCTGGATTGCTAACATCGCCGTTAGTATGGTCACGGAAAGTATCAACAAAAATACCATTCTTGAATCTATCAAGCCCGTTTTCATCTAGAACATTCATGTCAGCAGCTTGCTTTTCCAACAAGTTCAAGCGAGAGTAATATTCGAGTGATGCAACTCTGTCTTTAATAACTGCAATGTCACGCATTGTCGAACGAACGAACGAAGTTTTGCGGGACGTTGAAGCCATATCGGTTTTACCCAATTGAGCGGCATAAACTGGCGATAGTGAAGGATATGGCGTAATATTCAAAGTGGCCAAAGCCATACTATTATCTGGTGTTGATGGCGTAATCGGAACGACAGATGGTGTGCCTTCGATTACTGAAATTTTACCCAACGAATCCATAATCACAATATCTTTTCTGGAAAGATAATTTGAATAATCGAAAACGAACTCACCATTTGGTGCTGGTAAATGAAGACCACCAGCGGGAGCGGCAAATGTTGTCGAAGCGGCAGGATTTATTGTTGCCGCAGCTACGGTAGTTGCAGATGTTGCCGTATTCGTTCTAACTGGACGAAAATCAACACAAATTCTTAAATCATACTCAAATCCATCTATAGGAGAAGTAAATGTTGGGATTTCTTGTGTCTTTATTGTAGTGTCAGATGTTGTTGAATCATTGACCGGATAGGAATCGACAGAAAAATAACCAAGACCTTGTGTAAAATCAGGTTCGAAATAATCAAGTTCTATTAGCAAATAATCGCTAGACGCTAGTGTTATGTTAGGAATAATTTTAGCATTATCATAGAAGAAATCACGTTGCCCATTATCCAGTACGAATGAAGCGGTTACATCAGTTCCTTGGGTAGCACTGGTGAAATCACCCGTATTTTTTCTAATAGATCGGATTTTATATACATCAGAGAATCCAAGATTAAACGGGCCAGTCGTTCCAGCCGTTGAACAATTAATTTTTACATATCTATGCGGTCTAAGTATTTTTGCAATTTCACGAGCCGTTGTTTTTGACAACTTTATTGTTGCAGTAGCCGACACCGTACTTGATAGTGTTTCCTTTAAATCAAAGGACATTGAAGTAGATGTATTCAATGTTACTGTTCTATCCAAACCAGCATCAGCACCGTTACCCATAAGATTGAGTACATCACCAACATTATATTGTTTTACATAAGTTTGTGCTGATACCGCCGAAGCTGTATTCGCAGTGACAGTCATTTTAATATCGGATTCAATCGTGTCCACATAATATACACCGGAGACTGTATTGATTTTAATACGGTCGCCGGGATTTAAATAAGTGAACTTTGTTGATGTTCCATTGATTGTTGTATTTGCATATGTGGTCACAGTGCCTGCCATCGACTTAGTAGCGGCGGCATTCAAGGAAATAATGATGTCGGATTTTTCAATATCTGTTAATGAACCAACAGAATATGGAAATATTTCATCCACCAAACCAGTAGAAATGTTAAATGTTCCGGTAGATGAAATCGATACTGGAAAGCTTTTCTTGAAATTGTATGTTGTATCCACATTATTTGACGAATCTCTAAGAGAACGAACATAATCGATGATAGGATACAACATCGAATCATAAGCAACTTCATTTACAGAAGCTACATTGCTAGAAGGTACAACAATATCAGCCCCAATCGAAGCGGTTCCAGAGTTTGATTTGTAAATAGAGCGGGCACTAGCAAAACTATTACTAGACATCTTTATGTCAAACAAATACACATTATATTTGGCAGTCGGTGAACCGGGATTCCCTTCCACTAATTCAATACCACGTAGTTTTGCGGTTCCGATAACATTACCGGTTTGTGCGGCTGTTGAACCTCCACCAGAAGTTATTCTTAACTGTGGAGCATCATAAATGGTAATGACATCACCATTATTCAAATCCCAAGAACCAACCAACTCGTTACATACGACATAATTACCCATTCTGGTAGATATAATTTGGTTTTCAATAGAATTGAAATCCACACCCTTACGAACGTTGATATTTTTTGTTACCAACGTTTCTACATCATAACCTTTCACATAAGCCTTTCCGGGGGCCACTGCCGCTACCAATAAATTGGTGTTACCTTCTGGTGCTGGATAAACGCCTTGATTGGTTCCGTTATCGAGATGTTCTCGAATGGCGACTGATAATCCTCTGACATAATAATCACCTGATTCATCATAAGTTCGGCCAGCTAATTCGTCACGGATCAGTGAGTATTCAGTCTTTTCGTTTGAAACCTGAACAACGCCATCTTTGATAATAAACAGTTGAACAAAGTTTGGTGGACCTGCAACATCGTCAATATCAATTAATGTTAATACCGCATCAAGTTTAAATCTATCAGCACCGGGAGCGTTAAAGTTGTACGCTCCCATTGCCGGGTCATTCAATGTGGAATCATCAGCAGAAGTAACAATAGATTCCAGAACATCAAAGCCGACTCGACAAGTTGGTGTATTTGAATATCTTTCCAAAATAATAGTTTGTTTTGGAAATTTAATAAAATGGTCTTTGGAGAACACTATACCATCATTAATAGTGAACATTGAACCAATACCGATAGCAGAAGCATCGGAATGAACAGTCAAATTACCGTATCCAGAAGATAAAACCTCACCCGAAACAAATTTGTTAGTCACTCCATCTGTTCCCGATGACGTATACTTAACAAATAATGTTTTTGTCTTGTTAATATCAGATTGAGAACCATCAGCAACTGCTACAACATAAGCAGTAATGCTGTTAGTCGCACCTGTAATAACAGAACCGACATAATTATTCAGAGTTATTGGATTACCGATATTGTCAGTATCATTGATTTTGACATAATCTATATTCTTGTCAATAGAAAACAAACCACCAGAAACTAAAGAACCTTCTTTAAAAATATGTTCTGCAAATCTGTCAATCTGGGTTTGCAGCATAGTTTGTGTTTGAGTGAGTTCACGAGCCTGAACAGCAATGCCCGGTTTATAAAGAATACGATAAAATCCTTTGTCGGCATCGTAATCGTCATAATATGGATTAGTGTTAAAATCCGTAATTGTCGTATAATTAGTAGTATTTCCAGCCATTTAACAACTATATAGGTGAGAGAACATGTTCAGTATTATTTATGGTTATTGTTTTAGAATGTAGCCACGAAACGGAAATTTTCTTCCTGATTAATAGAACGAACGATAGGTGGTCTATTTTCCAGATACATAACAGAACCTGAATACTTCTGGAATGGAGACGGCGTGACCGAAGTTACGGTAGCAGTAGCGCCAGATGTTCCACCAGTTATGGTTTCATTGGTAAAAGCCCCGACCACATTAGTAACAATAATAGAATTGGTGCCCTTATATTCTACTACAACACCAGAAGCGCCAGATGTTCCACCAGTTACTATTTCGTCGGCCAAAAATGTACCAGATGAAGTAGAAAAGTTGAGAACGGGAGCAACAAGATATGTTGCTTCATCAGCCGGAAAACCAGTAGTCAGTTTCGGTTGTGAAATTAGAGAAACTACACGGAAATCATTGTTGGCGAAGAACTTCCCTTCTTCGTCACCAGATAATTGGACGTACATAATGACATTATGTGCAGATAATTCATAAATTGGATTAGAACCATGCCCTCCCATAGGAGACAATTGTGCAATGGCTTGCGCACCTGTACCGCCAGAAGTGGTATTTGCAGAAATAGTTACATTTGCTCTAGAATATTGTGCGCCTTGATTGATTACTTCAATCGTTTTGAGTGCTGTTCCAGAAAGAGTTGAATAAGCAGAAAAACCAGTTCCGTCACCCGAAACACTAACTGTTGGTGAAATAATGTAAGCCGAAGTACCATTCAATGATGACGCAAATGCCGGAGAAACCGTAATTTTTCTTGATGGTCCGTCATACCCTGTAATCAAACGCTTCTGACCAGCGCCTGCACCAGAAGAAATGTAGATTGAACTACCAGTATATACACCGGAAGTGGTATTTGCAGATGGAGCAATTGTTAGTTGTGTTGTGTTACCAGAAACGATTGAACCGACATGTTGTTTATAGCCAGTTCCGCCCGCCGTGACCTTTACAGTCGAAATAGAACCATTAACCGCAGCGGCTTGCACGTCCCATTGAAATGAACCATCATCGGAAGTCAATGTTTTGATTGGAATGAATTGCGTCGTCGCATATTTGATGGCTTCCGCAGCGGAAATTTCACACATAAATTTCCAACGATATCCATCCGCAGTCGTTACTACAGACGGAAGTCTACCAGTAGGTTTTACGGTAGAAACCGCTCCATTATTATTACCCATGCATTTGTAAACATTATACTCATCGGTAATTACAAAAAATTGACCATTCTGGAATTCTGTGGAAATATCATATTGATTGTAAACGTTGCCGGTTGTCCAGTTATAACGGATGGCAGCAAAAGAGACGTTGTTAGGGGCTATCTTTTTCGCTGAAATAATATTGTCCCAAACATTGTATTCAACGTTTTCAATAGAATCCAATGGTGGTGGTGGGTTGTTATCATCAGTCCATGGACGACTTTTACCAATACATAGGTACATGTTTTCTAATGGGTCTGTTAGCATCTCCATAAACTTTTCAGCGTTCAAAAGTCTAAATCTTTTTGTAATATTTCCAGCCATTTATATTTCCAAGAATTTGAATTGTACTATTATTTATGCGTTTGTTCGTGCAATGAAATGCAAATTGGTTGTTGGTCCATATGGATATGGTTCCGAAAGAATTAACATTGAATCGTCAATTATTGCTCTAACAAAAGCGAATGTGTTGACATCATTAGTATCATCAACAATTTCAATGATATCCCACGGTTCTAAATCACCGAATGCAGAGATATTCGATTGAAAGATAATTGCTTTCGAAAGTTGAGAAATTGGAACGTCAAAGAATAGTGACGAAAACTGTTCATTCGCCCATGTTTTAATCAAATCACCGGAAACGATTTGTTGAGTACCTAAACCAAGCGTTTTAGTCACAAAATTGTCTGTTTCAACAATTGGGTCAAAAATAAATTCCGGTTCTGGAAATACAATATCATAGTTGATAGAAATTTTACCGACCTGACCGGCAGGGCCAACTGTAATCACAGAATTCAATTTAGGACTGACAATCGCATTATAAAACATGTCAACCGCACCAAACATTTTAGTGCCGGATGGATGGACCAGCTTATTCGCTATATGTTCATATTCAGAAATACCATGACTGGAAATAATCTGATATGAATATTCCTGATAAAAGAAATTATCCTGTAAATATTTATCCCATGATAGAAACCCATCAGTTCCTAACCAATGTCCGGGATACTCGATAATGTCAACAATAGTACCAATAGGCTGTCCTGAATTAGAGCCGAATATTTGTTCGCCTTCAACAAAAGTTCCGAATACATTATTAATATATAGTTCATCGATTTTGACCTCATTTTCGACATAAGATACAAATTTATCCTTTCTTGCCGTAGCACCTGAATTCTCGCCTCTAATTGCTACGAGTTCTTCAATTTCTTCAATATCTGTCGTATTGATTATTTTAAGAGAACGTTCAACTAACCATTTACCATCGGATGCCCGCAGAATATCCTTTCCGGGATAATATACAGAAACGTTTTCGTCTCCATATAGAATTCTGAACAACATTTGATAAGATTTTTCTGTTCCTCTTGACCTATAGAAGTCCAGAATATTCTTAATCAACAATCTATCATCGACCTTAGTAACAGGTATCGATTTCATAAATTCAGTTCTCATAAACTGAAAATATTTTTCTGGTATCAAATCGGCGTCTTTGAAGTACGACAATTTTCTTGAAACATCGACCGGATTGTCAAACTGTTCCATCCACTTATAATAAGTTTCAATGAAATTAACAAATACAGGATTATCTCTCTTGACAAAATCCGGTAATTGTGATTTTACAAATATAGAAACTGTATTGCCTGTCGTCATTATAGTGTCACTGTATTAGATACACCGTTAACATCAATCAACGTGTTATTACCCAACACTTCGACTGTTTTATTGTACATTACCTTCATTCTGGTAATGTCGAACATTTCAACGTCAGGGTGAGAAAGTAAAATAATGTTATTTTGATATGAAAAAATGTCTGTGGTATCTGGTTTTACAAATATTGAAACTTCCTTATCATAGTCTAAAAATACAAAAGAATCAAGCGATACAACACCAGTATTGTATGATACTGTTCCAACATTTGTGTTATAGTATGCTTTGGCATTACCAACGTAATAGTATAGTCTAAGAATACCTTTACCGTCATCATCCAAATATAAGGTATTATCTGAACCACCTATCTTGAATCCCGAAGATGATACACAACCTTGATATCCCGAATACGGATTATAAAGCGGATTTTGAAATTCAAGCTTGTACGTGAATTTAGAGCCAATAATTGGAGCAAATCGTTTTTCTAAGTTAATCTCTATATCAGATGATTCAATTGAATTGTCAGATACGTCCACCATCGCAGTGAACTTTGAAAGCTTGAATCTATTCCCAAAAATTCCAAGTTGGGTATCTTCATATTTTTGAACAGTGGTTTCAATTTTCGAGAAAATTTCATCCGCAGCCAAAGATGTTACATTAGGATTGTAATTGATTCGAATGTTTGGTTTTACGAATATGAATGCCGGGTCTATGATAATTGGGTCAATTGACATCGGCGTGTACTTCTCAATTTCATTGATGATAGTCTGCTTTCTGTCATTTGTAATCACGTAACCAGAATATGGTTTAATCGACATTATCGTTTTACCATACATTGGCGGAGTGTGGGTTTCCCCTCCCCAAACGTTGATTGATTGAATATCTGAATAATTTTCTAAGATAAAATTGATGTAGTCATCGGCAGTTATCAATCGATTTTGGATTTCATAACTTCTTGGTGCATTGAACTTAATAGAATCTATCGATTCATCATCCTCGCCGTCCACCGCACGTTGATTTACCGAAAGAATGTTACAAGCGTATCTATTTGTTGGAATGTCTTTAGAATATCCAGCAAATCCTACTTTAGAAAAGGATTGAGCGCCGTTGGCGGCAGAGCCGGAACACGCTCTTACTAAAATTCTGACAATGTTTCCATTAGTTAATTTTTTCCCCAGAACACCATCACCGAAATATATCTCATAATTACCCCTGTTATTTTTTTGGAGATAATAAACTTCCGAAGATGATGTTACATTTGTTGTGTCTTTAACTCGCTGATAAAATGTTGAACTCGATGACGTAATGTTTGGAGAAACAGTTACAATCATAGATGACGTATCAATGCCTTTAGCTGTCATTTCATAGAAATTTACACCATTTGACACGGTAAATGTATATTCTAACGTAGTTCCTTCAAATATATCAATACTCTTGATATATGCACCATTGACTGGCGTCACCGAATAATCAGCACTAGTCGTGAATTCGTACAAAACGTTATTGATTTTCGCCGTGAATTTGGTGTTGGCTGGAATAACGATTTCAGAAGGTGAATCAGTTGGCGAAAATGAAATTGTTATGTTTGCCCTAGCCGAGCGTGACGAACGAGGCGTGTAGTTCAACATTTTGGAAATCGAATATACCGATTCTGGCATCATGGCTGAATCCAGAAAGGATTCATTAGCTGCCATGTTCACATAGAAACTATTGTAATATGTATTGTAAGATAGAACGTCCAGCATGGTAGACATCGCCGTACCTTCGAAATCATAATCAGAAAAATCTGAATTTGATCTTAAAAAGTTCTTGAGGTTATTCTTAATATCAAAGAAGTTTAATTCGGAAACTTGTAATGTTGTATTTGCAGTCATCTAATGTGTTTACCTAATTCTCGAAAGGAATATATCGACAGTTACCGGAGTGTTGGAAGTCATGGGCACGAATGTAATCTCGACTGATATTCCATTATGGTCCAAATCATTTTCTAGTGTCAGGGAAATCAATTCAGCACGATTTGATGAATAATTTTCGATAACATCCTTGATTGCTGTCTTTATTTTTTGAACAGTAATCGGGTCAAAGCTGTCAAATTGCGCATCATAAATTCCGCCATACACGTCCGGTCGAAATAAAGTTTCATATCTGTTGGTTAAAACTAGATTTTTAATTTGTTGTTTAATAGCATTTTCATTTTTGAGAATAGACAATTGTCCTGTTTCCGGGTGCGCTAGAAAGTTCATGTTGATATCTTTATAGGTATCTTTAGTAGAGCGAACAAAAAGCATGATGTTAACCTATAGAAAATGTTGATTGAGACGTGACAATTGTACTTGCACCGCAATATCGCCCATCGCCATGTCTATGAACAGCTTTACCCGCTATTGTCCATTTTGATTGACCGGTAGCCGCATTTGTTGCTCCGGGTGCATGTAACAGCCCATCTATGGCGGCAACCGTATCTACGGTAGCTACCAGTTTTCCGCCAACGGTAAATTTTGTCTGTGGTGGAGTTTCTAGAGCACCACCACCATGGGAATTTAAGTCACCGACCAATGCACACAGTGGCAATTATTATTATCCTATTGATATACTATCTCTTATATTTATCAAAAATTTGTAGGAAGCCACTTGACATTCTGGCTAGTTTCTATATCTTGAAATTACGAGATATGGAGTTGATGGAAATGGTAACGATTAAAACCAGCCTTCCGTGGTGCGACATGAAAATTGCTTTTGGTGTCGATGACGAAGATATGCTTTGGGATGCCTGTGACAATGGGACACTAAAACTCCCGGAAGGTTGGGAATTGAATGAAACGTGTTCAGCGGGAGCACGGAGTGTCGCAATCTTTCGGCTTACCAAACTACCGACTATCGAAGACGGTAATACAGTTATGGCCGCACTAGTCTCTGTTGGTGCATCATCACCGCCAGTAGTATAAAGGTGAATGAAATGGATATAGTCATTGCTCGACTCGATAAGATTTATCCATCTGGTGATTGGCATGATAAGCCAATGAAATGGGCTGTAATTGGCCCTCGTGGCGAGCAACAGCATTTTTCTACAAAAGCGAATGCAACAATCTATAAGCGTATTCGTGGAAAGGCAGAAAGTCAGTCTGACGCAATTACTCGTTATGTTCGGGGCATAAAATGACCAACTTTATTGTTCTTCCTCGCTACACATTCAAGCGTGATAACAACATTTGGAAAACTGCCACGGTTTACAAAGATGGTGTAGAATTTGGCCAGATGAACGAAAATACCGCTCGTGAATTTTGCTGGAAATGGAATGGCAATCGTGAAGATTGTGAAATAAAATGACTTGACATGTTTGCACTATAGTGTATTATACAAATCGGCGGTTAGTTCAGGTGAACGTCCCACTTGATCAGTGGTTGCTTGATCACCGTAATTCTCTAGGTTCGAGTCCTAGATAATCGCCAGTCTTTGTTACATAAATCCGTTAATTGCTGATAACCCCGGAACCGATAGTCCGGTAGCTAGATTTGTCGTAACAAATGACGGGTCTGGTAGCATTGACGATGAAACACCCAATTTTTCTGGGTTTACATTTACATGTAACCAAGACGAATCACCAAACACCAAATTCAAGGAATCAGCAACCTTGGTGAATTTGGAGAGTTCTTTCATTACTCCATACATGTTGTGTTCAAATCCTGCAATTTGAATATCAAACGAGTTGCCTATCAAGTGCTGAACTTCATTCGCTAAAGCCGAATACGGAATATTATTTGAAAAGGCGGATTTGATTATCAAATCCCGACCAAAACCATTCAGCAATCCTTCTAGCATACCTTCCGCACCAGCCTGTAAATTTTGCACAATCTTGTATAGTGGAATGTTCGCTCCACCAGTCAGGTTCATGACCAAAGACGAATCTGGAATCAGAGTTGACGTAAACCGTGGCATCCAAGATGCGGTTATAGGGGAATATGCGCCAGAAGTCAGGTGCGACAAGTTAAAATTTCTGGAAAGCTGCATCCCAACATCGATTATCGTTGAAGAATCTATTTTAAATGCCATGTACTTTTCTCACTGTGAAGCCTTTAGAACAATTTCTAGTTATTAATGATGTATACGGTAAATTAAATTCTGAACAAAATAACTTTAGATTTTTTATTTCCAATTCTTCTCCGGTTGGAAATGTTATTACCCATGTTTTTGCATGGGCCATTCGTATTTCGTTAGTTTTCTTTGCTAAACTTTGTTTCTTTTTGGTTTCTTCTGAATGCCGTCGCCCAAAAAATGGGTTTTTGTCACCATTATATCTATTTAACATCTTCTCGCTAACTAATTTCTTTTGTTGTTCACTCCATTTATTACCGTAATTTGGGTTACTTTTGCCTTGAGTGTTATCAGACATTTTTTTCTTCGTCTCATCTGAGAATTTCTTCCCGTACCAATATGCATTAGAACCAGAAACAGAAGAAGCATACTGTTTTCTAAAAAAATCAAATGAATTTGACGTATGTCGATCCACAAGATGTTTGTTTTTACGCATTAATAAAAAAGCCCAATACATATCACGTTTGCGTTTTCCTTCACACATTTTCAATAATAGAAGATGACAAATGTAATGTTCTTTTGCAGTTAGCAATACAGTGTTGCTTTTTTTATTGGAGCCGCCAAATGATTTTGATTTTGGAATTACGTGATGCAATTCGTAATAATTACCGTCTTTTTTACTTCTATTAGCTGATTGTGCCTTATTAACTACGTTATAATACCATTTGGCGTATTTGTTTACGAAAAATAAATTTTCATCTATTTTAAATGCCATCTTGACTTCCTATACAATGTGTACTATTATTTATGTGTGTCTGAAAGGACTTGGTGATTGTATTATTTATGAGGGTTAACATTATGGTCAAGATTTTCAGTTTTGTGATGATTGCGTTATTTTCGATGATTGGATACGCAAATGCCTTTTCACTGAACAAAGCACAGGAACTATCAATCTTCCGTGTAGATCAGGTAATCTATCTGTCTACGCTTAACGATTTCTGTCATTTTGTCGATAATTCCGAAATCGTAGTGCTTGATAGCATGACACGAGATTGGATGCAAAGTGTCGGTGTAACCAAAGATGTTTGGGATTGGTATCATTCCAATACTGAAACTGGCAAAAAGAGTGTGTTTTACAATGTTGATACTATGCGGGCGCTGATTGAGGAAAAGACTGCCGGTCGCATTAA